ATAGTATACATTGTACATTATAAGTAACATATTGAATTATATACAATACTATATAAACACAGTATGATATATGCAATACTATATAATCATATTGTACTCGAAAGAGTGCATACTGTAGTAGTGACTACGTCTACTATAGTACAGGTTTAATACGTTACTAGTGTAGACATATCCATCACACGTTATATAACCCTAGAAGACTATAAGTTTATTTACTAGTATACTAGTAGCGGAACTAAAGGGTTGAAAAGGTGTTGCCAAAACCTAAAAAAGTTGACCAGCGATTTGATTGCGCCAGGGTAAGGAATCACGGTGGGGCCAAAACGTAGCCCCCTGGGCCTGAAATATAATTCTTTTTTTATTATTCTGAGTTTACTCTAATACTAGTATAGCATATAGCATAGATTCAATATTAGGGGTCTACAGTGTACATACACTGCTAGTACTAGTACTACTATGCATAGGGACTACCTACTATATCAATAGCCCACTGATCCCAAGGCTCTGTTGTTGTAGCCTTCAAACAGTTAGTCTCTGTAGTAAGACCTGGTGCTAGTACATCATTCTCTAGTATACTAGTAATAGTATTGACTTCACTCTCATCATCACTGTCTACCCATAGCACACCATGTGCCCATTCCATCTTAGGAGCACAACTCTGCAGGTTATCAGTAAAGTAATCTTGTATAGTAGTAATACTCGTTTGCTCTATGTTATCATATGACATATGTATGCTCCTTTAAAGTTAACTTATACTATAATTATAACACAACTAGACGTACTGTCAACCGGTTATTTTATAATAAGTCGATTTCTAATTCAGATAAACACACAACTACGGCTTGACTAGGTGATGTTGTTACGTTATAACTAATGCAGGCATTACTGGCTTGATCGAATGTAGAGAAAAAGAGTGTAGTTTGTGTTGCGAAGTCGACGATTGCGTACTGCATAGAGTATCTCCTGTTTGTTTAACTTAACTTATACTACTATTATAGCATATCTAGCCGGCTTGTCAACCTAAATAAATACATTTGTACACATTATTATGTGGATATTCAGTCATAGTTGTACGTTACTATTGGTTCAATAGTCCAGAACTCCAGTTTACATATACATTATAACAGGTTTTCACCATGTTGTCAACCTAATTAAACGGTTGACAAACTGAATAAACAGTGTATAATATAATATTAACCTCCTTATGAACAGGTAGTAATGACGAAACCCAATAAGAAAAGCCCTACACACTGTATGTTACCATGGATTCATTCGCATACTAGTGCTAATGGAACCTTCAAACCATGTTGTAATGCCATGGGCAGTGATCAACCACTGTGGACCAGTGATGCAAATGATGAAAGCACGTGGTATAAACAGGATCCTAACGCTACTAATGTAGCAAGAGCCGGCGATAGTATGAGTATAAGACGTAACAACATGACATTAAGTGAGTGGTTCACTAGTGCTTACATGGATAAACTACGCAATGACCTTGCTAATGGTGTACAAAACCCTATGTGTGGAAGGTGTTGGAGAGATGAAACTCGTAGTGGTACTAGTATAAGACAAAGATATAACAGTAAGTATGAACATCATACCACTGTTGAACCCTCAATCTCATACCTAGACCTCAAGTTAACCAACCAATGTAACCTCAAGTGTAGGATGTGTGGCCCAAGTGACAGTAATTTAATAGCACAAGACATAGTAGAACTAGAATCCCGGGGGTTGACAGTGCCCGTTAACTATGCTAATGCCTTCGGCCCTAGGAGAAGAAGCCATGCAGATACCAATTACATCGGAGGTTTGCCGGCAAGTACACTAGAAGACATTGAACATCTACTACCACAGTTAACACAACTTAAAGTAACCGGTGGTGAACCAACGCTACAACCAGAAGTACTACGCTTGTTCGATAGATGTATAGACAACAAGTATGCAGAAAACATTGAACTACACGTTACTACCAATGCTACCAAGTTTACAACAAAGTTTCTTGAACGTATAGAGCAATTTAAGAACACAAGATTCAATATAAGCGTTGATGGTTATGGTACAACATACAATTACATACGCTATCCCTTTACATGGGACAAGTTTAATGCTCGTATACAGTTACTAGAAAGTAGATACACTAGTAGTACTACAATACATTGGGCCTATACTTGTGTACCACAGATGTTTAACATAGAGAACATACATAAACTACAACAACGAGTAGGGTCAGAACATTTATATGTGAACAATGTGCTACACCCTGACGGTATATACAACAGTTTAGACATAGTACCTGAACATATACTAGTATACGCACTAGAGAACATAGAGTATGTTGAAGGTCAAAGTGATATTTTAATTAATTATATTAAAACATTATTAAATGATTATAAGCCCGTGACTAAGAGTAGACTAGCAGACATGGTAAAGAGTGTTACTAGTGTAGACATACTACGCAATCAGCACTACAGTGAGTGTTTAGACCCCTTAACAGTGAAGTTTATAACTGAATCAGCATTGTAGACGGTTGTAATGGACATACCTTGAGAAACGGAAGCGACAGAAAGGCATACCTCAGCGACTCGAACCGACCTATAAGAAAAATTCTACACCCTAGATTCACTAGCACTACTAGTGTAATTAAATGAATTTACTTGCTCTTTGGTTGTTTCTCTAGTATAATGAGTACTATAAGCAGTGCTAAATAGTAGTGCGTATACTAGTTCTATAGTGTGTGCTTTCCCCATGCAAACTTTAACTACTATACAACTGTATACTATAATGTGAATTAAATCATTTATTATTTTTAGTTCTCTACTAGTGTAAAACAAACCTGTACTAGTGTAGAACAGAGTAAATAACAATACTATTAGAGTAACAATGCTAACTATCAATTACAAGAGAACATAGATGTCAAAACTGGACAACCCATACGATAAAACACAATTTACTACTAATCCACTAGAACCTTTAAGTGTACTATCATTAAAAGAACGCAAAGCAAACAAATGGTTTGATGCTGAAGGCAACACTATGTTTCAATATGAACGTGTTAAACGTTTAGAATTGGAATTCAATAATACTTGTTTCTTATACTGTGGAGGTTGTGGACGTACATTTAATCCAGAACTAGAGAAAGCAGGTAAGAAACTAATCATGCTTAAAGACGTTAAAAAGTTCTTCCCACCCGAATTTTGTGCTCAACTGCATTATTTTTTAAGTTGCGGTAACTATGGTGATCCAACAGCACATCCAGAGACACTAGACATACTACGTTGGTTTAGAACAAATGGAACAAAGAACGTAAGCATAAGTTCAAACGGAGCAAGTCGTAGTCCTGAATGGTGGGCTGAACTGGCTGGCATCATCAATGGAGAAGGTGGAAGCCGTGATGATATTAAAAACTATTACGGCGGTAGAGTTACCTTTAGCATTGACGGACTAGCAGACACCAACCATTTATACCGTGTGGGTGCAAAATGGGATAGGATAGTGGAAAATGTTACTGCGTTTATTAATGCAGGAGGCAGAGCTAGATGGCAATGGATTATGATGAACCATAATGAACACCAATTAGAAGAAGCAAAAGCATGGGCTAAAGAAATAGGCTTTAGTGAGTTTATAGAAAAGGTTAGTTTTAGATATAACCCCATACGTTTAAGCAAACGTGAAGCAGAGAAACTAGCAGAAGACCAAGAGTTTGAAATGCTTAAAGACCGTAGTTTAAAGCAGGAGGAACTGCGAAAAGACGTTAGTATGAAATTTGAGCTTACCGACGCTAATGCGGCACTGAGTGCCCGAGCCGCCAAGCAAGGTGGCACCGAATTGAGCCCAGTTAATGTAAGTGTTAATCCAGAGAATCAACATCCTTATAGAGAAAAGATTAAAGGCATACACGAACGTACAAGCAAGACTGCTAAAAAGTTTTGGAGCACTAAACAAAACATTATATGTCAAAACATAGGTGATCCAAGGATATATGTTGATGCAACAGGTAAAGTATGGCCCTGCAATTGGTTAGGTGGAATAGAGTTTTATGAAAATAAGGACAAGCATTGGCCTCTACCAAGTTATAAGAAGTATGGTATAGATGATCAATGGAACAGTTTATATAACTTTGCAGACGACGATAATCCAGTTAGAAGCATACTAGAACATCCTTTTTATGAGTATTTGTTAGAAGAAGATTGGAAACATAGTAGTGAAATGCAACCTGCTAAATGTAAACAAATGTGTCATACAGAGCTAGGTGATGGTATATTTGAAAGTATGAGACGTAATGAACAGAATTTAAAAACTGGTGAGTATAAAGACATCAGCGAAATACATGATACAGGTATTACTAAAGATGGTGGTCAAGTTGTTATGGCTCCAGAAGGTCAAAAGACTGGACGCTTTAAACATCAAGGCGGAACAGGTATTGGTCCTGGCAGTAACAAGGCTGTAGAAGGATTAGATCAAAGCATACTAGATATTGAAACAATAGATGAAGACACCAACGAATCATAAACAATTAAAAGGCTTTTGTGTACTGCCTTTTATTCATTTAAGCACACGCACTGATGGTAGTATGCAGATATGCTGTCATGCTAACAGTAGTAGTACGGAAGATAATAGAAAACCCGGCGTTAATCGTAAAGATGATGGTAGTTTAGTTAATCTAAAGCAGGATAGAGCTGAAGACTATTGGAATACAGAGTTTATGCGTACTATACGCACAGATATGTTGGCAAATAAGATGCCAAGAGCTTGTTTAACTTGTTATAAAGAAGAAGGATTAGGCTATCGCAGTAAACGTGTATGGGAAAACGAAGAGTGGGAAAGGCGTATTGATGTGCCTGCATTATTAAAAGGTGTTGACAATAGTGGAGCAATGAGTTATGGTATACACTATGTTGATATGAAGTTAGGTAATAAATGTGACCTTGCTTGTGTTATGTGCAACCCTGCTGATAGTACACAATGGATACCTGACTATAATAAATTAATTAGCAGTGCTAGTGATGAATTAAATAAAGAAGTTTATTGGAATAAATCAGAAGCAGGTGGATATAATTGGTGGAAAAATAATAAAACATATTGGACTGACATATATGAGCAGTTGCATAACCTAAGACATATTTATATTATTGGTGGTGAGCCAACTATTAATAAAGAATTTAAACAGTTCTTACAGTATTGCGTAGATAATAATTATGCAAAAGGTATTGAATTAAGATTTAATACTAATGGACAAACAATAGATCCTGAATTAAAACAATTATACACAAAATTTAAACATTGTTTAATTCATTTAAGCATGGACGGTATATACGAACGTTATGAATATATTCGTTATCCTGGTACATGGGCTAAAGAATTAGAAGTATTAAAGTATTGGGACAATATGCCTGACAACGTAACAGTTGACATCGACTGTACAGTTAGTGCATTAAACGTTAGCCATATACCAGACTTTGTACGTTGGAAGATGGATCAAGGCTTTAAAAAATTAAATAAAACAAGATTCGGTGGCACTATAGGAATGCATTTACTATGGACACCTAACTTCTTAGGCATTAATAATTTAAATGATGAAATAAAAGCCAAAGCAAGTAACGATATAGCACAACTACGCATGGAACTTGGCACAACAGTTACAAATAGATATAAAAAATTTGATGCACTATTAAATGCACTAGATAAACCAGCAACAAATATAACAGTCTTAGTTGAGTACTTGGACAAAATGGATAAGATAAGAGGAACTTCATGGCAGGATACATTTCCAGAACTAATCAGTTTGCGAAAGAGCTAATAGAAAAAGAATTAATTAGCCACAAAAAGCACAACGCAATATACGATTACTTTTTTCAAACAACATTAAGGGACGCACCGTGGTATGATTGGTTAGACCAACCCGGATACTTTGAAGTTGCGGATGAATATAAAGAACGTATGACTGAATGGATTGTTGATAATGATTTTAATACTGTACATGGATTAGATAACTTTAAGCATCGCGATTTAATTAATGGAACTACACAAGCATTTGATGAAGCATATTATAGATACAGTGGCAGACGTTTAAGAATATTGCGTGGCGAGTATGCGTATCACAAACGTGTTGTGTCTGATTATGTTTATTTAGACGAAGTATATTCAGAAGATTTAAGCATGAGCCAATTAGATGGTGATAACCCAATAAAAGAAAACGATTGGGTAATAATTAGTTTCCCATTTTGTGGAACAGGCGGAACTCCATTAGGATATCATGCAATATTAAATGATTGTTTGTTAAAAAAGGTTCCTGTATTAATAGATTGTGCTTGGTATGGAACTTGTATGGATCAACATATTGATTTAACACACCCTGCTATCAGTGAAGTAAGTTTTAGTTTAACTAAAAGCACAGGTACAGGCAACATTAGAAGTGGTGTGCGTTACAGTAATTACGAAGATAACTTACCAATTAGACAACAAAACAATTATAATCATTTAGTATTGGGAGCGGCACAAGTAGGTATTCATGTAATGAAACATATACCTAGTGACTGGCAAGTAAAGAATTACAGAGATTTTCAAATACAACTATGTCGTAAGTTAAACATTATGCCTAGTCCATGTATGCATATCGCAATAGCAGATGGTGAAGAAGATTGGCACAAGGACTTCTTAATGGACCAACGACATTACAAAGTTGGCATTAGACAGGCACTTAAGGCAATGAAGAAGGAACAACTTTAATGAGTATGATTTCTCCATGTATCAGCATATGTAGATGGGATCCAGTAACCAGTAACTGTTACGGATGTGGTCGTACTGTTGCAGAGAAAATGATATGGAAAGACCAGGATACCACAGACGAGTGGAAAGAAAACAATTTAAAAGAGTGCATGGAAAGATTATCAGGGTGGCAATTAGAAAGTTTCAAGGAATCATATCAGCATAAGATTAAATACGGTATATCCTTGTTTAAAAAAGAAATGAAGAAGAAACAACTTTAATGAGTAACACACCTAATCCTGTAATTCGAATTATTGGCGATAGTTTTTTTACTAAAACTAAACGTAATTGGCTAGACCGTGCTATAGATCCAACACAGTTTACAATACATAACAGTGCTAAAGGTGGTACTGGCTTTTGGAGACAGTTAGATCAAGTAAAAGATTTAAAGAACCAAGACTATTATAATAATATTAAATATTGTATAGTAGGGTGGAGTCATCCATTTAGAATGTATGCTCCAGAGTATATGAGAGACTGGCGTATGAACGATCCAGCACTTTGTGATGAGGAGTTCTTTGGAGTCAAACACGATCCTGGACTTAAAGCAAAGCAAGGTACAGTTTCTAATATGATTAAGTATGATTTAATAAATGAAGGTAGAGAATGTACTAAAGCATACGACTTATTACAGTATGTTGATGCAGTATTATATCCTAGTATGCCACATATTAAATTCATTAACTTCTTTTGCTTTGACTTTGATTATATAGATGTAACATTAAATGACTTTAACTTTAAAAACGCTGTTACAATACATCCAACATTATTTGATATTTGTACTGCTGATGAAAAGGATCCTGATAAAAAGGTAACTCCTATGGACGTTAATAATCATTTAAATCATATACAACATAAAGGCATGGCATTAATGTTGGCAAATATAATACGTGATACAGAACAATTCAAACGAGTGAATATTAATAAATGGCTTTAGACATAGATAAAATTAACTACATGATGATAGAGTTTACATCGGCTTGTAATGCCAGATGTCCTGCTTGTGCAAGAACACAGCACTTTGTTAACAGTGGAATAACTCCTCATGGTAGTAGACAAATAACAATGGACCATATGAAGAATCTTTTTGGTATCAAATGGCCCAATTTAAGAAAACTTAATATTGATGGCAACTATGGTGACAGTATGTATCACCCACACAGTTTAGAATTATTGGAATACATCGCTGACACACAAGATGCATCTAAGATTAAGTTATACATTGATTCCAATGGAGGCTACAAGAAGCCTGAGTTTTGGACAAAGTTGGGCGACTTAATGAAACGTTTTCATCCTACAAGTTGTATTACATTCGGCATCGATGGAATAGATCCAGAAATGCATGCCAGGTACAGAGTAAGAGTAGACTTAAACAAAGTATTTGAAAATGCTAAAGCGTTTATCGATAATGGTGGCAACGCTGAATGGAAATGGATTGGCTTTGATTATAATGATCACCAATTGGAAGATGCTAAACGTATGAGTAAAGAAATGGGGTTCAGTGCGTTTATATATAAAAATACTAGAGTAAGACATAGTATTATACGTGAAGCAATGGGTCTACAAGACTTAGACAAGGGTGTTAGTGCTACGAGTAAGAATGTTAACAGTACAATTAGTCAAGAGATAGTTGCACAAGCAAAGAAAGAAATTAAAAGTGTTAAAGACTTTGCTAACGATAGTACAATACATTGTAGGTTCCGTAGGGAAAAGAACTATGGATTTCAAGTAGAACACAGTGGCAGAATATATCAATGCTGTCATTTACCTGGGTACTATAATTACCAACAACCTGGCACTGAGATTTATAAAGAATATGAATATTATACAAATAAATACAACACTAACTGGAACAGTTTAGACGAACACGGAATAATGGATATATTAAATCACCAATACTTCCAGCACGACTTAACAGACAGTTTTAATAACAGAACAGATGCAACTGAAAACCCTAGAATAAACAGATGTATTTCAAAATGCGGATCAATTGATGCTTAAAGATAAGAAAAACTTCTGCCCGGCTCCCTTTGTACATGGATACATTAATGCAAACAATAGAGCTCATAAACTATGTTGCATGAGTGATATTGTGGGCAGGTTTGATGGAACAAAGCCTTTGCAAGACACTTTCCAAGAGTTTTGGAATGGAGAGGTGATGCAAGACACAAGAAAGTCTTTTATGCAAGGAGAGTTTCCCAAGGCTTGTTGGTATTGTAAGGAACACGAAGAAAAAGACAACATCGCTGAAAGTCAAAGAATACAATTACTCGAACGTTATGAAAATAAACTAGACTTTGAAGAACTTGAGTTAGATATTGTAAACGGCAACAAACATAACAAGCCATTAGATATTGATTTACGTCCTGGTAAACTATGCAATCTAAAATGCAGAAGTTGTAATACTGTTTGGAGTGATAAGATTGAAAAAGAAGTTTTAGCAAATCCAGAGATACAAGGCAAAGAATGGTATTGGGATACCATTACACAAAACAAAAAGTCAATGGATATTGTTAACAGCATCGACTGGGAAAGTGATGACTTTGATATCGTGAGTAATTTTGATTTAGATAATGTTAAATGGTTAAAAATGTCTGGCGGAGAGACACTAGTAGATAAACGTGTTATTAGAATGTTACAACGTGTGGCAGATACAGGTTATGCAAAAGGTATAAACTTACACCTGCTTACTAACGGTACAGTTAATCCTATTAAGTTAAGACCTGTGCTAGAACAGTTTAAGGTGTTAACCATCAATACAAGTTTTGACGCAAGTGGATCGCTAAATGAATACTTAAGAACAAATTCTAACTACGACAAGTGTATCACAAACTTTAAAGACATATTTAAAATAAAGAATTTACAATGGCAAGGCATTAATGCAGTTATGCAAGTTACTAATGCTTTCAATATTGACGAATGGTATAGTGAATTATATGAAATAGGCAAAGAAGCAGGCGGGGATAAGTTTAAAGGAATTAACTTACTGCCGTTAGTTGATCCTATGTATTTGTGTGTTGGTTGGTTAGATGAAGATCATAAACAAATTATTCAAAGCAAGTTAGACATATTACTTAAACGTTATGCTAACAATAACGATATTGAAAAGAAATTAAAAGTTTTAAAAACAGAATTAAACCAAAAATTAGATGTAGAGTACGAAAAGGCAAGGTATGTAAGACATACAAAAGCATTAGATAAAATTAGGAATACAAATGTGTTAGATTTTGTACCACAACTAGAGAGGTATATGTAATGGAATGGCTTGATATAATAAACAACAGGCACACAACGTTTGCTTGGGAAGAAGATAAGATACCAACAGAGGAAGAACTTGTGGACGTTCTGCAGGAGGTATTCGCACATATACCATCTAAAAATTTACAGTTTCCTTATCAAGTAAGACTTTTAAGGAATAATGATCCTGCGATAAGCAAAGAAATAATGACTATTTGTAAACGAAACGAACACAAAACAGATGAAGAAGATCTAGGAAATCCTCAAGTACTTGCTCCGTGGCTTATAGGATTTTGTTCTAGATATGTAGCAGACTTAGAGTCGAGATACGAATCAGACTCAACAAGAGGCCTAGACACGTTTGAACTTCCGGAAGTAGGCACTAGAGAAAGAAAAGCAAAAATACAAAATCGTGCTGGTAGTGAACGAGGACAAATGCAAACAGAAAATATTGAAATAGGTATTATGTCTACTTATATTATGTTAGCAATGGCTAATAGAGGAATACAAACTGGTATGTGTCAAAACATACAAAGAGATTACACTAGAGCGGAAGAGATATTCGATATCGATAGTGATGTTAAAAACCTAGACTTTAGATTTATAATGGGAGTTGGGTATGGAAAAGATGCTAGTATAAAGCACGAGTACTTCGATCCTAGAATAGATAAAACAAAACTAATTCCGTTTAAGCCAGTTAATGTAGAAAAAGTATACCCTCGTCCTGTGTTCGACGATGTAATTAAGGTGGTAAAATAATGAAAAATACAATTTGTTCAGCACCTTGGCAAGCAACATACTATAAAGAAAGTATGGGCAAATACAAAATGTGTTGTAGTTTTAAAAAATGGACTAAAGCAGAAAGTCCTGAAGATTATTACAACTCGCCAATGGTAGAATCTGTTAGGGAGAAAATGCTTAACGGAGAATGGCATGAAGGTTGTACACTTTGTCACAAATTAGAAAACGCGGGTCTTGAAAGTGATAGAGAAACATTTAATAAACATTTAGAAGTTGACAAATTAGATACAAGTAAGTTTGAACTTAAATGGTTAGATTATAGACCAGGAAACTTATGTAACTTAAAATGTAGAATGTGTCATTCTAGTAACAGTAGTTTAATCGATAAAGAAACAAAAAAACATCCTGAATTGAAAAAATTTATGGAGACAATACCTGAATACGAATCGGAATTATTACCAAGTATTTGCAATGATGAAACCTTTAGAGATTTAGAAGTATTAAAAATATTAGGCGGTGAACCAACTATTGATCCACAAGTACAAAAATTACTAGAGTGGACAATTAGTAATGGATACGCAAAGAATATTAATTTGCGTTACACAACAAATGCAACAAACATAAATGAAAATTGGATTAAAGCAGTTAAACAATTTAAAACAACAAAGATTCAATTAAGTTTAGATGGCACAGGCAAAACATACGACTATATTAGAACAGGCGCCAATTGGCATAAAATTAAAGAAAATATTATGTTAATGCCTAAAAAGATTAATAACATTAGAAACATTGGTTCTAATATTGTGTTTAGTGTCTATGACTGTTTTACTATTGATCAGTGGTATCCAGAGTTGTTAGAAATAAAAGAAACTATGCAACGAGAATATGGTATAGACATTAACTTTAATATTATTGATTGTACTTGGCCCACTTATCAAATGGTATCTAATTTACCTGAGGAATACAAACAAATTGTAGTAGACAAAATCGATAGTATGCCAATGGATAAAGTTTTAAAAGCAGTTAGACATCACACTACTAAAAAAGCAAAAGGCATACCAGAAAAAGAAGTTGCTATGTTCTTTGAACATAACGATATGCTAGATAGAATTAGAAAAACAAATATCAATGATATAAGCGAACACTATGAAACACTTCGACAGAACACATTATAAAGATCCAGAACATTACGAACAGAGTATAAAAGATAAAGGTTGTTCAGGCTTTTGTCCTATACCCTGGGTTAGTCTAGGAGTTAATAACAACGGTGACTATCGTATGTGTGTTCAAGCCGCGGCTAATAGAAAAAATAACATCAGAGGACAATGTAAAGGCCCTGACGGTGTTACTATGCGTATCGAAGACACTAGCATTGCCGATAGTCGTAACAGCGAAGTAATGAAAGAAACAAGACGTGATATGATTGCAGGCAAGAGAAGTGATCATTGCGTTCGTTGTAACAGAGAAGATGATGCTGGTAGTAACAGCCGACGTTGGCTTGACTTAAAGAAGTATTGGCAAGAGTTTGACATCGACGATGCAATAGAGAATACAGCCAAAGATGGTAGCATAGACACAGAGGAATATCCATTATTAGACTTAGACTTACGTTTAGATAACACTTGTAACTTGAAGTGTCGTATGTGTGGGCCTACTGAGAGTCATCAATGGTACACTGAATGGATGAAGACAACAGGATACAAAAAGTTTAAAGCGTATGACCACACTGTTAATTTAGAAATGCAAGGTAGCCGAGCTAAAATAGTTGGTAAGAGTCCATATGGCTGGAGCGACAGAATCGATGTTGCAGAGATACTTCAGAAAGATGCACCTCACTTAAAACAAATATATATGAGTGGAGGCGAACCTTTAATCATTAATCAACAGTACGAAGTATTACAACAGTATATCGATAATGGTACTGCAAAAGACTTAGAGATCGATTACAATACAAACTTTACAAGTATTCCACAACGTGCATTAGATCAATGGAAACACTTTAGACAGGTTAACATTGGTGGAAGTGTAGACGGTATCGATAAAGTAAACGACTACGTTAGGTATCCAAGTAAGTGGACACAGATAAAAGAGAACATAACAAAATTAGATACCCAAACAGAAGATAATGTAACGTGTTGGTTAACATACACCTGGCAAATATTAAATGTGTTAAGTGTTACAGACATTATAGAGTATTGTTTAGAGCAAGACTTTGTTAAGTTTAATCGATATAGTCAAAGTGCTTTCTTTACATATCACCCTGTGCATAATCCTGCATATTATTGTGTAACTAGTCTGCCAGACCCTGCAAAAGAGTATGTAACAAAGTATATAACTGATTGGATGAATGGTTGGTTTAAAGAATGGTGTGATAGTAAGCCTAGAGACTATAAAATGTCTAACAGTAATTATGAAATGAGAAACCATGGTAAGATTACAAGAGATTGGGACAATGGCCCTGATGCTTTATATGAAATCACTTGCAAACAATTGAATAGTATGTTACAATTTATGAATGCACGAAGTACAGTAGAGGAACTACCTGAAATGTGGAGACGTACACGCATTTTAGATGAAAGTAGAGGAGAAAACTTTGAAGAAGTTTATCCTGAACTTGCAGTTCATATTAAAAAACACTTAGGCATTAGTAATGATTAAATTACAAGATTTAGAATCAATACAATTAGAAATTACAAGTAATTGTAATGCCATGTGTTTAGATTGTGCTAGAAACATTGATGGAGTAAAACTTAATCCATATGTAGAGTTTGGTAAAGCAGGAAACATGAGCTTTGAATTATTTAAAAGTATACTTAACAAAAAGACATTACCTAACTTTAAGAAGTTAGAACTAGATGGTAACTTTGGTGATAGTTTAATACACCCACAGAGTTACGAGTTTATGGAATACTATTGTAATGAGTTTCCAGGAACTAATATCGAGATTAATTCTAATGGATCTTATAATGACACAGACTGGTGGTATAAGTTAGGAAAGTTATTATCCACACATCTTAATAGGAGACCGGAGCATATTAAGTTTGGTATAGATGGAGTAGACTTTGAAACACACGGAATATATAGACGTAACTTAGATTACAATAAAATTATAGATAACGCAACAGCATTTATGGCAGGTGGAGGTGTTGCTACATGGAAGTTTTTAGAGTTCGACCATAATACACATCAAGTTGAACAAGCAAGACAACTAGCAAAAGAATTAGGATTTCAAAGATTTTATTTGAAAGCAACAAGGAATAAAACAAGAGTAATTGAAGAAACTTTAGATAATAAATCTTATAAGGTAACTGGACAAGCAACAAAGAAAAAAGAACATATTGAAATAGATTCAATGGATAAGGCTACAAGAAATGTTTTAGAAACTCATATAAAAAGTATTGTAAGTGATACTGAAAACTTTTATGATACAAGTACAGTCCGTTGTCCATGGCAAAGACGTAAGATGATACAAATAGACTACGATGGTAGAATATATCAATGTTGTCATATTGGTGGAAAATATGGTAGAACAAAGAACTTTAAACATAAAGAGTATCAATATTACATTGACAAATATGGCATCGATTGGAATAACTTAAATATACATACAATACAAGAAGTTTTTGATCATCCATACTGGAAAGACCTCGACGAAAGTTTTAACAACAGTATACATGATAAATCAAATCCAAGAATTAAAAGATGCGTTGAAAAATGTTCAGCGGAATTATGGAGTAATGCATGAGTAAAACATTTTGTCCAATACCTTGGAACTTTCAGGCTATTAGAAATAATGGCGACATTCGTATTTGCTGTCAAGCAAACGTAACAAAGAATCAAGGTGTAGTTAGACATAAAGACGGCACTCCGTATAATGCAGGTAAGCATAGTATGAAGCAGGCTCGTAATGCAGACTTAATGAAAGCAGTTCGAAAGAATATGCTTGAAGGTAAGTGGAGCGACGAATGTACTCGTTGTAAGCAAGAAGAAGACGTAGGACTTAACAGTAGACGTCAATACGAATTGCAAACATGGAAAGAATTTGATATACGACAAGCACAAGTGTTGACATCAGAAGATGGAACTATTGATACTAGCAATTCTCCTGTTGTTTATTATGATTTACGGTTTGGTAACTTATGCAATCTACAATGTAGAATGTGTGGACCAACAGATAGTCATAGTTGGTATGAACAGTGGACAGACTATCATAAAGAAGATGGCTTCCAAGACACACATGGTTATGTTAAACTTGAACGTAATGCAAAAGGTAGGCTAGACACTGATGATTATAGTTGGCATGGCTCTACTAGTTTTTGGAATAACATTGAAAAGAATTTAGATAATATTCGACACGTTTATATGGCAGGCGGCGAACCTATGATGATCGAAAGACATTACGAGTTCCTAGAGAAGTGTGTAAAGAAAGGTGTTGCTAAGAATATATTAATTGAATACAATACTAACATGACAGCATTGCCTGATAGAGTATTAGAGTATTGGAAACATTTTAAAGAAGTAAGAGTTGGTGCTAGTATAGATGGTATGGGCAAAGTACTAGAGTATCAACGTTATCCAATTAAATGGGAACAAGCAAAGAAGAATTTAGATAAGTTAGATAAGTTCTGCCAAGAGAACAGCAACGTAATGGCATGGATCGCTTATACAGTAACAGTAAACAATATATGGCACTTGCCGGAGTTTATGTTATGGAAAGTTAATGCTAGTGGGTGGAAGAAGATTAATAGTACATTAAAGAGACCTGTTATAACTCACCATGTTGCACATGGACCCAGACGTGCTAACATTAGGTTACTTCCTGAGGATATGAAAGACGAATTAGAATTATTTTATACAGGTTGGAAGAAGATTTTCGAAGGAGAGTTTACTGATTTACAGACAGAAAAGGCTTGCAAAATACTAGATAGTGTGTTACAATATTGTAAATCAGAAGATTACTCTGATGCATTACCTGAGTTTAAGAAGTTTACAAAGTATTTAGACATATCAAGAAACCAAAGTATACTCGATGTTGCTCCTAGATACAAACGATTGTTCGACAATGATTAAAGAAGGATACGAAGGACTTAACAATTCAGTATATTTGGAAGGTGGGTTTAGAATACAAATAGAATCCAGCACAAGATGTAACTGCTTATGTCCTGGTTGCTCTAGAACAAAGACTAAAGCAAAGTATGATGCAGGTGAGAGTGAACTTATGTATCCTATTATGGATATGAGTTTAGATAATTTTAAACTGTTAGTTCGTCCTGAGAATAATATTAAACGTATAACATATAGTCTTACATTAGGAGATCCTATATACAGTGGATCGTTTTTAGAACAAGTGCATTACTTAAATACTTTAGATAAACGTCCTTGGATTAATTTACATACTAACGGCAGTGGTCGTTCTAAAGATTGGTGGAGTAAACTAGGTAAACTACTACGAGGTAGAGATAGAGTTGAGTTTACTATTGATGGACTAGAAGATACAAATAAGATTTATAGAATTAACTCAAAGTGGAATACAGTTATAGATGGCTTTAAGGCTTTAAAGACGAGTATAAATGAAATAGATAGTGATGCTGAAGTAGATGTAAGACATCTTATATTCGAACACAACTATCACCAAACACTAGATGTTTGTAAACTCGCACAAGACTTAAAGGCAAACACGTTGCGTATATTTGTTGGAGATGGCAGAACACCAGAACATATGAGATTAAAGAGTAAACAGTGGAACGACATTAAAGGAGAGATAGATGCCTATTTACCCTAAATGTAAATACAGAGATGACCAGCCACCTATCCTAAGAGTAGATGGATATGTTGGACCTTGTTGTCACTTCGGCGGCGAGTCTCCGTGGTTCGACTTAAAAAATTTACTTGGAGATAAAATAGAACAACTGCATATCTCAAACGGCACAATGGATGAAATTAATCGTAGTGAAGCAAGTTACATGATAGAACAAAGTTTTACAGATGCTCCAATGGATAGTTGTAAACAAATGTGTGGCAAACCGTTCTTACAAACAAGTAAGGAAGGCGGCTTCTCTACAGCAAACGACAGAGTAATGATTAAAAACTTAATAAAAAGTAGATTAGATGACTGATTTAAAAACAAGTGAATATGACTTTAGTGCTATACCCTTTGACGATTTAGTTAGTGTTGGGCAACGTACTTTACTTCATAGAGATATTTTTACAGTTAGTTGGCTACTAGGAAGATTTTGTAACTACAAATGTTCTTATTGTTGGCCCTATGCTCGTAGTGATAGAAAAGACCATAGACCTACGGAACTATGTCTATCAACTATTGACGAAATTAAGAGACAGGCAAGAGACAATGGCTTTAATAGTTTTCATTTTAGTTTAAGTGGAGGCGAGCCAACTTTTCATCCTGGTTACTTAGATATTTTAAAACATTTAAGTGACGATGCTCACAATACAAACTACACAAGTGTACACATGACTAGTAATTGTAGTCGTAACATGAAGTGGTTTGAAACGTATGTCGATTACGCAAGTAAGTTTCACCGTGCTAGTATTACTTGTAGTCTACACGTTGAACACGTCGACACACCTGAGAAAATGCAGGACCTTGCAAACAAACTTATACTATGTCAAGAACATGATGTACAAGTAACTATTAATATGGTTATGGTTCCAGAAGTATTTGACAAGTATTATGAGAATGCATTGTTCTTTCATAATCAGAACATTAACGTAACTTTAAAGCCTATGAGTGATCCAACTGCAAGTAGAGTCGTTGATGGTTATACAGAGGAAATGAAGCAAAAACTGTATAATGATATGCCACAACGTGCATATACTGAGATTAAAAATAAATACGTTAGTAGACCAAAGCCCAATTGGAAGCCTTTACCAGAAATGAAATTGGACAATGGAACAGTACCTCAGCATTTTCAAGTAGAGTTTGAAGATAATAAAGGCAAGAAATGGTACATGGATCAAGCAGAACGCTTTAATGCGTTTAATTTTAATAAATTTACTGGTTGGCAATGCAATGCAGGGTTCCAAGGAATTATAATAAGAGAACCAGACGGCTCAATTAAGAGAAGTTATAGTTGCAGTGACAGTCCACTAGGAAATATCGAAACAGGGTTTAAGTTATTTAATAAACCGATGCCTTGTATTTCAAACTCGTGTGTATCTAGTGCAGACAGTAAGATTCCAAAAAGGAAAGAATGAGTAACAACGACGACAAACGAAAACAAAGAGATCCGAAAGGAATATTCGCGGGAATGGACGACGAATCGTTTAGTAAGTTAACTAAAACTTACGGAACAAATCCATCAAGTAAACGCCCGATCAATCAACAGAGTAAAAAACATGACAGACAAAACAAAAGAAGAAATAATAGTTGAGATTAAAAAAGTTGTAGAAGAATATGTACAACCTAATGTAGCACAACATGGTGGAACTGTTACACTCGAAGACTTTGATATGGAAACTGGACAAGCAACAATGCTAATGAGCGGAAGTTGTTCAGGCTGTGCAAGTAGTATGATGACACTTAAAATGGGTGTTGAGAATATGCTTAAACATTACATACAAGAAGTTAAAAGTGTAGTCGGTGTAGATGATCCCGCTTTCAATAATCCTTATTATACCAATGCAGAATTTTATGATGATTGGCGTGAGGAAGACTTTTTCGAACAAGGTGAGACACAGGTGTTAAATGATCCAATCAAAAATTAAGACTTGGGCAGACGACTTATCCATGTTAGAAGGACACGAAAGATTATCTTATCTTGTTGACCTTGCTCGACGAGCAACAACCCTCCCTAGTGAATTGCGAACTGATGAAAGATTAGTCCCAGGATGTATTAGTAAGATTTGGGTCGAAGTAGGACTGAAAGAAGATGGTATAAACATTTATTACGACAGTGATGCTTTAATCCCTAAAGGAATAACAACAATAGTTTGTGATATCTTTACAGGTAGCAATAAAGAAGAAGCACTCAGTATGAAAATGGAAGACCTAGAACCTCTGGGCTTCACACAATTAGTTACACCACAGAGACGTAATGGTCTCTACAATCTAATCGGAGTAATACAAAGCAAGATAGAAAGACTATAAATTATGATCACGCACTATAGTAGAGATGAAAATAGAGATAGTACCAAGACAGAAACTTGCGACAATACGCTATTCAAAGCAACACCCAACACTCACTAATGTTTCAAATTAAAGAATTAACACCAGAGATGGATTTAAGCCTAAGTAACTTCTGTAAGAAGTGTGAAGGACTTGGGTATATGAACAATACATTCTCAGCAATGAAATACGAATGGCTACGCCAACAAGGCGGTATATGGCATTGTGTTTCTCATGGTGGATTAGAAGCAGGGTATGGAGACATATTAAGTTTGGCAGGATGCCACCCATTGCCTGAAGTAAACGAAAACGCCTGGAGAGTTATGTTTAGAGGCGTACAGATTCCTGGTAACTATGGACTAGGGTTAAGCAAGTATCATATGAATGCTTTAACTTGGAGATACATATTACCTAAACAAATAGAATTTATAGGTGAAGACAAAGACATCTATATTACTACTAACATGAACAATGATGCTAGTGGGAAAATGAATAAGACACACAGATTGTTCCAACGTTTAAAAGTGTTGGGTATGGTAGAACATCATAATGATATGGAGTTATACTTTACAAGACAAAGTGTGTGGAAACTAAACAAAGAGAAGTACATGGAGGTACGAGCTAATGTGGTTTAATTGGAATCATCTAAGAGAAGCAGAAAAACATGGTGGCAATAAAGGTACAAATGGGATAGTGTTATATTTTAAACACGCCAGAGTAAGTTTAATTGAAGCATGGAGTTTGTTTGTATTATGTATAGCAAGTATCCTACACGCAATCTGTCCACCCTTATTCGACTTTAAGTTATTAGAATTAAGATTAAAATATGACGAGAAGTTATACGACTTTGTCCCTACGCATAAAGCGTGGGATAGTTTAAGAACAAAGATCAACAAAGAAAACAACAAACAAAAAACAAAGGAATAAATGACAACAATAACAGGAAAAGTAAAATGGTTCGATGGCGTTAAAGGCTACGGATTTATTGAAAGAGACGACAAAGAAAAGGATGTATTTGTACATTCTTCAGCAGTAAGAAGTTCAGGAATGGACGGACTAAATGAAGGCGATACATTATCGTTTGAGGTTGAAGAAGGTCAACGAGGATCATCGGCAGTAAACCTACAAAAAGCATAAAAAGAGTGACGAATGGAAATCAACAAGTTACAAGATATTATCAACGAGGGTACGACTATATGTTCTAGCGGAACAACAGGCAAACCTAAACCTATAGAACAAACAGTTGCTAAACTAAAAGCAGGTGACGAAGCCGCTATAGACAGTCAGCGACTTACAAGCAAGTCTAAAGTTTATACAGTGTGTAAGACTACACACGCCGGCGGACTACTTGCACAAAGTTTACCAGCAATTCGTTTAGGAGCCGAAGTTGTATTTGATGACTTTAATCCATATCGTTGGGTTAAAGAAGTACACAAGTACACGCATACACACATCATACCTGCACATGGCGAAGCAATTATGAAAACAAAGGGCTTTAAGGACATGGACTTATCCAATGTTTGGATAACTTGTGGCAGTGACATTGTTCCATGGCATCTTATTAAGGCGTTTGTTAACAGAGGTGCAACGTTTATGTGTAACTGGGGAATGACAGAAGTAGGTCCTTGTGCAATCAATACAGTATTTGGAAGTTTAGGCAAGATAGAAGAATATGAAAGCAAAGTGGATCTAAAGGGATCAATGCCTGTACTAGGTGATAGATTCTACTGTGATTACCAAATAAGTGAATGGAACGAGTTATCTGTTAAAGGCAATATCTGTGTGTATGATGATTGGTTTAAAACAGGTGACTTAGTCGAACAACATAAGAACGTATTATTTTATAATGGCAGAAAATAACCTAATTGTAATAAGTGCTCCAATGGGAGCAAAAGGACATCAAATTGGCAGACTATTGGCTAGTTGCGATAATGTTGAATGGTATAATCATAGTGCTAATGGCACAGAACCATGGAAGCCTTATAGGGAAAATCATCTCCATGGTACTGATAACAATTTTACTATATATCATTGGAATAGACGCTTTAATGGCTCTAAAGGACATGGTTTAGACGAATATACTGTTCCCCCTGTACTTGATATGGCGAACAGACAAACACAGCGTACGGGCAAATATGAGCCCATAAACGACTGGAAACAACGTGTGTCTCCCTCTAATTTAATGTATGCATTACATGGACCTTTGGATAAAACTAAAGAGTTTTTTGGTCCTGCTAAACACATTGTAGTTATACCTAAAGATATGTCTAGACTACTTGCAAGGTTCTGTCAAACAAGTGCCAAGTATTATGTTGATCCAGAGAATCCAGATAAAACATTCTTTGATTTATATGAGGGAAATTATATGAATATGCTTGAACATTTAGAACGTGTAGTAGACAACTACAGTCGTAATGTTACAGAAGAGGATGTCATAATAACAGACCCGGATAAGTTTTTTGTTGAAGAAAACTTCCAAAAGGTCTGTGATAAGTTTAATTTAACTTTTAATGATGATAACTTTGATAAAGTTATTAAGTTTATTCGAAACCCATGGTTGCTATAAACGTATCTAGTTTCTGATTACTAACCATCATAGAATAACCATCTTCGTTTTTAAGTTCTAACTTTTTAGAATCCAATGTTAACGGAACACCTTCGACCATTCTAATATACTTTTTAATTATACTATCGTCTGTGTCGACATTAAAGACATTCTTCCAATAGCCTTCATTACATACATTCATAGTTAATTTGTTTTCATGAATAAACATTAGATTGTGTCTATTCTCATGGGCCATTGCTTTAATCATTGTTTCTTTGTTAGTGTATCCTTCTTTGTATCTAGGATACGGAATATCAAACCCACCTGCCCCAAACCAACCTTCCTCGCACTTTTCATCTGATCTATAAACAATAACAAACTTACTGTTTGGGAACATCTTATAGATTTTAGGTAAGTCGATACTAAATTGATGACACTTGATAATTTTGTATCCGTCGTTGGTAGTGATCCATGCTCTTTCAATCTCTTCGAATATCTCTTTCTTAGATAAGCGATCCAATGCATCGAAACTATCACCGAATGGAAAACCTGGACCAAAATAACTACCACGATGTGGGATAATATCGGGATCGTTGTAGTGTGCGTACTGTCTATCTTCAGCATAGTCTCCGGTATCGAATAGATACTTTTTACTTTGTGCCATTATGTGTGCAACTGCACTCCATTTACTACCAGGTGCACCTGTAAAAAATACTAGTTTACTTTCGTCCATTATAAGTCCTCTAAATCTTGTAAGTGTGTATCTAATGCTTTAGTGGCGAATTGCAATTCAACTGCATATAATAATATTGCTAATCCAAATATAACTAAACTACTTGTAAACAATAAACTGAATATAGAAAATGACTTAATAAAAGCAAAGTACATAGCAAATAAGTTGCATATAAATGCAAATGCCGCCAATGTTGATGTTGCCCTATTAAGTCCTAAACGTTTTCGTAGTACAGTTATTTGTTTTAAGTATCTATTTGTTGCTTTATCCTTTTTACTTAACTTCTTAGACATTAGTTCGTCGTGTATCTTACGAATTAATGTAGCCAAAGATGTATAACGGTTACCAAAAGATATCATCATTAAGGGTATTGCCGGAAATAAAGCGGCAGGTAATAGTAGTACTGAGTCCATCATGTTCCTTATAATATTTGTGTTACGACAAGAACTATGATAACAGAAAAAATAAACAACCAACCCTTTTCAGGTAGTTCTTTCATTTACTTGATCTCATAATAATTGCCTGTTTTTTCTTGCTCAGGATTCTTTCCTTGATAATCCAACACTGCGGCTTTGATGGCATCTTCTGCCAACACACTACAGTGAATCTTTACTGGAGGCAATGCAAGTTCGGTAGCAAGTTCAGTATTTGTAATCTTACCTGCTTGTCCTAACGACATTCCTTTTACCATTGTAGTTAATAAACTACTGCTGGCAATAGCACTACCGCATCCATATGTTTTAAATTTAGCATCTTCTATGATGCCATTCTTATCAACTTTAATTTGCAAACGCATTACATCACCACAAGCAGGTGCTCCCACCATTCCTGTTCCAATGCTTCCGTCTGTGTCATCGAACCTACCTACATTACGAGGGTTTTCGTAATGGTCCATCACCTTATCTGAATATGCCATGTTATTTTCGTCCGTATTTGTTAATTACTTTTACGGTAGAATCTATTAAGTTTTGATTAATAATATGATCGGTATACTCTACATCTGGATTGTATACCATTGTCATGGTTGCTTTAGTACGATCGTCTAACATATGTTTCGTATAAGCATCTCTACCTTCTGAAGTATCCAAATCCCAATCACCATCACCTAATTGCTCTGCTAGTGTTTGAATCTTTGGATCTCTATCCCATACATCTGTGTAACTTACCTGGCCAGGGTCTAAACCTAAGTCAGTATGCAAGTCAGCGAGTGACTTGTATCGTTTAAATTTTGCTCCGGTCTCTGCCGCAAACTTTATTGAACACGCATTTTCTATTTTGATTTGTTGTAACATACGTTCATTTGTTTCATACCAATCGTAGTGCGGGTATTCAATGTCAAACCCTCCTACAACTTGCCACCATCTTAAACATAGTTCGTCAGGTAGATAGTATGCAATAATCTTTGCCTTAGGAAAGCATTTCTTTAAATGGTCAAGTCCGTATGCAAACCAATGACTTTTTACAATCTTGATTCCGGTTTCCCAATCACTAAATGCTTTCTTAAATTCTAATAATAATTCTTCTTTTGTCCATGCTTCTAAATTGTCAAACGTTTTACCAAACTCATGACACGGGCCAAAGTATACACCACGATGCCAACCAATGCCTGCTTTCTTACCATCTTCATATGATGCAGTACGTTCGTATGTACGGTCATCTGTTTGGTCTGAAAGGTTAATGTCTGGATGACTTGTAATCGATTGGATACTTGCACTCCATCTTGTACCAGGAGCACCTGTAATGATTATAAGGTCTTCACCTTGGTAATTATCTATTCCATTCTGCATAAATTCTTCTCTTATTCGGTTCTGGTATCTCTGTACCTAGTTCAACTAATTCAAAACCGTAGTCTCTACAAAACGTTTCATGCCATTGTTCGCTCCAATGAAAGAACGGTACTTTATGTGTATTTGGCTTGCCATGGTCACTTCGACCAGGATTGCAACGCCAAAAAATCTTACAACTTGGTTTCATGTGGGTAAGAAGTTTTTCAATTTGATTACGAATCTTTTTGTCGTCTCCAAAGTTAATACTTCCTAAACAAAATGCTACATCGAATAACTTATCCGATTCAAACTCTTCTAAAGTTACAACTTGATCTGCTTTTGTATTAGCAGGGTCAATGGCTACTAAATTTTTAATGGAACCTTTAAACGGATTGAATCCACAGCCTACGTCTAATACCCAATCTCTTTTACGACATTTGTGTACTAAATCATATCCCGACAATGCATACTTATCAAATTCTTCTGTCCATTCTGTAGAGAAATATTTGTTGAGTTCTTCCTGGTTCATCTTAAGTATTTATTTCATTTATCAAAGGAAATATGTTAGCAATAACTTTCGCACAAGCGATAGCGACTTCCATGTGTTCCTTTTGTGTTCCGTTAGCACTACGCAATTCAATGTAGTGAACCCACGAACGTAAACTACCGTTCATATATAATGTTGTCTTTGTAAGTCCTTCGGGTAATACCTTACGAGCTTGTTCTTTAGCAATGCCTTTTTCAATAGCATTCTCATATGCAACCTTTGAAACTTCTGCAACGTGCTTTTGTTGTGAGTCCCACCAATGTTGTAAATCTCTGTCATCAGTAGCAATACTGTTTTGTCTATTCTTTGTGTCTTGTAAACGTGCTTCACTGTACTCAAAGATATCTCCTTGTGCTTTAGGATCAGCATAACGTTGACTAAATTCTTGGAATGAAAAACTACGGTGCCTTACAATTTGATGTGCAATATCCCTAGTTGTTTTGATTTCTAAACAAGCACTAACCATTTCTAATGGTGACCAATGCTTATGTTTAATCAAATACTTGATAAGTTTCTCATTTGTTTCTTTATTCATTTGTCCTGCAGGATTACTTACCCTGGCACAAAAGGCAATGAGGTCTTGTACACTGTCTAATTCTGTGTACTCTTTTACAGGATTACTGTAACTTATCATCTTAACTTCGGCTGTCATTTATAATTCTCCAAGAGTTTGATTTGTTGCTTCGGCTATTATATCCGCGGCTTTAGATGTGTCAATATGCCAGTCGACATACTTAATTTTATCTTCGATGGTGGCTATCTTGTCGTCTAGTGCTTGTTCCATAGCTCTATAATCAACACCGTGCTTTGACACGATGTCTTTTATATATAAATCTATGACTTGCCCATTCTTAAGATGAATGACCATTCGTTGAACGTACTGGATAGGAATATCCTGATACTCAACTCCCTCGAACAAATCTTCCCAATGGTTTATAATTTGAGATAACCATATAGTTGATGTGGTCAAAGTGACCTCTCCTTATGCTACGGGTGTTGGCGCTTTTGTTGGACGCCCTCTTCCACGTTTCGGTAATGGCTTTAACTCTTCTGCTTCTTTTAACAAACGAGTTGCTTCTTTTTGCATTGTAGCCGCTTGTGCTCTTAAACTATCTGCAATTTGATCATCAGATAATGGAGTACTGCCGCCCGCTGATGGTGGTGCCGATGGATTGTTTACACTCATCTCTGGCATTCTTACATCACGGTTAGTAGGATTTGGAGTTTGTGGTTCGTCGGTTCCTACAACTGCATTTAGTTCTGATAGTTGTACTCTCGACTTATCGTTTGGTGTTAAAAATACTTCTACAGTTGGAACCTTAACCATTAAGTTTCCTACATTAAGAGTATTAAGTAAACCATCTCCGATTACAGTTTTAAATCTGTACACTGCATCAGAAAATGCTGGTGCATTTTGTCCGTCACGTGATTTTAAACATTCGTTGATTGCATTACGAGGAATTTCTGGTAAAGAATCGATGTATGTAACTAGACAGTTTTCTTTTTCACCAGGAACTGTTCTAAATATTACTGCGACCTTACGGTCCTTGTGTATACCAATATGTTTCATTGATTGCTCCTTTTATGATTAAGATACTGCAGATTGATTATTGCTAATCGGGTCTGTCATTGTATCAGTTGAACTTGGTGTTGCTTCTGTCGGTGCTTCAACATCTACTGCGGGTGCAGTGTCTGGTGTTGCGGCTGGATCACCTGCTTTAGGTATTGCTCCAGTACTAACTAGGAAGTTAACTAGGTTTGTGTATGTTGAACCTACTTGTGCCATTTCATTGGCTTCAAAGGCTCCACGTTTAGAACAAATTTGAATAATTTGAACCATCTTCTTTAAGTCTCCAACACTTAATCCAATTGGTGCTGTCGCATCTACTGGAGTTGTTGACTCAGGTGTTTTAACAGTTGGTACCTTAATACCAGTTGTTTTATCTTTTTTTGACATATTTCTCTCCGTTATGTATAAATAGTTATATACTACTATTATTATTTATCTTCACAGGAAAAGCCCATGAAATTTTTTATTACTCTTTTTATTATTCTTATGCCCTTTACTAGTGTAAATGCCGAAGAATACAGTCTTACTACTCCGCCTAAAACTATGGTATACAATTTAGCACAGGCAACATATTATTACAATGTGTCTGGAGGGTGTACATACCTATATACTTTACAGTATAAACACTCTTCTATTGCAACCTTTCTTAATCCAAGCGATAATATTGTAGCATTAATGAAAGAACAATCTGCAGAAGTCAATACTTGGATGAAACTTAACCAAATAATGGAAGGTATGCTTATTAAAGAGTTTCAACAAACTTACGATAGTTTACAATCTTATAAGTTTCAACAATTCCAAGAACTAAATGATTTTTTTGCTAGTAACATTATGTCACTGCATCCTGAAGAATATATAACAAGAATTCTCGGAGCAACTAATTATTGTATTATGAATAGGAAACCTATTCTTGACTTTATTAATAAAGCAGTTAAGTCTACGCCACCGGAAGTTGATAAGCCAAAGAAAAGAATGTAGATTCCTCTGGTACTTCAAAACCAATTGTAACTTCTACATCATACTTGCTTGTATTCCAATCATTGTGTAAGTTTTCAATTTCATCATCGACATCGAATTCTTCCCAGGCATCTTTACTAGTAGACTTGCCATAATCTGATACAGTATACCTGCCATCTAGATTATTAAATATCCAATGTTTGATGTTATCAACGATATCGTTATGGGTCTTACCTAATCCCATATAATTAAACTTGTGGATTATTTGAGTAAAGTGTTCTGGCATCATACTTACTTCACGTTGATTAAGAACGTTTAAAGGATTAATGTCTCTCATTATGCCATTGCTCTACGAGAATCAGACAAATTTAATGTCGTCTTTTGTGCCATTACTTTTGGAAAACATTTCTTACAAAATTGTACAGGTATAATACCTAACTTACCAATCAATGTAGTTGGCTTGTTATGTGTGAATACTTTTGCACAAACTGAACATTTAGGTTTCTTCACTATGCCGCCTTTCTGGTTTTCTTTGGTTCTTCGTTATAATATGCATGAGTTCCAAATGGAGGAACAATGCTTTCATTACCGTGTATAATGAATACTGTGTCACAATACAATTCGTCACCCCAACTTCCAAATGGGTAACCATCTGTAAACATAATTAGTTTCTTAGGATCAATACCGTGTTCTTTCATGTATTCCCAATTACAATCGAAGTCTGTACCTCCGCCTCCAACTGGTTGGTAATCAATTAGTTCGTCTCCGTTATGCGGATCAAAATCTGCTTCAGCATACACAGAAGTATCAAAGCACCATAACTTAATGCTATAATCTTCGTAAGCATCCATAATACCTTTTACTTCACTTAAGAAGTCTTTTGTCATGCTATTACTAATACTACCTGACATATCAAGTGCAATACAAACATCAATCTTTTCATCGTTGTTCATACCTGGTAGTATTGCATCCATGTGCCATGAACGTCTGTTAATTTTTTGGAAAGTAAAGTCACTTTTAATAGTGCTTTCAATTTGTTGTTGTAACAATGTACGCCAATCCATTTTAGGTTGTGTCCAAGACTCTATAAGTCGTTTAACACCTGCAGGAACATTACTAGCACCCGAACTCTGTGCCGCACCCATTACAGCCGCTTTCATCTCTTCTTTAATCTGACGCTTCTCTTCGTCTGACAATGAAGGACGTACACTTTTGCCGCCTTTAGAATCTCCATTACCTTCAGAAGCATCATTGGCTTTTTTGCCTTTACCATCTTCTTCAAGGTGGTCATCTAATACTTTTTGTAAAAGGTCTTCAATATCAATTTTGTCTGCGTTTTCATATAAGTCATCATACACTTCTTCAAATGACCAATCATAATATTTTCTATCATGTATCATTTCAACAAGTTTAATAGGTTCACCAACTGAGTTTTTAACAAGGTCGCCATTAACACAATAGTCAGCGGCAATGTTTGACAAGTTTTTATCACGTCCATGGAACCTTCCCATGTGGTCATAAACAACGTGCAACACTTCGTGTCCAAATAAGAACATAGTCTCGCCAACAGTTAGTGCATCTATAAATCTTGTATTGTAATAAAAACGTCTACCGTCTGTTGCCGCCGTAGGCAACCAATCGTCACCATTTACAAGTTCAAGCCTTGTAGCAAGTGTTCCAAAGAATGGATGTTTAATAAGCAAACTAACACGAGCTTGTACTAATTTCTCTCTAACTTCTAAATCTAATTTAGGATCAGTTTCAAAGCCTGTTTCACAAACAAACTTACCACTGCTTTTATTAGTTTGAAACGACATATATTACTCCTTTTGTTTAACTTATACTATTATAATAACATCTTTACAGTATTTGTCAATACCTTAATGCAAGGTTTTCTTAAATATTTGTCCTATTAATTGGGGGAATTCGTCTTCTATTTCCATACGAACTGCTTCTTCAATACCCGAATCTGCTATTGCAAGGATCTGCTTCATAGTGAATGCCTTTGTCTCTTTGTTCTTAGGCATTACTACTGTTTTTAATTGTCCGTTTGGACTAATGACAAGCATCCAGTCATCATCTTCAACAGTGTGAAGTAATTTTTTTATTTCTTTTTCGGTCATATAATTACTTATCTTTAAGTTTTTAGGGAATAAAGGTGGCCGAGTCTTAGTTCTCTGATGATCGGACTCTGGTTTAATACAACGTAAACTAGTATTCACTATTCATAACCACCTTATTCTTTTAAAAGCGAAAGGGGTTTTTACACCCCTTTCTAAATTACCTAGCAGGAGAACTAGGCGTTATGACTGGCTTTGATATACTTACCAAACCTGTCATAAAACTCTTTGTAATTCTTTAAATACTTAGGTCGTAATGGTATCTTGTAAGTAACCAATGCCGCCCTTGCACCAAGTACAACCATTTCAGTTTCAAAGTTATCCATCATAAACCTAAAGAAGTTATCTGCAAGTTTGTGGAATTTCTCAATACCTTTTGTACCTTCTTTTTCGTATGCTTCACGTAATTCGTAACACATAGAAACAGTAAGTGAATACCTACCTGAGATTTCAACACTTGAATCCAGTGTCTTAACCTTGCCTGCAAGTACATCACTTGGGTTAGGAAGTTTGCCACTGTTCTTTAAAGTAGCCATAAACTTAACACCAACGCCTTCACCAACTGCACCTGAAACTAGGTTTGCTAATGTTTCTTCGTCCATGTCATCATCGTCAATTAAGTCACTAACGAATGTCCAAGAACGAGGAGTTGCAAATGAACGACTTGAGCTACGTGGATCAAAGTCAAACAAGTCCTGCTTGTGAACTGTTATGTGACCAATAACATCTGAATGTATGTTATTATTGATTGCCCAGTTTAACCAAGACTCATAATCAACACGCATTTCTAAGTGAACGAACCTGTTTGCCAACGGTGCTGGCATCCTGTAAGTAACACCTTTATCAGTCTCCCTGTTACCTGCGGCAACAATAACTACGTTACTTGGAAGTTGATATTTACCAACACGGTTATTAAGAACTAATTGGTAAGCCGCCGCCTGTGTACTTTGCGGAGCAGAGTTAAGTTCGTCTAAGAACAATACAACTGTATCATATTGTTTAGCCAACTCAGGACTTGGAAGGTCAACCGGTGGTGCCCAATCCATAACGCCTAATTCTTTATTGTAAAACGGAATACCTTTAATATCAGTTGGCTCCATTAGTGCCATACGCAAGTCAATTAGCAATGCGTTTCCAATATCACCAGAATCAACAATGCCTTGCATCAGTTCTGATTTACCAATTCCCATAGGTCCCCAAAGGAACACAGGTCGCTTTTTAGCGAATGCTTTGAGTATAGCCTTGTTAGCGGCAATACTTGTTACGGTCCTATTTTCTGTTAATTGTGACATATTATCTCCTTAATTTGTCGTTTTTTTAGTTTATACTTTATAATAACATCTTTTGTCTTGTTGTCAACCTTTTTAGGCAACATTTTGAAATCCTAAACTTGCAACAACAGATTTATTACCGCTTTCATCTATGACAATATCTCCAACACTAATTGAATGCATTGGTTTAAATCTTTCTATTTGTTCTTCAGGGCCTATATTACCAACTTCAAATACATCTTCTAAATCGTTAGCATTAATATTTGCAACGTGTTCAAAGTAACCATCTTTAAATGCTTGACTGGCTGGAACATTAATATCTTCTGCAAGAATCATATCCATTTTAGCCTTCTGCTTTGGAACTGAATTATGTCCATGTTCATTGATCATATCAACATCAGCATCTGACAATCTAATTTGAAAAACTTTATACATATATTCAACTCCTTTGTTTAACTTATATAACTATTATAACACAAACAGTTAATGTGTCAATACCTAATTACAGGTATTTTGACATTTTTTCTTGCCATACTTCATAAAGTCCATCTTCAACGTTATCAGCATCAGAAGAACCAGCAAGTAAATCTTCATGGTGTTTCATTTTGTTAGTAAATTCATCAAACGATTCACAGTTTGTAATTTCTTTATTTGCAATGTCGTAAAACTTATCTACGTTATCAAATATATAACTACTCATTCCCATTTTTATCTCCTTTGTTTAATTTAACTTATACTTTATAATAACATCTATTGCCAATGTGTCAACCTTTTATTAATCGTGTGTTATATGAAGTATTTGAGCCCTTAAACACCCGTTAAATGGTAGTTTAATCGCTTATATAAGGGTCGTATACGGGATCTGCGGGTTTATGTGTAAACTTATAGGGGTTTGTTGGCTTCTAGATACAAATCTAAGTCGCCATCGTATAAAGACAGCATAGTTGCTACTTCTTCACCGAATAGTTCAATTTTAGGGAAATTGTTGGATAAGGATCCAACTAGGAAATATGGACATTCAATTACTTTATCCATATACAATACATTCTTAAAGTTCTGTATTGGTCGTTTAAGTTTTAAAGTGGTGTACTCGATATTGCAGTTAGCAACAAAGAATGCTCTGCCATTATTGGTTAGCCTTAGCCCACCATCTTCTCTAAAGTTTGCCCAAATCTTTGGATACAATTTATCTAGAGGTTCGTCTATACCAACTGCTTCTTTAAGCAGTATTTCGGTTAGCCTTCGTTTGTTGATTCCGGATATATGCATACGCCTGCGTTCATTAAAACTACTGTAAATTTGTCGCACTTGAATAGTACGTTAAGTTTTTTCGCTAGGTTGATTGCATGGCCCGGGTTTGAAAATGAAACTTTCTTATACTTTGGAGATGCGTATCCAATCATCGCATTAAAACTCTTTAAGTTGATTGGTTTTTGGTCATAAAATACTGCCCAAACACCTTCACTCGCAAGGATCTGATCCGTTTTATAGTCTTTGTCGACTTTTTCAATAAGAATTACTGGCTTTGGTCTACTCACTTATATTCTCCGATATATTTAATTACAAATATATTTATCCAAAGAACATATTAAATGCTACTATTATGAGTTAAAAACTCCACCGTCCATTTCGCCTGTAGTGGGTGCTACATCTTGCTCCAGTAGTGTTATTACTTTGTTTTGTAAAGATATTACTTTATCTTGTAGTTCTACAATGTCATTTACTATTAGGCTGGCTTGTGTTGTATCGATTGATACTTGATCTTTATGCATATCTCTACTGCTAGAAACTAGATGTGCAAATTCTGATAGTTGTATACTCATTTGGGATCTTCCTGGTTCATACGCCATAACATAAACACCGGTAAGGCATAGGATAGTAATAAGATTAATACTAGACTAATCATCTTCCCTACTTTTTTTCCGTAGTGTTGTTAGCATATCTTCTTTTATTTTAAATGGGCCAATAAACTCGTATTTGTCTAAGGTTACAAGTTTTGGACAAAAACTTCTTGTCCAACCATTCTCGTACCTAACAACATAGTAACCTGCACAATGCATACTTTGACTTTTTTCATTTTTAGAATATAATGGAAGTTTCTTTCTAACATCATATACTTCATTGAACGGTTGACTTGCACTAGGATACCCATGTACATCGGCAACGTGTTTTTCGTCTGTATTTCGTGTTACTTCGCCTTGTGGTGACTGAACAGTTACATTTATAACGTTAGTATCAATGTTAATACCAAAGTCCACAGTTAAACTAGACTTATCTACTTGTCTAACAATACCGTCTTTGTAACTAACTTCATATTGGTCACTAGTATCATTACCTACTTGTCTAAGTGTTCCACACTTTTGACCATCTGCTTCGATGATCCAAAATTTCTTTTCAATTATTGTTTTTAAATTATAACTCATTTATATCCTGCCTGTAAAAATTCTGCATACTTTTGAGCATTGTCGGCTAACTTCTGTAAATCATATTTGCCACAGAACTTTAAGAACTTTGCACCTACCATCGGGTGTTCTTTTATTGCCACAGTTTCATCGATGTGCGTATCTACAACATCTTTAACATCTTGAGGTTGCTCAGTTAAGTCTATCAAATGTACATTGCGAGTGTAATCATCTAATACACGATGCTCTACACCATGATGATCTACCCATCGTTGTAACATCATGTTGTTCCAATTAAAGCCTTTGTTCTTACGATCCTCAAATGCTTCAAGTAAGCCTACTTTGTTCTTAGTGCCTTTCTTACGAACACCGGGGAACGCACTAAACACATTATCACTTGTATCGCCTCGCATACATTTTTCAAACAATAACCATTCGGGATCAGGTATTGCTTTAGGTAACTTTGTTTTCTTATCAACTACATACTTACCCTTGTCATCAAAGATGCCTTTTAATGTATGTAATTCTTGTGTAATACCGTTATACTGTGTTACCTTATCAGTTATTAACTGTATAAAATCTGTGTCACTACTAACAATACAATGCTCATCTTCCGGGTGCTTGTATACCCAACGTGCAATTATATCGTCTGCTTCTGCAATCTTACATTGTAATACACTACAGTTAGTCTTATCTTTTAAGAATGTTGTAAGGTCGTCAAAGGCTTGCCAAAATAACTGATCTTCTTCTTGTTCTGCTTCTGTTAGAGCCTGACGTGCTACTGCACGATTCTTTTTATAAGGCTCATAGAAGTCTTTACGCCAACTGCGTCCTTCTAAACAAAATACAACATGATCTGCACCTTGCTTCTGATATGCTTTTAATACCGCATTAAGAGTAATGTGCATTGCCAGTCCTAATTTCTCTTCTGCTGACGTACCTCGATATGCTACGTGACGAGCTCTAAAGAAAGTATTTGCAGTGTCTACTAATAGATATTTTGTCATGTTAGTCCTTATTGATAATATTTGGTGTAATAGCATCTACGACATTCACAGTCGTCGATACAACTGCTTTAGCAGTGTAGATAGTCGTACTAGCAACTGTGTCAACAACTGCAACAGTTGTGCTACAAGCAGATAGTAACGATATGAATGTAATTAATAATATTACTTTTTTGTACATACTTTATATTGTAAACAATTTTGTTGTATCTGTCAAGTATAAAAGTACCTTTTGACCAAAGTTTCTGTGTCCATGCTTGTCAAATTGATTAACTTTTAGTATACTAGCCGTTCCATTTTCTTTAATTTTTGAAAAATGCATTCGGTTTGTATTCTTAGTAGTAGATTTAAGTGTTTCATTTCTAGTTAGTGCATAATCTATAACTGCAACTGCGTCATTATCTTTTAAATTTGCAAACATTATGTTAGTTAATGGGAATTTTACCCAATCATCTTCTGCAGAATTCTTATCACCAAGTATTGCTGTCTTTAGTCTGTCTATTTCAACAGACATAATCACAAATCTGTTATTATAGTCAGCCATTTCCTCTACAAACTCAGAGAATTTTTTTATTTTTGCCACTGCATTAGCATTATCATTGGACTTGCTAAGGTTTAGTTTATCTAAACTAGACTTAATCTTTGATGCGTGTCCTTTGTATACATTATTTAAATGCTTTTCAAGTTCGTGTTGCTCTTGTGGATTATAAGATAATAAATCTATCTTACCTTTTGAAGTAGGTAAGTTGATAATAAAGTAATTGATTTGGTCTTCGTCGTCTACATCTTTATAATTGTTTATAGTTTCAATGGCGGCATCAATAGTTCCTCCTACACTGAAATCATGGTCAACTACATAGTAGACATAACCGTCAATCTTGTTTGCTATCTCATCTACCCAAGAGTTATACATTGCATTAGGATCTATGCTAAACTTCTTTTTGGCCCAGCGATCATCTGCATAAAATTCTTTTGCCTTTGCAACTGGTAAGTTCCAGTTGTCTCCGATTACATATATTCTGTTATTCATAATAATTTTAAGAAACTCCGTTGTAAGGTTTTGTATGCTTCTTTATCAAAGTAACCCCGTCTATGAGGTTGGTGTTGTTTGGAAAGTATTTCAACTATACTTTCATTAAGGAAGGTTACGTTGTTAGGTAAGTTTAAATCTAAACTTTCCAAATGTGTAGTTCGATAAACTATCACTTTGTGTGTAATATTACTTATCCTCTGAATAAACATTTCTAAGTACTCAATCTTCTTAGCAACATCAACAGTCTTACGTTTCTCACACATCATTTGGTATGTGCTTAACTCTGCTGGAGTAAGTTCGCCTAAGTTATCAGTACCATTTAGTAGTAAATGCTTACCCACAAACGTAGAGTAATCAGTATCAACACCAAACAACGATTTAAACTGTTCTTCATTCTCTGAATGAAATGTGTATAAATCCGGTATACCTATGAAAGCCGTTATTTGATCATTATGACCTGCTATTTCACTTTCATATCTTTCTAAGTTATCTAACATTACTTCTAGTGTTAGATTATGTCTGCCTACAGTAATTGGTCTTGCTTTGTACATATCTGCCAAGTTTGTAATAAAACTACCAGGCTTGTTATCCGGGTGCTCTATATCTCTAGCACCAAAATACTTTGGATCATCTTGTGATATTGTATATAGGTTGCCAGTACAACAACCACTTGAGTAACCATCACCTATATTATAAAATATCATTTACTTTAATTTCCCGCCAATTTCCCAACCTAGGACTATTCCGTAGTTCTCTTCACCAGTAGACTTTAACTTCTCATATGCTGGAGAGATGAACCATGTACCTACTTTGTATCTTATCATCGGAACAACATCTGCATATTCGTATCCTGAAACTAATCCTACTTCCAATGAATGAAATTCATCAAAGCGGAACTCTTTTCCAACGTATGCACTTACCTTATATTCTGAATTATAAAATATGCCTGCAATATTATCATCTACAGTACACCTTGCGTGTGGGTGTAGGGCGTTATAACTGCCTTCTAAACCAACGTGCATAGACAGTGCCATAAACACCGATAAGCAAGTTCCCACTATTTGATTTCTTTACGTCCGTCACCGATATCGGTGGTTTTAATAAAACTAGTTCTACCCCGTTCGTCCATATTCTCATATTCGCTTAATGCAACGTTCTTGCATACTGCGTTGAACCATTGGTCTACTACTGTTTCATCTTCAACACCTTGGAAGCCTTTAGCTCTTAACTCTGCTACAAAGAATTCATTCCAATCTAATTCAAATGCACCTTGTACAGGATTATCAGCATCGATGTCTAAGCCAATAACTTCAATAAACGGTTGTTTATTTTTAGTCGCTTCTGCTTTTGCTTTTGCACTATCTTGTGGAGTCTGTGCTTTAATTGTTTCTTTCAGTTTTTCTTTCTTACCAAACATTTTTTTTAGTATGTCCATATTACTCCTTACTTTCTTTTGTGGCTGTTGATTGTAATTCTTGTACCATCTTCATGAAGTTATTCATCATGTCGTTGTGTTTGTCGATTCCAGCCGGTATACAAATTGCCGTACTATCATTTTTTAGAACGTGTTCTAGTGCCGCATTACAAACGTCTGCACTTGGGTATGTTATATTTAATTGCATAACAGTCGATAGTAGTATGTATTTAAGCATTTTATATCCTTATGTTCCTATTGCATTTCCAAACAAGTAAACGTGTACTCTTGCCGCTACATTGTAGCCACGTTTAAATGCCTTTTCAGCCACTGCACCTGCAGTAGTTGTTTGTTCTTCTTCCCTTGCACCTGTGGGCATAACCCAAATGGGCCAATCAACACCAGCGTCTTTAAACTTTGCTATTGCTTGTTCCATTTCTTCCCACTCTCTTTCTTTGTGTCCAACTACAAATTTAAGTTGTCCTTTACTAGAAAGTTCTCTATACTGCTTAACTATTTCTGGCTTAATAGCCTTCTCAGGTTTCTCACCTGATACTGTAAATAGTTTAGGACTACAAGAAAAGAATATTTCTATATCAATTCTGTTTACCCATTCAACAAACTCGGGTAGTAATTTTTGCGTACCATTTGTTTCAAATGTCATACTAGCAGGCAAGTTACCTTGTCTTTCAAGTTCTTCATATATACCAATTGTCGCCCGTTGTCCAGTAACCATCAAAGGTTCGCCACCTGTAATACATAAGTGCTGTCTTTGTTGTGTAACAGGATGTAGGAACAACCCTTCCGGATTGCTCTCATTTTTCATAACGTTAATAATCTTTTGTGCTAACACTGTGGGAGTTTCTTCTCCCATTAGTTTTTTAAACTTCTTTGCCCAGGTGTAACTACTGTCACAACCTTTATCCCAAACAGGTAAATCTTCTACACGTGATACACTATCAACATCAAAGTCTTCAAACGGTAATTCGTAAGTGTCAGGTTTTGTAGGATCTATTTGTCCAAATCCATTACACTGTAAGTTACACATGAAGAAACGTATCCAAGCAGTAGGAACACCTGTGTAATTCCCTTCGCCTTGTATACTATGAAATATCTCCGAATAGTAATACTTCTTTTCTTGTGTTACTGCCATTGTTTTTAACCTTTGTAAATTGCACTATTGGCACCATGCTCGGCACATTCAACTTTTACACAATAACATCTATTGTTTGTTGCTTCACGGATAAGTTTATCTGCAAAGTTAAAGGCGTGTTCGGCAAACTTCTCTGCACCAACACCGTCCATTACTACAATCTCTGCCAAGTCAAGTTCTTGTAGTTCCATAAACTTGTCCATGTGTGGATCGTCTTTGTCGATTGCTGTCTTGTGATCAAAGTTATCTTCTAACCATTTCTTCAAAGGTTTAAGTCCCCCAAAGTCTACTGCCCAGTTCTTTTTATCAAGTTCGCTACAGCCAAAAGTAAATGTAAATGCTAAACTGTAACCATGTAGTAAATGACAATGGCTATGGTCTGCGTTAGGTTGTCTAAATACTGCCGACAATCCAATGTTATGTCCGTAATGCTTTGTGCTAAAATATTGTCCCATGTATTAATACTCCTTAATTTATATATATTATACTACTATTTAGGTTCGTTGTCAAGGTAATTCTAATAATTCCAAACAGAACCAACATATCCTTTACCAGTAGTATCGCCAAATTCGTTATCTAATTCAACACCGTTATATGATATAGTAGTAATAATAGTATCACCATTAGGCATTTCAGTTGCACTAATGTCAATCTTACTAACATCAAGTTGCTTACCTTCGGTTTTAACATAGACATCGTGGAATGTGCCTTTTTCAATACTCATGAAGAAGAATACATAGTTGTTGCCATTTTCATCTGCATGAGCATCTAAATCCATATAATCAACTTTAATCTCTTTACCATTACGTTCTAATAGTTTATCTAAGGATTCGTTTTCAACGAGTGTCTCGATCCATTCGGTTCCCCAACTCTTGTCACTGTCTACTTCGTCAATTTCTATATGAACACCATTAGTATCAACACCATTTGAATGTTCAATATCGTCTTTCTCATGCCATGCCATATGACATTCATGTTCTGGATCCCACATAAAGTCTGCTTCTTGTGGCATATCATTATGCTTACGAAACTCTTCTGGATCATTTGCATAGTCTTCTAGTGTATTGAGATTCGGATTAAATGCATTGTCTTTTTTGTTTTTGTCCCAGTTATTCCAGAACTCAAATTGTTCTTTAGTTAACTTTGCATAAACACTTTCGCCACCGTAGCCATGTAACCTGATACGATAATGCCTTACTGGCTTCTTAATAACTTCAATTAGTTCTTCGTGTGCTTCTTCAGTTGTTTGTACATCTGTAACATTGGCAACTTTAAAACTACGCCAACCTTTTGCATTAATATCATATACACCAATATTCTCTAACTGTTTGGCACTTGGTTCTTTCTTTTCTTTAGTACCTTTTGGCATTGCTTCTTCGGGGATAAGTTTAGGATCAGTTGTGCAAGTCATAATGCGTTGATCACCATTTAGTTTAGTAAAGGTTACTATACTTTCACCTGTCCTAAGACGTTCCATTAATGTTTCTTTAGTATAACTCATTAACCTTCTCCAACATTATTATCATTGTCCGCTTCGAGAATAGCAACTTGTGTACTTTCCCAATAGTTAATTACATCTGTGAACCCACATTGCATAACAGAATGTTTGTCAAGTTCTTCTTCAGTATATACTGCAAGTTCATCAATTTGTTCTTGTGTAAGATTAACAACGTCGTCAACATTATAGTATTCTTCTACACGTTCTTTAACACGTTCGAATATATCATTCATAATATTATCTTCGTGCTTGTGTATTCTGTCCCATTCGAATGCCATTTTATTTCTCCTCTATTCCCATGGATAAACTAGCCAAACATCTTCTTCGGCTTTATTAACTTCGTGTGCTTGATACCTAACGGAACCAAAGTCACTTGAATTATTTTCGGTTAGTACTGCAAATCTTACATTACTATCCCATACTTTTTGTACTTCACCGACATCAACGGCTTTAGCCCAATCTTCACAAATCCAATTGAATGTTGCACCACTGTCATTGATATCATCGATAATCAATATCTTCTTACCTGCAAAAGCGTCTAGAGGCATCCAGGTATTACTTTCTGTTTTAATAAAAAGACCGTCCCTGTCACGCAACCTTACATCTAATGTGTACATAGGAATACCAGTTCTATTACTCATCATAATAGCAGGTGTTAATCCACCCCTGGTTAATCCTACAATGTATTCTGGTCTCCAGTCATCATTGTACATCTGTGTAATGATAGATGTAACCATCTTCTCTACATCATGCCAATCATATATATGTTTCTTTATCATCTTTGCCCCTTAAATGTTATCTTCGCCTAAATACGTTTTGTGATCTGTCCAAACATACTTTACTGTTTTAGTTTTAAAATCTCCAAACATTTGATCAACTTTCTTTGGGTGAATAAAACCCCAGTCCTTACTTTTCTTACCTGGAATAAAAATAGTCCAAGGTGTAATACCTGGCTCTAGTTCTACTCTGTGCATACTATCTGCCGTTGCTTTAATAAGAGATCCAGGACCTCTCCATTCTCTTGTTGATCCTACAACTGCTCCAGTCTCAGGTACTATAACTGGTACCCATTCGTGATAGCCACCTTTAAGAATAAATGTAGTATAACCCCATGGATGGTCATGTAAATGATCAGGATCACTTTTTACAAACTTGTGTAAAAATATGTTAAAAGGAAAGTTCTTTCTATCCTTAAGGAACAAGTAATACCTTTCTAAATACGGTTCACCTGTTTGCCTATCATTTATAATTCTATATCTTCCTAACCATGTCATTAACTTCTTAAACATTACTATCCCTTACTGCTTGTTCATCAAATCATATGGAGTACTAATTACTCCAATTCTAGTTAGATTTGTATCTACTACTAGCATTTGTCCACTGTCTGCTTTGAAGCCTGGAAAAACACTGTTCATTACTTTGAAATGTGTAAAGACGAACAAGTTTCCTTTACCATCCCAACTCTTTATTAAATCTCTAATCTTATCAAACTCTTTTGTTTGTGAATCAAACAACTTATTCTTTTTAAATTCTATTCCGGCATACTCGGCAGTTTGCCAACATCTACAAATAGGACTTGACCATGCCTTCTCAATTTTAATATTATGTTCTCTTAAGAATACACCAATTGCTTTTGATTGTTTAATACCTTCTGACATTAAGTTTCTTTGGTTACCACATACCTTACTACTCTTGTCTTCGTTAATACCTTTTACTTTAGGTGCGTAGGCGTGTCTTACAAATACAATCATTCCACCTTTTTGCATTGATTCAATTGTTTCTGCTCTATTAAACTCGTTACTAAACCCCCAAGCATGACTTGAAAGTGTCAATGTTGCAATTACTGTTGCTATTAATATTTTTTTAAACATAACTATCTATTTGCCCACCTTTCTTCCTGTTCTTTTCTTTCGATCAATTTTAAATGTGCTGGTCTCATGCCATGTTTCTCTGTCATGTTAACAACTATCATTCCTTTTAACTCCATTAAAAGAGCATCATGTGGGTGCATAGGTTCAATTTCATTACCTTCGTCCCAACTGTAAACTTGCCATTCAGGATCATATACTTCGTCTATAGGATCTAACTTACTACTAAACAATCCGTTTCTAAATGATAGTCTTAATTCTTCTAACGTTTGATCATTTGGCTTTTTAAAACTTGTATGCAATTTGTACTCCTAAGTTTGTGTCAGCAAATCCACCTGTTCTTTGTTCAACATATGCTTTGAAGTCTACTGTATCTATATTATACTTGTAATATGCAGTAAAGTCAAGGTTTCTTTCGTCTGTTTTCATATTAACTTTAGTTTCTGTATTGTTTACGTTACCATCCATATCTCTACTAGTAGGTACATTATACGTCATACTAGCAGTTTCAATAGTAACTGGCTGACTTACACTTGCACCCCAACCATTCTTTTCAACACCAGCACTCCATGTACTACTGTAAATATCGCCTGCTTTACTTAACATACTCCATTCATTACTGTAAGAATTTTTAGTGTAACCTAAACCAAACTGTCCAAATACCTTAACATCATTATAAGATGCATTGTAATTGAAGTTGGCATAAGTTGTGTATGCATTATCTAAATTACCAAACACACCTGATTGACTGTTTCCTAAAAACGAATTTGCTTCGTTAAAGAATCCAGGTTGTATTGTCCACTGATGATCTGGATTATCATTTAATGCAATGTGCGGTAATGCCAAGTGTTGGTCATAATTACTATACCCTGCATACATATTTGTTGCCGCCAATGTGTGTGTAAATTTATTTGCTCTTGTATCTACTTTATATGAAGTACTCATGTCTACATAAAAATCTCTTTCATAACTATCTAATACCATTACACTAGCAAGTTCTGACATAGCACCACTGCTACCTGAAACATATCCTGACAGTGAACTTACACTACCATTTGTTCTACCAGTGGTAGGAATACCTGTTACTCCAACTGGTTGTGTTGCTTTATCTAAATCTAACAATCCTTGTCCGTGTGTGTTTACATTATAGTTTGCAATAGTTTTATCAGCAGTTTCTGTAAGAAGTCTTACAAGGTTCTTGCCTTTCATGTGAGGCCACATTTGATTAACAATAGCAACTGCACCTGTTACTACCGGAGCCGCCATACTAGTACCTGACATATGTACATACCCTGTACCATTATTATCTGTACTGTACACACTCGTACCCGGTGCAAGTATATAGTAATCACTTATACTTGCGGCATCTGTACAAGCATCATTAACATAAGTTGTACATACCGTGCCTGCTTTGTTACTAAATCCTGATATCTGATTGTTAGCAATATCCCAACTACCTACTACAAGCATTTGCCCATCTAGTATTAAGTTACCATTGCTATCAGTTGCAGTAGCCATTTGGTTCATACCTGGACTATATTCATACCCTTGGTTACCTGCGGCTTTAACTAATACCATGTCATCACCTAATGCAGTTTTCCAACCTGTTGCTTCGTCTTTTGCACCATTGTAACCATTTACACCATAATACCAATGTGTACTATGCCATTGTCCGTTACCATCTAATGTAAGACTTCTTTTAAATCCGTTATCTAATCTAACTTCGGCACTAACATTAATTGCTATTGCTCCGTTATCCTTGCCCCACTGTGCGGCTTTTTTGGCCCTGTAAAAACTATATGCAGTATTGTCTGTTACTTTTGCAATCATCATAGTAACATCTGGTGCTACACCAATTATTCCGTTACCATCAAGTTCTGCACCTGTAATACCTGCAACGTGTGTACCGTGTCCGTTACTGTCCGAAACATCTGTACTATTGTCTAAGAAGTTTTTAGTAAGTCCAATGTTACCATCTAAGTCTGTGTGGTTTACGTTAGCACCACTGTCTGCAATAACTACAATACTTCCTTTACCTGTCCAACCTCTGCTCCATGCCGCATCTGCATTAATAGTAGACAGCACGTTATCGTTAACAAAGTCTGCAAGTCCAAAGAACTCGTCTGTTCTATATAAGTTATTATCTTTAATAGCACCAGGAGTTACTGTACCCAAGTCGCTATGTGTATATACAACATTTGCATATGAAACTGATGTGTTGTTTTCTTCTTCAACAACTTCTTCTTCAACAACTTCTTCTTCTACAGGAGCATCACCATTCTTAATGTACTCGTAAGTTATAACAGGACTTGCTGGAACAATGTGCGTAGAAGTTTCAACAACTGTAATAGCCTTAACACTATTGTCACTATACGTTATGTTGTATGTTACATTCCACGTCTTAATTAGGTTTTCGTTCATGTTTGTTTGAACTCTATACTTGTCGCAAGTTCCTGTATGAGTTGTGCCATCTTGTAATATTTGATTAGTGCAATCTACTGTAGCATTAAATGATTTACTAACATCACCTGCTACTGTTGACTCTACTACTTGGCTTTGTAATTCTTTTGCAACTTGTTCTCTAGAAACTTCAGTTACTTCAACTACTGGTTCCTCTACAATAGGCTCTTCTACAATAGGCTCTTCTACAATAGGCTCTTCTACAATAGGCTCTTCAACTACTGGTTCTTCTACGACAGGGGCAATAATATCTTTAACATCTTCAACTTCAATCTCACCTGTACCAACCTTTTCAAAGTCAATCTTATCTTCATTTTGTGCAAAGGCTTTTACATCTAAATATGCACCAGTTTCATCATCAAATGTTCCGCTATCAGCAACACCTTTCCAAAAGGTTTCTTTACCATCATAATAAACTTTCTTGTAACCTTTAAGTTTATTCCATGCTTGGTCAAGTGGAGTTGCAACACCATCGATTTCAACTGTATAATTTTTTAATACGGATTCATCAATACTATTATTGTTCATCCATTCAAATACTTCTACTGCCTCCTGGGCAGTTACTTTACCATCTTCGGTAACAGTTTGTATTACTGCAAGATTTCCTATACTATTGGAAATTAATGAATTAAAAGAAACAGTTCCAATATTAGTTGGAGTTGGTGCAGTGATACTAATACTTCCACCTCCACCACCGCCACAAGCGGTAAGAGCCAACATACTAACCATTCCTAACACTGCTGTCTTTTTATTCATTAACTTACTCCTAAACCAATTAAGAAAAATATAAACCAAACTAGGAAAAGTGCTATTGCACTCTTCCATATAAACGATATTAAATCGTTTAACATTAAGCCGCCTCTAACATTGACATTGGAACAGTATAAGTTGTACCAATAGCACTGTGCGTCTTAACTAAACATTTCTTTTGATTAATTTTAGTAATTGTACCAAGTGTTTTCTTAGTCTTCTGTACAATATAAACGTCCATACCAACTGACAGACTTGCTTTTGCATTAAGTACTTTAACTTCGTTAATAAAACTAGTAAGAGCATTAAGTTCTGTTAAAGACATAGACATTACTTCTTTTTTAATTACTGTATTCATTAAGCATCTCCTTTGATTAAAATAACTGCACCAGTGGCTAACATTGCCAGTCCAACTGCCGCGATTTGTAACATTTCTGTAATAGAGTTTCCGGGACCACATTTTCCATCACAATCACCGCCTGATCCTGCCATTGCTATAATACCTAAAACAATTAGTATATACGCGGTTGTTTGCATTACTTTATTAAACATATTTGCTACTCCTTATTAATTAACTTATATTACTATAATAGCACATCTAGCCTATCTGTCAACCTAATAACGCATTAAAAAACCCAATGAAAACAAGGCTCTTTAATCTTTTTTTTATTATTTTTGCCTAAAAAGTGCTTGTATATCCTTCTTAGACATACCATATGCTTGTTCACCGGGTTCTAACACATCAATTACTGTGTCGCCTCTTGCTTCTATTGTTTGGTCAAGACGATTGATTGCATCTTGCTTACTAATAGCTCGTACATAATCAACGTTGAAAGTCTTTAATTTAGTGTCGGGGCGAGATCTTACCATAAAACTTGTCATTAAACTTGTTAACATATGGTTCCTTTTTCTTGTTTTAATATTATATTATACAGGATTTTGCTAATCTGTCAACCTTTGGCCCATAAAAAAAGCCACCCGAAGGTGGCTTTAGTTCCAAGTTATCCGATAACTGTTTAGGTTATTTTAACTTGTATTTCTTTTGTAGATGCTTGAGTAACAGACCATATGCTGGTAAGAATATGATTAAGCCTACTGCAATTTTAATTACAACTTGTGAACCTGCAATCTCAATCCAATTTGCCGCCATATATTCATCAGCACCGTTGTTAAATGCAACTGCAAAGAATGTGTAAGTATCGATGATGTTTGCCGCCACAGTTGATACCGCAGGTGCCAACCACCAATTGTTCTTAAATCCTTCTCTGATGTATTGGAATACATATACATCAAGTAATGTACCTACTGCGTATGCAGTAGCACTTGCAAAGCCAATTCTTAATGCAACAGATCCTGGTGCACCTTCGGCTAGTACAACTGCTATAGATCCAATAATTGCTAACGGATATGCCGCCGCAATAGTTTGCCTTGCAATGCTTTTGCCTAGTAACCTAACAGTTAAGTCTGTTGCAATTACTACTAATGGGAACGTGAATGCCGCCCATGTTAATTTTACTCCAAATATCTCTACTGGAATACCGACCAATGCATTTGATACTGTAATCACAATAACGTGTAGTGCTACAAGTTTCATCAACATAGTTTTGTCTACGTTCTTAAAGTTAAACATAAGTTTCCTCCGTGGTGTATGTTATGTTATAATTAATCATATTATTTGTATTCGAAATTCTGCGTGGTTGTATTAATTTCGATCAACCTTGCACCATTCTTAATATGAAAGTGTGTTGCCATTGGTGTCAATGGTGATAAAGTTACTACACGTTTAATGTGTGGTAACTCTTTTGAAATGTATTCTTTTAGTTTAAGAATAATTTCCCTTCCTGCACCTCGTTTACGAGACCATACAGTGTAGGCTATTGCTATTGTTGGGTTACTTTCTAAACTAGCCGTCTTACTCATTAGTTCCAATTCTTTTTCAGTAGTTGGTACTTCATTTGTATAGGCTATGCAAATAATTCCTTCAATAGTATCTTCGTACTTCAATCCATAAATTTTACGTCCGTAACTTGTTCTAAACTCTAAGTCTAGGTTAGGACGTACAGGATCTTCTGTTACGTCAATTTCGTGTAGCTCAACTAGTTCGGCACCTTTAACCCACCTGAAGAAGTTGTCTATTTGTCCTTTGTAATCTTTTAACATTATACTAGTTCTTCTAATATGCCTAGTAATTCGGCAATTATGAATAAGATACCTGCCACCAAAAGATTACCGTAGAGGAGTGATCCTCCGGCGCCTATTCTTAAAAACGATTTGACCAAACTGACATAAAAATGGCCCATGCTTGGATCCTTTGGGGCAGGTGTTATCCCTTTGGGGGATTTTGGTTGTTCCGTAACTGGAACATAAACTCTCTCTGGTATTGGCATAGATGGCATCTATCCTCCGAAATAATGTTGAAATAGTCCTGCGACTAATAATGTTGTTAATGTTGCGTTTAGCATAGTAAGGGCTCTGTCATGCCAAAGCATACCTACCCAAAACCATCCTACTGTTCCTATTAAACTAAACCATAAGTCTATAAGAGGTATTGTACCTACACTTCTAGCCGCAACGGCAGTTAGTATAAAAAAACTTGCCGCCCACTTAATGTACCACGACAAGTCTCCTTTAGGTGTAATCTTTTTGAAGACTCTAGAGCTATTAAGTTTTGCTATTTTATCGTCAAGTTTTTCTTTAATCGGTTCTATTGTCATTCTCTTTATCCGTTGTGTCCATAAACTTAAATAGGATTAAGTATAGAACTATAACAGTAACTACCATACCTAGGAAGAACAAACCTATCCCGTCACTAAATGTCATTATCGTTTAGTACGTTTGCTTAATTTGTCCTTAACTTTATACTTAGGACTGTTGGTTTGTTTCTTCATATGAAGTTGTAACCACTCGTAGTCTTTCTTTTCTAAGAGTGTTCCATCATCACATATATGGTATACTATTGGTTTAGAACTAGTCATTAAATTCAGACCTCACGATATGTTTTCTTAATGCTCTAACCAGTTCTTCAATTTTATCTATTACGGATATTAAACTTTTATCTGTAATAAATGCTTTACTACTTTTTAACTTGTCGTATTCTTTTAAAGTTAATGTTACAGTACTTTGTTCGTTTTCGAACGTTGCATCATTATCTCTATCATCTACACTTGTCATAAAGTCCTATCTAGGAGCAAACTCCTGTTGTAGTTTAATGTTATCGAAGAACTCTTGCTTTGTACCAGCGTCATTTGTAAATGCACCTTTAAGTACTGTAGTTTGTGTTAAACTACTGTGTGCCATAATGCCACGATTCTCACAACAACCATGTGTTGCTTGAATGTAAACACCCACGTCTTCACTTCCAGTTGCATTCATAATTTCTCTAGCGATATTATTACAAAGTTCTTCTTGCAGTGTGCCACGTCTTGCACACCACTGAGCTATACGAGTGTATTTGCTCAACCCAATCAATTTCTCTGCCGCAAGTATTCCTATGTATGCGACACCAGTTACTGGTTGGTGGTGATGAGAACAGACACTTTTAAGTTCACTACGAACCACCAAAATACCTGTGTATGCATCTGCCATCTCTTGTGGAAATGCAGTTGCATTAGGCTTTGGAAAATAGCGTCCACTCATCAATTCGTTAATATACATTTTAGCAAGACGTCTACCAGTGTCGTTACTGTTAGGATCATTTTCTCTATCAATAAGCAAACTATCTAGTACACTACTGAACTTAGGTGTAAGTTCTTCGATTAGTTTCTCAGTATCACCATCTTCAAGATACTTGCTAATGTTATCTCCAGCCCAATAACGTCCTTTATCAGCCTGGATTCTTTTTTTAATTTCTTCACTTATACTCATTTAATTCCCCTAGTTATACACGGCGAGTCGTGTTTATTATTATAGTATACTACATTATTATAGTATAAGTCAACCAAAATATTTGTTCAACATTTCAAGTCTGTCGTCAGCGGTAGCCATTTTATCTAATTCTTTTTGAACAGTTTCGATAATATCACTATGTTCACCGATGCCTACCACAGATTGCATATATACTTCAATATTGGCTTTATGCAAATCTACTTCTGCTTCGGCGTGTTTCTTAGCCGCATTAATTATTATTTGTTTCAACATAACTTCCTTTCCTGTAATTGCCCTTCTCAGGTATAACGTGTCTTACGCCACCCCTTGGGTCTTCCATATCGCCTTTACGTCTTGGGATTAAATGTACATGAGGGTATTCAATAGTTTGTCCTGCTTCTGCTCCAACATTTTGTCCAATGTTATAAGCATCACAGTAACCATCTTTTACCCAACCATATCCCCAATTATAAGCGGCTTTATAGCATTTTTCTAAAGATGACCATTCGAGTAATTTAGGAACAAATAAGATATGTCCTTCTGTTACAGGGTAAGCATCTCTAAAGACTGTAAAATCTCGTGTATCAATTATTACGTCTGTCCATGGAATATCTTTAAATTCCATCGACACTAGCCTTGATAGCCTGATACAATTTGGTACCATCAAAGAAGTCTTTAAGTCGTTCTTTTAGTAAGTTGTTTGTTTCAACATACTTGTCATAGTTCTCAATCATATCAATAATCTTGTCTACGACTTCAGTAGGACTCTTTTCAAAACCTTTTAAATTAACTGTTAAAGCACTTGCATATTTGAATTCATCTGGATACATTTCAAAGTAACTTAATCTATTAGGTACTAATGGTAATGTATCAACTAAACTACCTTCGTAAGCACTGATACCTAATGTTTCTTGCAAGTTAGCACTAAACACAATCTTTGCTTTACCGAGTAGTTCGTGGTATTCGTCTTTGCTTAACTGCTTATCCTGACATACAATAAATTCATAGTCTGGTAATAGTTCTTTTAGTTTAGCAAAGATCTCTGGATTCTTCTCAGGTGCTACTCTGTGCGGAAACAATATAATGTTTTCTTTTTTAGCACCAGCAAACGGTTGCAGTGTATCTGTTAGATACTCCATGGGCCAACCAACAATCTGCATCTTACCTACTTCTAAATTCTGATCAATATCCTTTGTATCAGTTAAGAAACTTTGTGCAAACAAGTCTACATGGAATCGTGTAGCAAAGTAATTATGGTCATAACATTCGAACATACTTGCTTCTGCGTAACGTACCCAAGGTTTAGCACCAATCAATCTTCCTAAGAAGTCTGCTGGATCATAACTACCGGCGTGCCACATACCACCAATTTTAATATTGATACCTAGTAGTTCTGCCATATACTTTAACTGTATTACTGTAGGGTTCCATGCATCAGTGTACAAGAAGTAATCGCCGTCTTTAACTTTACCACTTGCAACTAGTTCAGCAATTTGCAACATCTGTTGACTTTTGTAACTGTTAGTTCCTGCAAAGTTTAAAAATGCACCAGGTGTAGTAGTCTGTGGAACATCTCCACCACTAATAACTTCTACGTTATAATCCTCTGTACCAAAGTACTCAGACATTTGTTTAGGTAAATGTTTCTTCCACTGAGCCGTGTAACGTGTTTCGACTGGCTCTAAGTCTACTATATATACTGTTTTCATTTTTATCCTATTCATGTTCTCCACCAGGATCATTTGGATCTAGTGGAACTTTTTGAGCAATACCATTCTTATCACGGAATATAATAGAACCTCTACCTCTACCGTAAGAATGATATCCATTTTTAAATTTAAACGCATTTGGAATTTTTTCTGCTACTCTAAATGTGGCAACGGTAACAACTACTGCTCCTACAAATAATGCGTGTCCGATTGCACTATACATAAAAACCCATATGTTGTTGACAATAATGATTGCAAATACAGTTGACCACATAAATGCGAGTATTTGCATCACCATATGTCTAACTTGTAAATCGGGAATAGCTCTTAATGGATTCTTGTTATGATCCATAATAGTATTCCACGATTCAAAGATAAATTCTCTCATTACTTCCGGATTACCCTCCCTTGAGATCTCATAGCCTTGCCATCTCTAATCCATTGATTATAAGGACGGCGCTTGTTAGCAATGCTTTTCTGCATATGCCCCCATGGGCTGTTGTTTCGACCAAGGTCTGCTTCGTTAAACGGATATCCGTTATCGACGCAAAACCGCTTATATTGATCCAGTCGATCAAATAGTTGCTCCGTGTTGCTGAGCTTCATTTTTCTTAATTCCTTGTATACTCATATTTCGCTAAAGATCCGTTTTCCCCGTCCTCACTTACTTCAATTTCTACAGTACGTTCAGGGTAACGGGATTGTATCATGCCAAATAAATCATCAGACATCATTTCACAAGATTTGTAATCTAACTCTAATGTTTTTTCTGCATATAATTTTTCAAGCCAACGTTTGAATTGAATAAATTCAATATCTCTGTCGTCGTGGAATACTTCTATTGCCACTTTAAAATGAAAAATATGTCTATGAGGATAGCCTAAAAAACTAACATCATATTCATCTCCTGTTGCTAGTTTAGGATCATCTAATGCGGCAGGGTATTTGTGTATACCTTCCTTCTTAAATGTAACCCAGATCATTTTACTAGCGGATTCAATTTGCTTTTTTTGTGCGTCTTGTATAGCCGCCGCTCTCATGTCGCTAATCATATCGTCTATGTATCTTCCCATTGTTGTTACTTTCTATATTATTATAGTATAGTTGTTTTCGAATGTCAAGACTTACTTTTAGCAATTTGCTCTTTAATGTGTAATTTTTTTAGTTTTAAAGCAATCAAATCTTCTTTGCCTCTCCAACCTCGGTCGCCTTCACGGAGTTTTTCTGCGTCCGCTACTTGTTTTTTAAGTGCCTTATGTTCTTTGCGTAGTTCATCAGTTGTTGCTATCATATTATACCCTCCTAAGGTTATTCAATAAATGTGTCGCCAACGTACTTGTCCCAATCTGAAAATGTTTTACGATTAATAACATCTTCCATAGGAACACACCATACACCAGGATTTGTGGCATTAAAGTCTGTGTCATCAAACTTTATAGTTGTATTATGGTTCCATTGTTGCCAATAGCCAAGTTTTAGACTTTGCATAGGAATGAAGCGTCTATCTTCAACCCAACCCATTTCTAAAATATCTTTACCATATTCCATTAGATCAAAATCTAATGTAACCCATAAGTCTGCTTTAAGCAATCCTGAGATGTAATTATTCCAATCAGTCCAGTCACCGTTTGTTACTGGTTTAAATGTTGTGCCTGTGCCTAAATAGATGTGTTTAATATCATGATTGGTTGCGTGTTCAATAGTTCTATTTAAGTCTTGTATACCGCATACAAACAATGTCTTTTCACCGTACATAGGAGTCTTTTCAACTTCTTTGTTCATAAAGAACTTTGCTTTATCAGTTGTAACTTCGCCACCTTTTAGTGTAGCATACGTTCGCATCATTTGTTTCATCTATTTACTCTCTGTTTCGTCAACTATACGTTGAGCTCTGGTTTTTTCATACAGTTTGTACATATGCTTATTCCAAGTAATGTAGCCTCTACTGTATCCTTCTGGACGATTGTTGCCGTCAACAAATGCTTGTTCCCATTCCATATCTCTATCATAACTTTTTGTCCAAAAGCCATCTATGTTTAAGATACCTGTACTAATTAAGGAAACTGCATCTCCCATACTACTATGAAAGTTTGGGTTTCTAGGACTTGGAAAGTCCATACTTGCATTTTTCCATAACAAGTTACCAAATGTAGTAGTAATTCCTTTTTTCTCTGCCGCTAGTATAATCAATGCATTCTCATTAATTATATCGCCATCAAATACAAGTGTGCTATCATCTTTCAAATCTATCACTACATCATACTTGCCGTTAGGTTCTGATATTAATCTATCTTCCCAAAACTTTCTATTATGAGAACCTAGCACATCAACATCATCTGCTAAACGTAATACTTTTAATTTTGTGTAAACAACTGTTGCTAAAAAGCCACTGCCTATAATTAAAATACGTTGTCGTTGTCCTTTAAACTTTGCCATACCTGACATATAGTTTAACTTGTCTAAGTTACTTGTAACTATATTAATACCACAAGCCACAGGCTCTATAATGTATTTAGGATCAGCATCTGGCACAACTACATATTCGTTATGTCTAACGTTGTAATAATCTGCATATGCAGGTTCACCTCTAGTAGCAACAATGTCGCCTACCTTAGTGTCTGTAATCTCTTTACCAATTTTTGTAACTTGACCTAGTCCTTCATGTCCTTGCATATTTAAAGGCAATGGACCAAAGTTACCATTCATCATATCAATGTCACTACGACAAATGCCAGTCATTAAAGCCATAACTTCAATTTCTTCATTTCCTACATTAGGTTTGTTCCATTCGATTTCTTCGAACTTTCCATTGCCTGTTGTTTGTAATAGTTTTACTAGCATAGTTCTTCCATTTGTTTATGTATCCACATATCCTTTGTAAATTGATCTTCCCAATATTCATTATTATGCAGGTTTTCTAGTCCAATGTCAATCATTCTTTTGTATGCTTCTTCAGGACATAAGCCTAATTCTACACGTTCTATATGACCAAGTATTTCAAAGTTAATCCCGACATCATCGTATAAGTCTGTTTTCCAATTAGCGAGTAAGTTGTATTGACAAAACTTTGTCTTATATCCCATACCTGCTTCATCATCTACATCATATACTCCATCGGGATCAACTGTGCCATAATCTGTATCAAGTAATCCTTTAAGATCCCAATTAGTTCTTGCTATTTTATCTGATGGAAGAGTATTAGCATAACTAGGATTGAATACTTGATAAAGGCTTAACAAGTGTGGAAGTAAATCTCTACTTACTCCGCCATATGCTAATTCTTTTGTTGTAAACCAACTACCCGGATTAGGTACTCTGTTTTTGTTTTGCCAATGAATGTCAACTACACGACTTGTTCTTGCCATATTAATAAGTTCATCTATGTTGTGTCTAAACTGATTATTCTTTACCATAGATATTCTACACTCTGGAAAGTCATAGTGCAAATCTGACCATGCTTTCGAAGTAGATAATCCAGGCTTTTCAATAAACATTAAATGACACCAGGGAGCGATAAACCTTGCAAGTTCTTCGTGGGTTTCATTTGGCGTACAGATATGTACAGTGTCGTACATATCAATTGGTACATCTTGAATAGTCTTAAAATCAGCAGGTCTATTTGGGTCAACTGTTACAACATCGATACCCATTTCTGTTAGTACCTTCATGTATAGTTGCCCAATACCCATACCTACTATAAGACTTTTCATTTATACCTCAAACAAACTGTTAAATTGTGCAGAACTGTTAATAGTTTTCTTACCAACTGCTCCACGTGTTCCAACGACCTTCATCCATAGTTTAGTGTGTTCATCTACTAATGCAAGTGCTTGGTCTTTGTTATCAAGTTCAAATATTCTAGCAATAACATCTTTAACTTCTTGTTTATCGAATGTATCGTTAACAAGCATATTAGGATAGTTACCACCGTCATACTGTCTATTTGCTTCTTGTACACTATTAATGTGTGTATATACATTATGGTTCATCATAAGTGCATATGCAAACGAATCCCAACTAGTTTTAGTCGATACACCCATTCTATTAACATCTGTTGGACTGTAAATACAAACGTCATTTACTTTTAGTCCTTGTGTAATAGGAGTAGGCATCCAGTTCATTCCTTGTTTATTAAAGAAGTCTGTTGCTAAATCATCGTAGGGTCTAGTGTCAGTACTATATGCTTTGTCATCTGGTGCCGGCGACATCATATAACTCCACTTTTCATCTTGTACTGTTCTATGTCCTGTATAGACTTGACCATTTGCAGTACATAAGAACGGACTTGCACAATCAAATGTTACTGTGAAGTTCTCATTATGGTTCTTACGAATACCACGTTGTATTGCAGTTAGTACTAGTGCCCATTCAAGTTTACTAGTTCCTAAGAAGTGCATAACATCTTGTTTACCTTTTTCAAGTAAACCGTCAAACCTTAGTTCAATTACACGTTTCAATGCTAGATGCAAGTCGCACATATTCTGTCCGCCCATTGCCCAACCGTTAAAATGTGTATCTGGGTACAATCGGTGATCACTGTACTTCTTCATTTGCTGATACCAATCATCGGCTTGTGCAAAGTTTTCACCTTGTAGTACATTTAAGAACTTACAGTTACCATTACGGTTTTTAATAAAGTATTCGTTATTAAATTGTGTGCCTTCAACTGCTTCTTGATATGAACTAATTTTACTTTTTTCTGCACCTTCAGGACTACGTCCTACCCATGCCGGAATATCTAAAATCATTCCATAGTCCATGAACTTGTCCATCCACTTTAGAACACCATCACGTTTCTTTTGTGCTTGAGCACAACCGCTATTTGCTCTCCAGTCACCTTCCCACTTGCCTTTACCAATTTGGAAACCACCTGAGTCTCCTAGTAACCAACTGTGTTCTCGGTTCCTGTCTCTGTACATATCTTCACGATACATATCCTTTTCCAAGTCTAGACTGGCATGACCAGCCGAGTGCAATGACCATTTGTATTTCCATAGACCTTCTGGTGCCAACCAGTTCATACTTTCAACACCGTGTGGAAGAAAACTAGGAACACGATTATAATCAATATATTCGTGCCTACGTTGTCTGCCTACAAAGAGTGCGTAGAATGTACTTAATGCTGGCAGAAATACTGCGTAGTCATTTTGTGCATCTGTAAGGTTAGTCTTCATTGACTTCCCCTTTATTTAGATTGTGCTGGAAGGATATAATCGTATTGAATCTGTCCAGAATCAACTGAAATCATACTAGCACCCTCATCAGAGAATCGCATAGTAATTTCACCTGGGAGGCTCAAAATACTAATTACTTGGTTAATGGGCCACTGCCAACCGTGCTTCAACGAACCAGTAATATCTGGTTGGAATACAAAGTTACCTGCGTGTGTGCTATGGTCACCAAAGTAAAACTTTAAGTTGCCATCTTCTGTTCTAGCGATGAAAGTTGTTTCTTCACTATGCACTTGTGCCTGCATTTTTAAACGTTGTACTGCCGCCATACTTGGCTTAATTTCAACGTCCCACTTAACACCCTTAAACTTTACAGTTTTAAGTTTGTCGTTAATTACTTCACTTGTCATAAAGCGATAGTCGTTCTTAAAGTCGCCCCTAACATTTTCAAAGTATAACCCAACTGGAACATCTGTTCCGTTGCGTTCTTGTTTGCTAATTGTAATCTTAGCATCTGCTTTATACTCTTGAATACCAAGTAGTATTGCTAATTTACTTAAATTAGGCATACCGAACGTACCCATAAACTCTGCGTACGGCGATTTAAATTTGGCTTGTACGATAACACTTCTGTCATCTGCAAGTCCTTCTAGTGTTGTTGCAACATCACTACCTTCAATTTTTACCAAGTCAATAAAGCCTAGGCTGTGTGTATGCTGAACAATATCGTTTAGATAGTCTTTCATAGATTTATTCTCCATCAGTTAATAATACAATTATATGTGTATTTAGGTTCAAAGTCAAGTTCTTTTTATTCAAAACTAAACAAATCATTAAATTTAGTGTTAGTATTGGAATCTAGCGTCAAGTCCCACCCCAATACGTCTAATAGGTTGTTAATCTTACTGTCAATTACAGTGCTTTCCATTGCACTATCATCAAACGGTAATTCTTTAAACCATTGTGGCAAATGCGGTTCATCAACTGGATAAGCCACACTAGTGTATCCTAGTGGATTTGCCTTCATTTTACAAACAATAACTTTGTGACCGTCTTTGATCTCGGTACTATATCTGTCACTGTTCATCTTTCGCAATCTATTCCAGTTCATACTAGCTCTGACGTGTCCTGGCATATTTGCTCTTCCTTGCCGCTGTTCAAGTGCTTGGAATTTTGTCATGTTATTTGCACGTCTTGGGCTACCTTTTTCCCAACCTTGCTTTTGCATGAATTCTTCTTTAAACAACTTTACTTTCTCAAGTGCAGTATCTCTATCATCGCCAGTTAACACTCCTGTTAAGATGTTACTAAGAAAGTCTTGTACAATCTTAGGTGTATCTGACCGTTTAAGGTCAAGTCCCATTGCTTTAATCTTTCCCGGACTGTCTTTATCTGTGCGATATCCTTCGTTGTCGTATATAAGTAATGCATAACGTTTCTTTGTAATAAACAAACCTTTGGTTGCACATACTTCTCTACCACCAACAATAATCTCTCCATTTTCCCTAGGTGCATTAAAAGCCTTCTTCATAAAGCCTGGAAAACTTTCGTTAACTTTGTCGCTAATAGAATCATATAAAGCAGTACAAGTATCTTTGTTCCACTCTAATTCACCTTTCTCAACACGTTCTTTAAGAACGGGCCATGCACTAAAGTATGCAGAGTCTGTGTCACCATATATAATAGTTTCACCTCTATGATCATACACGCCTGTTAAACATTCATTAACATATGCGTCCATGTGTTTTGCAATACTTCTGCCACACAATGTAGTACTTTGTCCAATACGTTTATCAAAGAATCTACAACCTGGATTAAGAATCGCACCATATAAACTGTTCAAGTTAATCTTTTTAACTAACTGTCGTTTATCCCAAAACTGTTTCTCTTCCGGAGTTGTTGCACTTGCTTTTACTTTTTGTATATCTTGTCGTTCTCTGTACCAACGTGCTAATAGTCCAGGTACAACACCTTCTATTTGCGAATTAAATATAGTACCATTTGCACTTAACATCCAAGGTTTTTTACTTAAAAATATAAGTTTATAGATCTCTTTACCAGACATTATATCATGCGAACCGTTTTCCCATTCAAGTACAATTTCTTTTTCGATGTCTTGTGACATAACTAGTTCATATTCGATACTACCAAACATACCTTCCCAAGAATCTGCAAAACTCTTCTTGTCAGCCATGCTATCTTTAACGTGTCGGTCTGTGTAGTCCGGACGCAACTGTCCTACAATAGTTTCATTTCCCATGTTAAGAGCACGAATAGCCGAAGGATACAAACTGTTAATATCAATACTACCAATCCAATCATGCAATCCTTTTTGTGGGTATGCCACATACGCACCAGCCGCCTGTGTGTTACCAAGTTCATCTCTACTCTTACGACTTGGAACAACTAACCCACGTTCGTGTGCTTCGTTAATAATTGCTTGTTCTGTAACTGCGACAGCACCCATTGTTGTTTGTAACAACACTGTATTACTGTGTGCTAGTTCACTACTCAACTCCATAAATTTTAATTTCTTATCTAGTTTATCTAGTAGTGCAGTATCCTGTCTCGAATATTCAATAAACGTTTCAAAGTCATTGTTATATAATTGATCCAGTGTGCCTGTGTATTGAACTTTGCGTTCATCTAATTCATATTCACCAATAGCATCTAAACTGTAACTATGCATTTCGTGGTATGTATACTTACGATACAGTTGCATATAGTCCATGTGTACACGACCAATAGTATCAAACGTTAGTGTTTCACTACCAAATCGTTCAAACGTTCTCGACTTGGGTAATGCACCCCATAAACAAAAACGTCTTGTATCATCTTTACTCAGTACACGTTTAACTCTGTTTACCAAATACGGAATATCATAACCTTCACTGTTCCAACCAGATAAAATATCTGCATCATCAATAAGTGTTAAGAATGTATCTAGTAATTGCGACTCTTGTTCAAAGAAGAAACAGTTTTCATACTTTGCACAAACCTTATCGCTTTCTTCCTTACTCATTCCTTTAGGCGGAATTGCAAGTGTTATAAGTTGATCAGTCCATTGTAAGTACAAACTAATTGCAGTTACAGGATTAAACGGATCCTCAGGCGGAGAGAAACCTCGTTCCTTATCGAAGTCAGTCTCAATATCAAAGAAACAAGTGTGCAACTTAGGTGCTTCTTGTCCTAGATAGTTTTCTTCTAAAATACGGAATACAGGATTAAAGTCGCTTTCATAAAGTCGCTTTTGTCCTACTAGTTTTATTTCTCTACGGAAATCTTTTATCGAACGGCACTGGATTCTACTAACAGTGTTGCCGTGGATACTTTTATGTTTACCTTTCGGATCATCATAATAGAATACATATTTTGCGGGATAATCTTTATACACACGTTTACCGTGCTTATTTCGTTCGACTATTTGTATTAAGTCCTTGTCTCTATCAAAGAGTGCATCAACGTACATATATTTTTCCTTTGTTGCTTATAGCCAACTAACTGTGATTCATGCTCTACTGAGCGATTAAACTTTGTATAATTCCAATTATGTATATTAAAGTAAGTCCTGCGTTTAATACAATCAAACTCTTTTCTTTCCATAATACACCTACCACTACCCAGATAGCATTTGCCAAACAAAATGCATAACTGTAGTACGGATACATATTGAAACTTGCCATAGTAGCCGCGATTAGTAATATTGCAGTGCCAGTCCATGCGAGTCCTTGATATGGTTTTACTTTTTCCATTCCATTAACTCCATCTCTACTGCATCTGCTCCTTTATTATAATGTCTTTCCACTAATTTTACAACCTTTTTAAATGTATCTGTTACTGTTTCTTTTGTTACTTTATTGCCTTTAGTAATAAGGAGGTTATAAGTAAGCAGTTCTGTGTCTTGCTCATCTGCTTTATCGTAACCTCCTATACTACTCATTATACTTTTGCTGTTTCCTTAAGAAAGGCAATAGCATTCTCTGGTGTTGTCTGTTCATATGGATCGCTATCAGAACCGACGTTATTGATGCCGGGTTCTTCCCACCATTGTTCAATAACTCCATTATTGATAACTGCCATAAAACGCCACGAACGATTGCCGAAGCCTACGTGAGTTTTATTAATAAGCATACCTAAACATTTAGTAAGGTCACCATTTCCGTCAGGAATAACTTTAACGTGCTTAATGTCTAATACTTCTTTCCAAGCATTCATAACAAACGAATCGTTTACTGAACTAACATAAACATCATCGATGCCTAAGTTACGAAACTCTTCCATATTATCTTCAAACCCTGGTAGTTGTGTGCTTGTACACGTTGGTGTAAATGCCCCTGGTAAACTAAACAATACAACACGTTTATCTTTAAAGTAATCATGTGTTGTTTCTGTATGCCATTTACCGTCTGCAAAACTGCAACCTTTTTCAAGTACAGTGTCGCCTGTTCTGACATTAAATTTTAATAGCGGGATTATTACGCCTGGTTTCATATATTATTCCTGTTGTTTATTGCTAGTTGTTTCTACCACCATTGTGCCGCAACACCGTAACCAAATACGTTTACGAGACCAAAGTAAAATGTTAGTAGTGTTACCCAAGCCGCACCTCTGCGATAACTTGCATAACATTGTGTTATTGATCCGACAAAGAAGCCTGGATAAACAATAAGCATATTTGGATCTTTAGCATTGATAGCCAAAGTCAAACTTGCACCTACTGTAAATACAAAACTTATTAATTCAAGTCCAAAAGCAGTTGTATCACTTTTGTATGAATTTACCCAAAACGACCTAATCTTCTCCATTAATAAGAACTTATAGTGCCGATTTTACCTACAGTTGCAAGGATATTCTCCAGGCTACCATAATCTTCTGCGTTCTCGTCAAAGTTGCCTTTATGGGCAGTTTTTATTGCTTTTTTTAATACTGCTGGTTTAATTTGCATTTCTTCTGCAATCGCTTTAACAGTATCGGATAGACCTTCGTTCAAGTCTTCGACTTCTTGCATCACACTGATGCCTTCATTGATAACTTGAGTAAGTTTTGCTTTTTCTTCTGGATTAAATACTTTATCTGCACTCATACATCTGACTCCTTTTAAAAGTTAATATAGTTTATATATTGTTACTATAATACAACAAAGATGACGACTTGTCAACCTTTATTGCAACTTATTTTAGGATATTATGAAAGTTTAGGATTGAACTGGAATAGCATTTCTTGTGGCTTTCCAGTAGTTATGATAGCAGGGTTCTTCTTGGCTGTGCTTACTTTATTAAAGTCTTCACCAGTACTCATAACTCCTACGGAATTATCTGCCATGCTAATGCCCACCAATACTTGCCAAGCACCACCCATGTCTGAGTCTTTGTACCATTCGAAGTTGGCTCTAATATATGCTTTTCTAACCTCATTAGGATCTGCTTGGGGTTTAGAAAAGATGTTTATAATTTCGGTTGCGTGACCTTGGAAGATCTCGCTGAATAATTCTTGTCCAAGTGCTTTACGTTCACTTGCTTCAGGATTTGCATTGTTAACAATACTTACAAAGTTTTCAACGTTTAAACTTGCTTGTCCTTCTAAGTATTCATTAATAGGACCTGCTAACCATTCGTAACTTGTACAAATGCCAAGCATTTTATCTCTGCTAGGTAATGCACCAGTTTCTCCAAAACGTCCACCGCCTGAACCTTTTTTCTCGCCAATAGCCGCTTTAACTTCAACGGGTGTATTGCCTACTGTAACATCTCCCTTACCTTTAATACCAATATCACTACTTAGAATAGCCAATGCGTGTTCCATTGGACCTTTCATAAGTTGACCAACACCGAAGCTCTTCATGTGTAAAAATACTTCTTTGTTAACGGCACTATCATAACATAACTTGTCAATAGTGTATGTACCTGGGGTAATTAATACTTTAGGATTAATAACTTTGTTACTTGCTAAATTCTCTGTGAACTTCATTTTCTCTGCAAATGACAATGGTGCTTTAGATATTTCTCCAGCAATCTTCATTACTTGCGTATCGTTGTATTCACCTTTGAGTATGGATGGTAGTACTGATGTGAATCTATCTAACACTTGGTTCTTGTTTAAAACAGTGTAAATTTTGTCAAGCACTTGCTCTGCTGTTTTACGAGCATCTTCGTCTTGTGTGTCAGGGTCAATAGCATTTATACTCTTCAAAATCTCTGCTTTAGCAGTATTTAAATCTGTATATTCTATTAAAAAATCTTTGGCTCGCATTGTTTATTCCTATTGTATAAAGTATTTATCACTTTATTAGTTTGTATGTATCTCAACGATTAGGTCATTAACACCTTTAATAATCCTGTGATATACTTCCTTGGGTATAAAATGGGTCTCGCCCATTACTAAAACTTTAGGAATACTGTTATCCATTTGTAGTTGCCAACCATCACTGCTGATAACTTTAATAGTACGGTCTTCGTTATCTCGATGCCATACTAAGTCGTCTTCCCAGATTGTCTCTGGAAATGTCCTAATTTTTCTATTGTTTGAAATTGTTTTCTCTACGAAAGGAAAAACATTACCACCAAGTTCCGCCACCAGATAATCCTAAACTTTTTGCATAACGTGGTAAACGACAACTCCAGTATCCTGCTTTAGTTTTATCATTCTTGTTTTCGCAATCATGTCTGTCTTTAAATGCTTTTTTAGCCTTAGGGTCTTTTAGTTTAACTGCAAGATTACCGCCGCCACCTGCCGCACCGAATGATACTTTAATTGTGTTACCTTTTTTGTTCTTTGTGTATACATAGAACTTTTTACTACCACCACGTTTGGGTTTATTTAAATCTACTTTTTTACCTTGATACTCTGCTTCGTGGACATTCATGTTGTCTTCACTAATAATCATATCTAAAGGAACTCTGCCATGTTCTTTTAAGTTAACCCATTCACCCAGTTGTGTGTCACGAAGAATCTCTTCATCAAACCAATGTAAGTCGTTTAACTTACCTTCTGTGTAAAGAGACCTTGCTTCTTTAAACATATTAAAGTACTCATCACTACCTAAACGAAAGACGCTTTCGTGCAGTGGAGTATTAGATTTTAGGTGATATTGTACACCTTCGGAAATGGGTAATAATTCTGTATATTTCATATTAGTATTTAGTTCAAGACTTTGTTAAAGTAGTTTGCTAGAGCCTTGTGTCCTTGCTGATTAGGGTGTTGCGTGTTATCAAATAGTTTACTAGTCATACTAAAGTCTGTTCTTTCGAAGTGTGCTTTACGCCAGTTACTGTCTACATTTTTATCTAGCCATGCTTGTCCAAACGTATTAGGTTCTTGTAAATATCCTAATTCATATACTGGACAGTCGTACATAAAGTATCTTTGCTTTTCTTCGAAGTACAATACATTAATTAAACTGTGTGGCAAGAATGTTTCTTGTTTTCTCCAAAATTCTGTATCTTCAAATACAGGTATAAAGTGTACTGGGCAATCCCATACTTGAGCCACTATACATTCAATTGCATGAAAGTTATATAACGAATAGTCCATAACATTCTTTACAGTTACATTGTCATCAAACACTCTCTTTTGTGCATCTGCATACCACGGGTCTGGGTGTTGTGATATACAAAGTTCACTATTAACACTGATGTTTATAGTCATTCTGTTAATACTAGTAAATGCAATTATAACTGCTTCAACATCTTCGTCTGGATAATCAAGACTTGCTTCACTTACTTGATCTGTTATTTGTCTGTTACTGGCACCAGCTCGTGCAAAGTTTTTACAGTCCTTGTCTAGTAATTCGGGCCACGGTGTGTGGTCTTGCCACTTTGCAGTCCAACTGTCACCAAACGTGAATATCATGTTACATACTCTGTAAAGATACTTAACCCTGTTTTTTCTTCCATACCGTTTTCTAAAAAATTACTAGCACAATGTAGTCTAGCACAATCAAATATAATAGCATCACCTGGTACCCAAGGGCATTCTGATTCAATACTAAAACCTTCTAACCATTCTTGTTTCATATGTCCTGTATCTGTATTAGGTATTCTATTGTCTTGATGTAAGTTATGTACTCCGGAGTATTCAAATATAGGCTCATTGCCTTTCTCATACATTTGTGCTGAATCTTTATTCTTAAAACACTTTACTGGTCTATCGAAATACATTTGATCAAATATGTAAAATTTTGCGTCATCTAACATAGGAAGTTGGTATGTTGTGTATACTTTTTCTAAAGGCAATACAATACATTTACCCGGAATAATAGCATGATCTTTAGGAACATCATTATGGAGTATGTGTGGTTTCCTTACTGTAAAGTAATTACCACCGAATGGTTTAATTTTTGCATCTAGTACACTTTCAACACGTTTCATTATGTTTTGATAATGATGATCACTTTTATGAGGTAACTTACTAACAACAGGACCTGTGTTCTTAAACACCTTCTCATGGTCCGGTCTATCTTTATGTATGTTTAGTAAGTGTATTTGTTCAACTTCGGATAAGAAGTTTTTAATTGTGATTGTCGGTGAAGTGTTGTCTATTATTTGCTGTTGTCGTTCGTTGAGCATTGTTTACATCTACACTGTTTGCAGACTTCAATTTGTCTGTATTCTGCTGGTTGTTCGCTAGGGTAGTCTTTTTCTTCTCGCCATAACGGACTTCCACAATGGCTGTGGTGTCCACAATTTTGACAAGAATTAGAAGTCATTGTAACTTATAATCCTGATAGGTATTTAATTCTATCTAACTCTACACTCTCGTTTACATCAGCGGCTAGTTTTTGCTTGTCGCCTTCGAGTTCTTTAGCAAGAGCAGGATCGGCTTTGTATTTGTCCGAACCAGATATAAATCTTTGGTATGCTATACTGTTTACTTTTTTATCAGCAAGTGTTACTAACATTTGTTCCATTTCTTTAACTCCAATTGAGTCACCTGTGTATTCTGACACTGGTCCTTCTGTTTCAGCAACACTATGGTCACCTTTTTTATTCATCATACCAAATACTAGGTTTGTTACTTTAATCATACCTGCTTTAGTACCCATCATGCCAAGTAACTTTGCTTGGTTTTGTGGATTAATCTTATCAAATACTTGTGTAATAGCACTTGCACTATACAAGTCTACACTCATTTGTCCGTCTGCGAACTTAACAGGCATATTTTGCTTGTCTGCAACAATCTTTCTCAATGTATCTAATGCTACATTACTATGTGTTGCTTGTTCATCTGGACTTGCTATTTCTGTAATTTTGTTTTGTGCATAATAGTCAATTATTTCTTGTGCAGTGTCAAACGATTCTTGTCCTGCTTCGCCAGTGCTTACCCAGAAACTATCTGAACCACTATCAAAACTAGCACCGCCAATTATTTCATCATTGTACATAATATGTATGTCATCGCCATCGTCTTTAACTACTGAATACCCGTCTGCTTGTGCAAGTACGGCATCAATTGCTTCTGACTTAATAGGTAACTCAGGATCAAATGCTTTCCATTCATCATATGTTAGATAAATGTCTGTGTCTGGATCGTAATACTTGCCTTCTTTAGGATCGTAATAAACAACTTTACCTGAACGTGTCATAATAGGACCTTCTAGTCCATCTCTTGCTACATACTTGGAAGGCATATCTGGAAGAATTGAATATCCTTCATCTATGTCTAACCAACTTTTATATTGTGAAATTTCTTTTTCATAAGATGCTTTACCTGTGTCATTCATCTTTGCCATCATGTACTCTGCATACTTGATAGCCGCTTTTAAATCTTCTTTTGAAGAATCTTTACTAGGATTAATAACTTCTGGTGGACTTGTGCTTTCCATAGGTTGTCCTGCCATCGGTGCACTTAATGTAAACTGTCCATGTTTAACGTTACCTTGATGTTTAAACTGTGGTCTAATAAAAGTCATATTAAACTTATATTTCTTTGCCGCAATACTCATCTGTAGTTTGTCAACAATCTTGCCTTGTGCATTTGTGATAACAATTACTGGATCTTCAACTCCCATTAATGTATCTTTAACTGCTTCATTTAATGAAGCACTGTAGTTTTTAATACGTTCGTACATATCTTCTGGTATCTCTACATTGATATCTTCGTTCGCTTTAACATAATTCTTAATCATCTTTTGTATATCGCTACCTGCTTTTGTATATGCTTGAGCAAACTCTTTTTCACTCATGCCCATTGCATCAGCAAGTCCAGGTTCGCCGTCACCACTATACATCATCATTAAATCTTTTTCCATGTCAGACATCATACCTTCGTCTAATCCTTCTAACATTGGGTAATATTTTTTAACTATAGCATCACGTTCAGCCATTTCATCACCGAGAATATGTCCACGTTGGTTATGAGCTTTCATAATCATTTCCATACGCTCTTGTTCATTTCTAGTACCAAACATTCTTACAAGTTCCATTGCATTTTCTGTATGCATATTATAGTGTTCGTTTTCTTCAAATTCTTTTTTGCCAAATACATAAGGTATTTTAGCAACACCTGTAGTATCTCTTGCTTCGTTTTCAATACTTTTTAATTGAAAGTCTGATAACTCTTGCATTGTGTCAAAAGGTCCACCTACCATCTTACCATGTCTAAATGCGTAAAACTTGCCTTCTTTGTTTACTGCTGTAAGTCCGTACTTGTTCATTTCATTCATTGCTTCAACAAATACTTCTACCATGTCATCGCCATTGTTGAGTCCACCTGGTGTAACTTGTACGTTTTTCTTACCCCAAATTCTAATTGCATCTTCCGGAGACATACTAGTCTGTTTCCAACGCTTTTCTTCTTCAACTTTTTTAGTTTTTGGATTATCGTGTGTCCAACCCATGTCTTTCATATCTAAATGGTCTTTTTCTACCTTCGCCATTTTGCCTTCACCTGTTTTAGGATCGTACATCATGTGTGGTTTATATTCTTCTTCGGCGTGCATAGCCGCCATATGTTTCTTGTACTTTGCAGTACCTTTTTTATGTGGGCTTTTGCCTTCTTCTAAATCTGCACGGCTTATAAAGTCTTGAATTACATCAGCATCTAAACTTGTTAATAGTTCGTGCATTACTTTTTCATAACCATGCTTTTCGATCATGTCGTATACTGGTTGTGTATAATATCCGCCTGCTTCAGTTACTATATCTTCGTTAGCACGTTTCATTGCGTTTGCTACACTAGGATGTTTTGATAGACCTTTTGCTAATTTCTCAATAGTTGCATGGGCACCATCATAATTACCATCTTTGTATCTTGGATCATTTAGAATTCCAAATGCCATTTTAATCTGTTTGTCTGTAAACTGTGGTCTCATAGCCTTTGCTTGTGCCATGTTTTCTTCGCCTGCAGTTTCGACTGACATAGGCTTACGAGCTTCTAGTATTGGTTTGTTTTTTGCTATATCAGTTAACTTCATTTTATTTTTCCTCTGTAGATTCTTCGGTATTAATAGCAGTATCTAAATCTGCTTTTAATTTACCTTCAGAAGCAATGTGTCCCATTGCATCGTAATGTCCTGACTCTAGTGATTCGTAAGTACTTGACAAGTTTGTCACTACGTCCATTAATCCTGTAACATCTCCGCCAATGGCTTCAATCTTTCTTGCCATTAGTCCGTCTGCTCTAAATACTTTTTCCAATGAATTAATCATTGCTTGTGCCTTTTGAAACATATTATCAACATATGCTTCTTCAGGTGTTGCTTCTGTAACAACTTGTGCTTCTTTAAACTCTTTACCTTCTTCATGCGCCGTTTGTGCAAATGCTTCTACTACTTCGTCTGCACTAGCAAAGTCATCATTGTCAATAGTGTATGCATTATCTAATCTATCATACTGTCCACTAGCAACTACTTCTTCGTCAATATGCACATCAACATTAAAATGGTCTGAATGACTTTCTGTCATAACTAATTTAATATTGCCTTTTTGTGCAAGGATACTTTCATCTGATTTTGTTTCTTTATTAAACCTATCTAATATGCCACGCATATCATCAGCAGATTCGTTCAAACTAGTTGTGTTAGTTTGTGGTGCTACTGTATAGTTGTCTTCCGACATCTCGTTAAGTTTATTTACTAGTGTTGCAAAATCATCTGACATATTAATTACCCTTTAATTGACTCTTCTGGTTGAATTGTAACCATTTCTGGTTCTGGTGCTTGAGTTGGTTCGTCAGCAATTACATCAATGTTAAGTTCGTCACCTTGTTCTTGGTATTCCAAGTGGTGCTTAACACTACCCATGTAGTCTGCCGCTTTTGTAATTTTTGCCTGTACCCAGCCTTCAAGGCCTTGTTCTTCGGATACGTTTTGTAACATTTTATGAAGCTCTATTGCATACTTGGCGATTTTATATAAATCCCCTTTAGCCATGCTAACTTCGTGATCTAATTCCATTGAACGTGTGTCAGAGGACAAATCTTCGTTTAATGTTTTGTTTTTAAAGTGCTTTGCTCTCATAATAACTCCAATATGCTTTGTACTATGTTGTATTTATTCATTTAGAACAAATAAACTATCTTATATTAAACTACAATAGGTACTAATACACTGTAGTAAACAGTGGTATTAAGCAAATATTGAGCTAACTTTTTGTGTGTAAGGCTGAAATTTAGTTTTCTTTTTACCTTTTGGGGTTGTATGCCCAAATGGATCTACTGCTTTACGAGCCTTTTTAGGACTAACAAACAATGGAAATGCAATAGCGGCTCCTGCCACGTCAGCACTACTAGTAGCACCTGGTGTTGCGTCTTCTACAACATTGTTGTCTTGTGATGTTATTTCCCAAATTTTCATATTAGTATTTATACATTAATGATGTTCAGTCATAGATAGTACTTTTAAGCAGTTTTCATATGTCTTTGGAACATTCATTACTAAATGAATACTTTCATCGCCCCAACAGGCTGTTCTGTGTGTTTTTCTTGTATCCACATAGTAACATCTTCCTGGTTCGATATCGACTCGTCTATAGTTGTGTTCCCATTCGAAACTTCCGTGTCCTGTTGTGCCACTTAAGAATCCAACAAGTCTAAAACAATCTCTGCTTAAGAATGGTGCATCTCTGTGTGGTGGGAACCAACCGCCTTTGTTTAATTTTACTAGCATTGTTCTGCCTAGCATATCAAAGGCTTTTGTGATTGGGTGTAAAGCAGTTACATTATGAAATGCTTCAGTAGGGTAATGTAAATCAATTTCGTTAATACGTTCGCCGTCTTTTTCTCCAAGACGTTTTCTAACTTCAGGCATACTTAGACTGTCACCGACACTGTCGCCTTCAGCACCTACAAGTAATAAACCTTCTCTATTGTTAGTGATACCTTCTCTGCGTAAGTAAGGTACCCACGAATCTTTGTACTGTTTCATTTCTTCTTTGAACAGTTTTAAATCAAAGTTAATTGATAAAGGAACAAAGTCTCCAATAGCGTCTAACTGTAACTCACACTTAATGTCCTCTAACGTCGGCTCGGGCATAATGCCTTTGTTATAATGTCCTAGGTAGTTGGGTTGATGCTTCCGTTGTGGAACCCATTCAATCTTTTTACCATCTGATGTGAAGTCGTCGTCTTTGTGTGCCATATGGATTTGTTTCCTTATTATGTTATTAATATACTAGGGATTGGGTAGAAAGTCAAGAAGAAAGTTTATTTTCTTTTCATTGCGGCAAATTTATCTGCTTGTGCTTTTCTGGCGGCTTTATCTTCAGCATCCATCTTGGCAACAGCCGCGTCTTTACGCTCCTGCGACTTAGGGTCTTCTGCCTTGGCTTTCTTTTTTTGCTTAGGGATACTCTTGCCACCATTATAAGCGCCAGCCATCGCCGCTTGGTCTGATGCACTTGATCTTGCTTCGCCTACCTGTTCGCAGTCGTTAACTGTTTTGCCTTTATTCTTGCCAGTACCCGGTTTAGTGCCAACTTTTTTATATCCTGGCCAACACTTGTCTGGTCCCGCAGTTGCTTTTGCTTCATCAACGCCTTCAGTCTTTGGTGTCCACCAACTACCTGTTTCGTCATTGCAATCATGTCCACAGTCTGTAGTAGGTTTGTGCATTTCGTCTCCACAATCCTTACATACCATTGTTTCTTTTATATTCTTAATCTTTGCGACTTCAGATAATAGTTCTTTAATTCTCATTGTTTGTATCCTCGGCTACCTTAAAATTGTAAGCAAAGTTAATTTGCTTTGCTAACTGATTGCCCCTGTCTCTTTCGGTTTTCTTAGAGCTTTTTTTTAAATGGTTTGCTTTGGCTCTAAGTCTTTTTAAATCTGTTTTACTTATCTTGTCTCCAGCGCCTTTACCTAAGTAAGCCGCCGCTTTGCGTTTTAAACTTCCTGGTCTACTTCCTGGTTTCTCTGCTCCAGTAAAGTCTTCTAATAAACTGTCTAGTTCCTCGATGACCCATTGTACTCTGTCTTGATAATCCATAACAAGTCTCCCTGCCCTTATTATTTATTTTCAGATAACTCACTAGCATCTACTAACCAAACTTTTGCTTCACCTTGTGTGCTAATAAGTCCTATTAGTCTAGTGTTACCTGCTACTAAGTCTAAACTTCCATTAGGTTGTTTTACTACAATTGGCATTTCAACTGTACCACTGTCCATTGCTTTTCGTAGTCTTGCAACTTTGTCTGGCTCTAAGTCATCTAAACTTTCACTACCGTCAGCACCTGTGTTGCTTATTTTCTTTACACTGTCTGTTGTTAGTGTAATTACTTTGCCTGTACTTGCAAGTTCTTCCCAACCCGTTTGTCCTAGTTTATTAAAGTATGTATAACGATTTGCTTCTTCCCATTCTACATCAAATTGTGGCTTGACATAGTTAACATCTTCTGTAAGTCCTAAATTGAATAGTTTGTTAGGGTCACTGTTTTTTGCCGCCGATTTGTGTAGTAGTGGCGGACTACCTTTGCTGTCAATACTCATACCAAGTTTTTTTGCTTGTCTCTGAATCTCGCCAGGCTTAACATCATCAGTTGTATTCTGTGATGTAATTATTCCGTTTTCATTAAGATCTGCTTCAGTTACTACTGCTTGGTCACCGTAGTGTTTAAGATATAATGTTACCAAGTTACGCCAGTCTGCACCTTTTACAGTGTTTGCCACACTTTGGGCATAGTAACCTAAACTATGGTGCAATCCTTCTTTTTCTTTACGTTGTAGGATTGAATGCAATAGTTCTACTGCATATGCATATGTTTTCGGTTTAGTTATTTTGTTAATAAATCTAGGTATAGCATCAAAGGCATCATCACGTAAGAAACTATAATCGTTATTTTCTTTTAGCTCTGGATGATATTTCATTGTAACTTTTTTAGCATCTTTCTTAATAGATATACCGTCTACTAATACTTCTACTGGATATGTTTTAAACTCGTCATACCAATACGCCATGTCGTATCCGCCGTCTTCTAGTAACTCTATAAGTACACCTCTGTCGTAATCTTTATCTTCTGCTTTGAGAACTTTAATTTTTCCTCTAGGTAATACTAAGTCTACACCTTCATTATCTAAAGTTGCTTCTTCAACTTTCATTAGTTTACTAATGCGTGGTTTGAATAACTTTTGATCGCCTTTGTTAGTTTTTAATACTGGTTGATTGTGATCGTCTTTATCAAAGCCTTTAACTGTTGCTTTGCGATTCTTAAACTTACCAACCATCACTTCGTCACCAACATCTATGTTAGGAAGTTTTAATGTTTCTGCTTCGCCAATATAGTCATCTAATTTATCAATAGTGTGTTGTACATTAGAGTTTTCGTGCTTAATAGCAATGCCACCTGCCGCTGTCCAACTAGCAATATTTTTGCCATAGTCGTCTATTAAACCATTCGGAGTACCGTCTGGTTGTTTAGCATACTTGGCTTTGTTATGGTCTAGTATAATTTTTTGTGGTGGGAAAGAACTTAGGTTCTTTTTTATCCATGCCATCTTCTGTGGCTTGGAATTAGCGTCTCCCGGAAGTGGAGCACTTAATATATTATATCTACCTTTATAGGCTTTAATTGCTGACAACAGTTGCAATGCATTACTTGTTAATGGCAAGTTAACCCAAAAGTTAGGCTGTTCTTTAATTTTGTTTAATGCTGAATCAACATCTTTAATGTCTTTCCAGTTGTTTACACCTACTAGTTTAGCCCACTCACCAAAAAAGTCTGCAAGTACACCGTCCATGTCTACATATAGTTCTGCAGTTTCGTCAAGTTCTTCGAACATATTAGTTGCTTCAACTACTACGTCACCATATAACTCTTGCCATGCTTGTGTGTTATCTAATTCTTCGTCAGTCCAACTAAATTCTTCTACTGTAAACTCGGGATTACTAGTTTTAAAATTCTTCTTACGCATTACAGTCTTTGCAATTAAGTCTAGTTCATTGTTGGCACTATCCCATTGTAAAACGAAAGGTATGTTAACATCGGTTCTCATGTCTTTCATTACTGCTTGTGCATCAGGTCCTAGTTGTGCAATCTTCTTGCCATAGTACTTGTACTCTTGCTTAAAGATTCTAATAAGTTCTGCTACGTTGATTTGTTTTTCGTTGCGACTATCATTTACTCTGTCAAGGAAGTGTCTAGTAAACTCTACGTCTACTCCAACTTTAGCAAACAAACGGTCTGCGTAATCTTCTAAGGATCGCAAATCGCCTTGTGTGACTGGTAGACTTTCGTTGCCACTTTCTCTTAACCAACTATAGGACATTTATTTTCTCTTTTGTTTTCTAATCCAAGATTCCCTTAAATCTGTTTCAAAACTATCAAATACGTTTTTAGGGATACCTTGGCTTTGTTTGCCGCCTGCACGTCTTTTCTTTTCAATATCATCAAATGCTGTTTCCAACGATGATACCATTAGTTGCACTATTCCACTATCTAAGTGGCTTTTAATATCTTTAAAGTCACTTGGCATACCGCCGTTAGTTAATGTAGATGCTTTACTAGCCAAATCTTTTAACTTACTGTGTACGTTTGCCATTAATGATTTAATAGTATAACGCCCAACACCTTGAACTAGTACTTCACTGTTCATAATGTCTTCACGGTCTAATGTGTAAAGGCTTTCAACGATTGCTGTATTGTTGTGTATTTGCACTACTGATTTTAACTGTTCAAGTTTAGTATTAATTTTATTTGAATCTTCAAACGTTAACGTTTTATCTTGTTTTAAAAGTTGTACTTCTTTTATAACTGCTTCCATTCTACTAATGAAAGGTTTTTTCTTTTTACTACTTAAACTTAATTTCTTAACATTATCAAATTCGCCACCTACAGGAACATCTTTAGTTGCATTTTGTTTAGTAACAATGCCTGCACCTGCGGCTTCCATGCTATACTTGGTATGCAAGTCGCTAATGCTATGTTCTGGCATTTTTTCAAGTTCTTTTCTTTTTACAAACTTGCTTGGTTTAGTTTGAATTTTTAAATTTGGTAACTTTTTATCTTTTTTCCATTGTCCTGTTTCTTTACGACCTGGATTCTTAACAACAAACTCTGTAATTTTTGCTTTCATCAGTTCGTGTATCTCTGGATTGTAACTACCAAATAAATCAGTAATCATTTGTTCCTGCATATCGTCGTCTGCTTTTGCAAAGTTGCTTCTAAATTCTGTTGCACTTTTCATTGGCTCACCTAACACTTTAAAACTTAATGTTGGTACTGATACAATATATCCGTGCTTGTCTAATGACTCCATGCCTTTGCCTGCTTTTTGAAAGTAACTTGGGCTACCATCTTTCTTAGGCTTAAATGTAAAACGTGGATCTTCAGCCATATCTTTATCACTAACAGCAAACATTAATATTGTGTTTGCTGGATCGTAGTTTGCTACTAATTCTTGTGCTTGATATGGATTCTTAGTTTGTATAATAGCACTTGCAGGAATACCTGTGTGTATCATCATCTTCTTCTTTTCTTCAAAAGTAAAAGGACTTTTAGGTGGAAGAACTTTATCGCTTGTTGCAATGAATACTTTATCCGCACCGAACTTTTTAACTAATGCGGCATACACACTAGCATGACCCTTATGAAAGGGGTGAAATCTGCCTGGATAAACTACTAAATGATTCATACTTGTGTTATTCTCCTATATAGTGTATTTATGTTGTTGATGAAGAGAACGTATGATAACCACTGTGGCCCAATTTAACATCATTGTGTGCATATACTTTACCGCCCATATCTTTCCAACGTTTGCAGAAAGTATAGTCTTCGCTAATGTAATTGCCATTTGGAAGTAGCCATGTGTCGAATAACGCATACATAAACGGCTCAAATCGCTCGTCTAAGTTGAGTTGATTGTTATACTTTAAGTCGTGATACCTAGTAAACATCTTTTCAATACAACTTCGTTTAATCAACATAAACCCTGTGCCTATGTCTTCAACTTCTTGTATACCTGTTTCTAGTTGTTCTTCGCCATTTATAGTATTAGTAACATACTGTATGGGATAATTCTTTTTAGGATATAAACCACCGATAACATCTTTGTTTGCAGTTAACAAACGATACACATCAGTAACATCAAATGAAATATCTGCATCTATAAACATGAAGTGTGTTGCTTCGGGGTTTGCCATACTCTTGGCAATCAGATTGTTTCTAGCTCTAGTAACTAAACTTTCGTTGGATATTGTTTCTAATGAAAATTTTAAATTATTACCTGAGAACCCTATTACGTTTCTAACAAAACTAACAAAGAAACTTTCAAATACGGCGCCGCCATAACAGGGTACCATAAAACTTATATGACTGTTCCGGATTGCCGAAACATCATTGTCGGTGAAATCTAACACGGGTGTTTAGCCTTTAGTAATTGAATTGTACTTTAGTAATTGAACCAGCAGTAAATGATGTAACTTTTGCTCTTAGCCAAATAAAGTTGCCAGTCATGTTTCCAGTAACGGCAGTACTTGTACCTGTCGAACCATCGCCAACTGTTATTCCAGGTATATCAAACCAATCAGTATCTGCTGGGTCTGTAGCCAATGTACCTTGGAAAGTAATTATACCTACAAATGCATTAGGAAACACTGCGACAGTATGTAAGCCATCAGTATATCCGTAGTATCCATCACCTTCAGCCTTAATACTAAAGAAAGAAGTTGCTGAACCGTCATAATTACCGGATGCCGCACCGTGTGTTGTACTTGTGATTAATGTTGTTGTCATGTTGTATTCCTAATTGTATAACTATTTATGCTATTCGGTAAGTGTATATCGTATTGATAACATCACCTGCTATTAAGTTAAGCATTAGAATGCTGTCATTATCTTTAGCATATATGTATTCTGGTAATGGCTTTTCCTTTAACGGGTGTCCATAATTATACATTCTTCTTGTTTCCCATGTCCAGGGCATTCTAATATCCCCTGACATTTGGTAATTTAGTAATGCATCAATAACATCTTCTTGTACCCAGGAATACCGTGTAATACACTTTAAATTGTACACACCATATGGCAGTTTATCTGTAACAATAACGTTAGGATCTTCTGTAAGGCTTCTAGTGATTTCAACATTTTGTATACCGGTGTCTTCGGCACGTTTAACATAATCTTCACTATTAGAATAAAAGTCAACTATTGGACATTCGACTCTAACTTTACCTTGTGGATCAAAATTTTGTCTAAAAGCATATATGCTTAATAAGTACTCTACTTCTTTCTCATCAAGAACCCAATTACCACCTTTAGTAAAAAACCCTTGAGAAGTGTTTGCATACTCGAGTTCAGTGTTACGCATACGATCTAATGTATTAAGAACTTCCAAGTCGTCCTTGTAGTGATAACAACTTCGCATTAAACTGGCTCCTCGTCTAAGACTGAACCTAATGCGATACTTAAATCGATTATAAAATAATCTCTGATTGGTACTCATACTACTACTTATCGTATTAGTAATTGTACTATACTGCTTTTGGTTTGAATTGATCCAGTACAATCAACCCGTTTGGGTCAACGCCTGGTGCTGGTGCAACTTTATCAACAATGTTATCTTCAACTTTATATTCAAAATCGAACTTGTCTTTTACAAAGTTTAACATAATTTTAGTTCCTGCAATAGGCTTGTCTTTTATAATTGCTTTGGATAACGGAATTTTAATATCGTTTTCAATTACACGTTTCAAAGGTCTTGCACCCATCAATGGATCGTACCCACGTTTAGCAAGTTCCTCTACTGCACTTTCGCCAATAGTAATGTGCAATCCTTTTTCAATCATTAGTTCGTTTATCTCGTCAATAAACTTAATAACAATCTTACGCATAATGCCTTGATCCAGTTTATTAAACTTAATCATTCCGTCTAATCTGTTTCTAAATTCAGGAGCAAAGAACTTTTTAACTTCTTCTGTACTTGCATTGTCATTCTCTTCTGCAGAGTTAAAGCCAATACCTCGCTTCTCAGATTCTTTAGCACCTAAGTTACTTGTTAACAATATAATACAGTTTCGAGCATCTGCTCTTTTACCGTTTGTACTTGTTACAAATCCTTCGTCCATTAACGATAGTAATACGTTAGTAACGTCAGGGTGTGCTTTCTCAATTTCATCAAACAAGATAATAGCATTAGGATTCTTTTCAACTTGGCTTACAAGTAAACCACCACCTAAGTTACCATCTTCGTATCCTACATATCCTGGAGGTGCTCCAATAAGTCTAGCCACTGTGTGCTTCTCTTGGTACTCTCCCATATCAAATCTTAACAATTTCATATGTAAGTTTTCACTTAATAGTTTAGCCAACTCTGTTTTACCAGTACCTGTTGGTCCTACTAGTAAGTAACTTCCGACTGGCTTACTGTGTGATTTTAATCCTGCTCTTGTTACAATTACTCTATCCATAATTGTGTCAACTGCTTTGTCTTGTCCGTATAGTTCGTGTTTAATTTTGCTTTGAATGTCGTCTAAATCTTCTTCTTCTTTGACTCCACTACTAGAACTACCTAATTGGTCTACAGGTATCTTAACTGCTTTACTTAATTCTTCAAGTATTTGTTGCTTTGTAATTTTAAAGTTACTTCTGTTTAATAACCGTTGTTTAGCACAAGCACTATCTATTAAGTCAATTGCTTTATCAGGTAAACGTTTATCAGTTTGGAACCTTACACTTAAATCAACTGCGGCATTAATTGCATCTACTGTAATTTTTGCAGTATGATACTCTTCAAAGTATTTCTTTAATCCTTTAAGGATATCTTTAGCAACACCTGGAGTTGGTTCATCTACTGTTAGTCTGTAGAACCTTCTCATTAATGCTCTGTCTTTTTCAAAACTTGTGTTGTATTCTTCCCAGGTTGTACTTGCAATAACTCTTAGTCCTCTGGTAATATAAGGCTTAACCATTTGTGCAAAGTCAGGACCACTACCACTAGTAGCACCTGCACCTCTCATAGTATGTGCTTCATCGATGAATACAATACTACCTTTTTTGGCTTGTAAACTTTCAAATACGTCTTTAATTTTTTCTTCGAACTCGCCTCTGTACTTACTACCTGCAACTAATCCACCAATATCTAAACTGTAGATTGTTGCTTCTTTTAAGTACTCAGGTACTTCGCCATTAATAATTTTGTTTGCTAGTCCTTCTGCAATAGCAGTTTTACCAACACCGGGATCGCCAACTAGTAGTACGTTACTTTTGTTTCTTTTACCTAGTATTTGACACAGTTCATCAATTTCAAACTGTCTACCGATAACAGGATCAATTTCGCCATTTTTTGCTAACTTGTTTAAGTCTACACAGAACTCATCTAATGTACGTTCTGCTTCTTCCTTATCTAATGCATCCATATGTGGATTGTCATGTACATAAGTTTCATTAAAGAAATCAACTAATGCTTGTTTGCCAATACCAAACTTTTTGAACAAGAATACTGAATAACCTTTGTCCTCTTGACAGATACTTAAAAAGATATCTATCGTTTGCATATGCTCTCTGCCACCAAATAGCACTTGTGTATATGCTCTGTTGAATACACGTTCTAATGCATGAGTTCTTAGAAGTTTAATCTCTTTACCTTCTGCTGTCTTTTTACCAAAGTTGTTTTCTGTAAGATACTTTACAAATGCATCATTAAGTCCTTGCCAATCTGAGCCATACTCTTCGATCATAATCCTAAAGTTTTTATAGTTGATTAACGCAAGTGATAAGTGTTCAGTTGTAACATATGTGTGTCCGTATTTTGCCGCGAACTCACTAGCCTTTTCGACTATCATTTCTATTTCTGGGTTAGGTCTTAACATATAATAACTCTTCCGGTATATTTGTATTGTTAACTCTTTGTTGGAACGTAATGCCTTTTAAGTGATCGTATTCATGTAAACACACTCTAGCATTTATCCCATCTAATATTTTCTTACTTTTGTTTCCTTTATGGTCTTGCCATTCTAGTTTAATCCATTCAGGTCTTTCTACTATAATGCTTTCGCCTGCAAAACTTAAACAGCCTTCGTCAAACTTACTTAATTCATCTCCCCATTCTAGTAACACAGGGTTGTAATAAGCATTATATTTTCCGTCTACAAATGATACAAACAAACTAGTATCTATTCCTACTTGATTTGCGGCTAGTCCAATACCATTTGATTCTCTCATAAATCCAAACATAATAACAGATAAACGTTCGTTTTCTATTTTCTGTGCAAAGGTATCAAACACCACAGGTTGTGTAGTAATATTTAACAGTTCTTTTGTTAGTCTCATAATTGTCCATTCATTATACTTAATATAACTTGTTTTTGCTGATCTGTCAAGTCCTTAGGTACATTAATATGAAGAATAATGTAGTGATGTCCTTGGTTTATGCCCTGATGTGCTAATTTTACACGACTTTCGGGTTGTGAACCGGGTTGAATCTTGTATTTTATCTTACGTTCGTTAACAGTTGTAAGTTCTTTCTCTGTGCCTATTAATGCTTCCCATACACTTATTTCTTGCATACTGTATATGTCGTTACCTTGTCGTTCAAAACGATGATGTGGTAACTCTTTGATATTTAATAATAGGTCACCTGGTACTGCACCTGGATTACCTTCACCTGCATATCTAATTCGTTGTCCTCTTGGTACACCTGGCGGTATATCAACTTGTATAATCTTTTCTTTGCCTGCAACTGTAACTGATATAGTTTTCTTTATACCACTAGCAATTTCCTCTAGTGTCATTGGCATTGTTAAATTAACATCTTGTCCACGGCGTCCTGCTTGTCCAGGACGTTGAAATCCTTTACCAAACATATGTGCAAACATATCTGAAATATCAGGTGCATCTTCGCCAGCGGCCCAACCCTGTTGCCAACCTTGTGGTGCAGGATTATCGTACTGTTGTCTTTTGGCAGGATCTTTAAGTGTAGAGTAGGCTTCGTTAATTGCCTTAAACTGTTCTGCATCACCACCTTTGTCCGGGTGATGAGTCATACTTAACTTTTTGTATGCCTTCTTTAACTCTGACTGTGTGGCGTTTGCGTTAACGCCTAAGGTTGTATAATAGTTACTCATGAATATATTATACTACATCTAGAGTAAAGATGCAAGTCTTTATTTAACTTTTGTTTTTGGAAGTTCCAGTGTATAAACCAAACCAAGCCGCGCCAGCACCAACTACGATTGAAACAAGACCTGATTGTTCCATACTCGGTGCATCTAAATCCATGTACCATAATACTACTTTGTATAGTAATACTATGTATACAGTCAAAAATGCTCTTGGGAATATTCTCCAACTGTCTACTGCTTTTGCTAAAAATATTAACCATTGAAAAGGGTTCTTGCTACTGTCTACTGTTTTGGTATCAACTTCAAGTTCGATGTTGATCTTTTTTGTTTGTGAATCCATAGATACGATCTCCTAGTGTGTTTTCTTAACTACACTGATATTTATCGTAGATGGCTATTTTTTAAGGTTTCTTTCGCTATACCAACCTACTAAACTATAACGTGGTTTAGGTGCTACAAAACTAACTGGACTAACAAAATGCTTGTTAAACGACGTCTTTGACACATCTAAGAGCACTAATCTGTTGCCTGCGGGTGCTATTGTAGTGTGTACTTTGTTATGTTCATCTGTTAAACATAGTTGTCCACCCCATTCTGCTCTCCATTCTTCATTAAAGTAAAACAAAAAAGCAACTTTTCTAGTAGGATCATAATGTGGGGTGATCCAGTTATCGTAACTATAGTAACTAAATGTGGGGAATGTAGTAAACAAGTTATCAAACTGTGTAACATTTTCTACCCATTCTTTAAACGTGCTGTCACCTTTAGTATTTCCAACATTGGATGCAAACTCATCTGTATTTTGACATTCGAAATAACCATCTCTTCGAATCATTGCTACTCTGTGAAAATAGGAAAACTTATCATTATTAGGATTGCCATGAAGGATTTTCTGCTTTAGCAGTTCTCCTTCTGCAGGTTTTGTGGAAGGTACAGTTTCATACCAATCACCAACTCCGCCTCTGTAGTCGTATTCGAGTGTAGGTACCGATGCGTAAACTGATGTAATGAATTCGTGTGTTAGGATGTTGTCTACGGCTAACCAGCCCTTGTTAGCGAAATGGTCTTTGTATTCTTGTTGTACCCCCGGATCATATATTCCAGGGTTAAACATTTATCTTCTTTTCTTTTCTAAACTTGTTAGTCTTTCTTCAATTTTATCTAGTCTAGTAGGCTGTTGTTGAAACCAAGTCCAACCCCAACGGTTTACTAGAAAATCTACTGCACTATCGAACTTACTATATAACCAAAGTCCTATTCGTGTACTTTTGAAGTATGTTGAAAATGCTAAACCAACTATTGAACCTGCGATTGCAGTCCATATCCATAAGCGGTTTCCAAACATATCGCCAATCATTGTTGTAATATAATCCATGTTGTATCCTTTATTTGTTAATATTATTTATTAAAATGGACAAGACAGGATTGCTTTAGGATTAACACTAATAGTTGCATCACCTATTTCTGCAACATCTCCTTTTTTCGATGTTGTAGTTTCCGTACCATCTTCTGATGTTTCAACTTTAATCTCAGGAGTAGGGTCTAGTTTGCATTTTTTGTAGTTTACTGTACAACTGCTCATTAACATGGCTAATGCTATACACCACATAAGTCTCATTACTTCGATCGAACTGAATCTATAAAACTATATACTCTACCAAATTGTTTATCAATACTGAATAAATCTTGTTGAATCATAGATACTAAAAGTTGTAATTCTATTAATGTAACTAATGTCCATGTTGCCAATCCCATTAGGATTGTACCTAGTAAGCCTATTAACATTGTATTAGTTTTTCTACTCATTATTCCTTTTTGTTAGATTCTTCAGACTCGTAATACTTTTTATACTGTTTTATGATTGCGTCTTGTTTAATCATATAGGCTCTAATTTGTGCAAAGTTTTTAGACAGTGCTTCGTAGCCTTCGTCAGTTAATCCGAATATAACTTGATCTGTATTCTCTTTTTCTAGTTTAGCAAATACTTCCTCTGCATTTTCACTATTAATGATTATCCAACTTATATCATCTAATTGTGCTTGAGCAGGTGCTTCTAGATTAAGAGGTTGTCGCTTCTCTTCTACCTTAAATATTTCCAACTGTTTAACTGCTGATGAGCAACTAGTAAGGAACGTAATTAGGATTAGCGAGACTAGGACATTCACTATTGATTTGTGACTTCTTAGTAGCATTGATCTCTTTCTCCGTTAAGGCACTACCCATTGCTATTTCAAAACAACGTTTGCTATTAGCAGTTCCTCGATTGATTATTTTCTCTATTACTTTTGATTTCTTAACAGCAAGGTCGCCTAAATCTCTTGCTTCACCTTTGCCGTTAATTTTATTAAATTTTTGATCCAATGCAGTTAGTTCTGAATTTAGTACTTGTACCATACTTCTTAACTGTTCATTGGCTTTATTAATGGAATTAAAATCTGCTTTCATTTGTCCAATGACTGCTTGTTGACTGTTTACACTGTCTTCCAATTTCACATTGTTGGCTTCACTTACTGCCAAGTCTGCTTTAAGTCCTTTGACATACAAAAACCCGCCACCTGCTCCTGCAAGTACGAGTAAGAGTAGTCCGATTTTTAATCCACTAAACATAAATTTATACTAGGCTTTTAGCCAAGTCCGTTGTTTCGTTTACACGTCTTGTCCAACCTCTTCCAAATGTTGCAAAGGTACTTAACTTTTCGTAGTAACTTTGACGTGCTTCTTGGAAGTTGATAATTGTGTCTATTAGTCCGTGCTTGTCTACATACTCGTCAACACATTTAAGTGTGTTAGGACCAATGCCACCATCGGCTACTGTTCCAATCATAGTTTGTAGATATTTTGCACTACGTCCAGGACCTGCATTAACACCAAAGTCGAATACACATAAGTCTAATCCACTTGGTAAGTCATCACCTTTAACTTTGTCCCAGTAATTCTTTTTATAAATTGGAGCAACATCTTCGACTAATAAGTCTTTCATGTCTTTGCTTCCGCCCCATTCTACATAAACTCTTTTAGTAACACCCAAGTTAGTTTCCCCGCCTGGATCTTTAGGATGGTTTACATATCCACCTTCATGATGAAGTATAGTTTCTAAACATTTTTGATAATTGGTTTGCATCTGGTTTTGCCTCTATTTTATTGTTTGGCAATACTCTGTATGAATGAGATATCTTTATCTTCAGGCGCTTTTGCGTATCGCTTACTTGGATCCAGTCCTGCCTGCATCATCATATTATCGAGTTCTTGCTCTTGCATTAATCTGTCCCTATATGCTTTTGGACTTTTAGGGATAATTTTTAAATTCTCTTCAGTAACTTCTAAAGGGTAATCGTTTTTGTAGTATGAAAACGTCCAATCCATTTTAGTTGTTAAATGATCTAAGTCGCTTAACAATTCTAATAATCTATCTGTTACCGTAGTTCTACGATTGAATTCAACAAATACTGTAACTTTACCTTTTTCATCTGTTGCAGGACTTTCATTGGCATCTAGTACCCATTCGTATCCTGACTCAATAAAGTCTACTAAATCTTTTGCCGCTTCTTTGTGCATGGCTTTTAAACCGACCACAACGATTTGATCGTCGTCGCCCATCTTACTTTTGTATCTGTCAATAGAGATATTAGGATCTATTAAGTCGTACAAGTCGCCTTTGCGAAGACCTTCGTTTAGTTGTTTATTCTGCTTCGGTGTTGTCATCAGTTGTTCCATCAAAGTCTAAATCTTGTTGATATGCAGTGTTGATATCATCTAGATCAATTTTCTCACCTTCTAGTTCCATAGTACCACGATAAATGTCAGACATGATTGTTTTTGGCATTCTAATTTCAACTAACCAAATAGGATCAGATTTCATTTTAGGATACCTGCCGCCTGGGGCCATATCTTCTGGTGCTTTAATAGTGACTGGACTTTCTAGAATATCTTTTTTGTAACGTACTTTAATATTATAGTCTAGGAGTCTTTTTGCTCCTTGGGGCTCAGGCATCATCTTATGAGGCCACATGAATGTACAAGTTACCCAGTGTTTATCAACCTTAGGACCCTCTACTAATTCGCCCTTCAACCAGTTTTCGTAGGCATATAAATGAACACTGTCTAAGACACGTTCAAAGTCTACTAATGTTGTCATAAAACTCTCTGCTTGATAGAGCTTATTGACGTTTGTTACAATATTGTTTGATTTCATGTGTTACTTACCGTCTTTTCGTTACTCAAAGTATTTATCCTTTTCATTGGGCCTTATGTATTATTGGTTATTGTTGGATCTACAGTGTTAAATATTATTAAGTATACAACATAATTTGTATACCCTAACAGAAACTCAGGAGGTTCAAATTGGGCAAACGTAGACGCAATAAAGAAGAATATATGTATATCTCACAAGATACCAACGATCAAAACCAACGACATAAGAAAAATGTTACTATTATTCCTAGAAGTAGAACGCAAGAATCTTATGTAGATGCTTTACTCACGTCAAACAAGAGTATTGTATTTGCATCAGGTCCAGCAGGCACAGGTAAAACTATGATTGCTATGCTTTCGGCTATTAAACATTATAAACAAGGTACAATAGATAAGATTATTATGACACGTCCGGCGGTCGGTGTTGACGACGAGAGACATGGATTTTTGCCAGGCGATCTCAATCAAAAAATGGAACCGTGGACTCGTCCATTGTTCGATGTTTTACATGAATATTACTCCCCTAAAGAAACAGCCAAGATGCTAGAAGAACAAATCATCGAAATATCACCCCTAGCATTCATGCGTGGTCGCACATTTAAAAATGCATATATCGTCGCTGACGAAATGCAAAATGCAACGCCAAATCAGATGAAGATGCTATTGACCCGTATAGGCGAAGGAAGTAAAATTGTAGTAACCGGAGATGTTAAGCAAGCCGATCGAAAGAACAAGGATAACGGACTTTTAAACTTTATGCAACTTGTACAAACGAGAGATTCAAATCATATCGAATGTGTACAGTTTTCGCATAGTGACATAGAACGTCATCCAGCAGTTGCCGAAGTGTTAGAAATATATGGTGATGATGATTAAAAAATAACTTATTAATTAAGGTGCAGTGTTCCGGACACTGCAACCTTATTAGGCTGTAACTGTGTTATAAATCTGTTCCCAATCTTTAACGATAGGGTAATTGTAGTCACCGTTCATATTATGACCATGCTCTACAAGTAATGGTTTAAGTCCTGCTTTGGCGCCTGCTTCGGCGTTCTCAGGTTTGTCTTCAATCCACCACATCTTAGAATTCTTGTAAACAGACAATGCTTCGTCTTTGTCGTCTCCAGTTCCTAAACAAACTAATTTAGTAAATACTCCTTTACCAAATAACTTGTCTAAGTTCTTTTGCCTTAAACGTTGTGCATACTTGTCATTACTTAAAGAAGTAATACAATGGAATTCCCATCCTTCGTCTGCTAGTTTAGTAACGTACTGTACTGCATCACGTAGAGCAGGCAAAAACCCAATAGTTGCACTTTCATTAAATTGCTTAATTAGTGTCTTAACCTGAGTCTTTGGAATACCGTATCGTTCAGCCATATCGTATTTGAACTGATATCCTTTAGTAGTTTTAAATCCGTGATTTTCCATCCAACAATTGAATGCAAACTCCCAATTAAGAAGCACACCATCCGCATCTGTTAATATAATTTTTTTCAACTTCATTCTTTCCTTATTAATTTAACTTACTATACAAGTATAACACATTACGCCGACTTGTCAACCTTTTTCTTTGGTCGTCCTTTCCAACGATTTATCTTTGTTATATCCTCTGTACGTTCGCCTGCAGGGCATTGCGTAATCTTATTGCCCTTTGCTAACCATAGTTTTACTTGTTCGTTATAATTAACTATTTCTTCTTCAGTCATTGCCATATATGTATTCCTTTCAATGAGTGTATAAAAAATGAACCTCCCAGAGACGGTACCACTCTGAGAGGCTCGGCGTAAGTTAAGAAGGAGATCGTACCGTAAACTTTATGAATCTAATTTAATAGTGTTAGCAGATGCAATGATCTCATATCGTCCTTTAACACCAATTTGTGCATCTAAGATAGTTTTCACTTTCTCTAGCATTGCACACGCCAGCATAAGGGCATCTTCGTGATTTGTTAGACTCATTATTGTTTCATCAATAGGCTCGCAAAGTTCCATCATGCGTTCTTGTACATTATCTGTCATTTGCTTTCCTCTACTAATTTAACATAATTTAATTGAGTTTCGTTAATACCTTGATACCAACGACTACTCATTTGCTTTTTAACCTTTGCAGTGATATTAACAGTTTTACCTACTGCATCTAAAAAGTCTTTTTGGCTCCAAAACGTAACTAGTTCATCATTGTCTGTTATTGCAACATAAATGAAACTACTGTAGTTAGAACTATAAACACCTGTTTGTAGTTCAATGTTTAGGTTAACCTTATGACCAGGCTTAGAAATATATTCGCTGTCTTCACAACGTTGTGTAATTCTAAGTTCTAAATTCTCTTTCTTAACATTACGGATATAAGTTTGTGGCATATATGCAACTAAACCAAAATCAAAATGTTGAAGTTCTCCTTTTTCAAAGGTCATATAGATACTACTGTCAAAGCCGTTGATTTCTCCGGAAAGAACTCCCATTGCAAGAGATTCTAACCATTCAACTGCTTCAGATGTATTCTTTTCGTCTGCTTCGGTAATACGAAGTTTCTTTTCGTTCTTCTTTAAATGATTAATTACACCAAGTTCCATACCTTGCTCATTGCCAGTTAGGAATCGCATAATTTGTTTGTTTGCAACTGAATACTTTATAGTATCGTTTGCAGTCATAGATGATGTAGTGTGCTTATTATAAGACTTATTAAAACGTTGAGCCACAAATGCTAGTGTTAATACTTTGGTAAATGTAAAAGTTTCTTTTTTCATTTTGTATTCTCTCTATTTTTTAACTACGTTTATAATACAACAAATTAAAGGCTTTGTCAACCTTTTAATTATAACTATATTTCTTAATTTTAGCAATATCGGTTTGTGTTAATCCGTGGTTGGTAATTAATTTCTGTTCAGCAGACTTATCGCCTAATAACATTTTCTTAATTAAAAGTTTTATCATATTCTAACTTCCTGTAACTAGTTGTAGTGTTCCATCTTCTTGCATTACAAGATCTTCGACAAAGTAGTGCCAATCATTTAATGCTAACTTGGCTTGTTGAAAGCAGTTTTCAGCGGCTTTCCAAAGTTCACCTACTGTACCATCTTTAGTAACGGCAGTGAATGTTTGATAGGTAGTAGTTTGAAAATCATCAGACATATCTTTGATTACTTTGTATGTAACAATAAAAGGCTTATCGATAAATATTTTTTGATCCAATTGAAGAATACCACTATCTAAACTCCAAACGGTATCATAGTTTAATGAAGTTTTAAGATCATCATAATGTTCATGTTCTAGTTCAAATTGCGAAACATCTTCGAATTTTAAGGATTCGATATCACCAAATTCATCATTAAACTTGTATTCTGGTGTTTTTTTAACTGTATCTGTAAACATTAGTATCTCCTGTTGTTTAACTTATACTTTATAATAGCACATCTACAGTACTTGTCAACCTTTTATTTGCTATTATATGGAATAAATTTACGATAACTTTTGGACCATTGTTTCATAGGCTTTGAGAAGATAATCTCTTTAGTAGTGCCTTGTTTGATATAACCTACACACCAATTTACATCGTTGATGATATATGTATGATTCTGAACAGGTGAATCCCAAACTGTAACTTCTGTTAAGTACTTCATATTAGTTCCCGTAAATTACATAAGTCTTGTTCTTCGTCAAGTTCCACTTCTCTAATACAGGAAGACCAAACTCATCTTCGTCTACGCAAACATATGCAACTGTCTTCTTTACAATAGCATAACGATAACCTGAGTCGCCGCCAATCTGTCCACTGCCTACCCATACTTTGTGTGGATAGTCTTCGCATAATGCCATACTATCATCATTAAGTGAGTATTCGAAATAGTTACCGTGATCCTTTTCAGTAAAACATCCTATTGGATCTTTAGTGTAAGTGTAGTATCCCATGAGCAACTCCGTTGTTTAACTTATACTACAAGTATAACACAACTAGCCATGTTGTCAACCGGTTTATAACTGATTGCCAATCTTTTCTTTAGTATATTCAGAGGCAGACGTAATGTCTTTACCAACTCCTGCAACTGTTGAACAAGCACCTAACGTTAGGCAAACTAATAGTAATGTAAAGTATTTCATTTTACTTCTCCTTGATATAGTGATGGGGGTGAGCCTTTGGGCTCTGTTTAAAGATACTGTTCATATGTTTTTCTGCTTCTTGAACAGTATCAAATTCTGCGATGACGACCTCGTCTTCGACTTTGGGTGTGTAGATAACTTGCCACATTTTTATTCTACCGGTGAAGATTGAATAAATGCTTTTTCAAGTTTCTCTTTTTGCAAGTCTCGTAGACGTTGCAATTTTTTAGCATTCTTAGGTGCTTGGACTTCCTTTTGAGCATAGTTTATTAACTGCTCTTCCTCTGGAGTAATGTCCTTTGCTTTCATACCAAACAGTTCACCAAAGTTACTTAAACGGTATCCCAGGTCAGACAGTGTATTAGCACGAACATCATCTTTTTCAATAAAGGATAAGTCCATTACATCTCTGCCAAATGCTCTTACTTCCATTTCGTTGGAGGTTAAGTCGTAGATTGATTTAATCGGATTCATAGATTTCTCTCTTTCGGTTGTGATTGATTGTTATTATTGTTTGATTTCGGCGTAGTCTTCGTTCTTTGTCCAAGGTTGCTTAGACAACTTGTTCTCTTGAGCCCAACGAACAAAGAGACCAATCTCTTTACCATGTGCTTCAATTTCCCAAGGATAGTCGTAGTAGTTTGATTCTTTTTCTTCAAACATTTTACCACACCATCGAATTTTATCTGAGGTAGCAAGGTCAACCATTTCGCCTTTAGCAAATTGTTTAACGTGTACCATTTCGTGTGCAATAGTTTCCAACATTCTACGCATTCGTAGTTTGCTGTCTGCTCTAATAGAGAATTCACGTGGTCTCCAGTTGTTGTCTTCCCAACAAGAATCACCATACACTTCCTCCTTTTTCATTAAGTTCGGAACAAGTTGAATTTCTATTTCTATGTTTTTTTGGAGTCGCTTGGACATTAACAAGTCTGCACAGAATTTTGCTATAGACTCGGTGTAAGTTCTCTGGGTTTTGAACCCGCCTGTTACTGTTACTTTCATGTCTGTTCTCTATTGTATTTAACATCATTTAACTAATATAACATATATGCTTAATCTGTCAACCTTTAAAAATCCTTCTAAATCAACGATTGTTAAAAATAGTAAGGAATCTTTTTTTAAGATTAATAATTAAACTACCATATTATCCTTTCTTTTGCCTAGGAAGTCACCTTCCAAATACGTTTTAGCCATATGGCATAATACACACAATGTATTAATATTATCCTGTGTATCTGCTCCACCATGACTTTTTAAGTGGATATGGTCACCATGCATTACGCCTCGCATGGCTCGATTTTGTATAAATGGGTCTTCATGGTTAAATCGTAGTGTATCTTCACGTGGATCATAACCGCAGGTTGTACATTCCCACCCTCTATAAAATGTATGTGGTCTTTCTGGCTTACCCATTCCACCATAAGCATTACATTCTAATTGATGTTCTCTGCATAGTACTTGACTACCAGGTCCTTCGAACATACTTAATTTGTTATCACAATCCTCTAACATACAACACTTGTTCTTAAGTTGTTGTTCAGTTAGTACTGACGACGATTTAAACTTGTCTTTAGCAGGATCTCTTAACATTACCACAAGTCCTTTCCATCAACTGCAAACAAGTGTTTGTACTTTGGAGTTTTAAGTGTAGTACTTTTTTTCATTTGAGCAATAAGAAACGGAATACCAAAACGAGGTTCTGTAGTAAAACCTTTTAAACCATTTTCTGCGTATTCATCTGCGTTTGCTTGTGCATACCATGTTTCATATGATAGTTTTACTTTACTCCAGAATGAACCTGTTTCACTCCAATTTGCTTCAAAGTACTCTTTACAGAACAATGCAAAGTTTAATAGGTATTTGTCATCTACTTTAATACCATCTTTAAAACAAGCATCAAAGAATTCATATAGTACCCTTGCTTCTTTGGCTTGTACAGGACGTTCTTCATTAATATATGTCCAATACTTTGCAAACATACGAGTAACATCAACGTCTTTACGTTTTGCTAAATTCTTTGTCATAATAGTATCTGCCAACAAAGTGAATGCACCTGCTTTGCGTTCGTCTCCAAACTTATCATGTGTAACAAACAATCCTGCTTCTTTAAGTATATCGTTAATTTTAGCAGTGTCCTGCCAAATTTCATCATCACTTAAATCAACTTTAACACCGTATACCATTTGCTTGTAAGTATCGATAAAGTCTAGTTTCTCTTTTGCATCACCGTTAAGTAAAATAAAGTTACGTCTAATTTCCAACCTGTGTTTGATAGGATAAATGTTAACTGGGACCATTGCTTGTGCTTGTCTCTCACCAAATACTTTTGTAAGTATAATGTAAAGTGCTATAGCAGTGTGTTGCCCGTCCCATGCAATATAGTTGTCTCCTTCTTTGTAAACTTGTATAGGCATTACCATCGTTTGGCTAAAGTGATTTAGTATGCTTAAAACGTGACGCATATTAACAGGACGTTGCATTGTTGAGTCAATTAGTATTTTATTAAAATCTACAGGAATGGCTTCTACTAGACTTATGTCTGCAAAATCTTTCCATTTGTCCTTATTACGTCTTTTGAATTCTTCTACAACTGCTTCGAGTTGTGCTTGGAATTTAGGTGCTAGTAAGAATGCTTCGTCTATACGTTGTTGTAACGATACGAAGTGACTTTCTGTATGTTCATATTGTGCATTTACAATATCTGCGTGTGCAGTAAATGGTGTACTCATTATATTTTCCTCTGTTATCGGCATATCCAGCCTAAGGTTTATTAACTTATAATACTATAATAGCATCTTTACTCAAAGTGTCAATCGAAAAAATTACCTAATACCCAAACATACTTTGTATCAGATACTTGATCCCATCTTCCGTCTTTCCAATTTGGCCACAATATAGACCTATTAGCATCTTCCATTACATCAAGCCCATTTTCTGCTTTTGCAGTAAACGTTTTGCCCATTGCTTCAAATATAAATGTTTTCATAATGTAATCCTTTTATTTAAGTTATACTATATAATAACACATCTAGCCATATTGTCAACCTAAAAAGACAGGGTTTTTTGCTGTTTTTAGGTAAATACACTGAAGGGCATTCATAACGAGGAAAACCGATGGAATTGAAAAAAGTATTTACATGGCTCCCTATTGCCCTTGCATTAATAGGTTCTCTTTACACAGGTATAAATGTTGTATCCACATTAAACAACACTATTGCCGCACATACTATACTTCTAAGTGAACATACTCAAAAGATTGCATCTGTTGACGAGAAGTACGGTATAGAGATAAAAAATCTAACACAAAAATACAACGAAGCACGTGAAGAACTTGTTATACAAATGACAGATGCATTCTCACGAATTACTGAAATTAGAGTTAAAACAGAAGCCCTTAGAGATGGATCATACAAAATGGCTAGTCAGGCAGAGCTAAGAGCATTAGAAGATAGTTATTACAAATTAAGTGATTCACTTAATCAACTCACGTATGATATTAAAGATTTAAAACGTGAACTGACAGGTGGTTACTAATGGAGGGTGCAAGGATGGACTTACGATTTACATTTTTACTACTGGCGGCTTTGGCTTTATTTGCATTTTTTGTTAGCCCTGCTCATGCAAGAAACGATTACTTAAACTCTGATCAACATTGTAGTGGTGCTAGATTAGAACCTTACATAGAATATTCTAAGACAGACAATAATGGTACAGGTACATCTAATAGTGGATACGACGATAACAGAGGCACTATTGGATTAAGATTAAGCATACCTTTACAAAGTACTTGTACAAAACGATACAGAGGTATTGTAACAGAAAATGCCGCAATAAGACAGCAATTAGAATTGTTGAAAATGTGTGGTAGATACAAAGGACTTGAACTAGGACCCGACTTTAAAGAACTTAAACACAAGTGTAGTCAAGTATGGAAATCAGACGAGTTAAGAAAAAAACAAGATATTGCTGATGAAGAAGTTAAAGATAAAAGAATTAAAGAACTAGAACGCAAGTTAAAAGCAAACGAAGATAAGAAACGCAAAACACAAGATTAATAACTCATAAAAAAACCCAGTACACTTAATTGTATACTGGGTTTCTTTTTGGCTGTATTATAGTTAGAAACTAATTGTAAGTCCTACTGCTAATTCCTTGTCTTCAAGGTCAAAGCTCTTAGAACGGTCTTCAACAATAGATGCCTTTACTGACATAGTATCAGTCATTGCAAATGAGGCACCATATTCTAAATAAGAGTCATTACGATCAAAGTCTAATGCATCATTAGAGTCTGCTTTCCAATCAAAGCCTGCTTCTGCGAATGGAGAAATTCTACCAAACGTTTTTGTTACACCTACATAAGGTGAAGCAGTGATTGTTTCTTGTGTTAAACTATCACCCCATTTGTAAGCCAAGCCTGCACCGACATATGTATCTAACAACGGAGCAATATCAACGCCACCACCGATTGGGAAGTTTAATTGCTTACTTGCTTTTAATTGCCAGTCTGTTACACTACCGTTTTGGAAGTATGTTACACTAGCATCTACAGGGCCAACTGTTGTACCAAAGGCAAATTGATTAGCACCTGTCTCAGGAGTCTTTACTGAGATTGAATAGTCTTCTGAAACTGCTGTAAGTTTCATAGTACCATTATCGTAGTTTTCAGCAAATGCTGATGTTGCCATCAGTGTTAGTGCCGTTACTACTGTCATCATTTTTTTCATATTGTTTCCTTTAATTATGAATAATTGCAACTCTTATGTAGAGTCACAGTAACATCACAAGTACAGACACCCTTCGGTGCCTGTAATTGTAAATTCTATATAGGTTGTCTTAGATTAAATCTGAGATAACTCAACCAATGTTGCTGAAAGATTGATCTCGGGGTCACTTACTAAACTGTGATTAACTAGTCCAGTTCGTATAGTTAAGATTGCCTTGTCTTGTCCTTCTTCGGTGTCACTCCAAAGTTCTAAGTTGTCATACATCCAACGGAATAAGTCTTCCATTTCGTCTGCTCTTACTTGGCTTGTTAATAGTTTCCTTGCTTCGCGGATCTTACCCGCTTTAAACATATCTACCATTGCAAGTTTATAATCAGCAGTAGTATTCTCACTTTGTTTTGGGCTTTGTAGCTCACCATCGACAGTATTCATCTGACATAAGTTTAAACTCTTACGCAAGTCTGGATATGTCGCCTTAACGTAACTATCTAGTACATCTAACTCAAACTTTACGTTCTCGTCAATCATAACCTTTGCCAAACGTGCAGTAAATTCAGTTGAATCAATCTTATCTATATGAAAGCCTTGACACCTTGAATGTAATGCAGGTATAACTCTATTAGGATAGTTACACGTTAAAATAAATCTAGCAGTACTGGCATATGTTTCCATAACACCACGTAATGCCGCTTGACCATTTGGACTAATATAGTCCGCCTCGTCTAGTAGTACAACCTTAAACTCTCCAAAAGGCATTGTTTGTACAAAGCCAGTTATTTTGTCACGGATTGTGTCTACTGAGTTTTCCCTACTAGCATTAATTTCTAAAACATCATACTCGTCGATGTTTAGTGCCTTAATAAGGATTTTTGCTAAAGTAGTTTTGCCGACACCAGGTGCACCACTAAAAAGTAAGTGCGGTATGGCGCCAGACAAAACCCAAGATTCAACTTGTTTCTTTTGTGCTTCGTCACGAAACACATAATTCCCTACAGTCGAGGGTCTATATTTTTCTGTCCATAATTCTTTCATTTCACGCCTGTCTCATTTAAGTAGTTGAATTACAGTATATGCTATATTTGTGATGAAGTCAAGAACTATTTAAAAATCTTTATTATATAGTTACTTTTTCGATTTTAGTTACTGTAAACGCTTTGTCGGTAGTATTTGGGAAGAAAGCCTGAAATTGAGCTTCATCTTCAAATATGATTGTTCTACGAACACCAGTATTACCTTGCATTTCAAAGTTAATTGAAGTACAACCTGGGTTAGTACTACCACAAGGTCCGTGTTCTGACATGAACTGTACCGTGTTGTCGTATGTGTTTGCGTTGTTAGTTACTAAGTCTGCTATATGTCTTATTGCCATGATATTATTCTCCTAAGATCCTTCTAGTATTTCTACCTCGAGGCGTATAGTTTATTGTACTAAATTGTACAGTGTTATTTATCAAAAGCCTTTAATGCATCTGAAACTTTACCAGGTCGTTTAGCAGGCATACTATCAGTATGACTTGAATGATCACTTTGATCTGTATCTGATACTAGCAGTAGTGCGTCTGGATCTACTCTACGAATTTTAAATTGCTCGCCGTTGGGTAATTCGACCATTACGCCACGTGTCCATCTACCATGTTCAACATATACCCATTGACCAGGCTTTAAGTTGTCTTTGTTTTTAGGACCTACTGCATAAATTTCAGCCCAACGTGGTCGAACGCCTTCTGATTTTCCGTCATCACTTCGTAGGATAATACCGCCTTGTGTTTTGCGTTCTTCGAAGTTCATATCTTTAACTAGTACGTTTTCATGTAATGCCCTTACGGACTCTATCTTATATACGCCTTGGTATGATGGTGCGTGATTTACTTGCATATTATATTCTTTTAATCCCTTTTTTGGATCTTGCTTTTTGTTTCGGAGTTTGCTCCATCGGAACACTCACTGATTTAGTCGAAGCAAGTGCATCTGCAATACCTTTAGTAGACGTCTTTTCAACATCTTCAGGTCTTACAAAGTTACCATCTTCGTCTTCTACCCAATCGTCTTCAGACGCTGGTTCATCTAATGGTCCTGTCGGATCATCTTCGATTATTTTGTTTGCTTCTGGTGTTGGTGCTGGTGGAATTTCTTCTTGCGGCTGTTGAGAAACAGGAGCAATATTTTCGCCCTCAATGTTAGGATCTCTAGGCATACCTGTATCTTCTGGTATAACAGATCCTTTAACGTCATAATGTTCTTTCATAACGTCATCTCTAGTTTTAAGAATTTTTCCGCCTGGGCCTAATTGGTCGCCACGTGCATTTACACGCATATTGCCAACTGCGATAATCGTTTCATTTTTTAAACCTAATGTTTCGATATCAACCATTTTGCCATTTGCAGTTCTGTATGACTTTGCCATATTTTTATCTCCAATTATATACTACTATTATTTATCTAAGGAACTCACCTACGTCTAAATCATAGTACATACTATTAACTTTGTGGACGCCTAGTTTGTATAAAACAAAACTTGATACACTGGAACCACGTCCTAATCCCATTACTGTATTGTTTTTTCTCATAGTTTCAACAAAATACTTTAAAAATCTTAATAAGTTTAGTAAATTACGTTCTTGAAACATTAGTAGTTCTGTACCAACTCTTTGTAGTTCAGCATCATTATCACACTGTACTAATAACCATTCACATATATCGAACTCTGCATATTCTTTTGGCATATTCCAAATGCTTTGATTCTCTTTATCAAAATCTTCTATAGATATCTTAGGAGGTTCAATGCTATGTAATCGCGGACCTTCACTATAAAGTTTATCCGCACTATTATTATAAGTATCCGGATCAGTTACATTGAACTTGCCAATGTCTAGTTTAGGATTCTTATATAATGCTTCAAATAACTCTAATTCGTTATGGTAAACAATACCGTATTCGTCTGTGTGCATACTTCTTTCCATGTAATACTAGTATTATACAGTATTTAGGTACTACTTGTCAAGTATATTTTGTTTATCTTTTGCTTCTTGTTTTTCGGCTTGTAATTGGGTCTGTCTGTTCCAACGCCTAGATTGTTCTTCATTTGCTTCAGCCAACATAACGTTTAACTGCAATATTGCTTGTGTATTGCCAATACTCATAAAGAACTTCATACGACTGTGCAGTTGACTCACACGTTCAACTAAATCGTCTTCTTTTAATTTAGATAGGTCATCACCTCTAGGATCAAACATTTCGTAGTTTTCCTATTCTTTTTTCGTGTCTACCGCCTTCAAATTTTGTTGTAAAGAATGCTTTAATCATGTCTTTAACATCTGTAATTTTAACAAAATCTGAACCTAAACACAATACATTTATATCATTGTGCTCACGAGCCATTTGGACTTCTCTAATATTTCTACAGTTAGCCGCTCTAATGTGCGGATATCTGTTTGCGGCAATAGTTACACCAAATCCTGAACCACAAATTATGATTCCATGGGATTGGTATTCTAAGTTATTTGCAACTTCATGTACTATATCGGGATAATCTACAGACTTGTCATCATATGCTCCAACATCTGCTAATACACTAATGTTGAATAATGTAACTTCTTCTTCTTTGTTTGGTGCTACATATTGATATATGAAGTTTTTAAGTTTTACACCTCTGTGGTCACTTCCCATTGATAAACTAACATCTTGCATAATAGTATTTACTCCTTTTAAAAGTAACGTTGTATTCCACCTTCTCTGACTGTATCTAGTGTTAAGCAGTGTAAACCGCCGTCCCAGAAGTTTCTGTGTCTAAAACGACAGTAGATTGGTTCTATATTGTGTTGTTTTAACTTGTCATGTACTTGTTTTTGATAATTCATTGATAATATAGTGTTTTGATTAACACTTAACATATTAACTTCAAATTGTGTTTCTTCTGAATATCCAGTCCAAGTACTTAACCATTGTTCAATAAAACTTGTATATCCTGGATTATCTTTAGCATCGGGCGTCCACCATTTTCCATCAGTTATGTGCTTTTGTTGTTGCCAACTGCCATACTCTGAATCCATAGTTTTCTCTTTACCTGTACCAATTTGTAAAACTTCCCAACCCGGTAATGTTTCTTTAAAATCATCTTTGTTTAAATACGAAGCGGCAATAACAAGACCAGGCTTTGGTAAATTAAACGTTGCATCACTATGTCCGCCATTGGCAGTATTAGTACGTTTAAACTCTGGATACAATTCCACCATAGCGTCATCTAAATTTTCAACATCTTTTGTGTCGATAATTAAAGTGTCGCCTACTCGTGTTACTGTTGGTGCCCAGAACCCCCAAGTATAACTCATTGCTTTAATGTATTCAGGATCATTAGTAAATGTACCTTCTGGTATACTTGGATCAAACCATTCTGCTTTATATGTTGTATCGTATTCAACATAAGACTTTCTAGGTATTAATGGTCCTCTAAATTTTCTTTTCTTTGGATCAACTGTTAATCTCAAATCTAAGCAATCTGGATTAATAAAGTTTTGCCCACTTGTTGTCATAAACTTATGAAACTCTGGATACTGTTGTGTTAACAATATCTTTTTACCCATTGTTATAAGATAATCTCTAGGCATTAATGCAGGTTTAGGAATTCCGTTAAATGCAGACTTCGTATCTTCGTAGTATTCCATAATATTGTCATACCCAACACCATGTGTGCTAGTGTCTGCCAATGTTGCGGCTTGTGTTAAATTAGGGTGTAAACGAACAACGTCAACTCCAAGGTCTTCTAACGTCTTTTGGATATTGTCTAAATCTTCATGTGTTTCGTATAATAGTTTTTGCAGTAAATCTCTTAACTTGTGATCTTTAATGTCTTCAAAAAACTCTGGCTTATACACGTTACCAAGTACTACTTGTTTTAATGGATCCCATCCATTGTATGCATTTGCTTCGTTAATTCTATATGTCATTTTATAAAGGTCCTAATACCTCAAATCCTTCTATTTGTTTCTTATACGAATGTGCTTCACCTAGGTACATATACTTAAAACCTAAATCTCTGTATATTGCACATTCACTTCTTAAACTCTTTAAGCCTAAAAATAGTTTAGGATTTTTATAATCCCAAGCAAACTGTAGTGCTTCTACATTTTCTTTATCTTGTCTGATAATAATACTAAATGCTACTAACTTGTCGTTATCATAATAGCCTATAACATCATTGTTAGTATAATCACTTTCGAAGATAGGCATAACACTTTTAAACTTCTTGTACCTACAGTACTTTTTGTAGATTTCGTTTAATTCTGGTATATTAACTGATTTGAGAATTTTGTAGTTGTCCATTGGACTATAATTACACTTGGATAAATCAACACGGGCATATACTGACATAGTTACTACTCCTGATTATTAAGTAGTATTTATGGTTTTTCCGTTCTCCAAGAGACCACATCATCATAGTTCTCTTTTGACCAGTTATCGTAATATCCTTGTTTATCAAGGTGTTTACTTGCATTATTTAATTTGCTTAATCTTTGTACTAGTATTAATATCGCTTTACCGAAGTTCATGTGTACTCCGTTAACAATTTCTTCATCTAACGGGTGATCTTCTAGTGCTACAACATCTTTCTTCATAGCAATTAAATTAAACTGCTTTACTAATAAAGATAATTCGCTTGGTGTGAATGTGTTTGTGTCTGCATACAATACAACAACTTCGTACTTGTCGTCCCATTCTATTAAGTCAATTAATGTAGAAGCAGTCGTAACCGCATCTACTTTAGTATACTGGATTTTATCTACTGCCATAGCCTGTTTAGCAAATGGGCAAGGCACTGTGCCTATTGTTTCGTTATGCACAGAAACAAAATTTAAAATCCATGTTTTAATTTCTTCAATCACAAATCGCCGTCTTGCCTATTCTCTGAATAGTGAACATCGAATTCACCGCCTGGATAACGTGCTTTAAGTTTGTTTACATTTTCTGCAACTACTTCATTAGGGTCAATACCCAATGCCCTGCAACTATTAATCCAATACCAAATAATATCACCAAGTTCTCGTTTAGCATGAAAGATAGTTTCATTATCCAACGGTTTACCTTGAAATATACATTTTTTAACAATTTCTGCAAACTCTCCTCCTTCGCTCGCCATTCCAATCGAGCCTGTTAATAGTAATGCCATGTTAACACCACTGTCTTTTTCTAGTTTCTCTAACTGTGAAGTTAGTCCACCAGTTTCGTTACTTTGTAAAGAAGTTACCTTCTCTACGAATTCTTGATATTTATTTAGGTCTACCTGCATTAACTACTCCGTTTTTTAGTGTGGTATTGAACAATGAAGAAACACTTTCTTCATTTGTTATTCTTCTGATTGCTTCGCCGAACAAAGCACCCGTTGATAATTGAATTGTTTTCTTACACTCGTCGGGGCAACGCCACTCGATTGAATCTGTAATTACTAAACTGTCTAAACAACTGTTTTCTACTTTTTTACAAGCGTCATGTGTTAATACACCGTGTGTTATGTATGCTCTAACAGATAATGCTCCTTGATCCATAATTACTTGTGCGGCATTACATAATGTTCCACCGCTATCAATAATGTCATCTACTAATATTGCGTGTTTGCCTTCTACATCTCCTATTAGTCCCATTACTTCGCTTTCGCCTGCTTTGGGTCTACGTTTGTCTACAATAGCAATATCACCATTAAACATTTCTGCAAATTTTCTAGCTCGTACTGTACCACCAGCATCCGGTGAAACAAATACAGTTTCAATAAATGTGTTGTCGTACATACCAAGTCTACGTTTGATATCTTTTGCAAATACAATACGACTTGTTAAGTCATCTACAGGAATATCAAAAAATCCTTGTATCTGTCCTGCGTGTAAGTCCATTGTAAGAACTCTGTCTGCACCTGATTCTGTAATTAAGTTTGCTACTAGTTTTGCCGTGATAGGAGTACGTGAAGCACTCTTACGGTCTTGTCTGGCATAGCCAAAGTAAGGAATAACTGCGGTAATACGTTTAGCACTACTACGTTTTGCGGCATCAATCATAACCATTAATTCCATAAGGTTATCATTAACTGGTGAACTTGTAGATTGGATAATAAAGACGTCTTCTCCTCTGAGATTTTCTAAAAACTCAACACTACATTCGCCGTCAGCGAATTTAGATATTTTAGAGGGAACAATGTTAGTGAAGCAATGTTCAGCAACTGCGTTAGCGAGTTCCTGATTGCTATTTCCTGCGATGATTTTCATTGAAACTCCGTTGGTATATTATATTCTAATTATAATACAAACGTAGAGTGAAGTCAAGTAAATTCTAAAAAAGAATTACCAAGATAATGCTGTTCTTGTCCAAATTGCAGTACTGCCGTCGTAGTCTGCTATACATACATATAGGTAACTGGCATCGTATGCCACCATGCCTGCAGTATGTCCTGCTACGCCAACATTTGTTGCTGGTGTTAATGCAACTACACCTTTTGCAACCTGTGGGCCACTCAATAATTGAACTGTAATAGTTGAACCATTGTCATCTGAAGAAAAACGTAACAAGTGATTACCTGTTGCACTGAATGTGACTACGTTTGAGGCGTATCCTTGTAAAGCGTCTGTTCCATGTGATACAGTCGCTGGTAAAGTTAAAGTATGTGCAACACTTGAGATGTTAATCATAACATCTACTTCGGCATATTTGCCTGTTGCGGGCCAGTTACTAAAACCTTGTGTTACACTACCACTAGTTGTAAGTGTTTGGTAACCACCGCTTTGATAGTTAACAGTAAAAGTCCCTGTTACAGTACCAATTGCGTTTTTAGTTCTAACTGCTCTGTTTAACTCAACGTTATATATAGTGTTTCCACCCATATCATTATCAAGTGATGTACCTGTTAATGCGGATTTTAAAACTACTTTTGTTTGTAAGTCTTCAATCTCAGTTTTAGCATAACCTAGGTTAGTCTTTACGTTAGTAAAGTTGTCTCTAAATCCTTGTGAACTGTTATCCTGTCCTGCGACTGGAAACGTACCGTCTATATTTGTTGTATTAATCGAACTAGCCATATTTTTTTAACTCCAGTATTACTTTATGTTGTAATATATTTATTTATCATTTATTTAAGGTAAGTCTATTATCTGAACTCTTGGGAATTTAATATAATGATTACCTTCGGTAATATCTGTGCGTCTTACGTCGATATTAGGGAAAAATCTTGTATTTGTACTATCTACACTAGTTGTAGTCGAATCAAACGTTGTTTCTCCACCTACTAACCATGCTGTTGGACTACTAGTTTTATCGTAGTTTTTACTAAAGTATTGGTCAACTACATATCTATCTACTGTAAAATCAATCTTGTTTAAGTCAACACCATCGTTAATACTTAGGTAATAAAGAATACGTTTACCTGCACCTGGTTTCAAATATGCAATAACACACGCACTAGTGAATCCTAAAATGGTTCCATCATCTTGTACACTAGTCATCCAACGTGGAAGTGTTCTACTATCCTGGATACCTAGTTTATCTTCAACACGTTTTTTCATACGACTTAAACTTGCTGGATATAAAATTTTGTTATTGTTTGCACTTGCTCTTAATGTAGAGTTTTCAATGTGTGCAGACTCATCAGCAGTAATAGGGTTATTAATACTTGAGTATTTAATTTCTAAGTTACTAGTTGTTAACGTTGTTCCTGCTGGAGCGTCGAATTTGTCTAGTACTTCAACATACACAACATCATATATATGATTGTTATCGTTGTCAGTTGCTTTTGCAGTTTTAAAGTCACCAAAACGTAAATTTATGTTATGATGGTTTCTATAAACACTTTCAAAGTACTTGCTCAATGTGTTTGCTGGTAGTCCTGGTAAAAACAACATTCTTGGGTATGCTTGTCTACCAAAGTAAATGTCTCTTGCTCTGTATAAATCTTCGTCTGGGATATCCTGTCTATTATAGATAACATTTTCCCATATGTTTCTATCAGTTTGTGTAGGCAATAAGTCGATATATAAGTCTTCATAAGGAGCACTATACTCGTTCTTAACTACAACACTAAATGTTCTAGTATTGTACAATGTACCTGTATTATCTCTTGCCTTAATTGTAAAATTATATGTTCCATCAACTGTAGTTGTTGCTGAACTAGTTACCACATCTAATTTTGTTGTTCCTGAGTCCATTTGGAATGTTTTAAAACTTGCTCTGCCTTCTAATTCTCCAGTGGAGTTTAGTAGTAGTCCTTGTGGCAGTTTACTACCTGCTTGTAGTTCGTATATAAGTTTTGTATTGTTCTTACTACTTGCATTTACATACAATGTACTAACTGCACCGGCTTGTAATATGCCTAAATTTTTAACAGTATTCCAAGTAATATCTAAATCTTTATTAGTTATTAATTGCATTGTAAACGTATGTGTATCACTAAAGTTAGCCGCATCGCTTGTTCTTGCCGCTTTAACTGTAAATGAATAATCTTGTATAACTTTGTTTAAGTATGGAAGTTTACCATGTATCCAACCTGTTCCAGAATCAATAGTTAATCCCGATGGTGTTGCTCCACTTTCAATACTGTATGTAATATCGGCGCCACTGTAGTCAATAGCATCTACTTTAAAACTAAACATATTGTCGTGCAAGAATGTTCCAATTTTAGTTGCACTGTGTCTAATAATTGGACCATATGCACTACTTGTATCTGATTGGATTAAGTTGTCATCTTTATCAGCAGTAATTGTGTTACTATCTGCTTTTAAATCAAATGCACCATATACATATATACTAAATTCCTTAACGATAAATGCTTTACCGTCACTTGCTCTAACAACAAAGTGATGTCTTTTACTGTAACTACCAACACCTGTACCAAAGTCGAATATAACTGTATCAAATGCTGAAGTATCAAAACTTCCTGCTTCACTTGATCCGTCTACTAACTGTGGTTGAATAAATCCGTTAACATAACCATCGGTTGTCAACTTTGTTCCAACAGGCAATGTACCACTTAACAATTCGTATGTTAGTGTATCTTCACTATCGCTGTCATTTACTATAATCTTTTTATTAATATACTGGAAATCTATAAAGTCACCTAAATCTGATGCACTTTCCCATACTGGAACGTCTTGTCCTGTAACGATTAATTGGAATGTTTTGTCGTTAACAATACCGGTTGAATCTTTTGCTCTAATAGTGAACTTGCTGGCAACATCTCTGCTTACTTCCACAGGTACGCCTTGGATAACCTTTCTAGGGTTACCAAATAATGTACCATTACTTGCTAGTTCGATACCGTCAGGTAATGTTCCAGAAACAACTGAATACGCAATAACACCCGAAGACGGGTCTCTTGCGTCTAAAGAGAATCTGTAGAATTGACCTTCTTGTATTACGCCTAGGTTACTTGTGGTTGTGTACCAAACTGGTGCCGCCATTAAATTATCCTTTAATTACACTAGTATTTATATACTATAGTGCCGCTATTCTCGTCTGAAAATCAGCGAAGTCTGTACTTGCCGCGACAGTTGATTTTAACGTTGCTAAAGTAATTGTGATATCAGTTACTAATGCTACTGTACCGTTTTCGTCTTTAAATGTAATTGTTCTATCAGCAGTTGGGTCTGTAACTGTTAATGTTGTTTCAAAATCATCAGCAGTTGCACCTTCAAATGTTAACTGGTTCTGTACTATAACATCAGTTGTTTCTAATGTAGTAGTTGTACCTTGTACAACTAAATTACCCGCTACGTTTAAGTTTTGAACGTTTGTGGCACCTGTTGCAGTTATGTTAACACTAGTTGTGTCAGTGTTATTAATGTCTGCTGTCATTGTACTTGTCATAACACCAGTAAATGTACCACTAATACTACCACTAGCATCTACGTTTACTACGTTAAGAGCTCCCCAACGATTAGTTCCTCCGCCAAGGTTTTGTGTAGTACTTACTGGTAAAAAGTCTGTGCTTGATTTTGCATTAAATGTAATAGTGTTTGATGCACTGGCACCAAGTGTTGTATTACCTACTACAAAACTACCAGCAGTCATTGTTCCGGAACTCGTAATATCACCTGTTACGTCAAGTGCTACTGTTGGAGCATTATTTTTAATACCAACAAAACCATTGCTTCCTTTAACATATAAAACGTTACTTGCTAAGTCTGTGTTAATAGTAAAGTTATAATTACCGTTGTTTGGATTAATAATTGTATCGCCGGTTACTTTAAAAGCACCTGAATCTGCAGGATTCATGATAACATCAGTTGTTCCTGCGATACTGTCAGCAGTAATATTTAAATTACTATTAACTGCATCATATGTCCACACATCGTCGAAGTTTAAATTGATTTTTTCAAATGCCGCACGAAGTAAGTCGCCTGTACCGTCGTCTGCGTTTGTACCAATGTTAATTACTCTTTTAGTTCCAGCCATAATCTATCTCCTATTACCAAGTTGCTATTGCTACACGTTTCCATATTGCCGCTGAACCTGGACTTACCCAAGTAGCAGTACAATAATAGATGTAACTTGCATCTGCAGATATATCGCCTATCAAATCGCCTGAAGCGCCTGCATTTGTTGTTGGAGTATGCACTGTAGAAATGTTGATTCTGTCGCCAGTTGCTGTTAGTTTAGTACCAAAGATACTACGCCAAGCATTTGCTGACGTTCCTAAATCTCTTGTGTTTGTTGTATCACTTAAAATGTGTCCAGTAACATTAACTTCGCCACCACCTGGTACTAAATTAATATCATTAGTTGTTGTTGTAAGTGTAGACGTTGTTCCGTTTACTGCTATGTCGCCCATAACGACTGTAGTACCGTTGTCAACGATTGAACTTATTGCCACGTTACCACTTGCATCAAACTTTAAGATTGCATTGTCAGTATGTGACGTAAATTGTAAATTTTTGGAAGTGTCTATTACGATTGCACCAGTACCATTCGGACTTAATAAAATATTTCCGTTAGTATCGTCGGTTCCAATAGTATTACCTGTAAAACTAATATTACTTAAACTTGATCCGCCTAATTCTGTATAGACTTCAACGAAGTTTTCGTTAATTTTAGTAAAGGCAGTTCTTAAAGGATCACCGGCACCATCATTTGCACTGCTTCCAATGTTAATTGCTTGTTTTGCCATTGTTATAACTCCTGCAGATTATATTGTGTACTACTATTTATCCTCTACAATTGGTAACCGAACGCTAATAACATAAATACTTGTATGTATTTAGGATATACATATATCAAACAATGGCATCAACGACTGCAAAAAGCAACACATCGTCGACTGCAAGTATTCGCATTAATATGTGATAATTGCCAAAATATGATTCTTAAAAGTTCAAGCGAACTTAATAAGAGTCAAAGAAATGGTTATGTCAAACATTACTGCGGTTCGTGTGGAGACGTTTATAAACTTGCACAAAAAGATAGTGCATTAAGAAAAAGGACATTAAAACATGACGCAAGTTCAACGGTATCTATTAGTAGTTTACGTTAGTCTTTTCGTTTTTGTAGGAGCAAGTATACAACCTGCTCATAGTGGTCTTGCGAATATCGATAATAATCTAAAATCAACAGTTCTAGTTTCAATTAAAAACGTAAAACCTTTATTAGACGAAACAACTAATAACACTGCTCCGGTTCCAATGCCGGAAAGTGGTGGATTGGGATCAGGTATTATTGTGTCCCCACAAGGACATATTATTACTAACTACCATGTTATAGAAAAAGGGAATACAATTTCAGTATGGATGCATGATGACAAATCCATGACTGAATACGAAGCAACAATCGTGGGCTACGATAAATTATCGGATATTGCAGTAATAAAAATCGACTTACCAGAAGATTATATTTTTCGCTACATCGAGTGGGGAAAAGAACCTGATTTTGGTGACGACATTTATGTCATTGGTCATCCGCAAGGTATGATTTGGAGTGTTAGCAAAGGTGTTGTTAGCAATCCGAAACGTTTCGTATCTTCGCCGTGGCAACGGCTGATCCAATCCGATGCATTAATAATGCCTGGCAATAGTGGAGGTCCACTATTTGATAATAAAGGTAATTTAATAGGCATCAATACACTAATGATTCTAAGTCGAGATCCAAATGCCAAGACGCAAGCCTGGGCAATGAGTATTCACGTTGATGATGTAAGATGGGTCTATGACAGGATAATTTCGTACGGGGAAGTACGAAGACCGGCTTTAAACATCGAAGTTGATTTCGACGTTGATAAGAAGTTGGTTAAAATAAAAGCCTCGCCTGACAGTAATCTATATAAAGCAGGAATGATTGAAGAATCATACCTAACAGAGATAGATGGTGTTAAGGTACAAGAGTATGGCGACATCTTTAAGTATCTAAAAACAAAGTTAGATGGAGATGCCGTTACGGTAAAGGTGGTTACAATAGAATCGGGAGAAGTGTTAACCCTAGAGTTTGTTCTAGGTAGTTGGAAGGACATGGAAGAAAAGATGTCTCAGTCAGTGGAAATGGAAGTGGAACCAAAAGAAAAGGAGGATACACCTATGCGTATTCCTCCTCCTAAGTAATTAGAATCCTACGGATTCTCCACAACCACACGAAGAAGTTGCTTGGGGGTTTTCTACAACAATTTGAGAACCTCCAAAGCCTTCTTGTAAATCAATAGTTGTACCCATAATATAAAATAAACTTGTCTTATCTATAATAAGATTCTTTTCTTCATTAAGTTTAATAACTTCATCAGCAGGATCAATTTTATCTGTTTCGATAGAATCCCACTTATATTTAAAACCTGCACAACCGCCGCCTTGTACACCAAAGTATACATTAGTTGCGTTTTGTTTATCAGCAGTTTTAATTAAAAATTCTTTTGCGGCTTCTGTAATAGCCGGTATCATACTAAACTTTTGTACAGCCGGTTTATCAGTAGCAATGTTTTTACCTAAATCTGGTGGTGTTGGTAACGTATTCGTCTTCATGTTCGTCCTCTCCAAGGTTTAATGTGAAACGTGCTATCTCACTCATTTGATCCGGGTTAAAAGTAGGTTCAAATGTCATTTCCACATCTACTTCATTAATTCCTGGTACTTTCAATAATGCGTCTTTTACCCATTCTGGCATTTCGCCTGCTACTGGGCAAAAAGGACTTGTTAATGTCATAACAGTCTTACATTTACCGTCTACTATATCGCAATGGTAAATTAGTCCTAACTCAAATATATTTATATGAATATCTGGATCATTAACAGTTCGTAATTGTTCTCTAACATCATCTAATTTTACATTTGTATCTGTAATACTAAAATCAAAACTACCTTCGCTATTAGAACTTCTGTTAAAGTCTTGTATTGCTACTGTCATATCCTTATTAAAATCTTTCCGTCTGGAGCATTGTCCAAATCTAATTGACAACCTAGTCTTTGCCCAGGTCTTCCTTCTAAGTCAAGCATATCTTGTTCTTCTTGACTTGGTTCTTTAAAATATTGTTCACCTTCTAACACTGTGCAACAACATGAACCACAGGCTACTGAACCTCCGCAAGTTCCCCAATCGACATCGTCGTATAGAGCAATCATTACATTGTCCGTGCCTGTGTATTCTCGTTGAATCTTCTTGCCTTTATACAAGGCTGTTAGAATTGGCATTAATGACTAACCTTTTTTATAGATTTGCCATGCGCCAAAGATAATTGCGGCATAAGCCGCCATACTAGCAAACGGTCCTGCAATTAGGACAACTACACCTATTGCGACTAGTGCCGCACCTGAATGTGATGTTCGTTCTTTTATTCTGTCTTTAATCCAATTTGTCATATTTGACTCCTTTTCTTTTTGTTATAATAGTGATAGAGAAAATTCGTTTTCCTTTATCCTTCTTTATGCCTAAAGATTATTCGTCCTTTGTTCATATCATAGACGCTTATCTCTAGGTCTACTTTATCCTGTAGCAAAACTTTAATGTTATTTTTTCGCATCTTTCCATTTAGGTGAGCGACTACGGATGTATCGTGTCCTTCGACTTTGACTTTGAATTGTGCATTTGGTAGTACTTGTGTCACTACGCCCTGCACGTTAATGGTGCCGTCTTTTGCCATTGTGTATTATTTACCTGTTTATCGCCTCATTTGAGCCAGCTCAACTGCTTCGTCTTCGCTGAATACGGGCACTAGATTGCTCTTATGCATAGTTGCTATGCCTAAAAGTTTCCTTTCACCGCTATAAACCATAACTTCTTTTCTTAAAGCAGGTCCTCCAATATTATTACCTAAACTTGGATAAACCTTTCCTTCACGTACCTTTGGAGGTTCGTAGGTTTTAGCAGTTGTCTTTACTTTTGGTGCTTTATAAGTACCATTTACATATGCACAAAAGTCTTCAAACTTTTCAAACTGTGCTGAATGTATGTGTCGTCTACGACAATCTTTATTATGTGCTTTCCACTGTCTTACAAGATTTTCTTGTTGTGAAACACTTAAATTTTTTTGTTTCTTTTTACGATTATATTTCGTTGTGGTCATATATGGACCTACTAAATGCATTGTCATATTATCTTGTCCTATTCATTACTTTAGTTTTATTGATACAAAACTTATTACACACTACAGACTCTCTATTGTCTATAATGCTGGATAGTCTTTTATTATACCACGAATTGGATAGAATGTCAAGTAGTTTGTTTTCATATATGTTGTTAACCTGTGGATCAAATCCAGGCATATCGAACGGTTCTGCTTTGGCTTGTGGTGCTCTAGTGGCTGTCCAACAACAAGGCCAAACTGTTCCCCATGGATCTATTTGTATTCTCATGTCTTGATACCATATACACGGAGTATCTAGTTCTGCTTGTTCCGGTATATATGTTGTTTTATACTTGTCTTCTTTAAGTATTATGCTCTTACGTTTAAAGTTTTTAACTTTATCGTGTGATATTTTATAACTCTTATCATACACTTCTAATGTCTCATTCTTAGCAAAACTAGGTCGAATCCAGTGGCTACAACACCCCAAATCCGTCGCTAGTTGGGTAATAGCGTCTAACTGCTCCACATTGTAGTCGAAAGCAGTAGTAACAATTTCGGCATTTCCGCCTACATCATTAAATGCTTTAACGTTTTCACATATCTTTTTGAAACTTGTATTACGTCTATATAAATGGTGAGTATCTTCTAATCCATCTATTGCAAACTCAATCTTATGTGATTTAGCACGTTGTAATACTTTAGATAGTTTTTCCCACCATTTAGTATCACGCATACTTCCGTTTGTAGCAATGCCAATAGATGCTTCTGGGTGGTGTGTTACAATGCTTTCACAAATGGCAATAAGTTCAGGGTGCATACACGCATCTCCCCAAACTCCATTAAAATGAATTTTTTTGAATAGTGATCCTTTTGTATCTTTGGACATAACTCTGTCCCATACTTTTGGATCTATATGGTTAAGTTGTAAATGAGGTATTGTGTCTCCGCCGTCTATGTTTCTTACACAACTGACACACTTTGCGTTACAATAACTAGTAGGGTCTACTTGAATGAATTGTACACGTTTTGACCATTGCATTTACTTAACTTCATTCCACTCTTTTTCTTCTACTTCTTTATCTTTGGATTTGGATTTGGTCTTATCCACACCTGATCCCAGAGTGTCCCAAAATTTCTCTAATACCATTAGTGGTGGATTCACTTTCTTGCTCCCTATCGTGCAACCCATCAGCATACAGATTAATACTACTAAAAATGCTCCTTTTATAAAAGCCATCCAGTACATTGCATAATGAGATATGTTCAATATTAATCGAAGCCTCTCACAATAATCTTTATGCCAGTCTATAATTTTATTCATAGTTATTTGATTGGCTGTTTAAGTTCCTTGTTACCTTCTCTTACTGCTTTTGCAAGTTCCGGATCTTTTTCAAGTTCTTTACGCATTTTCTTTGCTAACTTATAAGCCTTACGAGCATTTTCTCTACGTTCTGCTCTACTTTCGTTATTTTCACTTCGCGACTGTAAAAAGTCGCCTACTTTATTAAACATATTTATCTCACTTTAACGTATAAAGGATCGGCTTCGCCTTCTGGCGTAGGTTCCTGATATTGTTGGATCACTTGGTCGAGCAAGGCTTTTGTATCGTGCTTACCTTCATCTAACTGATTAATGGCATCACCTACATTTTTTGCTATTCCACTTCTGACCATTCTAGTTAATACTAGTATAAGTTCACTTTTATTATAACCTGTTGTATCAATAGTATCTTGAGTGTGGTTTCTTCCCATAATGTGTCCTTCTGTTTTATTGTTATAATTATACTTTAGTATAGCACATTTACACTTGTTGTCAAGCACTTATTTTGGCTGGGATACAAGGATTCGAACCTCGATTGACTGGATCAAAACCAGTTGTCCTACCATTAGACGATATCCCAACGTTTTTGTTAATTTCTGGGTGGTGCGAATGGAGGGACTCGAACCCACACACCTTAAAGATAACGGATTTTAAGTCCGTTGCGTCTACCTATTCCGCCACACTCGCTTTTACTCACCCAAATTCGCTTTTCTTTTTAAGTCGTTTACTCTATCAACTAACCAACCAATAGCAGTATGTATATGTCCAGTATCATGTTCTCTTATACAACTCTTGGCATATTTTATTTCTTCGTTTAGTATGCGAATCTTTGTTGTTGTATCAAAGATGTTTTCTTTTTCTTTCTTCATAATTTCCCCAACGTTGGCATAGGTGTACGGATTCGAACCGCAAATTTTGGATTTGGAATCCAACGTGTTACCGTTAACACCACACCCATATTATTCAACGTTTATAATGTATAATAACAAAGATACTTGCTAGTGTCAACACCTATTTACTCTAAAGGTAAAATAAAATTACCTTTTTTGTGTTTTTCTATTAAGTCATTGTATGTTTCTCCGTTTGTTCGAAAACGTAAAACAACTCTGTAACCTTTCATCTCCTCAACACTGTGAATAACTTTACCTGTTACAAGTGTTGGGTGTTCTGTACTGTAGTAAACTTTATAAATTTCTTTGCCAGGGTTACGAAAGTCGTCACCTTCTGAAAATGTTAAAGGTTCACCGCCATCATCTGGAATAATTGGTAACATAATACTTACTTCTACTTCTTGATCAATATGAGGTACAAACGAAAAGCCTGGTTCATATGCTAATATTTGTACATCAGTAACTCCTAATGGAACCTTAAAGTTAAACTGTTTAATAAACTTTTGTATAACAGGATAATCTATTAACTCTTTACCTTCGAAGTTAGGAGCATACACTTGCCTAAACTTGTCTGTAAGTGTTTTACGATACGGATTATCTTTGTTGTACTTCTTTTTGAATTCGTTCCACGGTAAGTGACAACTGTCGTCGAACTGTTTGTAGAATTTTATTAATTCTTGTTTATCCCACACAACACCTTCCAACACACAATGGTGTTCTGCTTCTGATGTGCCTTTGTATACTATACTGTCCATTCCCAATAAAGCCTTTCCTGTCCTCTGTTACCAACTGTGTCTTCTCTAGTTTCCCAGATGGTTTTATATATAGTTCTAGGTCCATCTACGAATGTAAAATTAAACTCTTTAGCAAATTGTTTTACTTTTTCAACATTCCATGGATAATATAACCTATGTGTATGTTCGCACATAACTCTAAAGAATATATGACCACCAGGTTTAGTTACACGTTTTACTTGTGCTAACTGTTTTCTAATTAAGTCTTCTTTACCAAAATTAATACTTCCTAGTGCAAGACAAACATCAACACTGTTATCTGCAAACGTTAAGTTTTCTATTTCTATAATTATGTCTGCTTCTGGTGTTGCTATGTCTATACCAATTAAATTGTCTATTCTTGTTTTGTATAAATTTGCACCACAGCCTAAGTCTAATACTTTTGAAGGCTTTAATGAGTTTACTTTTTCGATTAAAGGTTCAGCACAATCGGGCCATCTGTACAAGTCTGTACTACCTTCTTTAAATATTGATGTTACTGTATCTTGCATCATTTAAAAATTCTCTAGTTTTATCTGTTACTATGCCTGTTATATTTAACACGGGTCTTGGGCTGTGTCCGTAATTACAAGTTCCATGTGGAACATCTCTCCAGGGCCATGTAATACAATCACCACGTTTCCACTTTATTAATAGATTACCTAATTGAAATATCTGTCCTTGTCGTTGATCATCTAAAAATATCATTGTTCTCATTACTTTGCGTTGATCCAAGTCTCCCTTATCAGCATTATCATATTCTTGTCTGGATTTTTTAAGTACTCCACCAAAGTTATCTAAATGCCAATAAAAACATTGTCCAGGCTTTTGTACATCAAACTTTACTACACCCGGCTTTTCAAAACCAAATGCATCTACAATGTATTGTAAACTATCTTTTAATTTAGGGTGTAATGTTCTGTTAGCAATAGTGTATCCACCATCTATATCATAACCCCATTTTTTAAAGTCGTTTTCTTCCCAGTCGTTTGTCGTGTCTTTTCTTGTTTGTTTACGAAACTTAAAGTCTGCTGGTTTTGTTTCTGCACTTAATTCTGCAACTGCTTGATCCCAGTCACCACTAAAGTTTCCAACAGGTATTACTGGTGGGCAATCGCCATCTAATTCTGCAATATCATCTCTCGATTCATCGAAATGATATCTACTTGTTGCTTTACAAAAATCGTATAAACTATTATAACCATCTTTACTTACAGGTGGTTGTGTTTTTAGTTTTTCCCACATCGACAATGGGTCTCTACTAAATTCTAAATCATAAAATTGCATTAATATTCTCCAAAGGCCCAATGCCTTTCTTTACACCACCAACATTCTTTGCATGGTCTCGGTGGCTGTGTTGCTTCGCAACTTATAGTTAACGGAAAAAGTGTTTCAAGTAAGTTGTACTCTTTGTAACGTTTAGCAATGTCTTTTTTATCTAAGTCTGCTAAAGGTCTATACATAGTTAAACCGTTTTTAGTTGTAACTACTTTTTCTAGTTTTTGATTGCGTGTTTCGTCTGATCCTTCTCCAAGATACTCGGAAGGGTTTCGAGTAAAGCCGTTTATGTAACAATCTAAATTGTGGAATTCTGCAAACTTTTTTCGTAACTTGTCACGTTTTGCTTTTCCTTCGGCTCTATCTTTAAAAGTATATATTGCATATGCTTTAATATTACTTATCTTTAATTCGTTTAGTATTTTGTCAACATTGTCTAAATGATATTGCCCATCATCTAATCTTGAACCTACATACAAGTATAATTCACTGTTAGGGTGTGTTTTAGATATTTGATACAACATAAGTGAACTGTCAGCACCTCCGCTAAACAATACACCAATCTTGTTATGTTGTGGTATTACACTCGTTTCCATAATTTTGCTCTTGAATCGCCACCGTCTTTCAACATTATTGAAGCGGCTTTAGTACTAGTTCCATTAAATGTATGGCAACAATGATCTGACCCATACACTAGTAGTTTAGGATTATATGATTCTAAGGTTTTCATAAACCGTTTTACATTTGTATAACTTTGTTGGCTAGTTTTGTTAACATTTGCTGGTTGTCTCTTTAATGCACCATTATACCAGAATACACTAAAGTCATATGCTTCATGTTCGTCTAATATTCGTTTGAGTGCAGTATGATCACCTAAATTACAAACATAAAAATTGTGTTTACACTTCTTATACGTTGTCCAATGTGTTATCCATTCATCATGTGTCCATTTTTTGTTCATATGGTCCAATACTTCATGTGTAGGCTTGTGTCCACGTTGAAATTGTTTACCATTAAAGGTACTTAATAGTGGAAACTTCTCATATAAATGGTCCAACCAGGATAGATAATCTTCCCCGTCCCAATTAGCAATAGTATACTTTCGAACTGCTATACTGCTTTTGCTTATATCAATATGGTTAACAATAGTATCTTCAGTAAAGCCACCATCTTCTAAAATATAGTTAATATAGAAGCCGGAGCTCACTGTCATTGCCCATTGTATAGGTGTAATACGCCCGTACACGGGCTTTGGTATCTCATTATGCACAACATATGCCAGATTTGAGTTCTTTAAAACCATGTCTATTGCACTATCGTGAGTAGCACTAAAAGTATCTGCATTTGAAGGATCAACTACAGGAAAGTCATAAGATAGTTCAAGTTTTGTATTATTGTGTGTGCCACTTGGATTATAAATTGTAATATCTGGGCCTATATCATACCAACGAAATTTTCCAATCTGTGGTTCAATCACTCTTTGGAAATACGAATAAGGAAATATAACTCCAGCCGTAACTACGATTGTCATATCATAATCTATGAAATGTTCATAGTTTAGATTAGTAGTTTCAAAGAAATGCCAATCAGCATTTTCTTCAAAACGGTCTGCCATACAGTAATCAAAATTTAATTTTGTGTAATTGGTGGCGACCTGATAAAACCATGTAGGAAGTTGATCTTCTTTTACATGATTAATGACAAAAGCCTTCATTTTTTCACCTTAGGATTATATTAGTATTTATTCACCCAAAAAGGCGATGACACAATTAAGTATCACCGCCTACGCATTGGCCTGCCCTAGAGGATTCGAACCTCTGACCTAGTGCTTAGAAGGCACTTGCTCTATCCAACTGAGCTAAGGGCAGTAAGTAATTCTATAGTTTGTTCAAGTCTTTAAGAGCGTCTGCTTCTAACTTCTTCTTGAACTCATTTGCTTCTTGTGTTGCCTTATATTCCAAGACATCGTTCGTACCATTTATTGGATACTCAAGAAGTACATATGCTCTAACCTTGCCAGATTCTAGTTCCAGAACTTTGTGCTTAACCTTATAGCCAGCAACGTTAACACCATCGATGATGTTTTGTGTTGCTTGTGTGTTTACTTCAGACCCTTGAGTCTTTACACTATTAGATTTTTGAGAAAGTTCGCCTTGCAGTCTGTCTGCTAACATAACTTTTGCTCTCAAAATAGCAAGATCCAAACTGTATTGTGGATCCTCTGAAATACCAGTACCAGCGGCATAAACGGCATAATCGCTTGTTGGTGTTTTCAAATACCATTTAGGCATATCGTCGAGTTGATCCTCAAGTACCTTCATTTTGGCTTTTTCGTTTTCCTTTTGCAATTTAGCAAGGGACTCTGGACTTCCAGGAGTCATTGTGCTACAAGCCGAAAGAAACACTACACCTACTAACGCAATTATTGTTGTTGCTTTGTTCATATTTTCCTCTTTACCAGTTTTCGATTGAAATCCATTGTCCAGGACCAATCTCACAAGCGGGTTGACTTACATTATACAACTTACCGGCTTGCTCGATAGTTTGCATGAAATACTTACATCTAAAACCTTTGTAAGTAAATTCTGGTTCGTAACCTGTTTTTTGTGTATAATCACTATTGTCATCACACACCATGTGTTGGTTACTAATAATTGTTTCAGCACCTGCAATACGCACTACTTCTTGTTGTGCATTTTCCAATGCTTGGTTACAAACAAAGTTTTTGTTTGTATGTCCATCTGCTTTACCATAAGCAGGATACCATTGTCCATTAATTAAAGCATTAAACATTACACTACATTGTAAAGTACCATCATTATTTGGTATAACACTTTTTGTAACACTGTCATACTGCTTTATCTCTGTTACACTAATTGTTTCTGTTGCAGATATTATGTTGCAACGTTCTTTTGCGTAACTAGTACCCGATAGGCACAGTAGGCCAACAATGCTCACGAATTTGATCTTGTTTAAAATCGATGACTGCATTTCGTAATCCACTCCTTGTTGTGTATGCCCATTTTGTTTTCCCTGTAAAACTTGCATATATTTGTCCAGCTCTAGTATTACTATACACGGAAGATGTTAGTTTGTCAACCTTTCCGCTTTTTTCACTTTCGAGCCAATCATATTGGGCTTTTGCTATCTTACAGTCAATCACTAGGTGATTAATTCTTTCAAAATTCATATCTGCCGTACTAGTACGGTGAATACTCGTAGGTTGTGTAGTTGCCGAACAGGCGCCTAGATTAATTGCTACAAATACTAGTAATAGGTATTTCACTCTTTTTTCCAGTTCTGTTATCGATTAATTTAAAGTCTAAATTAGTCCAGTTATACGTTTTGTTATCTACGATATCATATTCGACTTGTACTGTAAACTTCGAAGAGTCTACATCTCGTTGAACACTTGCTTGTAATTGTTTTGCCGCAAACATTCCTTTAACGTCTATTACGTTATCCATTATGCTTCGTCCATTTTCTGATCCACTAAATCAATTAGTAAATCTGTGTGTTTAATTTGTTCTGAAAAATTATTGTAATCATGAACCAATTCTTCAATAAGTTCCATTACTCCTGGAGTAATTTGATAATCTGGTCTCTCGCCATTCATTTGAACTATTGCAGATAAAGTTCCTATTCCCCGGTGGGCAACAGTTGTTCTTTGTTCGCAGAGTTTCTTCATTTGTACGAGATAATTTTCTCTGGCTTTATTTTTCATACTAATTCGAATTCCAGTTGTTTTTCAAACTCTTTGAATTGACTTTCTTTAGCAACAACCATGTTTTGCAACATTGTAATACCTTGTCGCTTTTCATCACTTGCACCTTCTTGAAGAAGTGTTATTGCCGTATTCAAATCTTCGATATCATTTAAGACTTCGTTCATTAAATGTGTCCTTCCATAGTATAAGTTGCATTAAGTTTGTTAATAATTCCATTACCAGCATCTTGTACCCAACAATTCTCAGGATTCATATCCATCCAATTTTTAACTTTGAATGATTTGTCTACAAGTTGTTCTGGTGTATAACGACATACACGTTCACGAAGATAGTTTGTATCAATCCAACTATTTTTTGATTGTTTATTTGTTATCATATTATTACCCTTTTATCTTATCAAATGCATTAGTTACAAAATCAAACACACCAGTAACATCAAAGTCATTACTGAACTGCTCCCAGCCATTCCCAATCATAGGATATACTGCTAAAAATATTGCAATTAAAATAGCAAGTCTAATCATTATGCCTCTACCTTCCCTACAATCATTGAATTGTAGATTTTAGTTATCTGGTATTGACTACCTGCTCCTGTGGTTTTAAGTTCACAAGTCTTTTTGTTAAGTTTAGTAATCGTTCCAGTTTTAACAACACCACGGTTTTCCCATTGTACAGTGTCGCCTTTCTTAACCATTCGTCCAATGCGATTGGCAATAAAAGTTTGTTGACTTTTCCATGCTTGTGCAAGTTCATTTAAATCTGTTTGTGTTCGAATTGCTCGTATGGCTTGGATTGCCATTTCTAATTCTTTAGTTTGCATTATACTTGCTCCACAATTTGTATAGGATCTTTACCAGTTACTGTAAACATCTTAATTATTAAACTGTCAACTGCTGACTCTGTTAGAAATCCTTTTACTGTATTACCATCTTCAGTGATACCAGGCATCTCAACCATCAAGTTGTCTTTGTAGCAACCAATTTCATATAAACCCATCTTGCTACCATACGAACCAGTATGCTTAACAATACTCATTTCGTAGTCCCCAAAACCTAACCTAACTTGGAAAGGATCTGGGTCTCCATAGAATTGCAACGATGTTGCAGTGTTTATATAATTTGCTAACTTACTCATTAGTCTGCTCTTCCTACTCCGTATGCTTTAAGTCCGAAACTTTGTAGTACATTAGCAACTGCGTTAACACATTCTTCTTTGATATCCAAAGATTGTGTATGCCTAAATGGATGATCTTTTGGCATTACTGCATAATATGAAAACGACCAACCCTTAGGATAACCGTTCCTACCAATTTCGTTTTGTTTAAGAAACTTAACAAAATGTCCTCTTGCAGGATAAATGTTTACACTACCAAAACCACAGTACATAGGTTCACCATGTTTTGCCGTAAAGGCATCAACTGCGGCTATACCAGCCTTACAGGCTTCGTCCCAAATAATTTGAGGATCTGCACATTCACCATTAAATTTAACTAATTCTTCTGATTTCATCATATCTTGTATCTCCTTATTTGTTTAACTTATAGTATTATTATAACATCTTACGTCTATCTGTCAAGCCCTAATGTAACACTGTTTCTTCTACGTCTGGACTCATAAACGCATCTAAATAGTCTGGATTGCTAGTTTGCAATGTAACTACTGGACCAAAATACCTTTCAAACTCTTTTATTAAGTTTATGTAATCTCCTTCGGTCATTTTCTTTTCAATTTTAGTAAAATCAAGTCCTGCTTGTTTACACAAGTCTTTTGCAACACCAAGTAAATAAAATGCATTACCATTTGGGCCATCAAGGTCAATAACTAGATTTTCAACTGCTTCTGGTTTCTTTTCTATTGTCATTTTTTGCTCCTTTTGTTTAACTTATATTACTAGTATAGCACCTTTGCTCTATCTGTCAAGACCCTAAATGCACTATTTTCCATAAAATTTTACCAATATTTCTTCAATCTTTTTGGCTTTATTCTTAACTAATTTAGTGTATATTGGGTTAGTACTCCACTTGTCCAATTGGTCAATTTGTGCATCTAAATCGATTACTCCAGACTCTATTTGTTGGTCTCTTAGAGTGCGAAATCCGTCGTATGCTGGGTGTGTATTAATAGTAGTAATCATATCAAGCACACTATCGCATTTAGTTTTATACACTTTTACACCGAATTTTGCATTAGGTAAATCCAACGGTTTTAGTTGCGGAACCTTTGAATCCCATGTTCTTATACCAAATAAATTATTACCTTGTAAAGCGAATCTGCTTTTGCCGTGTCCTGTTTCTAGTACAGCCATTGCCACAATTATATCTCTGTGTACTCTTTGTTTTTGTGTTAATGTTAGGTTATGGAAACTAATACACTTGCCCACTGCTATTATAAATTCTGTATTGCTACTGTACACTATTTCTGGTGCTTGGTATCCGTATGATTTCCATTCATTAATCATCTGAGTTTCAGTGAATGTAGTAACTCGTTTAACTACCCAACTGTTTGGATAAAATGTTCCTACTGCATATACAGAGGAAGAAAAGACCATAAGATAAAGTGTCCACAATGTCCACTTTTTAATTTTCCTAAGAACTGCCTTTGTGTGGTTATCCATATATTACTCCGGTGATGTTACCATCTGTTCTACCCTATTTGTGGGTTGAGAGGTTTCTTCTGCATAGGTATCGATTACAACTGAACCATCTTCTTCTGCATATTCATCATCTTCATCATATGCAACTTTTCCTAAGAAAGTCGTAGTATCCGAATCTGTATAATTTGCATCTACTACAGTTGTTTCAACTCCGCCAGTTGCTTCTGCAAGGCTCGAGTTAACGTTATCGTAATCTATTCCACCGCCATCTAAAAATAACTTATCGGCGTCATCACTGTCATTTGCTAGAACGTGTTGTTCTATCATAACTGTGTAATAAGTTTTTTTAGAGTAAAGGTTTTTGCCTAAATCTTCTTTAGTAAAAAAGACATCTGTGTCTATACTCATATTATTTCTCCTGTTCGTTAATTGCGTTTTGTAAAGCACCGTTCAATAGACCGATAACATTATCTCTTAATTCATTTGAGTTATCTCTATATCCTTGATATTCGCCTATCGCTGGTTTCATAATACTCTGGTCCCAGAACACTTCATCTTGTAACTGCTTAACTGATATTGAAATATAAACTAGCAATATTAAAATTGCCATCTTTATTAGTGTATCAATTGTGCTTGTCATTTTACTCCTTTGTTAGATTGTTAATTTCCGTTTGCATCAAAGTCATTGTACAATGTATATTTTGCAGTTAATTCTTCGCCTGCTTTAATTGGCTTTATTGTTTGCAAATATTTTACAGGTAATTGATGCCAAAATCCTTTTACATTTTTACAATTAGGATCATCTGCATGATTGTAAAAAGCACCTAAGGCAGTTCTTATGCTACCATGTGGAAAGTTTTTATCTAATATATGCACTATGCCTAGTATCGTCCATGCTTCAAAGTCTTTTGTAGCAAACAAGCCTAAGCCTTGTACTCCTGATTTTTTAATTGTTAGTCCGTCTGGAAGTGGTTTATACATTAGTTGTTCCCCTTTGGTATTGTTGGTAACGGATTAGCATTTAGGTTCCCCTGAGTATTACTGCCCCTTGCTATATCCTTAATAATTTGGGCACCTTCTTCGTGTGCCGAATCTCCCCAGGTTCCGTCTTTTGTTTTTTCACTAATTTGGTAAATTACTTTACCAGTAGTTAAAATATCTTTACCAGTAACTGCGCCAGTTTCTGCAACACCAACTACTGTAAACCATATTGCTCCGAATATACTTGTAATGCTACCCATTATTTTACACTCCTTTTATGATTCCAGATGTTATTGTTAAACACTTGTATCAACCTAGATACTTCTACTTCGTGTTTATTGCCATGCTTGTCTTTGAACTGTACCTTTAAATTATTTGCCGGTCTGATTATAGTGTTATGTTCGTCCACTACTACTGCGTCATCTGTAGTACTTCTATAATCATGCGAACTATATTGTTTTGGCATTAAGCAACCTCACTTTCATTATCGATGTCTGCCATAATTTCTGCATCTGTCCAATTAGTAAGGTCAATGCTTCTAGCATAACCTTTAGAATACCTGTCCGCCATTATATAGTAATGATCGGTTTCTAGCATATACCTGTCAAACTGCTTTGGAGTGTATACATCATAACTTGCCCAATGCATTGGGTCAGTAACTAAATGACCTATCCATAGACCCTTAGTTTCTGCCATTTTCTTATCGGCATCTTTGTTCATTGCTTCAATGTGCTTAACAAGAGCAAGTTCGTTTTCTCTTAAAACGTTGTATTGTTTTGGTGTAACCATTTTATACATCTCCTTTTGTTTAACTTATAGTATTATAATAACACATATTGCTTATCTGTCAACCATAAAAAAAGCCTTATTAATAAGGCTTTTTAGTATTCTTTTAGTAAAATATAGTTGTTTTCGAACATTATTGTATTAGTTTTACCAATATAATTACCTGAAGCCCTAGAATTATAATAGGAACTATGGTTCTAATTAATTCCATAGTATGATTATACTCGTCGAGTTTTCTTTCTAATTTATTTCTCTTTTTTTTCATATTTCCTTGTTAAAATTATGCACACCCTGATACGCAAAACATCAGCATATCTGGATCAATTTCTGTTAAAATAATGTTAATTACAAATAATATACCATAAATTTCTAAGCCAGTCATTACCAGTCTCCTATAAGTCCTTTTTCAACTCCTTTGATGTGTTTACATTTAACATATGCAGGACAGTTACATTCAAATCCTCTGTCTAACATAACAACTGTATACTCATCGCCCTTTGACCCAATCACGGGCCACTCAAATCCTACTAGATGATGACCTTCTGTGTTTATTTCAGTCATCTCGTTTTCCAATACCATAATCAATAACTACAGGAAACCTAGGAACTCCGTCATTTGATAACTCAAAATATCTACAAGTTACCCAAGTAGGCTTTTCTGTACTTTCCCATAATGCTTTCAATTGTGCTTGTGAACCTCGCACTCCTGAACTAAACTGCTTACCGTCGGATAATACAAGAACAAACTTTTTAGCATAACCTGACCAGTTACCCTGTCCTTCTACTACTTCTACTACTGAATATTCTTCAGTAATAAACTCTTTCCGTTTTAGTAAATTTTTACTTCTTTTACATTCATAAGCACTATCTTGACGAACCATTTGACCTTCGTAACCCGCCTGTGTGTATTCACCATATAACTTATCAATATCTTCTGTACTGTCTGCTTTGTCAGTTGGAACAAGTACAATTTGATTACCTGAAACATTATCTGCTAACCACTTACTACGTTGAGTAAAGGTCATACTAGGATTGTTTTTATCAAACATATCGTAGATATGATATTGTACTTTCTCACTTGCTTCAGCGATCTCTTCTGGTCGACACTTTACTTTACGAACTAAACTAACAATCTTTTGAAAGTCTGCTTTTAGTTCATGATTATAAAGTTCTCCATCAAGTACAATACTTGGGTTAGACTTAATTAGTTCACTTAAACTCTCCATAACGTGCGGACAACTGTTAATAGGTTTACCACCACGTGTATGCATACCATTTGTATCAGTGACACAACGGATACCATCTAACTTAGGTTGTGTGTATCCACTTGTTACAGGAGTTTTTGTAAAATCGTGTGCCAACATAGGCTTAAATAATTCGTAACTATCTACATCATCTACGTTTTCAAAATACTCTTTGTCTGCTTTTTTAGTCCATTCACTTTTGGCTTCTGCAAGAGCTTGACTTTGTGAAGTAGTAGAATTTGCTCTACCTGTATTTTTAGCAACTGATATATTCCATGCACCTGTAATTTTTTGACCATCAACTAAACCTGAAATGGTCCTAATACCTGCTACATCTTCGGAATCGTAACCATGCTCGATAGTCCAAATTCTTAATTTACCTTTAGTATCTCTTTTGTATAGACTTGCTAAACTAGTAATATTCTTCATTATTTGCTATCCCTTTCGTCAACCATTTTACGAATTATTGCCATATAGTTCTCATTAGTAGGTTCCATGCCATATTGCTTACACAATTTCTTTGCTTGTGGAGTAACAAAACCTTTAGATTCTAGTATTGTTAACGGACTTTCACCTGCTTTATATCTAGCAAAATACTCATCAGTAGTAAAGTTTTTAATAAGAAAAGACTTAAATGCACCTGCAAATTTAACATATTTAAACCTAGCAACAAACTCATTGTTACCATAATGTTGTGTACTATCGTTGTTATACGTTAAGTACATTCCGTCATAATTAAAATTGTCTTTTACAAATGTTGTCATTTAGTATCTCCTTTTGTTTAACTTATACTTTATAATAGCACATCTAGCCTGTTTGTCAACCTTTTATTTTAGTGCTATTATATTGGCTTTTTTGTTAACTTACTCACTAATTATAGCATCTTTCATCGCTTTGTCAACCATTTCTTGGTCGTCTTCGACTTCATCATATGCCATCTTTTTCTTTAAAAGCGAAGTATCTGTAGCACTTAAACGGACATCACTATCACTATTAAACATTGCTTGTTCTAATAAGAACATCTGTTCTAACCCATCATTGTTCCATATTGTGTTTAATAGTTCATTAACTTTTTCTATATCCATTCGACGAAGACGATACTGTTGAAAATGTCGTTGCAAGTATGCATGGAACACTTCCGGAATCTTCTTGTAATCACTAAATGCAAATGTACCCTTAAATCCTGCAGGGTGGTGGATGTTGTTAAGCAAATGTGGTTGATTGTAGTAATCAATCTTTGTTTGTACACAATCATCTAAACTACGTTCATATACTGTAATACCCATAATACCTTTCCTTTAGTTTTTCTTAATTACGAAACAATTATAACACAAAATAAACCCACCCGTCAACCTTTTTGGGTAAATAATTGTATGAGATATAGTCATAAGAATATTGTACTTGAGTACGCAACTACAAGATCAAGGTTATATATCGATGATAGATTGGTGTTTTTAGGTTCCGGGCTTATTGCTATAAAAATGTTTATAGAACAATCGGGAAATAATCCTGCGGTTATAGAACGTTTTAAGGCTCAATTATTTTACCCAACAAACGCTCGTTCTAATGTATAAGATCCTGCAGAACGATTGTTCCCTTCAGTGTAACCTTTGTCTTCTAAACGTTGTTTCATTTCTAAGTTAAAATCCATGCTACCACATATCATAACTTTATCAGTTTTTGGAGTAATGTCGTCCCATATACCGGCGTCAATGTATTTGGTAATTCGTCCTTGGTTCTTAAATTCTTCTCTAGTTACTGTTGGGAAATATGTAATGTCTTGTTCTTCTAAGAATGTGTTATATGATCTCAAATCTTGTACAAGTGGAACAGTCCAATACACTGATATACTATCAAAGTAATCATATGTTGTTGGGTCTCTTAATAAACTAATAAACGGAGCAATGCCTGTACCAGTTGCAACTAAATGCAAATTGCCTCCTAGTTCTAAATTATTAAGTGTAAGAGTGCCAGTGGGTTTTTCACCTACTATTAATTCATCATCTACTTTAATATCTTTTAGTCTACTAGTTAATGGACCATCTTCTACTTTAATACTGTAGAATTCTAAAAACTCATCATACGGTCCACTAGTAAAACTGTATGCTCTCATTATAGGTTTATTTTTTTGTAGTTTTTTTGACCAGTTATCTAATCCAATCATAGTAAACTCACCCGCAACAAATCTGTATGTTGGTGGTCTTTCTAATTTTATTTTAAATAGTTTATCAGTGTAATGTGTAACTTCTATGACTTTTAAATTCATATTATTTTACAAATGTTCCTTGCTTTAATTTTCCTACAACAGAGTCATATGTTTCACCTAAACATTTTAGTCTAAGAATTACACGTTCTGAGGTTATCTCTGGAACACCGTGTACTGCCATTCCGTTAAACATAGTAGGGTGTTCTAGACTATAATGATGTAAGTAATCTATATCATTATCGTCCCAACCGTATTTCTTTTCGTAGTTGATATTTCTTTCTGGTTCAATACCTTCTCTACTAAAGAAACTAATAGGAGTAATGTCTTTTACAGGTAATATTGGAAACATAATAGCACAATTCATAAAATGATCAGTATGTGGGTGAAACTTGTAACCAACATCATAATGTAGTATATCAATATGGTCTGGATCAGGATATTCGCCCCAATTAAACTTATCTACTAAATCTCTAACAACAGGAAAGTCTAACAAAGACATATCGTTCTTTTTCCTTATTGCTATTGTATTCATTCCTTGCCGACCTTTAAATTCTCTTTTAGTACCTCTTGCTAGATACTGCATATAATCACCAAAGTTTTCTATAAGGTGTCTATGCTCTTCAAATAAATCTTCCAAGGCTTGTCGGTCATAAGTTACTTCATCTATTTCTGTGTGAAACTTGCCTTGTATCATTTTTTAAATGTATCCTATTAATGTAACTATAACAAAGTAATTTATATAATGTAATGCTTGGTCAATAGTTTGTAATCCCCAAAACATTTTGCCATTTTTAATTACTTTGTACTTGTTTAATATTATGTGTTTTAACCAATCTATTATACAATGTGTAGTGTAATCAAACATTGATAATAGTAATGCATATTTGATATCTATAAAGAATAGTAATATGATTAGTGTTGCTACTGCATGGTCAATACAGTGTCTATGTAAACCTCGATTAAATAAGTTGCTCTTATCTGCGGATGGTCGTGTTGACTGCATGAATAAGTCACAAAATGTGTGCTTAATCAGAAGTAAAATAAAGACGGATGTCATATGTTTCTCGATGTGTAAAGGACAATTAGTGGGTTGGAGAGAGAGTATTCAAATCCGTTAACACGTGAACTAATAATTAGTTTTTTCAAATCCGACCAATAAATTTAGTAATAGATATTACTAGGGAAATTAGCACTTCCCTCCAACGTACAACTATTTATCTAATACAATGAATACGCCTTGGTCTAAGGTAAAAATGTCAAACCCCCACCCTGTAATGCTTTGCCTGCCACCACCGACAGTTTTGTCGTCTACCATCTTCTCATCACTTACTGTACTACTATAATGCCATAGACCGTCTTTTTCCACCATAGCAAACTGCATACCTTCAACCATGTCAGCATTCATACTATATAAGGACCCACTATCCTTATCCCAATATATGCCAAAATACCCACGATGATCGTCAAGTCTAGGCTTGGACTTGTAAAAAATGTCAACAGGCACGTCAGGCTTATCGAGCTCAGTAGTGCAAATGTATCGTACTTCGCCTCCGGTTTCGACTCCATAATATTTCTCCACTTGATCAGTATCAGTTAAAGGTTCGTGATTAATCTTCATTATTCTCTTTATCTATTTTATCCACTGTTTGATGTATTCTGTCATCTGTTATATCAATAACACCAGATTGTTGTAATACGTCTAATGTCGTAGTAACACCGTGTTCTACTCCTGCTTTCCAATTATAATAAGCACAAGCACCTGTAAAGATTATAAACGCACTGCAATGCCAAACTGTTAATACCATAACATTACCTCTTAATTGTTAAAAGATTCAAAGAATTTTATACTTGCTAAATTCTTTGCTTTTGATTCTACCATAATATCTGCAAACTCATTAAATGTGGATGCCCAAGTATTTACCGCATTATTCCACATAAAGTCACTATGTCCACGCATCTTGCCTTTTTTGTAACCTTGTTCTAATAATAATTCCTTATCAGGTAATGTGTTAACATCGTGGTCTATAAGATAGTCAAGTCTACTTACTGAATAATGCATTGCAGGACGTAAGCCACGCCAACTATCTATTACGCCTTTAAATCTATCATCGGAGGGTTGTATGTATTCACCACTTTTGACCCAGTGATGGTGTATGTCAAGTACGAGTGCGAGGTGCTTGCCAAGTTCGAGACTGTCTTCGATGCCCCACGAGTTTTCGTCGTTTTCAATGGTAATAACATTTCTCGCCTCTTTAGAAAGTCTTGGGAGGACATTAATGATACCGGTTGGACCTTGTCTACCTGATATATGGACATTGCATTTGAAGTCTTGGAACTCCTTGCCGTAGCCCATGAATTTGATGCAATCAACATGATATTCGAACTCCTCTATACTACGTTCTACAACTTCGGGCCTATCACTTGCTAATACAACAAATTGACCAGGGTGCATACTAAGACGTACATCATGTTGTCTGGCAATGTCGCCTACTTTAATTAAGTTGTCTTCTAAATATTTTTGTACATATGCTTGTTGCCAAAAGTAACGCCAACTAGGTTCTGTGTATGCTGGTAGCAAGTCACTGCCTAGTCTAAGCATTCTTAGTTCTGGTTGTAATGTACTTACATAGGTAATAAGATTTTTGTACGATTCAATATTATGAACCATAATATCCCAAAGTCGTTGTTCAGCAACTTCTTTAGTTTGCCTATTAAGCCATGAGATTGTTGTCGACCTACTGTTGTAAGGACGTTGCAGTTCTTCTAATACTTTTTTATTTTGGGTTTGATCTGCTACCATGTACTTACAAGCGAAACCAACTCTTTTTATATCTTGATTAAACATAATATCCTATACATTAAACTAAACATAACACTATGTTAGCACAATTATATTATGTTGTCAACAGTTGATTTTCTAAGTTTTCGTAAGTATCGGCATACGCATTTGGGTGATTTAAAAGACTGTCCGGTGTCCAGTCATTAACAAATATAAACTTAACATCGTTGAAGTGTTCAATAATGTGTCCTATTTGTTGGACATCATATCCCATGTCACGTTGCTTTGCAGTTTCTTTTGGATTGTTTTGTGATCCTGAATAGATACAATTAATTGCACCAAAAGGATTTTTCATTGATCGTTCGCCAGAACCAATAAAATCATAACCAATAATAGTTACAATTTCATTTTCTAATGCGGCAAGTAGTATTGCATAAGAACCGGATGTCCAATTCTTTTCTTCATCTTTTTCGTGTGTAATAGTGTAAGGTATTTCTGGTAATACTTGTAAGTATGGATTCTTAACAATGTTGATTAAGTCAGTTGTTGTAAACAAGTAGGACTTTTTTTGTAAATTGTGTTCCACTGCTTCTTGTAAATGATGTAACTTATTACAAACTATATTCTCTACAACAAAGTCTCTGTGAATACTGTTACACCCATATGTAATACCTCTGCCAAAAAGTTTTCGTAAATCAAAATCTTTCCTACTATTAGCATTACCTATTGCGTAACCAACATCCATTATTGAGCTTGTCCAATAATGGCCCAAACTGTGCCACCTAAACAAATCCAACCAACCGGTTGACCAACTGCTGGATTACTATTCCATGCAATGTCGCCTTTTTCTCCGGAATGTCCTGGTGTTTCTGTTACTGAAGAATGTCTTGTGCCTGCAAGTACAGGGTTAGATATTTTTGTTTCACCGTCTTGTGTTAATACAATGTTGTTGTGTGTCGCTGAGCCAATTTCCATATTGCTTTTGGATCTAATCTCAACTGTATGTTGTTTGCTCTTACCTATATTAAGATTTGTTTCCTCGTCCCATAAGGTTAATGTGCTTGTTGGTTCGTCTGTATTAATGCCAACTCTTTTTGTACTCGATGCGTATAATGTGTTACCAAGTAATGTTTCACCTACTACAACCAAGTCTGATAAGTTACCAACCGACTTAAGATTACTGTTAATTATAGTTTTAGGCAAACTATCGCCTGCTACAAAATCTTGTAATTCTGATAATCCTTGTATGCTATCAGCAGTTAATAACCCTGTTACTGTTAATTTATCTACTGTAATTTCTTGTGCATTTAAGTTGTTAGTGTTTAAATTTTCTGATGTAATGTCTGGAGAGTGTAATGCGTGTGTTACTTGCACACCATTTGCGTCAACATCTAACTCTGGAGTTGAAAGTAATTCAGTACTAAGGTGTTTAAAATCGCCAGTAATCATACCAGCGTTCATTCTAAATCCTTCCCAATTAACTGCACTATTGTTAATAGACCCAGTTGGGAATTCTAAACTATCGATTGTTTCTTGTACAGATTGTTTAACAAATTCTGCGACAGATTCCTTAAGATTTACTTTATTAAGGTTCTCTCGTATTTGTTTTTCTACAGTTTCACGTATGAATGACTGTAATGCGTTTTGTAGTTCTTGTGACATTGTTGCCTCTTTGATTTATTATTAAATCTTGGCAACTGCAATATACTCGTAACTTCTACTGAATAGGTTTTTGTAAAACAGGCTTTGAGATATTTTAAAATCTGAACAGCCTAAGTCGTGTATATATTTTGCAAGTTGCTTGAAATATAATGTTCTTTTTATTTCAGTTACCTCGGATATTAATTTACCGTTGCTTAACTGATACATTGTTTCGTTGAATTTCTGCTTGTCTGCACGATCCCATGTTCTATGGCATACAAATACATGACTTGCTTCACCACTATTAATAACCATGGGTGGATCCACTAAACGGTCCACTGACTTCATATTTTTGAAATCTTTAATAGTAGTTACTAATGCTTTTCTAGTATAACCATGTGCATCAGCAATAATTTGTTTCTGAGTATCCTCAGTTCCGTATCTCGTAAAATAACTATCCAATGCTAATGTAACATCAAACTTTTGATCTGTAATTTCATCTTTAGTTAATACTGTAACGTGCTTTAAATCTTCATGGTTACGGATAAATTCCGATTCATGATCATCTCTACACAATACATGATACTTAAAAGCATCTACGTTGTCTTTGCATAATGCCCAAAGAATAGGATTGAAGCCCAACACCAATGCAGTGCTATATTCGTCAGTTGTAAAATCGCCCATTGTATCTCTTATGATCTGAGCTTTTAATTCTACTAACTTTAGAAATTTAGTTTTATCCTGCTTATATAGATTGTCAACAGTATTGTACCAATACATTTTCATTTTTATCCTTTTGGATTGTTTTATACAATGTATTTATCAATACTATTGCGTAGCCGTATAAGACTCTACTTTTCGTACTTACTAGTGTCTTTGGCTAATAGTAAACAGTCTGCTTGGATTGTTTGTATAGCAACATCAATCTCGTCTTTAGACGATTTAATTGGACCGTACTTCATATCTCGTAACTTATCCGATTGTACCTTAATGCTGTCTATCTTTTCACAGAACTGACTTATTTTATGCAACATAGCATTTCTCCTTAATTTGGCGCACCCTACAGGACTCGAACCTATTACCTCTGGTTCCGCAAACCAACGCTCTATCCAGATGAGCTAAGGGTGCCTTTATAGTTTTGGTGGAGGATACAGGGATCGAACCTGCTACCTCCTGAATGCAAATCAGGCGCTCTCCCAGATGAGCTAATCCCCCAAAACTAAATTCTTTTTGTAACATACTAATACTATAATATAACATTCAACGAGTGTTGTCAAGAGCCATAAAAGTGGCGGAGAGACTGGGATTTGAACCCAGGAAAGAGTTGCCCCTTTGCCGGTTTAGTAAACCGGTGCTTTCAACCGCTCAGCCATCTCTCCGGAGTATTTTTATTTAGGTACGATTTCAAAACACTTAACTAGTGCCTGCATATCAGTCAAACCAGCCGCTTTACATTCTGCGTATAATTTCTTTCTAGCGCCGACTACTTCGTCTGGTGCTACTTTTATACTTTGCATCCTATTTGATTTTGCATTAGGATTCATGCCACGATATCTGGTATTATGTTTATTATTTTTGTTACGATCATTCACGCAATTTATTTTTCTGTGGTGCCGCTTCCCGGATTCGAACTGGGCACCTACTGATTACAAATCAGTTGCTCTACCAAATGAGCTAAAGCGGCGTTGATATTATTTACCTGTTAAAATTTTCAATGTCTTATTATTGAATACAGTACAAGTATTTGTTTCATTATAACGAACTATTGCTCGATTGTCAACTCTTTTTCTGCGTCTTGCCAAAAATCTTTTAACGAGTCTAATTTCTCTGTTAAGTCTTGTATTTTAATTCTTGTTTCTGCTTCTTCTTTTACATCTTCTATTAGTGGAAGATTGTCTTTCATTTCTGCTATACGCCTGGTATATTCAGATATGAGTGTCTTGTATAGTGTCTTTGATTGTTTCATTTTGTGATTATTCTTTAAAGGTTATGCTAGTTTGAACATTCCGCCAAAGATGTTATCAACAAATGTACTGTGGTCAATCTGCTCGTAACTTGTGCAGTTCTCGGGTAGAAACCCTCGATGCCACATATAAACAAAACTAGCAACTACACAGGCGTTAGCATAATGCCAACTGTTAAGTGTTCTTCGTCCAGGTATCAGTAAATGACTGTGTTTTACTAAATCTTCTGTTTGATACTCTGAACTACTTGTAACCGTAGTATGGAACAATGTTTCTGTGTGCCAATCAACTTTACTAGCATCAACGTTGTCGGTATCTGCTATCCAGTTTGTTTGTATGTCGATATTATCATCTCCTAGCCATGAATCAATTTCACTAGCGAAAAAATATTTATTTTGTAACTTAATAAGTTTAGGTTGCCCTAATACGTTATTCATTACTTCTTGGTAATCTTCTAATGACAATCCAGGTAAAGCATTTTCACCTGTTTCACTAGTTTTAGAAATTCCTGTAAAATGTTTGATAGACTTTACATTCTCGTTTACATTAACAATACGTTTAATCCACATATCCGTTGCCGCATATTGTAAATTAATATCATCTAAAATAATGTTATTGTGCGGTGCTACGTCATCTTGTAATGCAAATGTACAAAGTAACGGTATTCCGAATTCTGAACATAAGCCTACTATATTGTCATCTTCATAGTTTGGGTTTGTACAAACTACAATGTCAGCACCTCTGACAATATCATGCATTGTTAGTGTTGATGTAAATTTTCTAACATATGCTGGGTTCAAATAATTATCACCAAAACAAGTAACTTGAATTTCATCATCGAACTGTACTGCATTAATTTCAAGTAATGTTTTTACGGCATATAAATTTTTGCCATCGCCTACTATGTGTATATTAATCATTGAACCTCTCCCTAACGTGTTGATAAAAAGTGTCTAATTCTCCACCAAACTGTCCGGTTAGATGGTCTACTGCTTGTAGGCAATATTCTGTATTATTGTTGTTCAATTCAATTACAAAGTCTTCGTGCAACTTTGTCCAGTTTTCTAACTGTGGTAAACTGTCAAGGCTTAGTTTAGCAGTATCTACAACTGCATATAGTGTAAGGTCTGTGTTCTTTTCTTTCACAGTAACCGTGTCTAGTTCAAGCACGGTGTACCTGTCTCTTAATGCTTCTGCTTGTTTTTTACCATATACTATGTGCATCTTTGCCTCTCTTGAATAACTTATTATACTAGTACTTATCTTCTTCAAAGATAGGTAAATAATAATGTAAGTTAAGTATTATAATAACAGAATTATGTTGTTATGTCAAGGAGAATGTATGGATATTTTTAAACTCATAGCAGAACTAGGTTTCCCTATTGCAGGTGCTTTAGCGGCTGGCTTCTTTGTCTTTACAACAGTAAAATTTATACTTGCAAGTGTAACTAGTAGTATTCAAGGGCTAAAAGGTATTGTAGGCAGTTTAGACAACCGTGTACAAACAATGAATAACGACTTGGTTAAAATGGATTCATTAATAAGTTATGCATTTGGCGTTAAACCAAATGTAGACAGAATTGCCGCTAATGAAGGCAAAGAAGACGCAAGGAGAGACTAATGGCAGATATAGATATTAACCAAACAGTGGAAGCACCACCCGTTGATGATGGTTGCATTACTGAATGTTTTGGCGAAGCAGACAGAGTTGGTGTAGAGTTCACTGACGCCGGTGTAGTTAAAAATATTACAATAGATGATAGTGTTTCCGGTATAGGTGATGTACAAGCAGGTATAGAATTTATCTATAATATGCGAGAACATATGGTAGATATTAGTGTAGCCACAGTATATGCAATAACTGTGTATGCTCTTGTTTTATGGATTAAAAGGAAGTTAAGATAGTGATATTTAAACATGATAGTAACAGATTTAATTAGCGATTACGGATTTCCTATTGTTGCCGCGGTGGGCATGGGATATTTCGTATATTATATATGGAAATGGGTAACTATTGAAGTTAAACCTTTAATTGGCGCAACTAGTGGAACACTTATAGGGTTAATTGACCGTATAAGAATGCTCGATAACGACATGATAAGATTAACACAAAAGATTAACATGGTTATAGAGTTCAAAGAAGAATACGAAAAACTAACGGGGAAGAAACTCGCAATGACTGTCGATGACATCGAATCGATTAAGAAAGAGAACTTAAAGAATGCTAAAAAGAAATAACAACTGGCTTAATAGTCAAAATACTGCTACTAAAATATATTTAAAATCACAACCTATATGGCATGATAAAGATATGCTTATCGTAATTACTGTTGCTTTATTGTCTGGATTTCTTGTAGGACTTGCAGTTTAACAATTGGTAAGAATTTCCATTGTAATACGTTATTATCTTTACAATAGTCTTCAAACCTATGTCTAATTGCAACAACATTATCTGCACCATATTTAATTCTAGTTGGCAAGTATGTAAAGATATTAGAACGCCATATGCTAGAACCAGGCTTTATCCAGGAAAAATCTTCTATAATATCCTTATTAAGGAATTCAACTGGAATAGATTCAAACCAATCCCAAAAATCTTCTCTGTCTATACTATCAGGTAACTGATTTAATACCGTTTCTTTATTGGTATAAATTTCTTTGTAGTACTCGATACTGTGTTTGCTTATATCATAAAACACAACTGTGTCAGGTATTACGTTATTTTTATAATATTCAGTTAATGTTATAAATGGTTTGTTACCAGCACACAATAAGTAAAGTGTTTTATCATAAGAGTAAAATTTATCGTATTGTTCTTTGCTACAATCTTTGTACACAGGTTCTGTGTTTTCCACATATAACCTATCTAAGTCTAAATTATAGTTGTGTTCGGTTTCCCAATCATCATCAGTTTTGACAAATGTATCCAATCCAACTTCTTTAGAAAACCATTTTATTGTTGTATTAACAGGAACATCTTGTACAAACGTATCAGATCCTGACACAAACCAATCATGATTTAATCGTATAACAAAACAAAAACTATTCATGTTTTTAAATGCAATAATATCCGGTTCATCTTTAATTGCTTCTTTTACAAAATCTAACATTAATTCGTTACGCAAATATGTACCTTCTCGAACGATAAGTGCGTAATCTGCCTTGTTTCTGAGGTTAGTAAGAGTACTGTCTAATGTACCAGTAATTTTAAATATATCAATATGTTCGTTATCTGCTACAGTATTATCATCTCTGATCAATCCCATATCAAATATGTTTGACCAAGTTATGTTGTGTAAGTACTCGTCACTTGTACAATTTAATGCTACTGCTACTAAATTCATATCAACTTCCTGTAGTTTTCATAAGCCTGTTTCTTAAACTCTGTAGTTTTGCCACCATGTAAAATAATATGATATCTATGTTCATTGCTATTATTACGAACACTGTGCTTGTTACTTAAATCTAACCATGCACCTTTATTTTGTTTAAATGGTACAACTCCGACATCCTCCATAACAAATTCACATCCTTCTGGATTGTTAATTGCAATGTTGATAGGACCTAATCTACTTTTATCATAATCTCTATGTGATTCAATATAACCACCGGGTGCTACAGACATAATTCTAATTCTATCAAAGTCTATAAAATAATTTTGTTCTAACAACCATTGTTTAAGTGAAGGTATACTGTTACTTGCGTTAGTCCAATCAAAGACTGCATCTTCTTCTTGTATATCATAAAACATTGGAGCATTAGTGAATTCATCACCTTGCCCGTGCATAACTAATGATGACCAACCTTTTGATTGGTCTTCTCTGTGATTATAAAAGTTATCTTGTGCTTGTGATATTTCTTGTAAAATATTTTCTACAGGCATATTGACATCGAACATTAAATAAGGTAACTTACTATCTGTTCTTAATTCAATTGGATTTTTACATTCTTTGTTAAAACTTAACATTTGTCGATTGTCTTTTCTTTTATTCTTGTTCGCCGTTTGCTTTACTTTTTGCGTAGGCGGCATCTGCTCTCATTTGTGTTGCTATTCGCAGTTGCATATAATCTCTTAAAGGTGGCTTAGTCTTTGGTTTATCTTTTCGTGCAGAACCCAGACTCAACGAATCTTTTATTTGCTTGTTGCGATGAATACTCCGTCCCATTGTTTTGTACCTTTTCTTTTTAGCTCATGGGCCCGTTCAGACATTACTTCATAGTAATTATGAAGCTCTTCAGGGCATACACTTTGTAATTTGGAAATTTGATTAATCGCTAGATCCCACTTGGAATCTCTATATAACTGCAAATATTTATCATGTTCCTTGACGTAATTAACTGCACACTCACTAAACAAAGCAGTATAAATGGTAGCCGGTACTGTCTTGCCCTTAACTGCTATTTTATCTAGTTCTATGAATGTGTATTCGTCGGATACTGAACTTTCACCAACTAACAATGTTAAACCGTACTCTTTACTTTGCCCCTCTAGTCTTGCCGCTAAATTAACACAATCACCCAAAACTGAGTAGTCAAAACGTTGATTAGACCCCATATTACCTACCACAGCACTACCTGTGTTAATACCAACACCAATTTTAATAGGCATTAATCCTTCGGATTCTAATTCTTTATTAAGTTTTCTTAATGCAACAAACATCTCATCAGCAGTTTTAATTGCTAATTCACGTTGTTTAGGAACATCTAAAGGTGCGTTCCAAAATGCCATAAGTGCATCACCAATATACTTGTCTACTGTGCCTTCGTTTTTCATAACAATATCTGTCATAGGTGTCATGTACCTATTAATTAAAGAAGTTAACCCTTGTGGATTTGTTTTGTATTGTTCACTAATAGGAGTAAATCCTCTAATGTCACTAAACAATAAAGTTAACTCTCTTGTATCGCCACCTAACTTTAATAGTTCTGGATTTTGTTGTAATTTCTTAACCATAGCAGGTGCTAGATAGTGCTCAAACTGTTTTTTAATTTGTTGTTTTAAACTAAACTCTTTTACAAATCTATTAAACACTGCATGAAAGCCTGTAAGTACAAATACTATTAATGGCATTGTTACATCGAGCAAATACAAATAGTGTTGCCATGCATACAATGAACCATATACTAATCCTGCACTAACACTTAATATCGTAAGTCCAACAATATAATATGGTAATCTAACACTTATTAAAATAATAAGGAGACCTAACGTAACAGAAGTTAGTAATTCAACTAGCACGGCCCAATACGGGCGTTGTATCTGGTCTCCGTCGATAACTGTTTGTAGTGTTACTGCCGAAGGTATATAATTATATTTAGGACCAGTAGGTGTAGCAATTACTCCACCGATGCCTTCTGCTGTCGAACCTATAATAACTGTTTTGCCTGCGAATAAAGAAAAGTCGTCACTACTTGCACTAATTGTTTCAAACTCTTTATTCCAACGTAACCATATTTGTCCATTGGGATCTGTACTAATAATTGGATATCCCGGAACACGAATTTTATCTATTCCGCCTTGGTTTGCTTTAATTTGATAACTTGGTTTACCTGTACTAACTCTAATAACTTCGATTGCTATTGATGGGTATGTGTTAGTGCCTACTCTCATAATTAAAGGAACACGTCTTACAACACCATCTATCTCATTAGGTGTATTTAGAACACCAACGCCGTCTGCATTTAAGCCTAGTAACGGAATAGGTCCTAACATACCGGGCCATTCGAACAAATAAGGTACTGCATCACCTATTGTTGCAACTCCTCTTGTTACCGCATTTTTATTTACTTTTAAACTTCCTACTTGTGCAATAACAATCCCATTGCCGGCTATCGATTCAACAAATGCTTGGTCACCGCCTAATCTATCATCTTCACTAAACAGTATAGGTATTACAATTACACCTGCTCCTGCTTCACGCAACTTCCAAATAAGTTCTGCTAGAACATCACGTTTCCAGGGCCACTGTCCGTATTTTTCAATAGATGCTTCATCTATTGTTACAATACCAATGTCGTTGGATACAACCGGAGTATCGGTTTGTTGTAGTAAATCAAACTGTTTAAGTCTCAATATTTCAACTATACTACTATTGCCGTAATGGAAGAAGGTTAGAACTGCCAATGTTACAAAGGCAGTTAACCAATGCGTTAAATATTTTTTCATACTAGTATTTATTTAAAGGAAATTTGGGGTGCTAATCTGATTGTGTAAAGGTCGTTGTTCCACAACCAGCGGCATTAGTGCAACTTTGTGTTAAACTATATGTCTTATCTGAACTACCATCTTGGTGTAAATCCAATGTACTTGAATACCCAGACATATTAATTGTTGCGGCATGGTCGCCTGATCCATCTTGGTCAACTGAAACAGTTTGGTTACTTCCAACTGTAATGTCTTGAAAGTGTGTTCCTGTTCCGGCTTGGTCTAAATCTAATGTGTTAGAACTTCCGTTAATATCCACAAACATCATTTTATCGCCATCGTCATTTTGTTGTAAATTTATATTGTTACTATTTCCTGCAATGTCGACATCCATAAAATGACCCAAGTTACCAACGGCTCCGTCTTCTTCTTGAGTGAAAGTTCCTGTATTACTATTACCAACTACATTTAATCTTAAATCATGGTCACCATCATCATCGATATTGTCACCTTGTCGTATTGTCATAGTGTTACTATTTCCGTTAATATCTAGCAAAACAGTATTGCCATCACTAAATGATCCTGAGTTATTACCCTGTGTAATTGATAGTGTATTATCGTCGCCAGTTATTTCTGCGTTGTCGATACTGCTGGAAGTTGTTCCTAAACCTGCAACTAAATTATCATTGTCGTATTGTATAATGTCTATGTTTGCATTATTACCACTTTGTGTAATATAAATTCCGTTGCCACTGTGTGTTATTCCTCTTGTAGTTGATCTTAAATTAGTTTGTGCAGTTGTAGGTTCTGAAGTATATGATGCTGGACTGAATACGCCTTCCTCTTCAAGTGTTTCTCCTAAAAAGACATACATTCTTGCTGAACGAGTTGTGTTAGCATTATTAAATTGTGCCTGGTCTAAAGTGATAATTAATTTACCACCATTACTACCATAACCATATACTGCCCAAGATTTCCAGCCACTAAGGCCTGATGCTGTATTTGACGCTATCGCCGTACCACCCGATTGCATTGAAAAAAGATTTCTTGTTACCCATGAATTTGAAACGGTATATTGAGAACCATTAGCGTGAGAAGTATAGTTTGCCTCACCATTGTATATTGAGATAGCACCTACACTTAATTTACTTTCAACAAGCGATTCAATGCTCAGCGTTCTAGCGCCATCATGGTCACCATTACCAGCAATTAAAACTGTGCCACCTGCACTAATGTAAGTTTCATATGCTGTCTTACAGGTACCACCACAACTGTTATTACCTGCTATGTTAATGTGTAAATCTTTACCAGTAAAATCACTTAAAGTAACTGAACCACTATTTGTGCCTGTAACTGTAAACCCATGACCCTCTAACTCACCTTTTACTTTATTGTACATATTGGTATCAGTATAGTTTATATGAGCTGTTTCGGCAAATGCTTGTATAGGTAATACTAATAATAAACTAATTAGACTGATTAATAGTGATCTGATTAACACCGGCATCTCCTAACTGTACATTATCTACACCAACAAAATTCTGCTTTAATGTTATGTTATAACTGTAATCTCTATCTAATCGTAGTTCCATAAAATTACCTGCACTATCTTCTTTAATAATAAGGTAACTAGGATCGTTTGTAAATGTTATTCCTGTTGTTTCGTCGAATCCAATTTTAAAACCATTCCTAGGATCAAATGCTTGTTTAAGTTTTTTGCTTAATTCTGCATTTAATACGACTAGTAAGTCTTGTAAAAAATCTTGTAATAAGAAGTCAATGTCTAATTCGTTTGCAAGTTCCTCATTTGATTCTTCTAATAAATCTTCATCTAAATCGTTAAATTCTAAAAAGTCAATATCTAATGCACTTGATACATCTGATAGTTGCTCTGCTAGTTCTATTGCTTCTTGTAAATCCTTGGGCTTTTGTACGATTAACAAGTTGTTAATCATATTAGCATCTAAATCCAGTATAATAGGTTTTAAAGGTTTAGATTCAAATGTTGTAACTACTGTTGTTTGAAATGCTTGATTCATTATAACAAATCCTGCATCTGTTTCAACTTCAATTTCTCCTACATAACAGTTGCCGTTGCTATCGCAACTCGGTAGTAAAATTATAAGACTGCTTCCAATCTCATCTACTGTCATCGTGAAGTCAGTGCCTCTTACTCCAATGACTGCCGTAGGTGTTTTGATCTTTACATTTTGTTTAAACTTTTTTCCTATTTGCCCACTTGCATACCTAACTGTGCCTAAACTGGCTTTGATAGATAGTGATCCAATATCATTTGCAGGGTCATAGACAAATTCATCGATTATTACATTACTGTGTGGCGTAATTTCTAATTTAGTATCGTCTATAAATTCTATATTTTGTTTATGCTTAAATGTTTCTATTCGGTCCATAGAGAATATATCAGAATCCACATCACCTTGTTCAGTTGTGTCTTCTCTATAAATCTTACTTGGTCCGTCCGATTTAGTAATTTTACCTATACTGGCAAATCCACTAGTCGGAAGAAAGCAGATTAGTATAACACAGAGCCACTTCATTAGTCGCTCTGCGTAATGTCTATGTCAGAATTGGTGCCAACTGTTGTTAATTGTATTTTGTTGTCATAAATTCCACTTTGTGTAATGTCCACTGTAGTACCTTCACCTGTATGATTATGTGTTAAACTATGTCCTGCACTATCTCCTGCGCCTGACATTATATAGTTCGCCGTGTTATCTACTGAACTGCCTAATGCATCATTATCCATATCGATGTCTGCATCTGCGTTCGCGGCATTTACTGTTAGTGTGATAGTATCTTCGTTGCTAGTTGCTAAATCTATTGTTCCTACAAAGTTAGCCGATGATGCACTGGCTCCAATAGCAACTGTTACTGTTGCGTCATCGCCGACTACATCTATGCTCATACTTACTGTTTCACAATTAGAACTTGCACAAGTTAAAGCAACTGTGTTAGAGTTACCTGTTAAATCTATATTACCTGTGTAAGTAGTACCGTTAATAACTGTAGACACAACGTTACTGTTACCAACTTGATCAATATTAAATGTCATGCTGTTACCAGTTAAGGATATCGCTGTACTGCTGTTACCTGCCACGTTGTTCTGTCCGTCCTGTGTTATATCCAAGTTTAAATTATTACCACTTTGTGTAATATAGATATCATTAGCATACACCGAACTTATAGAACAAACCAGAAACAAGAGCACATAAACTATTTTATTTGTCATTTATTTTCTCCGTCTGTTTCTGCCCTTTTAGTTTAGTTAACGTTTCCCATAGATACATATCAGCAGTGTTTTTAAAACAGTTGCCTCCTGCATTGCAAACGTTAAAGTCATCTCCCGGTGCTCCTTTTAGCATTTCACTTTCGTGCATAGTTGGGATTGAGTTAATGTCCGGTTTAGAAATAGGCACAGATTTTAATTTAGAACTTTGGAGAGTCGTATTTTTATCATCTGTATTAATTACTTCACCGGACTTATGGATTAACTTCGTAGTTTTTTGTGTCGTTTTCTTAAACTTCCACAAGCCCTTGATTTCGCCTTCTTTGACGATCTCGACAATAGCCTGCTCAATAGCAAGTCTAACTGCCTGATTGGTAGGTTCATTAACTGCTGAACCTATCTCAATTTCTAATGCTCTTGTACCTAAATCTAAAAATCTAAATACATCTGAGCTATCTTTATAACTTGCAATAGTCTTATCAACTGCAACCGACAGTAGTATTTCACCAGTTGATACACTAATAATTCTCATTGCCACAGATACTCTATCTGTTCTGTATTCTTTTGATGCTCCAATACCAAAGTATCTTGCACCTACACCGCCACTTTCAATGTTGCTATCGTAACCTATAATAGCACCATCTAATAATAGTCCAGCAAATAACATAGGTTGTAATGCTAGTGCATCTTTACCTTCAAAATTTTCTCTTGTGCTTCTTATTAATTGTCTTTCTTTTACCAACGAGTCTAAACTAACACGTTCTAATACCTTAAACCATTTACCGCCTCCGGCTTGTTGCAATGCACGAATCACATGACTCTCTGCACCTTGCGTTACTGCGGTACTTAATTGACTAAAATTTGTTGAAGGTTTACGTTGTCCTGTTTTATCTCCAAAGCCGTATAGTGCTATGGTAATAATAGGTCCGTCGATTGGTGGTAAGTTTAGAAGTGCATTAACCCCTATTGGTATCGAAGCAGGTGGGTCGTATCTGACTTGCTTTACAGGGTTACCTGCACAAGCACCTAGTAACAATATGATGGATAATGCTACAAATATCCTCATCCATTAAAACCCGAAGCCACTTAATGGCACCACTAGTTCACTAAATGAACCATCGGCTTCAGTTATCTGTACAGTAATTGTACTCGAAGATGTATCTTTAATCCAGTATATAGTTGCACCTTCGACAGTTGCAGTACCACTATTGGCACCAGTGTCAGAAAACATACTATCAACTAAATTTTTGGATAAGTTTGCGTAAATTCTTGATTCAACGTTTGCTAAGAATTTTGAAAGAGTTTCTTGGGCGGCATCTCTAACTGCTTGTCTTTCAGCCGCTTCTTTGGCTTTCTTTATTTCAGCCGCACGTTGGAATTGGAGTTGCTCTATACTTAAGACGTGTGTACTATAACCTTTTCCACTAAAGGAAGGATTTTTAAATTCATGTGTTAAGTCGCTGGCGTATGCAGGCGTCATAACGAACATAGTCAAGGCTATAGTGATAAAAAATTTCATAATAATACGATCTCCATTAGTATTTATAATTTATTCGATTAAATAAACCGACATTATTAAGGAAATCGTAAATATTTTTACACCTACATAAATACTAAGGTATAGTAAGACGTTATTATACTGGACGGTAGTTTATAGCCCTTTACTACCGTCCTTTTATTTCTAAAACTTTCATTCTAGCAATGAGACGTGTTCTTCCCACACCCAAATATCTACTCGCGGCGGCAACTGACTTGTGCATTGTTAACGCCTCAGTTATCTCACTGGTTTCAATTTGTTTAAGTTTGTCTGGGAGGGTAGTGTCAAGGGATTCAATAGCAGAGCCTGGTGCTCCCCATATGTCGTCCATCATTTCGAACAGTACTGTCTGTTCATTTGTGAAAACGCCCTTGTTCATACTAGTATTTATATACCGCATAAACAAAGGCGTTTCTAAGTGGTTCTGTTATCTTTTACCAGATAACCAATCTGATTCTTCTTCTGTGTAGGGCCACATTTAGTTATGTTCTCCACGATAAATTTTACCGCCTTTAGAAACATAAGGAATGTCTCCACGACAAATACCTATGTCATGTAATTCTGCATCTGATAACCTAGAAAGAGTTCTTAAAGTTGTTGCGTTTGCTCGGCGCTTTTTGTAAGCATCTTGTATTCCTAAAACATACTCTTTAATTGTGTTGCAAATTGCACAAACATTTAGTGTTATAGTAGACATTATTTTAATTCCTTATTCTTTAGTGCCATCATAAGTGCTTTTGCTTCTTTATGATATCCCATTTGTGATAGTTGTGACGCGGCTCTAATAGTACCTGCATTTTCGCCTAGATGTATTATTGCTGATAAAAACTTTCTTACTGCTTCGCAAAACGAACAGTAATATACTGATAATGTATTCATGTTATTGTGTGATCCCTGTTTCAAATTTATGTTTGTATCTGGGACCATTACCTGTCTGTTGCATAACTTCGTAAGCATATCTCCAGTCGTTTCCGTATTCTGTCTTTGCCCATAAGAGTAACTGATCGTCTTTCGCACCACGTGTAGGGGTGAATCGGACGTCAAGCCAACTCAAGATGGACGTATATAGCATTTGTGCCATTTGTCAATCTCCTAAGTATAAAATATATATGATGCTTGAGGAAAGCAATACCCCGGAACTTCCCCGGCGGTGCGTGAACCTTTGGTTCCCGTCAGTCTTTTTAAAGCATAGCCAATGCTCTAGTCTTTCCTAGTGCCACTCTTTTTTTCTGAGCCGAGGTCGCTCTTGAATAAAAACAAACGAATGTTTGTGATTTTTTTATTCAATGTTATTTATACAATAGGTCAGGATTACTGCCCTATTAGGATTGCATACTCGTTATGCATTTTTGTTATAATGGATTACTCGCCTATAGTTGAATTTTCATAGACTGTATTTAATTGATTTGCTACTTGAATAAATGTAGCACACTTCGAAAGTCGCTTTAACTTATTTGCTCCAACGTAAGTGCAGGCACTTCTGATGCCTCCTAGAATGTCTTGAATAGTTATGTCTACATCTCCGCGATAAGGTACTAGTGCAGTACGTCCTTCGCTACTACGGTAGTCTTTTAAGCCACTAAAGTGTTTTTCGTTGGCTGTTTTAGAACTCATACCGTAGAATTGCACAAACTTCTTTTCTTCTATCTTTCTAGTTGTACCAGTTGACATTTCATTAGTCATATATTTTTTAGTAATTACTTCGCCACCGCCTTCATTATGTCCTGCTAACATACCGCCAAGCATAACAAAATCTGCTCCTCCGGCAAAAGCCTTAGCAACATCACCCGGGCAAGTACAGCCACCATCAGCAATGATATGTCCACCTAATCCGTGGGCCGCATCAGCACATTCCATAACTGCTGAAAGTTGAGGATATCCAACACCAGTTTTAAGTCTAGTAGTACAAACACTGCCAGGACCAATACCAACTTTAACAATATCGGCTCCATTTAATATCAATTCCTGTGTTTGGTCTGCCGTAACTACGTTACCGGCAATAATAACAATTTCTGGATAACTTTTCCTAAACGCACTAATAAAGTCTAAAAAGCGTTCACTATACCCGTTTGCTACATCAATACAAACATATTTTAATTTGTTACCTGTTTGCTCGTATACATCACGAAACTTTTGTTGGTCGTGGTCTAAAATTCCTATGCTCATTGCTACATTATTACTACGTTCGTTACCTTCTACGTCAAAGTAACTTACTAGTTCTGTAACTGTGTAAGTTTTAACTAGACAGGTAAAAATTCTTTGTTTTGCTAACTTATCAGCCATAGCAAGTGTGCCAACACCGTCCATGTTTGAAGCCATAAGTGGTATGCCTTTAAAGTCGCCATGCTCTGAACGTCTATTTAATCCTGGTTCGCTTGGCTTATAATGACGATAAGTAAACCTACGGTGTAAATCTACTTCTTTCCGTGAACCCAATGTACTACGTTTAGGTCTCATTAATACACTAGCATAATCTAGTTTGATATCTGATTCTATTCTCATTTTATTATCTCAATCCTTGGTGATAAATGTTTAGGTTGAAAACCTAATTTCTTCATATATGTAATGTCGGCTAATGTGTGTTGTCTTTCATGTGGCGTGTGTAATTTAATTGGTAAGTCGGGTGCATAATCTCTAACTTGCACACTATTACCCGATCCAATATCAATACACCCTATAACATCGGGATTAGTAACTAGTATCCAAATTGCATCTAAACAATCATCCATGTGTATAAAATCTCTAGTATGATTTGTTACATATTCTAATGTTTTATTTTTTAACTTATCAAAAAACATTCCTTCTCTTGGTACATCCGAATATACAGTATGAAATCGCATACCAACTGTAAAAGGATAAGATGCTCCTAAGAATTCCAAACAATGTTTGGAAGCCGCATACGGATTTAAATGTGGTTCATATTGTGAGCTCGAACTTGCATAAAGAATTCGTTTGCCTTTATACTTGTCAAATAAGCGTCTACTGGCTTCAATGTTATTCAACCAATAACTTGTTGGGTCTGCTAAACTTTGTCTTACTCCACTTTTACCTGCTAAATGTATAACAATGTCTACAGTATGAGGTTCAGGCAGTTCACAATCCAGTAAATCGTTACCATCTTGTTTGTCGATACCTATTACATTATGAAAATCTCCAAGACGTTTTGTTAACTGAGATCCAATAAAACCTTTGTGTCCTGTTATTAGAATATTCATCGGGTTATTCCAAAATGTTTAAAGGACTGCTGAACACACTTTGCTTGATAATAACAATCTGCCAAGGCGTTGTGAGCATCTGTTTGTATTGCTTTACGAGGATCTACAGGCATCATACTAAACAATGTTCTACTATCTCGCACTTGCCAGAAGTTCCATGGAATAGGTTGTTTCATCTGTCTATATAAATTTTCTAATATAACCATATCGAATGCAGGACCTTGACACCAAATTTGATCACAGCCAATTAACCATTTGTTAAGTTGTGCTAATGTATCTGCAACACTTGTGCGATTTTCATCACCTAATGCTTCGTCTTGAATTTCTTTCTTTTGTTTGCCCCACCACTCGAGTGTTCCAGGATCCACACTACGATTCATAGTAGATTGTTCATCTACATCTAAACGTAAATATAAACCTTTTGCAGGTTCTTCATTATTATATGGATTAAATTTTATTCCACCCAGTGTAAGTACTGTGCAGTCTGGTTGAGTGCCTAGTGTTTCTAGGTCAATCATTGCGTGTGTTGACATAGTTGCCCCTATTTGTCTTCTTCGATTCTCACTTCTAACGGGTATCCGTCGTTTCTAGCCGCTAGTGTAACTTCGATGCCTTTTTGTTCTGCCATTTCATAAGGATAAGTTGCCACTACGGCTGAACCATCTTCGTGTATGTCTACAACAATTTTATTGGCTTGTGCATCTGTATATTCAAAGTAATCTGTTAAACAACTAACTACAAATTCCATTGTAGTTACATCATCATTTAACATGATAACTTTCCATAAATTAGGTTCTTTTAGCTCTACTTTAGATGCCGGTTTTACTATGGTTGCATTATTTGTATCTGTCATAAGCCCTTACTTCTTTTATGTGTTTTATTCATTTACTGTTACAGTATACAATATCGTGATGTACTTGTCAACCGCTAAGATAAGGATAGCGACTACAGATTACTGCAATCGCTATCTACAGAATTGAAATTACTTAATTTCGATTGTTTTTGGCTTCTTAGACTCTGGAATAATCTTTTCCAATGATACTGTAAGTAAACCATCTTTTAGTTCTGCACCCTGTGTTACCATATCTTCTGCAAGTGTGAACTTTCTAACAAACTGACGTTTTGAAATACCTTTATGTATTACGCCAGGTTCTGGCTCTTGCCCTTCATCTGATACTACAGATTTGATGATTAGCTCGTTTTCGATAGTTTTGACTTCAATGTCGTCTTTACCGAATCCTGCTAATGCAACTTCAATAGTATATGTAAGGTCACCTGTTTTAATGATATTGTACGGTGGGTAATTCAACTGGTTACCTGAGCTCATACGTTCGAAAGAATCGAACATCTCGTCAAAGCCGATTGTCATCGGGCGTAATTGGTTGAAAAATGATAGATTTGTTTTGTATTGTGTCATGCTATAACTCCTTTTTTAGTAAGCAAGTTTGTTGTAATGCAACCCTATAATTAGGCATTGCGTATAATAATATGCACTAGAACTATTTCTAATACATACTGTATTATATAGTTATTTATATTCAAAAGTCAAGTCCTTTTGGTAAAAAAACTCTATAATATGGTACTTTAAACGCACACAGACGTCATATAACGGCACTTTACAGTATATATTACTGTTTACCGTATATATTAACTACGTCTTTCGTTTTCTTTTTGTAGTTTTTTAGCCCGAGCAATGCCTTGTTTCTTCTTTTCTCTTTTAATTTCCGAAGGCTTTTGATAGTATTGTCTATCTCGTTGCAGTTGTAGTATACCATCATTCATAATTCGCTTTTTGAGTTTTCTCATAGCCTTAGTCAATGCTTCTGGTCCGTCACCTACTACGTGAACCATTAGTCCCTCGTCTCGTGGTCTGTCTTCCCATTTCTTCTTGTTATTGAAGTTGTTCTTAAAATTACTTTTGTTTCCTTGGTACGCCAAATTATCCTCCGTTGTTGCTATCTAGTTGTTTAACTAATGAAGTAAACACATCGAAACTATAGTTATTGTTTATTGTCCGATGTTCTTCACTATTGTGGTATACGTTAGGGCGTGATAGTACCCAACCTAAGTATAACCTGTCAATCTTTGTTTGTTTATCAACAAATACAAAATTGCTTGAATTTATTGTGTTTGCAATCCAAGTAAAGTCTTTGTCGTTTTCTGTAACACAATGAACACTTACTCTACGTTCATCTTTATCCAGTATTGGTAATATGTCGTTAATTAAAGGAGAATCTCCTACTAAACATATTTTATAATCACTATTGTGATCAAAGTCTGGACTTGTTACTATTGTAATTTTATCGTTTATCATTCTTTACCGTTGGATAAAAAGTCTGTCATTGTTCCTTTTTCAGAATCTGTTAAATCTTCAAGTTCTATTTCGCCTTGTGCTACTTTCTCGACAAGTGTGCGAACATAATCTTCTGTTAAGTAACCGTCTGTTCCGGACTTATCAACTTCGATCCATTTCTTTTCATTCCACTTGTACAATTTGTGTGGGAATAAATCAGTTTTTGTAAACAGTTGTCCATTAACTGCATCTACCGGAAACTTACTTCCATATGTCGCAGGTGGTACAACGTCTCCATCTTTCATACTAGCCATCATAGTAGCAATATCATTATCTACTTGTGGTTTTAAAATATCAGGTGTCATATCTGGAGCACCGTCAACTTCTACTAGTTTATATTTTTCGTTTAATCTAGCAATCGCGGCATCTCTTGCCTTAATTTCTTTTTCCCTTGCTGACAGATTTGCTTCTACTTCTAATTTTTGTTTTTGTACTTCCAGTTTTTCTAGTAACTGCTTTTCGCTTTCCGATAGTGCCGCTTGTATCTTCGTTTCGTCTTCCACTAGTTTTTCTACTTCCACCAGTTTCTCTACGACTTCGGGCTCTTTCTCTTCTAAGAACTTTACTGTTGCTTGTAGTTCAGCAAGATTATCATCTTTATTAGATATCTTTTGTTTTAAGCCGTCAGTAACTTTAAGATGTTTTGCATCTGCATCTTCCATTAGTTTCATTAAACGTTGTTCAAGTGCATCTTTGTCTTTGATAGTTTTATCAATCGCTTTTTGCAGTTTAGTAATGTCTTTATCTTTTGCAGTATTACTAGCCTGCAGAGCATCCATCTTTTCTTCAAGTTGATGGAGGAACTTCGTATAGTCGTCGATCTTCATTTGTAACTCCTCAATTTTCTGTTGTTTTGCTTCGGGACGATTATGGAATTCTTTTTCCTCACGTCTCCATTTTAATTGCATTGTTCCTGCCAACACTAACATGATTGCTAGTGGATCAAACACTATAACAATAATAATGATTACCCAACGCACTGCGTCTTCGAGCATATTTTTGTCTGCGTCATTGCCGTATATAAACTGTGCAATATATTTAATAGGCCCTACTTCTGCTTCTAGTTTACGATACTCGCCTTCTAGTGCATACTTCTCATCTACAAGATTATCAATCTCGTTATTAGCCGTCTTAATTCTTAAATTTTGTGTATCTACTTCTGCATCAATACTTTCTGTTTTATCAGTATCGCCAAGTTGGTTACGCAACCTATTAATTAATTCATTCGATTGTGTAATTTGTGATTCAACTGTTTTACGCAATCTTTGTATTTCTAAAGCCGCCGCTTTTGCTTGTGTATTGTTAGAGGCTTGTTCAATTTGAGATAACAAAGATAAACGTTCTTTTTGTTTTAAGTCTTTCCAATCACCAATCTTTTCAGCAGTCTTTTTACCAAACACTCCATCAGCACTTGCACCGATCATTTGTTGTGCTTTTTTAGTTTCGCCACTATCTATATAACTTTGCAGTGTTGCTAGTGATTGATCTAGTCTAGTAAGTTCTGTTCTATATAACTCTGCTTGACTATTAATAATTAATTGTTGCTCGTCGATGGAAGGTTGTACCCTAGTATATGCACTATCGATACGTTTTTGTTCCTTGTCGATTTGCGATTGTATATTAGCGTCACCGCCAACATTACTTGTTTCTAACTTTTTAATTTTGTTTTCAGCACGGAGAATGATATCCTCTTGCCTAACAATTTCCCCAGAGATACGTTCAACTTGTGCTACACTTTCTTGTCCAGCACTTGTTTGTTCAATATGTGCTTTACTTAAAAATCCAAAAATTCCCATGCTTGTAATAAACATAAGAATAATAACTGCTATAACCAAATACCAGCGGGTAAATGCAGGTGCTCTTTTCCAATAAGTGTGTAACCATACTGTAGCAGTAATTTTGCCTACTTCCAGTACTATACCCATAAGAATAATAGGAAAAACTGCCGCCGCAAAGATGGCTGTTAATCCTACAATACTGTAGTAAGCCGCTATTGCACTTATACTTAAAGCGACTAATAATGTTATTAATGCGTAGAACATATAGTATTTATAACTTCCTTTATTTCATAAACGTATGGTTTCCTAGTATACCTAGGTGTTCCATTTTGTCTGCCCAGTAAGGATAAACTAAATTATGTGCATAATAATATACTGCACCTATTGTATTATCCGAAATCGTGTACGAACCGTGTCCACTAACTATAATTGCAATTTGCACAGATTCTCTCCACGCCCTTGCATTACCTTCGATAGTTTGTCCAGTCGATTCTTTGTTTGCCCAAATCGTATCTGCTTTTCCATCACAATACCAACTGAATTGGCATCTATGCTTTTTTGGATAAAATATTGCATCATCTGGATCAGGTGTCTGTTTTGTTTTCCAACTTTCTCTAACCGGACCATCCATTACAACACCACATAAAGTATTGGGCCATCTTTTATCTGCAACTCTATTTTTAGTTACGTTTGCAACTGCGGCTTTACCACTATAACTTTCAGCTCTTGCTTCAAAGTAGATATTCTCTGCTAAACACTGTATCGCTGGGTGATAAGCATTTTCTACTTTTTCGTTATTAAGTTCGCCCCACAGAATGTGCTTTGCTTGTGTTGTCAACGTTGCACCAGTAGTAGCAACTGCTGAATTGGATATTGACATTAAAATACCCGTAATAATTAATAGTTTCCGCATACATATCTCCTTATGTTTGTTTAACTTACTTTATAAGTATAACACAAACAGATATATTGTCAACCTTTAATTAGGCCCTATCTTGCACACTTTTTAAATACTTTTCTAGCATTTTTCCCCAAGTATCGTCAAAATTGTCACTTATCTTCAGTTGTGCTTCTCTTATTAGTGTAGAATCGCACCCACAGTAGTTTATATTCGCCCCTATATGTTGTAAAAACGTACTGTAAAAGTTGTGCCCTATTAAGTAGGATTTGGCTTTTACTTCGTTTTCTGCATAAAATTTGTTGAATAATTCGATATGGTTTTTTATTGAATGTGCATTGTAATCTTTTATGAAATCAGATGTTAATCCTGCATACAACCAATCGTTAGTATGTAATAATCCGTGTTTTTCATTTTGTACACCTGTAAAAACGTATGCTTTATTGTTCCATGCACTTTGTACAAAGTCTTGCAAGAAGTTTGTATTTCTAATAGCACAATCCCAACGAGCATGGAGTACAACATCTGATTTTGCTATGTTATCTCTGTGTAAAGAAAGTATGTTATTTAACATGAATAATCTACCAAAGTAGTAGTCAAATGTGACATTGTGACCTAGATGCGATTCGTTTGAATTGTTTAAGTACTGTTTTAAAACAGGCGAGCATAGGTACTCTTTTGTAAGTACTTGTTCCGGAGATGTTGTCATAACACTACCCCAAAGTGCTTTGCCTTTAGTATAGTTTTTATGTTTGGCGTTATCCGGTAACTTGTGTAGTTTCTTTATATCGTCTGAATAGTAAGTGTTACTATAAAACGTTACATTGTATGTTGACTTGTCAACTAGATTTTGCCACCATTCTAAACAGAAGTCCAAATGTCTTGGATCTCCTGTTAGTATAATAGCAATGCTCTTCATTAAAGCACAACTACGCCTTCTTTAAGTAATCTTTTACGATTCTTTTCATGTTGTTTAGCAACATCTTCTTTAGCACCGCCAAAGTACGCAACTGCGTGTCCTGATTTAATCATAATCTCTGTGGCACGTTTATCGTCAATTAGGAAGTCACCTAATATTCTACCAAATTTACCTTTTGCATCTTCACCACTTCTGTCAATTTCAGTTTTAAGTACTGACGTTGATCCCAGTGGCAACATTTCTTTAAGTTTAGCCTTTGCCGCCAAGCCAAATTTCTTTTCAACTTTGTCTCTTGTTCTAGATTCTGGTGTATCAATACCCATCATTCTAACACGTTCTTTTTTAAGCCAGACGCCAAAGCCTAAGTCAATATCTACATCAACTGTGTCGCCGTCTACTACTTTAATAATTTTGCATTTATATTCGTACATTTTTATTTTCCTTGTCCTCGGTATTTTTTGTAACTTCGTTTTTTACTTTTGTTCATAGAACTAAACTTTGTTCTAGAGTGGTTGTTCCCAATACTTGTTTTTTTTGGGCTTGTGACATGACCTTCATGTCCTTTATGTAATTTCATAAAACCTTTGGGTTAATGGGTTAATTATATACTAATATTTAGTTGTTTAAGTCTAGGGTTGACTACTAGTTCAGCCCAGTCTTTATGTGCTTGTTCGCCTGGGTGATCTGCTATCCATTCATAATTGTAATCATCTGTAAACTGCCAAAGTCCGCTTTTTTCTTCATGAAACATCCAATTATTCCAATTTACTTGATTCCATAATTGTTCTATATAATGTTTCTCATCATTTGTTTTTAGTTTTTCAAAAAATGAATTATCACGTTTATTCATATCCCAATCTGCGTAAACCATATCTCCCATATGGGAGAACAAAACAGGAATATTATTTACTTTACAAGTATTTTGTATTAATAATATATATTCTAATGTTTTTGCAAATTGATTGAAATCTGTATAAAAGTATTTTAAGTAATTTTCTTTAGGGCCTGTATAACTAGCACCTTCTGATTTGTATGCATTATATTCAGGCATATACCAATCATAACGTTCAATAGTACTCCACATAATAACTACTGCTTCAGTACTACTATCAATGTTGTCTAACACTCTACGAGCAATTAATCTGTTACCTGCTCCACCTATTGCTACATTTTTAGAATTTGGGATAAAGTTGGGCCAGTGTTTATAATCGACATCATTATTATTGACGTCTTTGTGTGATCCGATTGTAAAACTACAACCACTACATAATATCATTGAATACCTCTTATTGTAATATACTTATCTTATCTTATTTTAACCAAAAAAAATCCCCAGGCAGAGTGGGGATTTAAAATTACTTGGTACTTTTTATATATCTGTATATAGTTCGTCACGTTCACTGAAACGTGTGCAATTAGAAAGTGTATTTCCATGTTACCAGTGTATGCTTGTAACAATCCTTTGTCACTAATGTTTCTAACTTTGGTATATGCAACGATTTCTGTTGCTAGGTACGTTGCCAACCCCCACGTGCTTATTTTACTAAGCCGCTAATGCCATTTCTGGCTGATAATTGTTATTTGCAATTATAAAGTTTCTTCGCGATAACGGTGCTTAGATCCCGAGAACTCCACTAACTCTAGTAATTACCTGTCGATCCTATTCATCCCCATATGAAAAATCTGTTGTATTTGGTGGAGATGCCGGGATTCGCACCCGGGTCCAGTTTAACTTTTGAATTGCTTCAACGTTCTAAGTATATTTATACACTATTCACTTGACTTTGTCAACCAAATAATATACAAATAAAGTACTAATATTAAAAATAAAAGATAAGTATTCTATAAAAGCAAAATACATCAACTAAAGGTAATTATGAAGAAATTAAGAACTTACACGTTTATTGACGGAGAAGACACAAAAACAATCGAAGCCCTATCTTATAGGAAAGCAGTAAGATCATTCCAAGGTGGATCAGAAAGCAAAGTTGTTAGAGTAGAATGGGAAGCCAAAAAAGGCGGTGAATACGAAAAGATCCAAACATTACCCTTAGGTAGAAAAATAAGACAAGCGGCAATAATACAAGCGAAAAAAGATATTGCCAAAGCAAAGATCGGAAAATAAACGTGAGTGTAAATCATAACCCAATAATGAAACAACTAGTAAAACTAATTGTGAAACTTCGTATGTCCTATGCAGATATCAGAGGACACCACGGTAAAAAGTGGAACTATGAACCAAGTAAGAATTACATGGGCATGGCTAAACGAAGAGTCAAGTAAGGAATAAATGGCTGGAGTCAAAGCAAGAGGCATTATCTCTGTTAATAACAAGAGAATGCGAGAAAACGCAAACGGCGAGTTAACTGAAGTAAGACCTGTAAAATATTACGGTGCAGGTTCAAATGGTAGAATGTGTGGTAGCATCGATGGTGAAATGATCGTAGATGACAATGGAAGACCCATACCTTTAAGCCAGTGTTAGATTTATGGAACATCTTGTACATAAACATATTATCATCAGAGCTGATGTAATAAATCCACCGTTAGATGCTACAAGTACATCTGACAGTGTAAAAGAATTAATTCAACAAATAGGTATGAAAATACTTATGGGACCTTACGCAACATATTGCGATATGCCAGGTAACAGAGGTCTTACAGTTGCAACAATAATAGAAACTTCACATATAGTATTACATTCATGGGACGAATCAAGTCCTGCTAATCTACAATTAGATGTTTATACTTGCGGTGAGTTTAATCCCCAAATAGTATTCGATTGGTTAAAACAATTTAACCCTGTCAGAGTAGACTACAAATACTTAGACAGAGAACACGGTTTAACCGAAATAGATATACACCCCTCAACAGTAAATATAGCAGTTTAATTCAGTCATAAAAAAAGGCCCTTTGCTATTATGCATTGGGCCTTTAAATTTACTTAATTATTTAAAATAATTATGCAGATACTCTACGTCTTGGAATAGAGTAAGTTGCCGCTGGTCTTCCAACAGATCCTGAATCAGATTTTGTTGCTTTTACGTTAAAGCCTGCATCTCTTAATTCAGTTAGTCTAGCACCCGGAGATGCGATACCTAGGTCTGATCTTAGGTCATCAGCAGTAAACGTTGAACCGTTACCCCAATAGTTTGCTAGAATTGTTTGATTTTGAGTTCCTTCTTTGAAGAACTTTGTTCCTATTGCTTTAGTCATCATATGTTTCCTTTTCTATTTATAAATGTTAATGTTAACTAACTTCTATAATATAACAGATTGCGAGGTAAATGTCAACCTTTTATTTTACCTATATAAACTGCGAGTTTAAGTGATGATTTTAGGTGCACCTGGGGAAATAATCTTAGATGTTAACTGTTTAACTACAGTATGATATCCGTCAACCATTTCTTTCTTAGGTTCACCAGTCATTGTGATTGCACTTTTGTATATATTAATAGGTACATTTTCCCAATCAACACTAATAAACATAGGTGCCATTGCAGGGCCAGTTTTTTGCATAAGAAATGCAAATGGCTTTTCTACTACATAATGAGCGATATGCTCTTCTTTTACTTCAGTAATTACTTCTTCGCCTGTAACTAACTTGAATGTTAGTACTACGTCTTTTAGCCCTTTTTCTAATAACATATTCTATCCTATTTTTGATCCACCTGTGCCATTATAGCCAGTGTTTTCGATGTATTCTAATAATTGGTCGTATCCGCCGATTTTGTCTTTATATACTTTAATCTGCGGAAATGTTCTTGCTCCCGGAAACTCTTCCATTACATCTTCTCTTTGAAAGTCTGTTCCCAACTGTTTGTATACAAACTCGTATCCACGTTGCTCACATAATGCTTTTGCTTTTGTGCAACTTGGACAAGCAGGTTTGCCCCATATTTCTATCATAAACTAAATCCCTTAAATGTATCTGTGTCAACGTCTTGTTTAGTACCGCCGGTTACATAAGAACTAATCTCTGTTTCTTGTGGTGCTACTTGTACTTCTGCTCCACTAATCCAATTTTGTGTCCAAGGTAACGGGTTACTTCCACCTTTATAAGGACTAGTCAATCCAACTGCTAACATACGTTTATGTGCAGTCCATTCAACATAGTCTTTTAGTAATTGTGCATTAAGACCAATCATACTGCCATCTTTAAACAAATACTCGGCCCATGCACTTTCTTGTTCAACTGCTTCAACAAACATCTTTTCACACTCTTCTTTTGTTTCTTCTGCAATCTTAATAAAGTCTTTATCATCTTTTGGAAGGATCTTTAACAATGCTTGTGTACTTGCCAAGTGTACGTTTTCATCACGGCAAATAAATTTGATAATTTTTGCATTGCCTTCCATTTTTTTAAGTTCTGCAAATGCCCAACTACAGGCAAAAGAAACATAAAAACGAATTCCTTCTAATATGTTAACACTGTTAATTGCTAACCATAATTTTTTCTTTAGTTCATATAAGTCTACTTCAACTTTTTTACCATTAACTGTATGTGTTCCTTCACCCATTAGTTGGTATGCTAAACTTAACTGAATAAGATCATCATAGTTCTTACTAATGTCATCAGCACAATCTGTAATTTCTGAAATGTCCATCATCTCGTCAAAGATTTTACTTGGATCGCTATAGATATTACGGATAATATGTGTATAACTACGTGAGTGAATTGTTTCACTAAATGTCCAAGTTTGAACCCATGCTTCTAATTCAGGGATACTAATTAACGGACCAAATGCTTCAGTAGGTGCTCTACCTTGTACACTGTCTAGCAAGATTTGTCTTTTAAGATTACTTGTAAAGATGTGTTGTTCATGTGGTGTCAAATCTTTAAAATCTTTACTATCTTTACCAATGTCAACTTCTTCAGGTCTCCAAAAGAATCCTAGTTGTTTATCTGTAAACTTGTCAAATTGTCTATACTTAACGGCATCATACCTTTGTATATTAACACCGCCGTCTAAGAAGGCTTTGCTTTCAAGGTGATTTCGTTTCTCATTACTGAATACTGTCATTTTATTTTATCTCTCCGTATCTATCTATATTGTGCAGGCTTCACAATAATCATCATACTCAGCATCGGTTTTAAATTCATCTCTGCCTAATAATTCTGCCTTATTAATGTTAAACTTATCAACATCAATTTCACCTTGTCCGTCATATGTATTAAAGTAGTAAAGTTGTTTACCACCATACTTATAGAACATAATTAAATGTTGTAACATCACACTCATTGGAATCTTTTCATCTTCGTAGTGTGTTGGATTATAACTGGTATTAACACTAATACCTTGATCAATATATTTTTGCATCACTGCCATAATCTTCAGATAACCCTCTGGAGATTTTTGATCCCATAACATTTCATACTTATTTTTAAGTCTTCGATATTCTGGTACAACTTGCTTTAAAATACCATCTTTGCTTTGTTTAACACTTACAAATGCACGTGGTGGTTCAATTCCGTTGGTACTGTTACTTATCTGTGCTGACGTTTCTGCAGGCATAAGTGCCATCAAAGTACTGTTTCTGATACCTGTTTTTTGCAGTTGTTTACGCAAACTAGTCCATGCCATACGTTCTTTGTGTGGCACTAACTCGTCTACATCAGTCTTATATGTCATATTAGGCGTAATACCTGCACCATACTTTGTTTCGTCTATTCCTGGACAAGCACCTTGCTCTACTGCCAAATCCGCACTTGCTTTAATTAAGTAGTAACTCCATGCTTCTGCATATCTGTCAACTAACTCTAAGTTTGGATTTGTGTAAGTCATGTCATGTTTAGCCATCCAATATGCTAAATTAATAATACCAATACCTAAAGGACGTCTTTTGTTTGTGCTATTCTCTGCCGCTTTTACAGGATAATGTTGATACGTTAGTAACGCATCTAATCCACGCACTGCAAGTCTGCATACACGTTCAAAGTCTGCAATGTCTTTAATGTTTCCCCAGTTGACTGCACTTAATGTACACAATGCAATTTCACCTTCTTCGTCATTAAAGTCGTTAAGAGGTTTAGTTGGTAAGTTAATCTCACAACATAAATTACTTTGTTTAATTGGTGCTTTACTGGCAATGAATGAACTGTGGTCGTTTGCATGGTCTACATTCATTAAATAAATTCTACCTGTGTTTTTACGTTCTTCCATAAACGCACTAAACAAGTCACTAGCACGGATACTTTTCTTTCGAATTTTTGTATTACGTTCTGCACGTTCATAAAGTTCTTTAAACTTATCTTGATCTTTAAAAAATGATTCGTATAATCCAGGTACATCTTGAGGCGAGAAAAGAGTTATGTTGTCGTTTGTAAGTAAACGTTCATACATTAATTTGTTAAACTGAACTCCATAATCCATGTGCCTAACTCGATTTTCTTCTGTGCCTTTGTTATTTTTTAGCACAAGCATATCTTCAATTTCTAAATGCCATAAAGGATAATACAATGTTGCCGCTCCATTACGCACACCTCCTTGTGAACAAGAACGTGTTGCCGCTTGGAACATTTTATAAAAAGGTATAACACCTGTATGGTATGCGTCACCGTTACGAATAGGACTACCTAATGCACGAATACTTCCTGCACCAATACCAATACCTGCCTTTTGTGAAACATACTTAACAATAGCACTTGTTGTTGCATTAATACTGTCTAAACTATCGCCTGTTTCTACTAGTACACAACTACTAAACTGTCGTTGTGGAGTTCTAACTCCTGCCATTACTGGCGTAGGTAAACTAATGTCGAAAGTACTTGTAGCATCATAATACTCTTTAACATATTGCATTCTTGTTTCTTTTGGGTAGTTACTAAACAGTGTTGCCGCAATTAACATATATGCTACTTGTGGTGTTTCATATATTACTTTTGTTACACGATTTTGTACAAGATACTTACCACGCCATTGTTCCATAGCCGCATAAGTCATGCTCTCGTCACGGTCGTGTTTTATGTATTTGTCAAAGTCATTAAATTCTTCTTCTGAATAAAGTTCTAAAATTTCTGCATCATAAAATCCTAGTTCAATATTCTTCTTTACAATATCTAAAATGTGTTTGGGTTTAAACGAATCATAAACCATTTTACGCAAATGGTAGTTAATAAGTCTACCTGCTACCCATTGATAATTAGGAGTGTCTTCGCTGATTAAATCAGCCGCACTCTTTATCATTGTTTCTTGTATTTCTGTTGAAGTGATTCCTGTATAAAAGGAAAGGTGGGATTTAATTTCTACTTCACTTGCACTTACACCTGTTATATTCTCACACGCATAAAATACTACTTTATGCATTTTTTCTAGGTCTAAGTCTTCTTTTGTTCCGTCTCTTTTCGTTACTTGAATTTGTGTCATTTGATGCCTTGCTATTGTATTATAGATACTTCTGTGCCTTTAGATCCTCTACTGTGAAGACCTTCTGGATTGATAAATCTTGTGGTATCGATGTTGTATTTACTACTTGTCGATACACTATATTAAGAGCATATTTTGTTATATGCACTGCGTTAACGAATTTGTTTTCACTCTTATATATTACTACACTTATAGTACTATTGTCAAGTATTTCCGACAAATAAATTGTATAAAAGATCCCTAGTGCTATTGCTACGTCACAATAGTGATTGTCGTTAAGTAATGTCCACGGATCTGGCCATTCTTCACAACGTGTCCAATCTAAGTAACCGTTGGTTGTAGGAGCCTTGCCCCATAAATCAACTACGGCTTGTAGAGCTTCTTCTTCAGGTAAACTCTTTAGGTCGGCACGAAATTGCCTCCAGAAATGTAGCCTGTCTTCGGGTTTTAAATCAAACATTCTTAATTAAGAAAAATTAGTTATACGATATTTAAGTGTTGCGTCTGCACCTGTTGATGTTGTTGTGTACTGAACAGTACCATCAGAGGCTAATAGTGTTAATCCTGCACCTACGTCTGCATTTTCAGTGAAGGCTTGTTCAAAAGTATAACCAGCAGTATTACTACCAGCAACTTTCATAACACCCATTCGTCTTGCATTACCACGTTCAATAACAAAGTCTATTTCTGCATTAATTAAAACACTTGAATCAAAGTCAATTGCAGTGCTCGTTACTGAAGTAGTGTTATCAACTAATGTAAAACTTTTTCCTGGCTCTTGAGTATGTAAACCATAAGTTAGTTTATCACCTGCAATTAAACCAAATACTGCTTTACCATTATTTTGTAGGTTTGGGTGTGTTGCCTGTTGTGATACAGTTCTGTCGAACCCATCACCGAGGCTAATATTGTTGTCTGCATCAAAGTCAATAATTGGACAAGTAGGTGTTCCACCACTAGCAATGTTTGCCACGCCACAAGTTGTAAATGTATTAAACGAACTCGTAAACTCTTGTACTGTTACAGTTTTGATTGCTTCTTTGTATATAAGTTCAAACAAAGAATTTGTTACTTTAACACCACGTGGGCCTGATCCTGATCCAACTGCTGAAAGTAAAATACCTGCAAAGTTATCGTGTATGTAACAATTATTTAATATTACATTTGTAGCATCGTTATTACTATATAATCCAACATCTAATTTTGCAAAGTCACAGTTTTCAAATTTAACATTTTTAGTATCTGTTGAAGCAGTTTGTGTAATAATTACACCTGCTTTACCGTTGCTTAATGATGATGGATTAGTAACGTGTCTTCCTTTAAATCTAACGTTAGTAAACGTTACCATGTTTGCTTGGTCAACTAAAAAGTTGTGATCATCTTGTGTATGATAAAATTGTATATTCGAAATGTTTATGTTTTTAGGTTTTAATGCTCCACCTATTCCAACATTGGCTCCTACTTGTTGCTTACTATCAGAAGTTTCGCCAACATATCCTGAAACAGATGTTCTTTTAAGTATAGTAGCACCTGGACCGTCACCAACAATGTTTGCATTCCTAGGAAACTTAATTGAATCAGATACAAGATACACGCCTGCAGGAAAGTAAACTGTTTTTAATGTTTCTTTGTTTGTTGCTTCACGTGAATAAATTTGATTTAACATAAAGTTAATTTTAGCAGTATGATCCGTGACACCGTCTCCTTCAATGCCAAAATCTTTAGCATTAATGAAGTCATCTAATTTGTTTTGGAGAGAACGTTGTATACTAGCACCACTTGATGTAGTTTGTGCAGTATATCCTACTTCAGCGCCTTTATATGTATAACTGTTAATACTTCCTAATATATCACTATATTGTGTTAATATTTCTGTATTACCAATAGCCGGTGCACCCTCTGATGTGGTTCCGTTACCAATGTATAATTTACGTTCGTCAATCACCCAGCCAATTTCTGCACTTGACAGTTGTGGCAAGTCAGCGTTCAGACCCCTGCGATGTTGAATTTTTGATATTTGAATTACTGCCATATTCGTCTCCTATAACGTATTTATACTCTAAAAATGATTTGTATAAAAGTCTTCTACTCTTTTCCACCATTCTTTAACAGTTTTATCCCACTCGTCACCTTCAAGTACCCAATACTGGTATTCATAGTCTTTACTACACATTAAAATAGCACCTTGATGTATATCAGTACCGTGTATTTCGTTGTGAGCAGTGGCATAGGCTGTTAACTGTAAGAAGTAATCACCTACCCATTCGGTCTTTTTAGGTTTATTAGTTTGCTTGAAATCTATAATAGAGGGTTTACCGTCATACAATCCAACACAGTCCGTTGTACCAGCATAGATACTTGGGAAATACAACGGAACTTCTGTTCCCCATATTTCGCTTACATGAGACATACCTTTTTCAATAACAATCTCAGCCATTTTATGACTTTGTTGGCTGAATGGGTTACTGCCTGGTGCTTTAATTTTATCTTCTATGCAATAGTCTTCTAACCATTTATGCATACGAGTTCCACGTCCAGATGCTTCAGTTACAATTTCTTGTGCCTTTGCTTCACCTACACGTTTTTTCCAGTTACGAAGTATCTGTTTTTTCTCTTCTGATTTTGTTTTGTCAAGGATTGTTGTAACACTTGGAACGGCTACACCTGATGGTGTTGTGTATAATCTTTTGCCGTCTACTTGTTTACGTTTGATTGGTGTATAATCGTACCGTTCAGTTATCATGAATAATTCTCTTATTGATTATGTATAACTTTAATTATACAGTAGTATTGCCTACAATGTCAAGTATTATTTTCTTTTATTTAAGGCACGTTTAGCCATTTTGTCAACTTGCGTTGTTGGCTCTAACTCAACATCAGATGCATTTGCAATAGACTGGTCGTCCTGTCCATCTGTGTTTTTAAATATAATAAGATCTTTATTATAATCTGTAACTAAATTTTGTATAGATTGATTATTTTGGAATAGCTCACTAAAACTATCGTAAGATAAAGGCACACCTAAACGATTTGCCATAGAAGAAAATGCTTTCATAGAGATTTGTGTTTTAGCACCCATCTGTTCAGCACGGTTTCTAAGGAACAATAACAAACTTATAAGTTTGTCTATTCCGACTGGTGCTTTTTCTGTGATGAAATCACTTGCTTTCATTATGAACGTTCTTGTCGATCTAAATCGTCAACGCCTTCTTGTCCAGAAGCGTCTGCGTCTAAGTCTATATCTAATGTATCATCGACTGCATTTACTTCTGCGTCTGCATCAGCATCTGCTACAGGCTCTTCAAGTTCAAGGTCGTCAGCAGTAGTTAAGTCTGTTCCAGACTCGTCTGCATTTCCAGTTAAAATACGTGATGCATTATCCATGTCGCCTCTTGCAGTTGTTAACGCATCATATAGTGCATCCAACGAACCTTTAGCGGCATTTATAAATGCTTCTGCTTTTTCATTACCCATTTCATCACGGATTTGATCCGTTAATGGAAGTAAATCTTCTGCCTGCATATCACTCACATCTTCTAACATAGATTGAATTCTGTCAACTAGGTCTTTTGATGCTAGTACTAATTCAGCACTCTCAACATCACCTTCGTTAATTTGTTTAGACTCTGCAATGCCTAATTGTTTTTTAGCACGTTTGTCTACCATTTGTAAGAAACGCACATTTGCTAAATTACTAGACATAATTTCATCAATCATATCTATAATTGGCATAAGTCCTGTCATTAAAGTCGGGGGAACTGTTTGACCTTTTTTGTACATTTCTAAAGCACGTTTGGCTTTCATATAATTTTGTGGGCCTACTAGTAGTCTTAAAGCATTTGCTTTTCTACTTTGTGCCGCTGGAGATTCTTGTTCTGGTTCTACTTTACCATCATTGGGCTCAATCTCACCTTTTTCTTTTGTAGTTGGACCTTCGTTAACACCTAAGTTATTTTCAATTTGCCATGCTTCAACTGTTTCTAAAACAACTTTAGACATCATATACTTCTTGCCCTCAGTTTCTTCTGCCATTTCTCTTTTAGCAGTTTTTATCATTTGGTTGGCGATGTCTTCGTTCATTTTGCTTAAATCAAAACCGAATCCAAAACGAGTAGACAGTAATTTGTTTAACTTACTACTTCTCGATACTTTGTTTAAATCATTTAATTCCATGTGAGTTCCCTAATTCTATGTTATTACTATTTAGTTGATTTTAATCTTTTTAATTGTTTCATCTAACTGTCCTCTAACGTAATTCTTATGGTATTCGCTCTCTTCATACCTAATATACATCAAATCTTTGCGAAATTCGTCATTTGCAGTACGATATCTTTGATGAAATATCATCGAATCATTAGCAAACCTACTAAACTTCAAATCCTGTGCTTCAACTAGTTGTGCTTCTGTCTGTTGCCCTTGTAATGAAGCGACAGCCCATGCTAGAGCACTGTTTCGTAGTGTAAAGGAGTTAACTAACTCTCCGTTATCATATACTTGCCATACACCATTACGTTCTAAGCAATAGTATTTACCCACTTTAACATGAGCACCATTTATTGATACAACGGGTAAGTTATCAGATTTTTCTTCTAAGAAGTTTTTAATCTTTGTTATACTTACTTTACTTTTTATTTTCTTTGACATAGTAGAGATCACCATTTTTCTTTTTCCTATTGAGTACACTTTTATTCACTAACATAAATGCCAACTTTAGTTGACCTGGGCTTAACTCAGTCATTATAATTGACTGCTTAAATTCTCCTAAAAAGTCTTCTTCTTCCTTTGTCAATGAAACTCTTGCTCCATCGGAAAACTTATAGTATGTCATTACTTGCCTTGTTGCGTCTTAATCCATGCTTTTGCAACAGGATTAGTATGCGGTGTTTCTGTGTATGCTTTCATTCTTCTATACATACTCAGTAATACACCCTTTAGGCTTTCATTATTTGAATTGTCTACTACGAACATATTTCTACCAAAAAAGTTGTGGAATTTTCCAATGTTTGTTTGTACACTTTTCCACATTTTAGTAACTAGTTCGTTGGGTAATCTTCTATCTCTTTTAGCATTACGTTCTAATGCCGTATCTAAGTCAGTGTTAACAAACACCATTGCACAATCGTATCCGATTTTACGCAATTCTCCACTTAGATGTTCTATTTTGTCATAATCTTTACCGGTGCCATCTATAACTACGCCTAGGCGTCCATCTAAAAAAGATTGTTGTTTTATATCAGTTAAGGCTTTAGCACGTTGTCTTGTCGCTTGTCCGTCAGTACTAGCAAGTGCATCTGGATCTGTTAAATCAATATTGCTCTTTTTTGCTAGATACTCATAAGCATCGTCGGTGTTTATTATTTTATATCCTAAAGACACAAATGCAACATTCTTAGCAATAAAGCTCTTACCACTACCAGGACCACCTGCTAGGAATACTGCTTTAAAAATTGCGGGATCGTTTACACCTTCTTCAAGGTCAGTCAGTCTTTTTTTTTGACCTCGGTAGCAATGGATACTGTTTGTCCGGGTTTAATTTTGGAGCCTTGTCCTTGGGGTTTAGCGGATTTTGGCTTAATGGTTGGAGCATTAGGATTTGAAGTATCTATATCCATTTTCTTTAGGTCAATTTTAGTCGTAACACCTGGCTTCTTTGGATCGATAATTTCAACATTATCGCCAGCAACCTTAGTTACTTTACCTTGCATAGGTTCTTCAAATAAATCACTAATTCTCATTTTAACTCCGTTTATTCAATGCTTGAACACGTTTACTTGCTGGGTTGATACGTTTAGTACGTTTTGATTTCAACTTCATTCTGGATCCAAGTTTTGCTTTAGTCATTTTTAGTTTAATACGTTTTCTTATATCAGGTGCTTTAAAACACGCACCAGGACTACTTACTATTTTACCTTTTAATCTACCAATTGAGCATCTGTACTTTCGTACAACTTTGTTACCCGAACGGCCCCAAGCCATTTTGGTTTCATCTAAAGAAGTAGGATGTACTTCTTCGATAGGTGTATTTTCGTCGCTGAATAGTTCTAATATAAGCATAACACTACTATTTAGTTAAGTTTAATCGGTTTTAATTTTTTGTGAATTACTATATGAATAAGTTGTAGGATAGTATGCCTACTGCACTGATTAAAGAACCAATGATAGTCATACCCCACATGATAAGTTGAGATTGACGTTTTTCTCTATCTTTGACAACAGTGTCTCGGATTTCCCCAAGTACAGTTTCAATGCCGATAACTCGGCCCTCTAAATTGTCTAATTTTTCTTCCAATCGTGAATACCTCGCCGCACATAATTCTACATGGGCCTCTAGGCTTTCTTTCTCAATTTCTCTTGTACTCATTCTCTTTTAGTTCCTGTTACGCCTACCTGGGGCGGGTTGATAATTTCGGAGCCTTAATGAATGCCTTTGATTTGCCTATAAATTGTTGCCTGTATGCCTAAGTTTGTTGCCTTAATTTTGCCTATGTAACAAACGTTTATTACGTTTCTTACTAATGTATTTATAAAAGTCAAACAGTAGTAAAACACAAATATAATGTATAGGGTGTTTTACGCCTTTTTAATCTTATATTTCTTATGTACGTTTTGAATGTTCTTATCTCGGATTGCTTTGTATCCTATAACTGCACCAACTGCCACACCTGCAATAGTTTTTGCGAATGTGTTACCAGTGTACGGACTTTTAGCATTTTGTGAAACTATACCAGTAACACTTTTGTTATACGGTCCTGCTAAATCACTGCCTCTGGCATAATGATTAAGCATAAACCCTAAACGTGTTGCTCCTGCTTTTTGTTCATTTGGTAAAGCACGAGGCCAGTCTGAAATGATTCGTCTCATTGCAGTTAGTTTTGGATCTCTAATTTGTAGTGAACGTTCAACGGCAAGCATAGTACGTCTGTCTAATTGTGTATCTACTACACCATTTTGTACGTTCTTTAAATATCTTTTAATTTGTGCAGTCGGAATACTGTATCCGCCTTTACGTTCCAATCCTGCAATTAAGTTATGCAAGTCTGTTGCACCGGTTCTTACTCCGTCGAAGCCGTTGTATGACATAGTTTTCCTAGCATATGTACTTGCTTGTCCAGGATCAGTATAACGCATTGCTTGTACACCCATTAAGTGTGCATACACGTTCTTTGCAATATCTTCTTTATTTGATGTAGCGAATTGTGTTGGGTTTCTAAACAATCTTGCTTCAACTAGTTCATCGTTCATAAATCCAAACATCTTTTGTTTAGGTTCAATTGTATGACCACCGTCCATTGCCGCCCATTCACTTGCAGTATACTTGTCCATTAACTTATTTGCTCCAAGTTTTAGTTGCTGAGAAATTCAATGCATTGAATTCCATTCTATCATTTAGTTTAACTGCTCCACCGTCTATACCAAATGCTACAAATCCTTCATGGTTTGTAACTCTGTATCCATTTTCAGTTTTTACAAATGTTCCAATTTTATCTACATTACTTAATTTACTAATTAATAATAGTTTAGCACTAATTATACGACGATACACTGCTAGTGTCAAGAGCAACGTATTACTATTGTCTGCTAAAAATTTCTTTTGTTGTTCAATTTTTTCAAAACGTTTTTGTGCCGCTGGACTTTCAGCGCCGCCTTTTAATTTTTCAACTTCTTTATTCATCTTATCATTATAATAATTCATAAAGTCTTGTAGGAACTTTGTCGGTTCACCGACTTGTTCCCCTGCTCTTACATTATTATTAATAAAAGGTTTAATAAACTTTGCAAATTCAGCCTGTAGTACTTGATCCATTTTAGGACCTACTTTTTTAAGTGTAGTACGCCCTGTTGCAATAGTACCGTCTATAGCCTTTTCTTCGCTAGGTGTTAGTGTTGCAATACCGGATACATCTTTATAATTTGCGTCATCATACCATACATCTGCTGTAGGTTGTAAACCTCTAACACTGTAACCAAAATTTGCAGTCATTTCTGGTAGTGTAGCACCTGTATATTCTGTATGAAATACTATTCCGATTTTTGCTTTAGCGACACGTTTGCCAATAGCACTATCCACAGGAACTGCGTATGTAATAGTGTTAGGGGTAAACGTATAACAGTTGTCATCACCAACGTCTTCTGTTTTAACATCACCTGGGCCAAAAAGGAAGTCGCCTTGTACAACTGATCCTATGCCTAATTTAGGTAATAGTTTAAACGCCATTAATAATTTTGCTTCTAGTGAAGGTTGCTCGGAATACCATTCTTTAATTTGTGCTACTGATTTAGCAACTTTAGGTGTCTTTGCATTAAACACTGATTTAGTGCCTACAAAGAATTTACTATCTTCTGGATCTATTCCGCAAATAATTGCCGGGGCACCATCCCACTTAACAGTAACTTTACCTTCTGGTTGTCCGCCTTCTAATAAACCTTTAACTGCATCTAGATAATTAAATGCTCTTTGGGCACCTGCGTAACCTTCATTAAAGATTAAGTCTTCAATATGTTCTAAGTGTGTGTTTTTACCTTCTGCTTCGTTAAGAATATTCCAGTAATGTGTTTTAGGTTCAAAAATTTCTTTTATAATCATGTTATGCCGCTCGCTTACTTCTGGCTAAGATAGCTCTTACTTCGTCGTCTAAGTCTAGTGATTTAATAACCATTGCTAGTGCTTCTACATCAACAGTTGCTTGTGTTACTTCTGGTGCTTGTGCTGTAGGCTCTACTGTAGGCTCTACTGTAGGCTTTGCTTTAGGTATTGCGTTTGCTTTTTGCTGGCGCTTTTTTGCTTGTTGCTTTTTACGTTGTTTACGACTTTTCTTTTCAGTTAAATCGTTTAACTCATTAAGTTTCATTATGCTTTGCTCCCAGCCTTATTAAGTAGAGCATCTAATTGGGCTTTTTGCTCATCTGTTAAATTTTGTAATGTTTGTGATATATCATCTGGAAGTTTTTCAGGATTCTTTTGTTCTTCGCCTCTAATAAATCTACCAAACACTTGGTCTGCTATGTTAACTAACTGCGGATCTACTATCTTAACAATTTTCATAAAAGTGTTAGCACCTTGAAACGGAGTTTTAGGTTTTAAGTAGTAATTCTGTGATGCATATGCAACTACAAGTTTTCCAACTTTTTTAATGTTAGCATCTGAAAGTTTTAATGCAGGTATATTCAATACCTTTTCAACATCATTTTTAAACATATGTTTAAACCAATTAGCAAAGGCTTGCATTGGTTCTGCGTCAAATTGCTCAGCATTTTCAATTTCGACATCTGCGAAATTTTGTTGTGCTTTTTCATACATTCCCTTAACTTTTTTACCAAGTTCTTTTAGTTCTTGTATTTTTGCTTTGCTGTCTGTGACTCGTTTTCCAAAGTCAATTTCATCTATTCTCATTTTTTTAACTTCTTTAATCCGTTATTAAACTTGGCAGGGTCCTGCCTCTTAATTGCTAGTAGCAATTTACGTTCCATTTCTTCTACAACTTCATCATCGTAACACTCTCTAATTAAGTTAACTAGGTTTATGGCGCCTGCAATAATATGTTGAGCCCTTGATTCGATAAGATGTACACGATCTCGAGGAATTGCTATTTTGTCTAGTTCTTCTAGTAGACTACGATGTTTGTGTTGCATTAAAATTATCTCCGTATTATATGTTATTTATTTAAAAAATTTGGTTAAATACATATTATTAAGTTAACTAAAGAAGGAGTCTGATAATATGAACTATGATTCACACCATGCAATGCTTTCTGCCTGTGCATACACGGATCTAAACCCATCTATTGAAGCAACTTTTAGTAAAATAGGGTATAAAACCATCCATTTTTTGAATACCGATGGGGCTCAAGCATATTTGTTGAGCAATGATGACCTTATTACGATTGCTTTTAGAGGTACTGAACCTAGTCAACCTAGCGATCTTATTGCTGATGCCAAAAGTTGGAAAAGTAAGAGTAAAGTTGCAGGTAAAGTACATGATGGATTTTATGATGAAATTGAAAAGATTTGGGATGAAATTGAAGAATTTGCAAATAACAACCCAAAAAAACAAATGACTATTACCGGTCACAGTTTAGGTGCCGCGATGGCAACACTCTGTGCCGCAAGGTTACAAGATAAGTTTGAGGATTTAGCATTATATACATATGGTTCGCCACGTGTTGGTAATAAAGAATTCATAAACAGTTGTAAATTTAAACACTATCGTTGGGTTAATAACAATGATGCGGTAACTAGAGTTCCACCTGCGTTTATTGGTTTTAGACATCACGGTCAAATGAAATATTTAAACCATTTTGGCAATATTAGAAACGGGTTAAGTACATGGCAACGTTTCAAAGACAGGATACGAGGAAGAATTTCTGCTTGGAAAAAGTGGCAATTATTTGATGGTGCATATGATCACAGTATTAGTGATTACCATAGAAAAATTAATAAAGCACATTTATCTAAAACAAAAGATGGTAAAGTGATACTAGACCAATTTAAACCTAAAGACTAAGTCTTTAAATTTTTAAGCATATCATTCAGTTTATTAGACTGTACTTCGGCTCGGACAATCTTTTCTGGTTGTTCGGCTGATTGGTTCCCTACATTAGATTGTGCTTTAATTTTATTCATCACATCTGTACTAATAGTAGAAGAAGCCGATGCAGAATCACTATCAGATTCATCACAATCTCTAATACGCAAACTATTGTTATCAAATTCTAAGTCTACTTTTTGCCCTACTCCACTACTACTTCTAGTTTTCATAAATTGTATTTGATATCTTCCACGTTCTCTCATTGCCCTACTAGTAAATATACCAATAACGTTATCAGCAGTATTAATTTTACTAATACCACCAGCGATATGAGAATGGTCAAATTCAATTTCTTCAACTGCCGCTCTGTTTAACTGCGAAGCAGTTACCATAATAAAGTCCATTTCTTTTGCCAAGTTACGCAATTCTTCACTTACATATTTGTCTTTAATAAACTGATCATTTGGACTAACTTTTGCACTAACAGGCATTAACAAGTCTAAGTAATCAACACAAATATAATCTAGTTTTTTACCTATTTTAACTTGTAATTCTTTTATGTATGACCTAATATCGTTAATGTTACTTTGTGCTGGCATATACTTAATACGCAAACTTCCTGCTTTTTTACCAGCCATGCCAATTTTCATTTCAAGTGTATCTAAATCTTTAAAGACATCTTTAGTTGGAATTTCGGAAACCATACTGTCTAAACGCATAGCACACAATCCTTCACTTAACTCTAATGTTAAGTATACACCATTAAGTCCTGCCATTGTCCAGTTAACTGCAAGATTTTGCATAAACAAACTCTTACCAGATCCACTACCACCTGCAAAGATGTTTAGTTCGCCTCTGTTAAATCCACCAAATAATTTCTTATCTAAGTTTGCCCAGCCAGTACTTACTTGACCATTGCCGTCTTTAAGAGCCATAAGTCTTGCTCTAGGATCTTCCCAATACTCGATACCTAAGTCTTTTGTTAAACTTATTTGTACTGCATCTTTAATTAGTTTCTCTACAGGATCATACTCGCCTTTTTCAAGTAAGTCTGCACTTTTTAAAATAGCACGTTCTAATTCGTTACGTCTAGTAAATGCTTCAAACTCAGACATAAACCAATCATAATGACCTTCGGTTAATTCTTTTACTGGTTTAAGTTTACTTCCAGTAGCCGCATTAATCTGGTCTGCCGTAGGCATAGTGCTATATTCAGAAGTATGCTTTTCGATAAACTTTGCCGGTTCTCTTAAACTTTTATCAAAGTTTTCTGCGTTAAAAATATTTTGTACTCTAACGTAAGACTCTGCATCGTTGAGCATCATCTCTAAGAATAGTCTTTGTAAGTCTATTGTATATTCAGTTGCCAAGTTTTTTCCTCATAAGTTCGATTTTAATTTTACTAGTTTGTGCAGTGTTTATAATGCTCCACAATGTATACAGTTTACCATATGTATCTATTGCATCACTTACATCCTTAACATCTGCGTCCCAGTCTGGAAAGGCTACACTCCAACCATATTCGATTGCAGTGTCAATTACTTTACTTCCTGCATTGTCCTGGTCTGGTACTACTATAACATCTTTTCCTAAAGAGTCAAGTAAATCCGCTTGGGTATCGTTAATCATATTACTGTTTATTCCAACACCACCAATCTTTAGTGCATCTATTGGGCCTTCCATAACTAATACAATCTTTCTATCTTTTTGTTGTTCATCAACATTAAACACATACCCTGGTTGCATATAATTCATATACTTAGGTTGTATGTTATTGTTAATCGATCTTCCTGTATGACCAACACATTTATTCTTGTAATAAAACGGAATAATTAATCGTTGATTCAAGTTTCCTGCTCTACTAGGTGACCATCTCAATGTGTCAAGTTTAGATTCAAGTCCTCTAGTTATGGCATACTCTGCCACCGCTGAAATTTGTTCTTCGTGATCGCCTGGATTATGTATCCAATGCATAAGTGTTTGTGATCCATCTGGGAAGTCTTTTTCTTCAAAAGTAATTTCTTCTACTACTTCGACTTCACCTATTTCTTCTGCATACTCTTTTAATCGTAATGCTTCAATTTGCAAACCTTTTATTTGCTTATCGTCAGCACCAAACCATTGAAATAACTTTCTTACTTTATATGTAAGATGATATCCAGGTTTCCAATGTGCTTTATAGCCACAGTTAAAACAATGGTAACTTAAAACTCCGTCACCACCGGCTATACCTGCTCTGCCTCGTTTGTCTTGTGACTCTCCATTGTGAGTACAACACGCACCATTAAAAGATATCCAACCACTTGGGCTAGTCTTCTTTTTAGAAGGCAGTAAAGCGATAAATGTATTATAGATTATATTTTGCATATGCTATTATTATAGCACAGAACTACGAACGATACAAGACTTTTGTTAAGGTTCCGTAAGTTTTTACGTCTTTAAATCTAACGGCAGTAAAAACTCCATTAAATTCAACGTATTCATTGCCAGTTTTTGATGTATAAGTGTTAGATTTTACATCAATCCAGTTAGCAGATAGTAGATTTGTAACATCATCCATAGTCGCTTGGACTGTTATTGTACCGGTGTATCCACTTAGATAGTACTGAGCAGTATGAAGTGCTTTATTTTGATTTAATTCTGGGTATGAGTTTGTAGAAGAGGTAAATTTGGTTGTTTCGGTTCCTGTACCAACTACGTCACTAATAACTAGTACTGTTGCACTATCTTTAAATTGGTTATAAACACCGTCAACAATATCGATAGTTCCGCCTGCATCATAGTTATCACCGCTGAATACTACTTTTCTAGTACCATCAGCAAGTTGTTCGTGTACACTATAAGTGTACATACTAGCGTCTGTATTTCTTAAATCTGAATCAGAAAGTTCAAAGTCTACTTTGCCTAGATTCGCATTCGTTATGGTCCCGGTTTTAGAAAGGATAACTACATATGTAGAAGGATTTAAAATATTAAAAACAAAAGTTTTGCCAGTAATGACAACGGGTTTTTGGTCTGAATCTTTCAGTTGAAGTTGTAGAGTGTTTTTAATTCCTCTATATGCTTTTAAGGGACGTGAGTACACTGTTCTATTCCTATGTTCTACAGATGTATCTGTTGAATATACAACTGTTTGTTTCTGATCTACTAAATAACCTGTTAATTTCTGCATTATATTTTATCTTCCACATACAACTATATTTATGTAAAAAGGCGCCATGGACGAGTTACTAGAAAAATTACTTAATCAATACCCATTTTTAAGCCATATTAGTTATGGGCAAAAAGAGTATATCGGGATAATTCAAAACCGAGACTCTCATTGCACTAGTTTTTATGACTACGAAAAAGTTCAAGACATAGAGCTAAAAAGGCACTATCTGTCATTAGCCGAAACTTGGTGGTGGGAATCAAATAGAATGATTCCAATCAACATATTCCTTAAACAAGATTGGGTCTGCTTTAGACCTTACCTAACAACTTTTGTTAGTAAGGACTGTAATGTACTTGCAGGACCACAAGTTAGTCTTAGTGAATTGTCTAAAAAGCGTACTAAAAGACGCTCTATTCAATTGGTCAAAAAAGTAAACTAAACTTCCTCACCAGGATTTTCACTTAAAAATTCTGTCTTATCACCTATGTCCGGATTCAGTTTTGGATTATTAGCATCTGCATCATCCATTTCATCAATTTTTTCAGTAATGACAGGCCATAGTTCAGACATTCTAGTATTAATGTCTAACCATTTTTCTCGCTCTTCTGGTTCAAAGTCTGTATCTGCTCTAATAGCACCTGCTGGACATTCCGGTTCACACACTCCACAATCAATACATTCATCTGGATTAATTGCTATTGAATTCTCTCCTATGTAGAAACAATCTACTGGGCATACTGATACGCAATCTGTATACCTACATTTAATACATTTATCGTCTACTAGATATGTCACTTATACTCCTCGCATAATAAGTTTATATGAACTGCTACTAAATGAGCATACGCAACTGCGTGAGCTTTTTTAAAATAGTAAGCACTGCCCTCAGGTTTGTTCCAAACACTTTCCGAAACTTCCTTCCAAGTCTTACCTTGTAAGTTTGCTTTACCGGGTCTTATAATGCTTAACAACATTGCCATTCTAGGTATGCTATCGGGTTTCATTTTTTTGATTAAATCGTGATAGTTTCCTATATGAATAACTTGCTCACAAAATTCTTTACTTTTCCAAAGCAATTCCCATAAAGGTTCTTGCTTTATTAATTTATCTAAATGTGCTTCATCTTTTACTTTTTGATACACTGCTACATTAAGTAAATCTAATTTAAAATATCCTCTATCTTCTGCAATCTTATAATCTAACGTACTCATGTTAGTTGCTGGATCTACAGGTATCTGTGTATAATAAACACCAGTGTTATGTTTCTTAACAACCCCGTGTTCGTTCATAGAAGCCGCTATAGCAGGCAAGGCACTTAATACTTGTTCTCTGTCTGCAAAGTCTATATCGACGTCTGGTAATCTATGACTCATAATTTTGCTTCTTTTAATGCATCTTTAACTATTGCAGTTTCTGTATGAAACTTTACAAAGTTCTTACGCCAATAATCAGGATCAATATATTCATAAATTATTCCTAATTGTTCTTGGCTTAATTTTCCTAAGAATGCAACGCCTGAATCACAGTTAAATATAATCCACGGACTTAGTCTGCCATTTACAATATGGCTACAAATTTTGTTTGGATTTGCCGCAAAGAAATAAGTGTGTAAATGTACACCATGTTCTTTCATATGGGATTCCATTGTTTTTAAACTTCTTGTAATAGCATCTTGCCATGTTTCAGTTCTTAAATGTGTTTCTAAATATTCCTGATAATACTTGTCATGTGTCCATTGGTCTAATTTAATATTGTTCTTAACAACAAACTTAATAAATGCACTAGTGTTAATACAAGAAATACTAACCATATGCTTACCAAACTTTACAAATGCATTATAATACTGACTGTTAACAAAGTCGCCATATGACTTCTTAGCCGCATCGCCTCCTTGAGTCATTTCATAAAAACGTAAGTATGCTTGTAAGCCTAACTGTACACCTTTGTCACCTTCTTGTTGCCATCTGCGTTTTTGTTCGCATACATGGGTAGTTAAAGTTTTTTCTCTACTAAACCCTCGTTCACAATATTTACATATAAACGCCTTTGTTGGCGGTTTGTAATTTTCTTTAGTTTGTTTTGCTATAGCCATTAAGTTGATCACAATTTCAAATTCTTTTCATGGTATTGAATAATACTTTTATCCCACTCTGGGAATACAGTTCGGTTAACGTAAATATCATTATAGTCGAATCTTTGTAGATTGTCAATCTTTTTTGCTACTTTATCAACAATCGCATTGTATTCATCTAAATGACGTTGCTTAACCGTCTTCTTGCCTGCGGAGCCGTATATTTTCTTTAAACGTAAATCCATAACATACTGTAGTGTTTGTAAATCGCTTATTGTTATTGCCCATGCTTGTTCACATTTAAAATTGTAGTTATCTAAATAAAAGTCACTTGGGTTATGAGCACTTATCATGTTTGCACCTTCGACACTATGTATGTCATTCATTGTGTCAATTTGTGCTACACTAGGTAAAGGTGTGCTATCATATAAATTATTATGTATTTCACATGGTACATTTTCAATATCTTTCCAAGTATATAGACTCTGCAGGAAGTTGCCGCCTGAACCTGGTCGCCAAAGGAGAAATAATTTACAATTTATTGTCGGGGTCATAGCATCTCTTTTATTTGTTTGTCATCATATCCTAAATCTATCAAATGTGCTTTCACATCTTTCTTTGTATTCAAACTTGCTAGTAATTCTAGCTCATCTTCTTTTGCTGAAGGATATAAAACTTTTAGTGTTTTCAATATCTTGTTATTTACTGCATTCTTCTTTTTACCGCCTGCAATCCATTCGTGATATGCAGTACCCAATCCCGGACTTGCAGTTGTCATTAATAACCATTGCAGTTTAGGATGTTTTGTTAAATCAAAGAAGTTTGTATTAACACGTTTATTAGTTGCAATAAGCCACCACTCTTGTAATGCAGACTCGCCTTTCACACTACTAGCATATCTGTTCATAAGAAACGGACTAAAAGCCTTCTTTTCCTCGTCGCTTAAGGTATCAAAGAAGCCCTTGTGCTTACGATCCATTGCTCCGAGTACTTTGTTAAGTGGTAGTTTGTTTGCCATGTTGTTATTATAACACCTTTATAAATATTCTGCAAATGTTATTTCAAATAAATTTGCATCATCGATACTTTCAAATTTGATGTAGTACCATCTGTTGTTATCTTTGCCCCAATCGATCCGTATAGTTACACCCTTATTTACTAATTGTCTGTCATTAAAAAAGTTTATAACATTCTCTATTAAAGACCTCTGTACATTGATCCAATACTCTTCGTTTTCTGCGTTAAGTTTTAAATCATATTCGTGCGAGTTTTGTTTAACAATCAACTTACCAAACTTGGGAGACATCAACTACTTCCGACGTTCTGCTAATTTCTTCAACAAAGTACACGCAAGGTGGATTCTCGCCCTCACACAAAGGTACTGCTAATAAATGCCCAGGTTTAAGTTTAGGGAAATACCATTTAACTTCCTGATACACATCTACTATTTCTACTGGATAAAACTCAGGTCTAAAATCACCACGTGGATTAAACGTAAATGCATTAAACCCTCTATCGTTTAAACTTGTTAACGGAACAACTTCTAAGTCGCCTACTTCTGCTTCACCAATTAATAGTTGCCAATCACGTGGCATTCTAATTGTATACTCTCCGATTCTTAATACTAATGCCGGAGCATTAAAACTTTGTAGGAAAATAAGTGGAATAAAGTAATAATCAGGATCTTTAGGATTACTGTTGTCTAAAACGGCAAACCTTAAATCATCTACTTCTTCAGGCAAGTCGTTCATTACAAAAGTTTTATTTTCTAATGTAAGAATTTGCATATTAATATAACTCCTTAATTTTGTCTGCTATACCAAATTTGACTGCTTCTTTGGCTGATAACCAAATGTCCTGTGGTGGTAACAATACTTCTCTGATTTTCTTTTCAGATAATCCAGTACATTTTTTATAATGTTGCATCATACGTTCGCTTGATAGTTCAAACTCTCTAACACGGGCAAATAACTCATGTTCTTTACCTGTTGAACCCCAACTGTATTGATGTGATAAAATACTTGTATTAGGCGTAATGATACGTTTGCCTTTTGCTCCACTCATAAATGTAAGTATACCACAACTTGCAATAAGTCCTAGTCCTACGGTTTTGATTGGAATACCACTTGCCTTCATTGTATCAATTAAAGCAAATGCACTATGCACATCACCGCCTGGACTATTAATAATAAGTGTTAGCTCTTTAGGGCGTTCAGTATCCGGTGCCAAGTTCTTTTCAATAATCCACTGAATTACTGGCTTTGTAGTTTCAGTTGTAAATGGATCTGCAAAGTAATAAACACCTGCCTCCCACATAAGTATTCCAGGTGGTTTAGGTTGCACTGTAGGTTTTCCTTGTTTAACGTTTTTCATTATTTGATTCTCCATATTATTCATTCCAATCTGTCTTTTTTACAACAAATGGATAATTTGCTTCTTTATAGAAGTTTTTTCGTTTAGTTAAATGTCGCTTGGCATATTTACAAGTACTTGTAATATCCCATATTTTAACAAAATCTTTATCACTTGCTTTACGAATACCACGTCCAATACTTTGTATTACTCTTACAAAACTTTTTCCTGGTTCGATTAATACAAGGTTAAATATCCTTGGTATATTAATACCTACTGCCGCAACACCATATGTTGCTACAATAATCTTATTGTCAACGTCTGCAATCTCGTCATAGTGTGCTTTTCTGTCACTTGTTTTAGTGGCACCACTTACAAATACTGCTTTGTCTCCAAGTCTGCTTACTAGTTCTTTACCCGATTCTACTCTGTCTACTAATACAAGAGTATTGCCATCTTGCCCTATTGTACCGAGCAGTTTAGCAAGATAATCCAATCTTTTTGCGTTTGTTAGCAAATACTTTAATTCACTTTGATAGTTTCCATAATCTCCATGGTCAATTAATTGCAATACATTAACTTCACAGTTAGCAAGTACACCCTGTTCTTGTAATTCACTTGCAGTTTTTCTACCAACTACTTCTCCTAAACTTACCATAATACTCATAAATTCAAAATCTTCTTTTGGCACTGTTCCTGTTAGTCCCCAACGAATTGGTATTTGACTCATAGGTCCTGTTAACAATGTTTTCAATGCATCCGCTTTTGCCATATGCACTTCATCTACCATAACACAAACTACACCTGCAATAAATTCTTGTATAGTAATAGGTGCAACTGCGTTCTTTGTATTCTTTAAAAGAATGTTTAGACTTTGCCAAGTACAAATAGTATGCTTGTGTCCAAACTCTTTTCGGTCTCCGTAAAACACACCAACGTCTAGTCCCATGTTGACATAGTCTTCTTCTGTTTGTGTTACTAGCGACTTATTTGGCACTATTACAATGCTTCTACCGTACTGTTCGACTTTACTACTTAATGCGGCAGTTATTAATGTCTTACCTGCACCAGTGGCAATCTCCTGCATACTTTGTGGATTCTTTAAGAAATTATTAATAATCTCTACTTGGTAATCACGCAATACAATTGGTTCGCCTACAAGTTGATGACCTTTGGGCCACATCACATCATTAAATGCAGTTTCGTCAATTTCATCAAAATCAAATCTTGTTTGATAATCTCGTTGATCATCTAGTTCAATTTGATATTTCATTTCTTCTAACACAGGAATAATCTTTGGAAGAAGATTAATGTATGTGCTACCACCTAACTGAAAGTATGCAACTTTTCCGTCCCACCGTCCTAAACGAACTGCTGGAAGATATCGTGCATAAGGAACTTCGTACTTAAACATATTAGACAATCGACGCCTAGCGTCTAGTTCTAACCCTTTTATAGAAACGTTTACTTCGTCTCTAATCAATAATTTTGCTTGTGGCATTTATTTTCCCTAGTGTGTAATAACAAATCCACGCATCATTAACAAATGTCACTCCGGATTGTCCGTTGATGACATTGAAGCCATATTGTCTAAACTTGCTTATAGAATTCGTACTAATAACAAAGTCAGGCTTCCAGTCACTTTTTACTTTAGGATTGGAATACCTTTGTATACTATCTATTATAGCAAATTTTGTGTCCGAAGTCAATGACTTATTAACGTTAAAGTAGTGGTGATTGTTCTTTAACTGCACTGTACAGACGTCTTTGCCCAACTTAGACACCAAATCTTCCAGGTTATTAGTTAGTTCGGGTGTAAGTGTTCTACCGTCTATAACGAATGCAACTCGTTTAAAGCCAAAATCGTTAACTGCTGAATTATAAATTTCTTCTGGTTTTACTTCTGTCCAGTCGAACTTACCGCCTCTATTTTGTAACATTTCTGTTCCAACTTTAGAAAGTTTTATGTTTGTACTGTTATTAACAATGTCTAAGTTTTGATTAGCCGCAGTAACTATTTGGTTCATACGGTTCTTACTCGACATATTAGTTGTCCACCATTCGTTTAAAGTGTCCGGTGCGTTACGCAATAAACAAGTATCGTCTTCGACTACTAATTGTATTGCATACTCGCTTCGATTACTAGTAATCGATTTACATTTCTTGTACACGTCTTTTACTGCATCAGAATAGTCAAACTTATATTTGGCTGACCAATTATATAATGCAAGTAAGTTATATTCATTATATGTTGTTTGGTATTGTTTTGTCTCTTTTTCAAAATATGTTTTATTAGATTTTAACTTCTTTGCTAATGAATTTATTTCCCTAATCATTTCCTTGTTATAAGGAAACTTCATAATAATCTTGTCGTCTTCGATATCAATATATTTTGTTCTATCTACTTGACGTAATTCGCTTGTCCAAGTCGGAGATTGCACTAGCTCAGTAACATCGATACCTAATCGTTTATACTGGCGTTCGTATTTGCTTACAAGTTTGATTGTAAGAGCTCGTTGCCTATCGCTTAATCCTTCACCTTTGTTAATACTACGAACCGCATTATTAACAAAACCAACATCATAATTTGCTAGACTAATAGGCTTATGTATAAACTTCGGAGGTACCGGACTTGCTATCACACCTATTGCTATTTTTAAGCAATACTCTAGGTCTGTGGGTTTATAAAATTGCATTCTTATTCCTTAAAGGTAAAAAGCGGTCCGAAGACCGCCTTATTAATTTGTTATGCTCTTCGCATACACGTTGAAGCCGCCAAGTTCTGCCAATTGCTCGGACTTAACTTTTTAAGGTCCGCAATCTTTAGTGCCATCCTTAACGACATTTCCCTTAGGAACTTTCTTTTCTCAAACATGAATTGAAGTATTTCTTTCTCTTCATCATCTGACATCTTAAAGTTTTGAAACAAATCACCTTTTCGAGCAATTTGTTGAATTCTAAGATACTTGTCTCGTTCAGTATCAAGTGTTAAGTCAATGTAATGACAACGTGACATTAAAGCATCTAAGTGATCTTTAAGTCTTTTGCTTTTAACATTGTCAAACTTGATGTTTGTAATAAAGCAAACACTTCCTTGGAAGTCGAAACTGTTAGGAATACCTTCTGCTCTCAATTTACTTGAATCTGCATTCCAGTAAATCTTACGTCTAGCACCACTATCAAGTGCCGCTTTAAGAATGTTAAGAGCTAAATCATCTAGCAATACACTATCACAGTCATCAAATACAACTACGTTACCACGAGCACTGTATTCATAAAGTTTAGCATAAAGACCTAGTGCCGTCATTGCACCTTTTACAAATTCAAACTTCCTATTACCAGCAAGGTCATCGAAACCCGACTGTTCTTCTAGTGTAGTTTCGACACCGTATGATTTACCAACACCTGGAGGTCCAGTAACAATCATTGCCCTAATGTCATTATTTTTAAGAGCACCTGTCATTTCATTCAGGATCTCAAACCTATCCTGGATTTCTATGATCCTCTTTTCGTCTTTTGCATTTAACTTGGAACTTTCTTTAGGTGTATCTGCTTCAACTTGTGAAGCATATTCTGACCTATCAACGAAAGTAATTGCGGTAGGGGTTTTAATCTTTACCCTAATTTTGTCTGATCCAAAGCCCTCTGTTCCATCTACAGTAACAAACATTCCTGTTTTGCTTTCTGTAATGTTTTTCACTAATGGGAAAACTTTGTTCTTTATTGCTTGGTTTCTGTATGAACCACTTTTAACTAAAACGTAACTATTCATGTATGACTCCTATTCGTCGTTTTTTGTTTAAATGTTTATATTACTATAATAACACATCTGTACTATGTGTCAACCTTTTATTTCATTATGCGGCAACCTTTTGGTTAGTTGTTTCATAATTTTTGTTCCATGCACCAACGGCAATGTTGATATAATATGCAGTATGGAAATAATCTGTTTGGCAGTCTGACTCATCAAACCAACCTTTGCCTTTATGATAACCGTTTCCGTTAATTGGAGCAGTTTTACATATTTCATATATGCTATCAAACAATGCTTTATGTATACCATAAAAATTTGTATGATAATGATTAATTTGTGCCGAGCCTGGAAATGGTGTAATTTTCTGTGAATACCTGTCAAAGAAATCTAAAGATCCATCATAAAAGTCAACATCACCTGAAACCAATGTAACTTGTACACTTGAATGGTGATCTTTTCTTACACTAAACTTAATGTTAGGATATTGTTTTTTAAGTTCTTGTCTAATTGCTTTAACATCTTCTTTATTAACAAACGCCATATTATGTATCTCCTTATTTGTTTAACTTATATTACTAGTATAGCATCTTACGTCTATCTGTCAACCTTTTAGACCCCATTTCTTTAATAATGGTGCAATATTAACCATTGATTTTACTGGATTTTCTGACTCAATGGAAGTTTTTAAAACTTTTTTCTTCTTTTTTAAACGTATTTGGTAAGATCCAGGACCTCTCATAGGTGTTAATACTTCGGATATACTAGGTATTGCTTCACACCATTTGTGCATTTCGTCATATATCTTGCCCTGTCCTGTAATTACTGTAAACTTTACAACACCATTTAATTCACATAACTCAACGTGTACTTTAAATTTACGCCAAGCATCGTGTAATGTGTATCCGTGTAAATCTAACCGCATTAATCAAAACTGAATGTTAATTCCATACCACTAAAATTTGCAACATATAAGTTCTTACCCTTATATCTATTAAAGTTTAGAGGTACTCCCTCTAACATTACTTTAACTACATCATTATGTGATTGAATAACAGTCCCTTCCCATTTCCTATCGTTATCAGTACAATGTACCATAACTTTATCTGGTTCTCCACTATCAAATTGCATTGACTACTCCTTGTGCTTGTTTGTATATATCCATTAAATGTATCTTTGTCATTGCTTTTAATAACAAGTCCATTTCAGCGATATAAGTTACTGCGAACTTTGGATCGTTAACTTTGATATCCTTACCATTGCTAATCATATCTGCCGCTTTTATTAATTGTGCCGCCGCTGATGCTTGGCTTAACCGGTCTCTATCAATGCCTTTACGCACTGTACGATTCCCGTCTCCGGGCTTTGAAGTATCAGTTAACCATTTAACCATGTCAGCAGTAGAATTGCCAAATAAGACTCGTATTTCATCATTTGTTACGTTAGTGTCTTCTACTACATCATGTAATAAAGCCGCGGCAATCATTTCTTTACTGCCGTTGTGACTACGAACAATGTCTGCTACTTCTTCTGTGTGAGTAACATAAGGTAAGCCTGTGTATTTGCGAACTTGCCCTGTGTGTGACACACGGGCAAATTCTTTGGCTTTTTCTATAAACACTTCGTCCATCTTATTGAATCCCTGTCCAACTAATTATATTCATGTTATTGGCATCTTCATAAACGTTACCACGTTTAAAGTTCATCGCAGGAGCATTATACCCTGCCGCTTTAAGCATATCGCCTTCTACAAATCCTTTAGTAGGAACCTTAACAATAAAGCCTTGCACACTGCCACCTTGCATTGAACTTTTGTGGTCTTTTTTGATTAGTTTAATATACTTTTGACCATCTTTAATTTCAATGTTCCAGTTATCAACAACTTCCTTACTGTACTCTGACATTGCTTTTTTGCCGTCTTGTGTAGACCAACGAATATAATCGTTCTTCATTGTTTCAACAACTTGCTCAACTGCTTGTTTAAGTAAAATGTTCATCATATCAATAACTCCTTTAATTAACTTACTATAACTATAATAACATCTATAGCAGATCTGTCAACCTTTTCAGTCATAAAAAAAGCCTTGATAAACAAGGCTTTAATTATTAATTTTTATTTAACTAAAATATGTTTCTGCTTCTTTGCGTGATTCCTTTGCAGATGCTTGGTTTGTGATGCTCAAAACGTTAATATAATCAACTATATCTAAGAACTCGTCTTCTAGTTGCTTTTTAGCATCTTGTTCATCGCCTGCTAACATAATAACTTCTTTACTTCTGGGATCGTCGTCTGTAACGTATCGTACAATATACTTGTGTGTCATTTTTGCTAGTCTCCAATTTAATTACTATAGTGTTAATATACACTCAGTAATGCGTCTTGTCAACTAGTATTCTAATCTTTTATACATCTTTACATAAGTATCATCAATACCTAACACCGGCTGTAATGCTTTGTTCAAAATTTCGGAGTTTTGCTTACTTCTATGTACTGCTATAATATTCACTACACCACTATTTAAGAAGATGTTTGCTCGTTGACCTTTGAAATTTGTTGGATTGTAGTTTTTAACCGGTAACCACCATAAGCCGTAATCTTTGTTTACTAATGTATTCCACAGAAACTCTACATGGGTCTTGCTATCGTTTACTTCAATAAGCATACTTGGTTTAAACTTTTCAATAGATTTTATAGCACCTTGTATTACTTCCTTTTCGTACCCTTCAACATCTATTTTCATAAAGTCAATTTTTACAGGGTCTAGGTCATCAACAGTTACCATTTGTGATGTATGGAAAGGTCCTGCACGTTTGTTCAATACAGTGCATTCTCCATAATTACCTGGAACGTGTGGACTATACGAACTTATAAAAACCGAACTAACCTTATTACCCAAACAGTTGTTGTACACTGTTACATTTTTAATTTGATTGTTGTGTAAATTCTTTTGTAATAATTCTCTACTAAATTCATTTGGTTCAAATGCACTAACAAATCCTTGAAATGCGTGTTTGGCAAACCATATAGTATGTACACCAATATTAGCACCTATGTCTAATACATAATCAGTTGGTTTAACCATATGTTGCATAATTGTGAACTCTTGTTCACAATACTCGCCATACAGATCCAAACTTTTACCAATAATAACATCATTAGTAAAGTAAGAAAACTTACCATGTTTGCATTGTGTTGTTTTAATGCTACTCATTTTTATGTTCTATGTCTTCCTCTGTACACTTATCGCCGTATTGTATTTCAATTAACTTTACGTCTTCGTTACTAGGATTATTTAACTGATGCCATGTGCCTACTGTTATATTTGTGAATTCATGCTTATTAAAAGTTTCTGTTTTAAGTAATCTACGATCCGCCGGATGTTCTGTATTATTAGCAAGTACACCTTTTGTTACAAACCATATTTCACTTCTAAGATTATGTCTTTGGTACGACAACGTTTCTCCAGGACGTATAACAATTTCTTTTACTTTAACGTTATCGTCTCTGTATAATACTTTGTAATGACCCCAGGATTTTTCTGTTTGTTGGTTTACCCAAGATGCTAAAAAGTCACGTGAACCGTATTTCTTTTCTTCACCTACACCATAAGCAAATGTTAATCTGTCTTTAAGTGCAAAACTTTTGTGTTCGGGTGTTGTCTCGTCTGTTCTGTCTCCACCATTTGCAAATACGATTTCATCTTCTGGATATTTCTCTAAAAGAACTTGTATAGCATCTTTGGCAGTTCCATCTGAATCATCGAAATGAATACATTCCGATACCATGTCTAAATGTTGTATGATTGTTGTTCGAATTTCCAATGATTGAAATTCTTTACCCTTCTTGCGTCTTAACCATTCGTCACTATTAATGCCGACAATAAGTTTGTCGCCTAGTTTCTTGGCTTCGACGAAGTAGGAGATATGTCCATCGTGAATGGGATCAAAGCCTCCTGTAACTAATACAAGTTTCTTCATATATACTACTTATCTGATTTACTGCTATAATTTAGACGTTTGAATAGTCTACTATGGTGCCTGTTAACCATTTTAGGATCAATCCCTTGTTTGTTATATAACCAAACTTTTCAATTTGTTGTGTACATACTTCGGGCATAAAGTCCAGTAACTCGTGTATTGACTTTTCGTTATAATCAAACACTTCTGCTGAATCTTTGTATACAAATGCATTGATAACATTCGTGTTAGGTTGTTTGTAGATAAAACCATCTCTACTATTGAATCCACTTAATGCCAACATATAAATTAAACTTGGTATAGTAATTTGATGTTTTGCAGTTTCGTAAATTCTATGATCTGGTTCGCCATAAAATGTGTTTATTGTTGTAGGGAAACTTAAACACATAACTCCACCATCACTAGTGAATTCATTCATTCTGTGTAAAAACTTTAAAGGGTTATTTGCTTCTTGTAAAACACTATGAGCCCATACTACATCAAACTTTTTATCAAATGTAATAGTGTCCCAGTCGGCTTTTACCTTGTTAACATTACTATGTTCAAAGTCTTTATTCCAATTAGGATTATTATCCAATGCAGTAACATTAATGTTTAATGGTAAAGGATTTGTCTCGTCTCCATCATCACACTCTGCCCACCAATGAGCATCATGTCCATCTCTACTTCCAACATCTAACACACTGTCGATGCTTTCTAGCATTTCAGGATATTCGTATATTATCTTTAAAAAATTAAGACTGTGTAGTCTAGAGTTCGCTGGGTTACTTAACAGAAAATCCATCGTTTAACATTCCCTTCATGAACTCTACTTTAACATCTTCGAGTTTGTTTTTTGTATTAGTTATTTTCTTATTAAATACATCTGCTTTAACTCGATTAAAACTACGATTCAAGTCTTCTGCTAGTTGATCTAACAAATATTTATTGCGTTTAAAATCTAAACTAGCCGAACTATCGTCTTTTAACGATGTAAGAAACGTGTTATAATCCTTAGTAAACTTGTTGTATTCGTACAGTATATCTACTGCACGTTTACTTGTTTTATAATGATACATCTTCCATTCCGGCTGTTCTAAGTTTTACAATATGACCTAGTTGCCATTGTTTAGCATCTATGCCTTTAAGTATACCTAACCACTTGTTACGCAATAACGCAACTTCGTTAATTAAGGTTTCAAAGTCTATTACTTCGTCTTCTCCGTCAACATATTTTTCTGCATCACGGCTTGTTAAAGCCCTAGCATATGTTTCTAGATATTTTTGAAAATACTTACGTCTAATTTTTCGTAATTGAATGTGTAGGTGATTAAGCACCGCCTCAACCTCTTGTAACTGGTTAAAACGATGCTCAGTAATACCTGGTAAAGACCTTAAACTTTTTTCAACAATACCATATATACCCACATCTTTTCGTGCATTTTCTAATTCTGTTTCAAAATGCATTATAAATCCAGGTAAGTTAGATAAGTCATGTGTTACTTTACCGTACCAACTCATTTATTCGTCTCCGTATTCATCTTCGTCATCTACTAATTCATCATCAGGAATAGCGTCTGCTACTGCACTACGGATTTGTGGATCTTCTTTCCCCAAGTCTGTTAGTGTTTCGTCTGCTACACCTAAGTCAATCAATGACGACACCCAATGATCGGCGGCTGTTTGTCTATCTTTTGCTGGAATATATTCTTTGAGAACATTCCATATTTCTGGCAAACAATCTTCGTCCATAATAACCTCTTATTCAGTTTCAACAGTTTCGATTTCTGTTTCTGCTTCTGTTTCTAAATCTAAGCCGACATCGCTAGATTGAACATCATTCATAACAACTTGTAGTTTTTCACCAATCCAGTTCTTACGAAATTCTATCATCTCTGTTCCATCTTTAGCCTTATAGGCAAGTCTGTTACCTTGCTTTTTAAGTAACCCGGCTTTTTCAAATAAATCAACAAGTCCACTATAAGGATCCATTCCTGTTTCATAAGGGATCTTAACTTGTACGCCTTCGAACGGTTTTGCATAACGAGTTTTCATTACTTTACAACCTGCTCTAATACCACGTACATCACTTACTTTATTACCATCTTGATCTTCTTTAAGTTTCATCTTCTTCATTGCAATAACAATACTTGAAGCATAGATAAAGCCTTGTCCGCCCGAAATCTTATCGTCTGGGTCAAACATATCTTGTGATTGGTAAGTGTGGTTTGTTGCTACTAGCCCTACATTATAACTACCGAACATATTAACACAGTTCATTACTAATGCCTTTAGAGCTTTTGCTTTACGACCCATATCGCCTTTCATGTCACCTGCATCGAACTGATTAAGTTCTGTCGGTGTCATCATCATGCCTAATGAGTCAATTACGAATAGTACTTTAGGTCTTTCACCCTCAGCCATATCCCTATAATCTTTCATAAACGTACTAATAGTTTTAGCAACATCATCTAGCATTGCCATACTTAACTTTAATAGTTTACTTTCGCTTGTGTCTACGCCTAATGCTTTTAGCCACGTTTCATCTAATGCGTTCTCAGAATCAATTAATACTACAAAGATACCTTGTTCTTGTGCAGACTTAACTACATTACCTGATGCAAAATAACTTTTACCTGCACCGGATTCTCCTGCGAATACACTTACTTTTCCTAGTGGAAGTCCTTTATTAAAGTCTCCACTTATTAGATAGTTTAGTGCATAACTGCCTGTGCTGACCCAATCTGTTGGATCATTAAAGCCTACACTTAAACCACTAATGCTTTTCGTAATATCTTTACGAAATTTACTAACGTCAAATGGTCTTACCATGTTTGTTTCTCCATGTTAAAAATGAGAGACGACATAAAGCCGTCTCTCTATTATTTTTAATTTATGCTTGGCGTGAACGAATCATTGCTAAAATGTCTTCTGCATTTTGAGATGATCCACCAGCAGGTGCACTTGGCTCAGGTGTTGCAACAGGTGTTGCTACTGCCTCAGTTTGTACAGGTGCTGATATTGGTGCCGCCGGAGTTGGTGTTGGTTCTGCAAACGGTGCCGCAGTAGGTGTTGCCACTGGTGTTGCCACTGGTGTTGCTACTGGTGCCTTGTTAGCCGATTCCGGTAATTGTACTCCTGAAGGACGGAAGTATTGCGAATACTTCTCGGAATCATAAGCCTTACCGTCAACACTATCTTCAAACATTTGTTTGATAATGCCTAGTTCTGCTTCGTTCGGCTTCTTTGGTAAGAAGTCGTTCAAATCATACAGACCATAAGTTTCGATTGCTTTTTGTTCTTCCTCAGTTAGAGCAGTTTCTTTCCTTGCCCAGTTAGAAGTAGAATAATCTGCATATCCGCCTTTACTAGTTTTTAGTACACGGAAGTCGATACCCTTTGTATAATCAGTAGGTAATTCTTCCATATCAGGATCCATTAAACTTGCTTTAATAATATTAAAGAGTTGTGGTCCCATAATAAACCTACGAATTGGATTCTCAGGTGCATCTTCGTCTAATGCCGAATCGCGAACAATACCTTGGAAAACATAAGATTTCTTTTTCCAATATTTACGACCCATGTCCTCTAAAGAACTGTCTTTAAACCACGGACGTACTTCCGCTAGTATTGGACAAGAACCTACTGGTTCCCACATTTCCATACAAGGTACTTGTACAGTAATTGGCTTACTGTCCATTTGACCTTTAATGCCATTGAACGGTAAACGAATCATCGCTCGCTCTGCCCAAAAGAATGTGTTTTGATTGTTGGAGTCTGGAAGGAATCGCAGTGTACTACTTGTTCCTTCTGCTATGTTCCAGTGTGGATAAATTGCGTTGTCGCCGCCGCGGTTTCCGCCTTGTGAACGGGTATCCTGTGCTTGTAGTTTTGCACGGATTTCTGCTAATGATGCCATGTTATGTGCCTCTCTGTTGCCTAGTTAATAGCCTAGTTATGTTGTTTTAATATTGCCTTGATAGCAATGTGTACACCTTCCTGATGTACTGCTAACAATTATACTTATCTTTAAACCCAAAGTCAACCTTTATTTTCTGAATCTAATATAATTGTTACAACTAACTGTTTGGAAGGACTTGCTGTGAACTCACCTCCAACTTTCTAATAGCAGATCACATCTAATATTGCAAGGTTTCGACGTGAAATTTACTAGAACCACCGCTTCTTAAACCAACCCACTTGGGCGCCTAAAAAGATTAAGTGTGCGTTACCCCTCTGCCGAAGAGTTATTCCGCCACAAACACAAAAGAATTATAAGCCCTTTTGTTTTAGTTGTTAAGTATAATATACATTAGAATGTATCCGAAGTCAACCATTTTTTTAAATTATTTTATAAATCGCCGTTTTTTCGCATATTTGCACGGATTTTAGTAGCACTAATGTCGTGTATCTCTTTACCTAAGTCATGTTCTGTAATAGTATATCCTACTCCACGCCCATAACTAATGTCTACAATATTTGGAACATTGATAATATTGTACTCTTTACGATACTCGAATCCTTCGAAACTTAATCCATTAATGATGTTTTTACGGACTGTATCAATATCAAATGGATTATCGTCTACACCCTGTACATTACGAATCATAATGCAAACTTGCCCGGTTTGTGCTAGTGCTTTTTTAAATAATGCTGTGTGGCCATCATGCCACGGTTGCCAGCGACCCAACATCTGAACTGTTGGCTTCTTACTATCAAACATTGTTTCTGTTCATATAGTTTAGTATTACTTCAGATAATTGTGCGTGTGTATCGTCAAACCATTCACGTACATGGTAATTAACCTTGTTAGGCATTTGAAACATTCTGTTAGTATCCTCGTACTTGCCAATTTTAATTGTATCCATCCAAACTGTATAATCAGCATTAAACTCTTTTCTTGCTGTTTCAGTAGGACAAATAAAATCACAAACTGCGATTTTATCAGACATAACTACTCCATCTGCTAAATGTTTCATGCGTTGTGCTTGTCTTATTCTTCCCTCAGGACTAAAATCCCAATCGTCATATTTTTTGCGTACTACATCGGCATTGATGTGTACTGCACCAATTAAGTTAGCAAATGGTTTTGCTAGTGTTGTTTTACCACTTCCAGGTAACCCAAAGATTAAAATTTTCATATTGCACTCCTCTAAACCAAACTATCAAGTTTAGGTAAAAAATGTTGTTGTTGCTCTGTGCTTAAATATTCTTTTACAAAGTTTCTAACTAATGTTATGTTATCGTGTGTGTATTGTTCTACTACATCTTTAGTTAAGTTATATCTTTTCATTACTTCTTCATCATATTTAAAGAATAAACTTTCATAATCAATGATGTATGTTTTGTTTGTTGCAAAACTATTAACTTCGTTAACTCGCTGTTTGTAGTCTGATTCCAATAATTTTAAGTCGTTGTCTTCTAATGCGTTGTTTACAAACTTATTATATGTATTTGTTGTTCGGTTTTTAAGTAAAGTTAAAAAACTAATGTACCACTGTATTTCGGGCTTTGGCAAAATGTAATGTATCTCATTTATATCCAAATATTCTTTTAGATATATTGGCACCCAATGCCACGATAAGTTTTCCTCTTTGCTTTCAACTAACTTGCGTATATTATCTTCGTAAATGTCTTGTCTTATAGTATGCCCAATTTTTAGATAATGATATGCATGAATTTTGTTAAAGAACATTGGTATCCATTTGACCGGACCTTCGACTTGAAATTCGTTGTTAGGTTTTTCTGTACCGCTTCCGTAATGGTTAACCATTACAAAATTCCCACTTGCTCCGGGTGGCCATATCCATAGTTCGTTAACTTGTTTTTTCATATTGCACCTTTGTAACTACTTGCTAATTTTATTGTTTCGTCTAATTCCGATTCTGCTTGTGATACATATTTTTCATTTGCATCTTTGTTTAGTGTCTCTAAAAGTTTACTATCATCTGTTGTTAAGTCAATTACACCTAATTCTGATTCTAACCAATTTAAATAAGGCATCTTATACAAGTATAGCAATTCTTGACTTGCAAAAATTGTACGATAGTTAGAAATTATGTTATCTAACTCTTGTATAAACACAGGTGTAGTGTGTTTACCTCTTACTCGTTCTTGTTGCAGTTTTACAATATTACTATCTCTGCCAATAATAAGAAACTGCACATTTGCAAATTGTGTAACTTGCTTAATAAATTCATCGTATGCTGGTATTGTTTCTATGCCGTCATCAAAATAAGGACAACTAATGCTTGTAATAAAATGCTTACTTTGTGTCCAATCAAACTCATACAATTTTGTGGGATCTTTCCAATACTCTGCAAACGGTTCTAAATCATGCCCTTCCCAATACTTTTCCTGTAAACTAGGCCAAACAAATATATCGTTATTGTGTCCTAATGCTTTACTGAATAAATGATTACCACTACCTTGTGGTCCTGTCATTATTGTTAATACTGGTTTCAATTTAGTCTAGTGTCCATACTGTATCTCGTGATCCGTTTTCAATTAATTCTCGTGTTTTATCAGATTTTAATCCTGTAATTTGAATAACTGATCTCGGATAACTGCTTGTATTAGCCGTTGCGTGTGGTACATTGGGCCAATCAAAAATATGTGCTTCGCCGGCTTTCCAACGTTCGTATACACAATTACCATACATATAAAATTGACCAGGCTTCCAATCATCTAGGAAAAATGTAATACGACATACTTGCTCTGGGTCATCTAAACAACGATCCCATAACTTATCAATATGCAAGTTAAACATTTGTCCAGTTCGTTGAACGTGTGAACGTGCTTTAAATTCGTCTACTCCACCAATAATGCCAAAGTGTTCTTTCATTTTGATAAGGGTTGGGTAGTCGTCTAACTCGTCGGTCATGTCAGTTAACATTAAGTTTTTAGGATCACCGCCGCCTTTTGCAATATCATGTTCTTCTTGTTTTAACATTGGAGATTCTACTTCACTCTCTCCATAAAATTTTCGTGTTTGCCAGTTAATAGACTTATTAGAATTTTCAATTAATCTGTTTTTATCGTCTGACCAATCACCTTCAAAACGACCTAGAACTTTGAACCATTCGCCTTCCTTATCAATAATATTATCATCAAAGTGATACTCGCTGTGTGCTACTGTCCAATCCCAACTACTTTCGTATTTGTCTGCAGGTTGTAAAGTTTTATTCCATTTTGTTTTATTATACATAATCTATTCCTTTATCTTTTCTTAATACGCTGTTTAAAAATATGCCAACAGCGATTATAATACAAACTAAAAATATAGGGTGATTGTAAATATTAAACAATTCTCCCCATCTAAATCCTTCCATAGAAGTTAGTCCTGGTTTCCACTGTTTGTATCCGTATAACTGTAGTGTTCCCCAAAAGTATTCATCAATCTTAAATGCTACAACATATGCAACAAGGATTGCTGGTCTACTAATGTTAAATTTCTTACATACTACACCAATTGCACTTAAAATAGTTAACAAGGCTAAATCTTCCCAACCACCTGTATACTGCATATTTGCGTAAACAATTACTGCTAAAATAAATGTTGCATAAATCCAAAAAGGAACTTCTAATATTTTAAGAATATACTTGTACAGAAAAATACTTAATAGTGCTACACCAATTGTTCCAAAGATATAACCAAATGCTAAACTGTTTGTAAATTGTAAATCATCTAGTAAACTTGGTGTACCAATTTCCATACCAAAGTACATACAAATTGCCATAACCATAGCCGCAAATGGTGCCGCTGGAATTCCAAATAACACTGCTGGTATCATACTAGATACTTTTTGTGCATTGTTGGCTCCTTCACAACCTAGTAGTCCTACAGGGTTACCTTCTCCAAATGGAACTTCTTGATCTTTACCTTTGTGTGCGGCTTTAGTGGCACCGTATGCTAAAAAGTCTCCTACTGCTCCGCCTACACCTGGTAATAGTCCAGTAACGAACCCAATTAGTCCTCCACGAACCATGTCTTTCCAATGTCGTCTACAATCGCCGAAGCCTTGCTTTAAACCTTCAAAATAGTTTCCTTCTATTGGTGGTGCCGCTGATTTTAATCCTCGTCTAAATCCATCTAATAACTCCGGAACTCCGAATAGTCCTGATAATAAAACTACCATGCCAATTCCGTTTTGTAGATATTCCCAACCAAATGTTAGTCTAGGATTACTTACAACATCTTCGCCTACCATACCTACTGCTAATCCAAATATGATTGCACAGATACTTAAAAATATATTTTTACTTGCCACAAAGCCTACACAGGCTAGGGCCATTGTCATGAATCCCAGAAACTCTGGACGTCCAAATAATACGATAATCTTCCCATAATAAGGAAGTAAAAAGAAAGTTAATGCCGCGAATATAACTCCATTAAATGTAGAGTCAGTAATAGCAATTCCCATTGCTCTTGCCGCCTGGCCTTTCTTTGCCATTGGATAACCATCGATAACACAAGCCGCTGTTGTACTAGCGCCTGGTATACCTGTTAGAATACTTGTATAACTATCTGCACTGGCACAACTTGCCACGATTGCAGTCAGAAAGACCAACCCCAAATAGGGGTCAGCCATAAAGTACGCTCCCATGCTAAAGACAGTTATCAGGGCGGTAGTTACACCTGCAATAGGTATAATACCAACTAGCATTCCATACATGGTGCCAATTAATGCCCAGATAACATAATCCATACTATATTCCTTACTTTAAAAGTTCTGGTTTATAGATTGATGGAAAGCCGTATGCTTCTTGATTCCACTTAACCGCATCTTTAAGAGCTTTTTCTGTAATCAAAGATTTCAGTGCCGCTAGTAATGATGGACCGTCTTGGATCCAAGGATAAACACCAGTCTTAGCATAAATTTCTGCACTTGCAACTGGATCATTAATCATCTCAGTTACAGCCGCTTTAACTTTTGCCGCATTAGGGTTACCTTTGTTCATCCAAAGTGATTTTTGAATTGCATCACGCCAATTACGAGTAAGTTTATATGCTTGATATAATTCACCTGCTGGACGTTCGCCCCATAAGTTCTCATACACATCTTCGAATTGTGTGTTTGGAAAGTTTGGATCTGCAATTTGTACATTGTTTTCTAAGTCTAGAATACCGTGTGTGAACCAAAGTTCGTTACCTTCGATACCTGTGTAAAAACGTTTCCATGCCGCCGGACTTTCACGTGCAATATCAAATTCGCCGTTTTTAAATCCAAGACGCTTTTCTCCGCCTGATACACCGTTAACCCAGATAACACGTTCTCTCCAACAAGCCAAGTATGCTTCGATTGAACCTTCTGGTTGTGGACCACATAGCAACATTGCCGCCGCCGCCGCATCTGGTTCAAAACCTGATCCGCCTGCGATTGTCCAAGTGCCGGATTTTTCATCCTTGCCTGCTTGTTTACCTAAAACGATATCATTGTTCATTGAACCAATTAGTTCATAATCAAAGTAATCGTAATCTACTTTATCTAGTAGATATGATACACCGTTACCACCATGTGCTACCATAATCGTTTTGTCATCAAAACGTAGGTCATTGTGGAATTTGTTAAAGCCAGGAATATCACGTGCCCCTGGAATATGGCGTACCACTACTGGTTCACCGATAAACTTTTCCAAGTTTTTCGCAATAATCTCGCCCCATACAGAAGTACCTTTACCAGGTGCTTGTGGAACAATTAGTGTATAATCAGCGAATGCTGATGTGGCAATACTCATCGAAAGTACTGCTGATATTAGTAGTTTTTTAAACATTTATGTTCTCCTTAATTACTACATTAATAATTAACCGTACACTACTGCAAGGTTAGGTCAAATTTCCATACAAAAAAGCCAAATGCAAAGCATTCAGTTAAAAGTAATTTAGATCAGTTTTTGGGGATTTTTTTTGTTTAAAAAATCGATCAGAATTGAGTCTATCATTTTCTTTTCTCTTGTTTATAGGTCTTTTCAAAGATTATAGTAAATATTGCATCTACCATCTTTGGAACAGTAAGGTTTACTGTTAACAATATTATTTAGCAAGAACGTTACCGCCCTTGCTAAAAATTAATTCTTTTTATTTTAAGCCTGCTAGGAATAGTATTTCATCACGTAAGTGTTGATCTTCAGGTGTTTCGGCAACTACTTCTACTGCTTCTTCAACTTTTTCTTCTTCTACTTCTTCCTTGTCATCTTTTTTGTTGCCTTTTTTAGCGGCTAACATTTTTTCAAAAGCGGCTTTTTGTGCTGGGCTTTGTGCTTCTTCTAATTCTTTTTCTTCTGCAACTGCATCATAATCAATTACTGCTGTAATGTTGTTGCCACAGCATTCACATTCTTCTCCGATTTGTGCCTTAGTATGTTTACCTTCACAATGAGGACATCCTGATTTACATCCACAAGTTGCTTCTGTAATTCCTGAGTTTTTAATATGGTCATGCGGTTGCATAGTACCGTCTTCGTTAATGCCTAAATCTTTCATTACTTCTTTAACCATTATACTAATATCACTTGAACCTAGTTCGTCCATTGGTGCATGGCTTTGAGCAACTTCTTCAATTGCTGATAATAATGTTTGCATATCTACATTTTTAAGAATTTTATCAAACGTTTCTGGGTTTGCAGTAATACGCCATTGAATAGCATCTGCTATTTCTTCATAACCTTCAGTATCTGCACCGTTTACTGCAACGTTTTCTACTTGTGCAGTTTCGTCTACACCGTTAATAGTGTCGTAAAATTCTTCGTTATCTGGATGCTTTGCTAAAAATTCTTCTCTAGTCATTTCTTCTGCGTCATCATGCAATGCGTTCTTAACTGCGCCTTCTGTTGTTTCTTCTTCATTGGTACTAGAGTGTGTCAAATGAGGTTTAACTATTTTTTGGATTCTGTCTTGCATTTCTTGTGGAATATCATATTGGTCTAATGAGTCATCTACCCAAGATGCAATAATTGGTCGAGCATCACCTTGTGGGTCTTCATCAGCCGCTTCGCCTAAACTATCAAATAAACTGTCATCACCAATAATATTATACATAACGTTAGTAGCATTTTCGCCTTCTGCACCAAGGGGGAGTACATCAGCCATTGCTGTTTCTAAAGAATCAATTGCTTCAGCAGTATCTGGAATTGCCCAAGTACCTTCTGATAAATTATTCATTATACTTTCGTATTGATCTTCTTCTGTTTTTGCTTTTAAATCTCTTTTTCCAGGAATGATATTAACATTACCTTTCATGTATTTAGATGCTAACTGGTAAGCCGCTTGTCTATCTGGTGGAGTATCCATAGATGCTAAATCACTAATCTGTAAAGAAAGTGCATCATCGATGGTACGTTTAGCCAATGTCATAATAATTTTTCTAACTAAACCGTCTTCTGGATTTTCAGAAGTGTTTTTGTTAATAACATTTTTTTTCAAATGTTGAATATAATTTTTAATATCCTCATCTTCTTCTGGATTCATGCGTATGTCTAATTTAGCACTTGGATCTTTTGCTAGATCATGTGCCATTGCGTTTCCACCTTCTTGTTCTTGTACTTTCATTTTATTAATCCCTCTAGCCAAATTTGGCAGTATTGTATCCACTATGTTATCTTTTTGAATACGAACTAACTTACTTCTGATATCATCTAAGTCTGCTTGTTCGATATTATTTTCTGTTGGTCTATATTGTTCTACATATTTCGCATAACCTTTAGCACCACATAAAGTTTTTAAAGTTTCTCTAATACCTTGATATCTTTGACGTGCTTGTTCGATAATATGTTGTGCTTCATCTTGTTCAGCAAAATTATCTGCACGTTTAAAAACTTTAACAAATTTTGCTAAGTCGAGTGCTTCCTGTGTTATTTCGTGTATATGTTGACCAATTTCGTCTTGGTATGAACCGTTGTGATTCATATGTTGGGCTAATGCTCTGCCAGATAATAAATTTTTGAAAGGAAGTTTAACTCTTCCTTGTTCTACATTCTCTACATACAAACTATGAATGTTTCTACTACGAGAACCACGAACATCTTCATCAACAGGAGCACTATGTTTAATTATTAAACGAACATTCTCACCAAAACGTTGGTAAGATGTTTTTAACGTACCTGCTAACTTACTTTCAAATGTTACTTCTGTACTATCATAAGCATTATCGTTATTTTTAATATAAGCATAATCAGTTTTATCTAATTGTTGCTTACCGATGTTACGAACATCAAAACTCATTAAATTTCTTTTTGCAAAAAATCTTAATTCCTTTAAAAAACTGTACCAGTCTTTCTTATCACCATGTCGCATTTCTTCTGTAATATTATTGTTATAATATATTACTAATGCATTAGGATCTACTACATTTACAGTAACACTACCATGACTTTTGCCACTTGCTCCGTACTCTAGGGTAAAAATTCTACCTTCGTTTGGTTCAACCGTAGTCACTGCTTGACTATCTGCGATGGTCAATTGAGTGAATTTTTTGGCTAGTACGCCATATAAGTCTTTTGCTACTTTATCATGTATTTGCATATTACTATTTACCTTTTCTATAACATTAATGTAGGCATAGGTTCTACTACATCGTCAAAATTATCGCTTAAAAGCTCGTCTATTCCAGCATCATACTTCTTTAACACCATACTCATACGCACTGCTAACACTAAAGACATGACTAAATCATCTGTTTCGCCAGGTCTTGCTTGGTAACTACTACCAACTGCAACAAACGACTTTAATTCTGATATTAAATTTCTACTGTTAATTACTAATCTCTTTGTTTCGATTAAACTTTTTAACTTGGCACAAGCAGATAGTTTAGATTTATGTGTTGTATTAAACCCTCTACGAAACTTTTTACTATTACCATGTCCTTTGGGTTCACTAATAAAGAAGCCTGGAATATTCTCTTCACCTATTTCTGCTATTGTAACTAGTGCCGCTTCTCCTAATGTGTTATTCTCTACACTGTAGTAAACATCATTAGGTTCATCAATACATTGTACCAAATACTCGCCAATAGATTTCATTATTTTAATTTGCTGTGCTATTGGAGTTTTATTGTGCATAAACTCAGCAACTTGTTCTAACGATGGCATCTCTATAACTTGTATGGCGGCATTATCGCCTCCAGTACCTAAACTAGGATCTAAACTTATTAAGTATATACTTCCTTTTTTAGGTTTTTTGAACCATCTAACTTGACCTTGTCTATCAATAGGGTCTTTGCCTTCTAACTCTGCTAATCTAATTGGATTAATTAATGTTTCATCAAAGATAATTGGTTCACAATCCATCTCACGTTTAAAACGTTCTTCTCCAATACGCCCTAATTCTTCGTTGGCCCACTTCTCATCTCTGTCTGGGTGTTCTCTCCAAAGTGCTTTAAAGCCGTAGAAGCCGTTTATCCCTATACCGCCTTTTAATGGGTGACCGTAATCGTCGATAGTTCTGTTTGCTTCTGTCCATAACAACCAAAACTGATCTTCGTCACTGTTAGGTGTACTTGTAATAATTGCTTTACCACCAGTTGCCAACGTTGGAGATATCGAAGTCCAAAACTCTTTAGCAATAGTTGGTCTCACAAACGCAAACTCGTCACAGTATAGTAACGTAATGGACATACCACGTCCTGTGTTTTCTGTTGTTGCTTGTGCTACAATTCTACTTCCGTTTTCAAATTCAATTGAGCCTTTGTTGTAACTAGTTACACCGGCTCTAATATGATTGGGCATGAGTTCATATGCATATCGTATACGTTGCATAATTTCTTGTGCACCTGCATATTTGTGAGCCGCAATTAAGATAGTGCTATCCGGTACAAACATACCGTACCACAACAGGTAACCTGCCGCTGTAGTAGTTTTTCCCATTTGTCTACTTAATAAATTAATACTAAATCGATTAGTGTGATAACTGTTAACTAACGTTTCTTGAAACTTATAAGCGTTGTATAAAATTTTACCAAGAACCGGGTGCTGAATATGAAAATATTTTGATAAGAAATATTCAGGCCCTGTATCAGGATTTGCACATTCCATGAATTCTTTTAATTCATCTTCTGTCCAACGTTCTGCCTGGTGTGGCTTTTTAATTAAAACACCGTCTAAACTTCTGCTCATTTATATGCCTTACTTGTTTAAACTTTTGATATGCTTGTGTAGTTGTGCTACAAGTTTATCTTTTGTTTCTCTTCTATCTAACTCAATTTTATGAGTTCTGCCTAAGTTTTCTAATGCTTTCTTAGTTAACTTGGCAAGTTCTTTTTTGCTAGGTACTATTGCTGGTTTTTGCTTAACAACCTTTACGGGTTTTAAAGTTTCGACAAGCGGTTTTACTGCAAAGATTTTTTCAAACCATTTGAACATATTAATTCTCCTTTTAATTATAATATATACATATTACTATTATATTTATCGGTAAAATAAACCTGTTGTAAGAAAGTGTTATAGAATGGGGCAATATACAAGCATACGACCCTCAAATTCGTCGTATAAGCAAGTCTTTGTGTGTTAACTACAACTTATTAGTCGTCGTAGGGTTTTTCACCAGTTAACCACGGTTTACTGAACCAAAGTCTAAACCATGCTTGTGTTCCGGGTTGGATTTTCTTTTTCTTTGCTACTTTAGAAAGATCATTAGCAAGACTGCCAATGTTTTCACCTACTATAGATGAGTAAGGGGTCAATCCAGAATATGAACCAACCCCTGCTAATTTTTTTAATTCGTCTAACTCTTTATCAAATGCTTTTTTATCAGCCATGATTGAAATTACATATCGCTTAACATTTTAGACAGTCTATCTTGTAACTCTACTGCTAAAGGATTGTCGCCTGGATATTCTTTCTTAGTTTGTTTCTTGGGACCGTTAAGTCCACCTGACATTTTGTTTAGTTGTGTGTCTGCATCGAAGTATTCTTCGTCTGGAGAGTTACTATACTCGTCAAGTTCAACTTCGCTAGTTGCCTGAGTTGGTGCCTGTTCAGCCTGTTCAGCCTTATGATCATGTCCATCACACTCACATTTATCAATTTCCTTGTCACAAGTATCACATAACTCTAAATTATCTTTAGAAAAGTCAAAGTCTTTTTCTTCTGCTTCTGCTTTAACTTCTTGCTTTGCCATACCAGCGAGATCTAAAATTCTTGCTAAATCCTCTACTGCTACTTCAACTACATCTTTTTTAGCAATTGATGTTCCTTCAATTAAACCTTCATCGGATAATGCATCCTGGATCCATTGATAAGGATCGCCGTCTCTTGCTTTTTGTGTACCATACGGCATATCGCCAGTTTCACTATAGTACGAAAACAATTCCATGTATAATTCGTCGTCGTCTCCGATATCAGTCTTGCCGGATTTTAAATCAGCGTATGCTTTAGGATGTTTATTAAGAATACTTTCAGCATCTCTATCATATGCATCTTCTTCAGATACTTCTAAAGGTGCTTCTTGAATAGTATCTTCATCACTATCAATTGCTTCGACTTTGTACTTCTTTCCGCCAACTGTAAATTCTGCTTTGCCATCTTTTCTGGCTTTTTCAAGTGCTCCTGAGAATTCGTTGCCTTCGTTAGTATCGTCTGACTCAACTCTTAGTGCATTTTGCACTGCTGGTTTTTTATTTAATTCTTTTGCTATGTCAGTTGGCTTGTTAGTTTGTACACTTTCTAATGCGTCTAATATATCTCTCATAATAATGTTATCCTATTCCTTATTTTCTTTTGCAATTTCGTCTGCATATGCTGTTGCCAAAGAAACTGTAGGAGTTTCTTTATTATTTGCTAAATCTTTTAAAAAGTTTGCGTTATATTCGTCACCGAAATGTTCGCTTGCCTTAATCTCTACTGCATCTTTTAACTCTGGAGTTCCAAGTGCAGGTACATAATCTTTTCCCATGTCTTCAACGTATTCTTCCCTAGCAACTTCATTAGGATCGTTTGGATTAGATACCATAACGTGTGATCCAGGAAGTCCTGCATAGTCTACTAATTCCTGTCTTAACATATCAACTGTTGAGGGATATGTTATGGAAATATCCATTATAGTAACTTCTGAATTTTTCATAGTTTGAAAATCCATAGGGTGTTCTTGTATAGGTGTAACTTTAGGCTTGGTCATATCTTTTAAATTATATTTTCCAAGTGCTATTTCAATTCTATCCAATTGAGCATCAGTTAAAGTACCTGCGTACTTCACACGAAATTTGTATTCTTTAATGTTTTCCATTAAATATTGCTTAAATGTTTTCATACTGCTAATACACCTTCTTTTGTTATATTATTTATCTTTTGAAAGCAGTTTTTCCAACAATGCATTGCGATCCAATACAACTGCTGTGCCTTCTTCGGCGTTTACGCCATTTTCGCTATCGTGCTTCTGCTGTACTTGATCTAATCTTGCTTTTTGTAACTGTAATTGGATCATTTTTAATTTTCTGTCAACTTTGGCGCCTTTGGCATTTAAAGCCGTGTCTAATAAACGTGCCGCTGTATTAAATATCTCACCTGCATATCTGGCTTCTACATTCATGCCTAAATCCATTAAATCTTTAAATGTATCTCTTGCCGTTAGAGCAAGTTCGTCCATTTCTGTGTCATTTAATGACAAATCTTTGACCATCGGTAATGCTTGGTCAATTTTATCTGCTTTCGCCAATGCACTTGCTATATCTTCCTGTGTATGAGTAATAGTATGGTCTACTGACTTCTCAGGTTCTGGGATAATATCTTCAGCAAAATCTTCTGCGGGTGCTAAATCTAGCAATTCTTCTAATTTCTTTGTCATAATGTTTCCAATAATTATATGCTATTATAATTATTTATCTTTTCTTAGGACGATGAAAGATGTCATCTTCAGTTACTATTCTAAATGTTAGTCCATTTTGTTTACAGTATCTATTAGCGGCTTCCCACTTTGCAGAGTTTAATATAACTTTTGCTTGTGCGTGTTTGCTTCTACCTGCTTGTTCCATTGTTGTTTCTTTTTTAGGCTTTACTTCAATACATTCAGCACGTTTCTTACCATTCTTGTCTTGATACACGACAATAAAGTCCGGAACATAAATTGTATTCTTACCTGTTAATGGATTTTTATAAGGAATTTTAATTGCTTCACTGGCCCATTGTATAACGCCTGGGTGGTTGTCGCAAAATTGCATGAACGCCCACTCCCAACTGCTTCTATACATTGGTGTTTTATTGCCGGCATATTTTGCAGGATTCTTGACAGTATACTTGCCTGAAGCGAACTTTGCCATGGCTAATCCAGTATGTTACGAGCAACAACTTGACTTGGTGCTTTATTTCTATTGAATCCTAATATACTTGTATTAGCTCTAGTTTGATTAATTAACGAAACTAGTGCTTGTTGAATTTCTGTAACTGCATAATCATTAAAGTCTTCGATTATGTCCATTGGGGAAACGTTATGTAACATAGCAATTTGTAAAACTGTGTCTGTTAATCCGTTTGATATTGCTACGTTGTCGTTTGTTTTTCTTTTAAAGAAACCCATAATTGCATCAAACTCATTAGGGTTAACTACTGTTGAGTTTCTGTCTGTATTATAAACGTCAAAAAACTCTGTAGTTTTATTTCCGTTTGGATTTGCTGGTAAATTAGTTGACATATTATGTTATTCCGCCTTGACTTTTGCCTGCATACGAAGAACTATTAGTAATGTTACTAACACTTGTTCTTTGTGGTGCTACTGGATTTTTTGTTTGCTTACTAGCATCTTGATGTTGTAACTGACTAAAGTCTTGAGAGTTAATATGACTCATTATATTTCCACCTAATCCAGGTCCAAATAAACTTGATATAGCCGCTGGAATCTTTTGGGTCATTTGACCTACCATTCCACTTGCTCCACTAACTGCACTTTGTAGATCTCCACCTACACCGCCTGCAAAACCTTTTAATTGATCTAACATTGCATTTGTTTGTACTTTAGACCCGTTACTAGAAACTACACCACTACGCATTGGAGCACTTGTAGTAACTCCTGTCATTTTAGGTACTTGTGGTAAAGGATTACCTTGTGCCGATTTGGCATTAGGAAAACTAAAATCACCAATTGGATTTTGTCCTCTTAAAGCATCCATTGCCGCACCAGTAAGTTCTGACTTTAACATATGTTTTAAGTTAGCACCTTTTAAATTACTTGCTCCACGCAAACCTGTAACAACTGCTCCTGCAATGTTGCCACCTGCTAAATCGGCTCCTATACTTCCTACTGCGTCTACTAAACCGCCTGGGCCTAAAAGACTTGTTGTACCGCCGCCTGCTGGTGTTAGTGGACTAGGTGCTTTGTCATAGTGCAATGTACCGAAACCTTGTGGACTGTCTCCATCAACAAGTCCCGATTTATATTTCACTGTTTCAAATCTAACTGACATTCTATGTTCTAGTATGCCTGCACTGTCTGAATAATCATGATTGTCGTGATCAAAAGTTTCGATAATTGGATTAACTAACCAATACTCTGTATACTTCTTTTGATATAAACTGTAAATTTTTATTCCAGTAAAGAATGGTTTTGTATTTCTGTCTAAACCCCATTGACGAGCATTGTCCATCATAGGTTTATATGTATCTTTATAACCATATGTTCCACTTGACTCATACTGTGGGTCATTGTTGTAGTAGGCATAATATGCATACCACAAGTTTCTTATCACGTCACTATTATCATCGTGGAAGGTGATGTTACAAGGACTATAATTAATCTTGTTGTGGTGATAACGTTTTCTGTTATATTGATTGTGTTCAACAACTTCAAAGTTATACTTAGGTAGATCTACAGACTTAACTAAAAAACTTGCTTCTAAGTTTTCACTTCCACTGAATGAAAATCCAAGGCCCGGGTTGACCTGGAAGACCACGTGAAAGAGAAACTTATGTTTGGGTGCTAGTCTGTAATTGCCGTCGACGAACGTTCGTGATGCGTGTTTATAATCACGAACATTATCACCGGTTGCAAGAGCTTTTAAGAAAGAATTAATCACAGGTTATTCTACTCCTTTATGGATTAGCCTGTTACTACTTCACCAATAGTTCTAGCCACTGTAGTTCCTACGCCTGTTCCTAATGGAGTTTGAACTGCGTTATCAAAACGAATCGACATTGTAACTGTCGCTGGTTCTGAAGTTGCGTAATTCAAGTCGTTGTAGTTAACGTTTTGGATCATACAACCGTATAATTCCCACGTCTCTAGTACGTTTGGTGTTGATGCTCCGTTACCACCGTCTAATATTTCACATCTAGTAATGAATTTGTAATCAATACCCGATGCCGCACTTGATTGTTCCATCATATCAAATTGTTTCTGTACTTGTTCTCCAACAAGTTTAGATACTTGACCTGATGCATCATCACGCATATTAACTGATACGGCTTCCCAAGTGTGTTTACCTTGGATATAAACTTTACTGTTGTAGATATCAATTGGTACTTCTTCAAAATTGACTGAAGGACGTTGAAAATCCATAACTTGTTTTGTTAGTTCACTTCTTGGAGTTGAGATTCCGAAATTTTCGAAACTCACACGGAAGCGATACTTTAATTTTGGCATTAACAGACCTTGGCTTGATGCGGATTGATCCGATGCTAAAGGTACTGTAAATTTGCTTAATGAACTTACTGACATATTTTTTGCTCCTGCTTCTATGCTTTAATAATATTTAGTCGCTTAATTTACCTTGTTCCTAATAAGGCTCTATATTAAATAGAGCCTGTATTTTGGATACGAACTGGTATGTAGATGTATTCAACCGCTTTAACTGGTTCAATAGCAATGTCTATATACAACTCGTTTCTGTCAATTCTATCATTTGTGTTGTTTGTTTCGTCACATACAACCAAATAATCATAAAGACCACGTTTCGCAACTAAATCATTCATTAATTGCTCAACAACTTGTTTTACTTCATCACGTGTTAGTTTATCGTTAGGTTCAAAAACAAAAGGTTTTGTAATAACTGCTAAACGTTCACGTATATAAGCAGTAAGTCTAGATACATTAATACGATCTAAAGCACTCGCTGTTGCCGTTTTAGTTTTGTTACCATAGTTTAATACACCGTTGCCTGGTAAGAATGTAATTGGGTTAATACTGTTTTCGTATAAAGTATCTCTTAAAGATTCTCTAACTCCAACACTAGTAAATTCACCAGTTGCTACATCAATATATCCTAAGCCTGTTGCGTTATCAACTATACCACGTCTTGTGCCTGCCGGAGCAAACCAAGGATAACTAGCGTCATCTGAACGAATCATTGTTCTTAACATCATATGACTTGAAGGAACTACAATACTATTACCATTTAAATCTGTAGTAATACCACTTGGGTAAAACACACCTAAGTATGTATCAGCAGTAACCATTCCATCATCGTTATTATCTGTTGCTAGTTTGGCATTAGTTGCCCAGTTTTGAATATCTGTACTATTTGCCGCTAATCTCATTGGTGTGTCACCAATTACAAAAGCAGTGTTACGTCTATCATTGTTTAATGATACCATATTAGCAATTAGTTCTGGATATCCTGGTGCCGCCATTACGTTAAAGTTTCTTTGCTCTTCACGTAATTCTGAACTTGTATCAAGTGCAGATTTCATAGCCGCTACCACAACTTGACGTACTGCTTGTCTACCCATGAATGGAGAACCATCATTTTGTAAACCTGCTTTACTTACCCATGCATCTTTTTCCGTTGGTAATACTTTACCTGGGAAGTTTGTAGAGTTAAAGAAATCTTTCTTAAACTCTTTTACATTGTAAGAACTACGTCTCATATTAAACATTAACATACCACGTGGGTAATTAGCCGCTAGTGGTACATCTAAGTCTGTGTAATCGTTTGTTAGTAAAGATTTAGTAGTTGTAATATCACCACTGACTACGTCTGTAGTTGCGTTACCCATATATCTTGCATCTGCAAATAGGATACCATCTTCACTAGTTTGATCTGTATTGTCTATTGTTACAAACTTGTCTGTGCCTGAAACTTGTTCCCATCTTTTAATAATTGGGAAGTTTTCTAAGTCACTTGTATCAACCCAAAGGTCACCGTAAACTAGTGCTGACTTATCTGACTGTTGTGTCGGTTCAGTTGCACTAACTAATGGACCATTTGGACTTGTTGTTGACAAGTCAAATCCTCTAGCATCTGTAGAAACATTTTGGTAACCTTTCCAAGTTGTACCGTTATGTATCATGATATCCATTTCATCAGTTACATTATGGAACCATAGTCTACCTGTTGCTGGATTAGTTGAAGGTTCAATTGATCCTGCTGTATAAACTAGTTGTTGGAAGTTACTTGCTACCAAGTTTCCTGCTGTTGCACCTTCTCTAAGGTATGTATTAGCAGTTGTAAAGCCTGCTGTAGCCAAAGGAGTGTTGTTTGTGTTTGCAAGTATCATAACGCCACCTAATGAGTGTGTTAATGTAATTGCTCCAGTTGAAGCCAAACTAGCAGTAACATAAGGAATATTAACTGTGTTAATATCATTTACTATATCTGACGCTGTTGTGCCTGTTGCTGTAACTGTGTAACCTGTAACTGTGTTAACGCCTTTTGCGGATGACGTAATTGTAAACGCATCACCAACAACAAATGTTGGTGCAGTAGCGGTACCAGTAACAACTGTTGAACCTTTAACTTTTCTTTCGTATAATTTGTATAGTGTAAATCCACTTGAGTTTGTAAATGCGTGTGCGTAAACTGTACCTACATCTATATTCAAACCGCCGCCTACTGAATCTAAACCGTATAATGCGTGTCTATCACCACGATACACATTTACTGCTTTAGCAACAAATTTGGCTAGTGTTGTACTGTAAGCACTTACATCAAACTTTGCTCCGTTATTTGGAGTTGTAGTTTTAATCCAAACACTACCTGTTGGCGCCGAAGTAGCATCTGCTGTTTTCCATTCTGGAATAGATGTATGTGGTTGTTGTAGTACAGAGATAACATAGTATGTTGCCGCTGTTACACCAATGTCTGTTAATAATGTTCCACTAACGTTAGCAATAACAATAGCATTGCTTGCCGCTGTAGATTGTCCATAAATTTCAATTTTACTATTTACTAGTGCCGCTGTAACGCCTGTAATAGATGCCGCATTAATGTCAGCAACTGTTTGTGCATAAGTTGTACTAGTTGTAGTAACTGTTGTTCCGTTAATAGTAATGCTGTCGCCATTTGAAACAGTGCCGCCTGATGCAGTACCTTGTACAGTTGGAATTGCAGTATGCCAATTAGTTGTGCCTAATGCTTTCCATCCTGATGCAGTTCTTACACTTACAGTATTATTGTTAGTACTGGCATCAATCGCATAATCGCCTGCTTTGCCTATTGAAGCAAGAGGTACATTACTTGAGATTTTAGTACTATCTGTAATTACTGTTGGAACTTTATTAGTAAAAGTTTGTGTTGTTGCATTCCATTCAAAAATACCAAATTTGGTTTTAGCAGTATCTAACCAATGAGTACCATTAACTGGTTTAGCAGTTGGTCTTCCTGATTGTCCTGTTAGTTCACCTAAGTCAACATCTGCTCTAACAATGTATGCTCTGTTACTTGCACCTAATAGTGAGTAAGCAGACATAAGGCCATATTCATTTTGTTCATAGCCGTGTAGTGCAGTACCTGATGTACTTTTGTAGAATGAAGGTTCACCGAACGTTGTTACAAGTTCTCTTTGTGATCCTATTAAATAAGTTTTTTCTGCATTTATTTTTGCAGTTCCACTAGCAACTCCTGTGCTAGTCGGGTCGTTTTTATTCGTTGCTGTTGCAATAACCAACATAGGCACAGTACCTACTGCCGTACTGGCATACTGTGATTCGTCGACTATTTTAACTTCAATACCTGGTGATACAAGCGCCATATTTTTTACCTCGCAAAATTATTTTATTTGTAATTCGTTTTAATTCGTTTACAACTTTGTTATTGTATTTAGTAAAAAACTACAAAAAGGTCTATTTTGTAACCAGGAATAGCGTCACCTTTAAAGAGCGGTATATAAATACTTGTATGAAAACTAGACCCATATGTGTTAAATGCAAGAAGAAGTCTGCCGCCATAAATTATAAAAAGGGCGAAAAGGTGTATTACCGCAGAATGTGTGATACTTGCAACCGTAACTTTGTAAGAAAACCCAAACTAACAGTCTGGGCTAAAGCAGGTTATAAAAAGAAAAGTAGTTGTGAGAACTGTGGATTTAAAGCAAAGTACTATGATCAATTAGAAGTATACTTCATAGATGGTAACTTAATTAATATTAAGCATAGTAATCTTAAATCTGTTTGTTTGAATTGTTTAATTGAATTAGGACACTCAGGGTGGAATTCTAAGAAAGGCGATCTAATACCAGACGTTTAAGGTCTTCCAACGTTGAATTGTTTTCTATAACAATATCAAAATCTTTATCATCACTTACCCAACGCCATTCGCTTTGATGTACTTCAGGGAACACTATATTCATAGAATGAACTTCTTGCAAGTCATCTATATGTTGATTAACACTTATAGCAGTGGTCCACCATAACGGCTTTTCGCCTCTTCGTACTTGCCAAACTTCGCCTTTTAACTCTTTAATTACGTTAATTTCGTTTGGAAAACGTACATCAGGTATTACAAAATTCTGTGTCGGATTGTTTAAAATCTTTTGTTTAACTAAACTTACCCATACACCATCAAAGAAGCCTTCTCTCATACAATCTGTTCCAAACAGTTGTAATACTAGTCTAGGTGTAATTTCTTTGCCAGTTTCAGATGACCAAAAATCGTCTTGCTTTTCTCTCCAGTCTCTACTATTTTTAGTATCACCTTCAAGCATTTTACGATCCCAATTGAATATTGTTGCTACCCCGTCTTTAAGTGCATCAGCGAAACTTATTTTTTTAAAGTCGTGCTCTGCTATTAATGTGTCGGCAACTGTTCCTTTACCAGACCCGATAAGTCCGCATATTCCAATAATCATTGTTTACCTTAGTTGTTAATGTTTAGCCAATTACCCAAGTCATTGGCATTTGTCCGTCTACTAAATTATACAGGTCTTGCTCGAGTTTGTCAAGCTCTGTTATTGCTTCTTGTTTTAAAGAGTCGCCATTTAGTGAGGTTCCACCTTGTGGGCCGGCAATAGTAGCAAATTTGCTTCTTGCTTCACCTAACATATACTTGCAACGTGCAAGTGTATAATCATAAAGCCACGTTTTACAACGCAAATCTGTTAATAATGTTACATCTGGTTTTTCATTATACATCCAAAGAAGTATATTTTCACCAGTAGCACGGATTTTTCTAACGATTGTTAGTTTCTTAGATACAGGCTCAAATGTAAAGTTAATGTATCCACCGAACATTTTGGCTGTTAATTCTTGGTATTGAGCAAACATATCATAACTAGCAAGTCCACCGACTTTGCCTGCTTGTAGCATATATGTATTCATATATCCTGCTTCAAATGGTTCAAACATTGTACCAGTTGAGGATCCACCTGTGCTTCTACGAAATACTTCTCTTACTGATTGTACTTGGTCAGGTAATATGTACTCTTGTTGTTCTTCTACAAGAGATAAAAATCCATAACTTTCTTCAACTGCATTAGAACTTTTTTGTCTATAAACGTCAAATGCTTTGTTTAATGCAATTTGGTAGTGGGCAGGATCAAGTTCAACTTCGACCATGCCTCCGCCTAAACTGGCTTTGCAATATTCGAATACTTTACTTTGTTCTGTCGCTAAATCTGCCATGAATAATTCCTCTTATATACACTATTTAGCAACTTTCAACAGTATTGTTTGATCATTGATTCTGCCATTTAGTTTAGTATCCACTGCCTTTATGTCATCTAAGTACTTCCGTAAAAGGATCTTTCCTGCGTGTTTAAACGCCGACAGTTGCTCTTTAGGCTTTCGTAGAGTCTTTTGTACACTAGCATCACTAAACTGTGTAATAGTTGTACCTTTAATACTTAACCCACTACCATCACGTTGTTGCCCTGTGGGGTCAATATTATTAGCAACATACTTTCCTATTTTACGAGTTTTAGTATTGTAAATCCACAGTTCACTCATCCCAATTACTTCAATAGGGTTAACACTAACTAGTCCAAGCTCTCCAAATTCCTTTAGATATTTCATCTTACTAACCAATTTCTCTTTTGCTACTGGCTTCTTTTTACGAGGTTTACGTTCTGCTTTACCATGCTCAATCAACATCGAACAAGCCTTATCAATTTCTGCATAAATGTCATGCATTTTTTTACGTTGCTTTTTTGGTATTGGTTCGTATGCTTCTAATAACTGGTCATACCATTCATCATCTGTCTTTACAGGACCAATTAGTTCTTGCATTTCTGTTAAGTTAGGAGTATAGTGATCCCTAATAATTTTTGCATGAGCAGGTTTTGCCTGTTGCTTTCGAAGTATGCTTAATGGATTGAACTGTTTCATATCAAACTTTTCTAAGTCGTCTATTGCAACATCTAGAAATTCTTCTATTTCATCAGTTAAGTTCAATGAAGCAATTCGTAGCCTGTCTTGTATAGTTAATGCAGGTCCGCCATAAAGTTTTTCTTTTTCTTCAATTTGACCGCCCTTTTTAATTAAAATTTCTTTACCTAACGCAACCACATCGTCGATTGACTTACGGACAAATATTGTTGGATCTGATTGTCCTCCGATTACGCCTGGTAACGTTTCTAAGTATGCATCGTATTCATCGTGCCACGTGGGCATACCTTTAAGTAATGCACAACACTGAGCACACGTTGTAATACTCATTCTCCACGACTCACAAGCACTAACGGCTTGTAGATCATCTTTAGTGTATCCATTAGCAGTCATCCATATTTTTACTTTCGGTAGTAAATCCTTGGCTTGATAGTAATGATTATAATAAGCAGTTACCCGAGTGCGTTCTCTGTGGTATTGCTCAATAGGCCACGATTGCCAATCGTCCCATATAGGCTCTGGACCTGTGTATTGTTCGTCGGCAGACTTAGGTGTTCTCACCTTTGCTGGCTTTTTACGTGGTAATTTCACTGATGTTCCTGTTCCCAAAATTTGCTCCTGTATGACTTTATATATACAATTAACTTTAAATATACTATCTTTACGCTATTTGTCAACCTTTTTCTTTATCTTTCTGCATTTTAGTTAAGAATAGTTTCTATATAAATACTACAAAGAGGTTACAAATATGCCAAAACTATCCATGTGGAAGCCTGAGAAAGGGCAAGACTACAACTTTTTCGACAACAGGGTTCGTGAGATGTTCACCATCGGTGGTACCGGTGTAAACATTCATAAATTCTTAGGAGCCGATACGGCTAACAACGACGGGAAAGATTCCACTCAGCCTAGTTATGCTACACAAAGTGAGCAAAATATTCAGGATTTATTATTCCTAGAGAACAGAGATAGAAAATATGATACGTCTGTTTATGAGATGCGTGGCATATATAATGTTTCAGATATAGATTTTGACCTTACACAATTTGGATTGTTTTTACAAAACGATACATTGTTTATTACAGTTCATATGAATGACATGGTAGAAAGTTTAGGTAGAAAACTTATCAACGGTGACGTTATAGAACTACCTCATATGAGAGATTTTTATCCACTAGACTCAGAATTACCAGCGGCATTAAGACGCTATTATGTTGTGCAAGATGGTAACAGAGCCGCAGAAGGATTTAGTCCAACGTGGTATCCGCATTTATGGAGAGTTAAATGTACTCCACTAGTTGACTCACAAGAGTACAGAAGTATATTTGATCAAACTGCTAAAAAACAAGACGGTTCAGATGTTACTGGTGCCGATAACAAGTTAAGAGATTTATTAAGTACATACAAGCAAGAGCTTGAAATTAACACTGCCATTATTACCGAAGCAGAAAAAGAGTTACCTAAGAGCGGTTACGACACAAGTTCATTTTTTGTTGTACCTACTAATAATGATGGTACTCCCGCTGATCCAGAAGAAGATAGTGCAGATACAACAACAGTTGGAGCAAGTAGTACACTTGTTACTGCTGACGAAGTTCCTGTTACACCAAGTCAAGAAGGATATGACAGTCCAGGTGGTATGGCAGGTGACGGTATTGCTCCTAACGGGTACCCTGTTACTCCAGCAACTGCTTTCCCAAGTGGTGCAGACATTGGAGATTTTGTACTTAGATTAGATTATAAACCAAATCGTTTGTTTAGATATGATGGCAAACGTTGGGTCAAAGTTGAAGATGCAGTTCGAACAAGTACAACAGGCGGTGCTGGTTCTACGCAGAAAGATGGCTTTGTTAATAATACAAGCACATACACAGACGACGACGGTGATGTTAGAAAGTCTAGACAACGTTTAAGTGATGTTCTAACACCGGAAGAGGACAACTAGAATGGCAAGACAGTTTTTTTATGACAATCAGATTAGAAGATTCTTACTACAATTTGTAAGATTGTTTAGTAATTTTCAAGTAGAAGTTGGTGCTAAGAATGCCAGTGGTGACAGAGACTTGCTTACAATTCCAGTAACATACGGCGACATGAGTCGTAACGTTGCCCAAGTAATGAGAGATGCAAGTGAGAACAAAGTATTAAGTGCTCCTCGAATGACTACGCATATACAAAGTATGACATATAGTAGAGAACGTGTACAAGAGCCTAACTTTGTAGATAAGTTACACGTTAGACAACGAAAATTTAATGACAGTACAAAGACATACAGTCGTACTCAAGGTAATGCTGTAACTGTTGAAAGACATATGCCTGTTCCTTATGACCTAAGATTAAACTTAGATATTTGGACTACTAACACTGAAATGAAATTACAAGTATTAGAACAAATTTTATGTTTGTTTAATCCGAGTTTAGAAATACAAAGTACAGACAACTACGTCGACTGGACTAGTTTAAGTTTAGTACAATTAGAAAACGTAAACTTTAGTAGTAGAAGTATTCCTGTTGGAACCGAAGACCAAATAGATATTGCAACATTAGAATTTAGTATGCCTATTTGGTTAAGTATGCCTGCTAATGTTAAGAAGATGGGTGTTATACACAAAATTATTAATAGTGTCTATGATGGAAGTGGAGACTTAGTAAATTCAGTTAGTGATGACAATTTAGTTATGGGAACAAGACGTGCTGTTACACCAGGTAATTATGGTGCTGTACTTTTAAATGGTCAAGCAGAACTTGTTGACACAAACGCAGAAAGTACTCGTGACACTTTAGATACTACTGTAATTCTTACTGAAAATTTAACAAAACCAAGTTGGAGAGCAGTCTTAGAACAATACGGGCCTATTAATCCAGGTATAACACAGATACGTTTTATACAAGACAATGACGCTGAGGTTGTAGGAACCATTGCATATCACCCAGCAGACCCTCATATCCTCCTTGTAACGGTAGATAGTGACACGATCCCGGTTAATACACTAACAGCAATTAATTCAATCATACGCCCATCTAAAGCGACAGCGACAAGTGTAGTTAAAACGACAGGTAATCGTTATTTAATTTTAGAAGATATTGGAAAAACAACATCACCGGCACAAGTAGACGGTCCAGATTTTTGGAAAAGCAATGCAGGTGTAGACTTTGTTGCTAACACAAATGATATTATTAAATGGGACGGGGAGAAATGGGTTATAGATTTTGACGCTAGTGCAACCGAAACATTAAGTTATGTTACTAATGCTACAACTGGTATCCAATACAAATGGACTGGTACACAATGGCTTAAAAGTTATGAAGGGGAGTATGCTCCTAAAAACTGGAGAGTTGTTATCTAATCGTTCCACTTGTACTTTAACTGAACGCCTATATCCATATCACTAATAAAAGTTCTGTAGTCTAAATACTTTACGTTTTTACACCACTTCCAATCGTCTGGAAATGTGTAAGCAGGATTATCATTTACCCAGTGAAAATTAACATCTTTGTAAGAATCAAATATAACTTTCATGTGTGCAATCCATTTCGCATCTGATGACGGTTCTGTTGATGATGGATAATTTTCTGTATCCGCATATACATTATTTGTTAATTCAGGATCTCTTTGATTATCGAACCCAATCAAATATACTTCCTTATGCTTGTCAAAACAAGCCAAATATGTTGCGATTGTTCCCGAGTTATAGTAACTAATATTTTGTGGAATTAAATGAAACTTACCCGGGTATTTTACAACATTCTTAGCAGTTGTATATACAATATTATTTTCACCAAAGCCTGAGTTGGCTATTTCTTTTGTCATATTATCTAACATAGTGACAGTGAAATCTGGTTTCATATCTCTATATATAGCATTACACCCGTAAGTTTGACAACGTTTGTTTGCTAACAAGCCTCCACTATGATTTTCAATATACTCTAAGGAAAATTGTTTTCGTACTCTGCTATTACCGTTACCAATTACAACTGCATAACCACGATGGTCATCATTCATAATCGTTCTGGGTATCCACTCTCGGTCTTCTGTTCTAACACCGTCGGTTAAACTAACATTGTGTATGACAAATTCGCCTTCGTAGTCGTCTGAGTAAAATGGAAGTTTCATATGTTGTTACCTTTATATTAGTAATATTTATATGAAAAGCATTGCTCCGGCAGTTAGTATAACCAAACTACCCCAAAGCCCGAGTATGGTAGCATAATAACGCAATTTGGTACCAAAGTAAAGCATTCCTATTGCCACGCACTTGTGCATTGGACTAATCAAATATCCTACAAAGTCTACTGCAAAGAACCACGGCAAATATTCTATACCATATATAGTTGCCATAATAACTGTTAATGCACCAAAACGTGAACTACTTCCTAATGCAAATGCACCGGCAAAACTAGCCAAACTTAACATAGTAAACCCCCAAAGAGTGTTAATGTCAAGTCCACTTGTTTCTAAAAATGTTTTAATTTGTTCTGTATTTTCTCTAGCAATATTTGCCGCAATAATGATAAGTGCGACCCAGCCAATTAGTCTAAAATCAACATAGCCTAATAACTTCTTGATGTTAAAAGTCTTTGTTACAAGTATGTAATAAGCAGTTAAAGATCCAAATACCCACATAAAGTCTAGTCCGGCAATAATACCGCCCACACCTGCAACGTAGGGAAAAACATATCTAGTTATTCTACTAACTTTAATTTCTGTTCCGCAGTCACCAATTTCAATATCACTTTCTTTTACACCCCATACCAAGTATGAAATAATAAAAATAAGAGATACTGCTAACAAGGGCCACATCATTCCCATAAATTGTCCGTATGAGATACCAAACGCCGCCATTGGTAAAATAACTGTTTTCTCTAACGGTGACCAGAAATAATAATGGTGTGTACTTACATAATCAATAGGACCAAACTTATCTCTACCACAACACCCTTTGTCGGGTGCCATAGTTTCGAGCATTCCTGCACTCACTGTAACCCTTCCTTTAATAGGAAGTATGCCTGTTAATGCACTCACTATTGCTACAACAGATTTTTTACTTTTTAAATTTTGTTCAAAGAAACAAAACAGATCCTTAAATAATCCATTTTCTTTTACCATACCTGCAATCATCATTACAAATACGATTAAAAATAAATATATTTGACCCTTTAATATTAAGTCAATAATCAATTATTGTTTCCTTTTTGTATCGAAATCTTTAGTTGTTCCGTAAGTTCTGAAGAGTTACCCAACTGTGCTTGTTGATTACTGTTATGTACTATTTGTGCAGTCCTACGTTCATTGTGTACAAACACATCACTTGCAAGTTCTATTGCTTTAGTTTGGTCTTCATATGTTAACATTGTTAAACTGTCCATGTTTCCAACACCTACTTTCCCGTATGCAATCATATCCATAGCCGATTGTTTACCTAAACGTTTAACCCAATAATCTCGTTCAGCCGCTTCTATTTTCTCTGGGTGATCAAAAATATCAATTAACTTTGATCCATCTTCCAATATGCCATATTCGCTTTCAGATAATTCCTGTATCAAATTTAAATACATTAAACGTTCTTCTCTATGACCTCTAAGTAATCTTACAAATCCATCACGTTTTGCTTCTGCATAATTTATTTCAATTTGTGCTCTACGTTTTACAAATTCATCATCAGTTTTTTCAATATCGTGTTTCCACTCATCGATTGTTAATTCAATTTTTGCAAGTTCGTATTCTTGTGAGGTAATAGAATGTTCTCTACCTTGTATTTCCATAAGGTACTGTTTCATTGCACCATACGGAGTAATACCAGCCTGTCCAATAAAATGCCTCATTTTAAATTCTGGCATAACAAAGTTTCTGCTTATACTATATCCTACTATATCTGCTTGTTCTGTTGTTAACTCATCTATGTCAGATTTTAAGTCTTTACCTGTTACTTGCATAGATGATTTTAAACTATCAAACGTTTTGCCCATATGTGTTATCCTCCAATATATCTAGGTGTTTGAAACCGTATATTAAATGCAACATTTATTCGTTGCATATTACTTTTATTTGTTTCTGTTTCATGTGGCATCCAAGCGGGCCACAAAATTAATTGTCCATTTGTAGGAGATATACTATATCTACTAGTAAACGGTGCGTGGGGGTGACAACTTTCTGTTAAGTTCATCGGATTGTGCCAAACAATATCACCTGTGTCTTTTCCTTGTAAGTAGTAAACTGCTACATAATGATGAAGTCTGTGATCATGTAAGGCATTTTTACTGTCTGGTTCATTTATATTTGTCCAGTATCCAATATCTGGTGCACCGTAATTTCTAAGTTTTTCATTATACAATGGGTCGGCTTCTGCATATGTTTCTATTGCACTATTACATAACAAGCGAAGTTCTTCTACTAACCATTGTATATCTGGATAGTTGAATTCGTGTCTCCAGCAACCTCTGTTACTAAAGTTTAATTGCTTTTCATCTGTTTGTTTTTTTATGTTTTGTGCATATTCAATCATAGAGTTACGTTGTGATTCTGATCCAACATCATCTTTTACGAAAACATCTGCTTGTAATATTTTAAATTTGTTCATTTCTTTTTACTACCATTACATATAAACCGTTCCACCATTTAGTTTTATCTTCTATATTATTAAGAATTAACTTTTCAAATTCTATTTTATAATTTGTGTTTAATATTCCTTGTTTACTACCATTAACAACTCCTTGCCAATTAGCATCATCGAATATTAATATGGCTTCATCTGCCCAATACTTACTATAATGTTCAACTGCTTTTGCCGTTAGTTCTTGGTCATGTGGACCATCATAGAAAAACAAATCGTACCCGTTGTCTTCTAATTTAACATTAAGCATATCGTCGTTATAAACTTTTAAATTTTTATAACTACTTGTATTGTTGTCAAACTGTTTCTTATTATTAGTTGGTAGTTTAAATTCTCCGCTTTCGGGATTGATATTTTCATTCCAATTATCAACACAAGTTACTGGAATATTTGTATCTAAAACACTAATAGCGGTAGAGCCCATAGCACTACCTACTTCTAAATACATTATACTATCTTTTCCCAATTGATGCAAGAGTTTTTTTACTCGTTCACTAGTTAATCCTTGTATGTTATTAGTATAGTCGTTGTTTTCATGCGATACTAGTGCTTGTACTAATGTTATTGCCTTGCTATTATTGACTTTTCCAGACTTACTTTCATAAACTTTATCGCAAAAATTACAATCCCAACAATCAAATTTACAAGTCTTAATTATTTTTCGCCAAGCATTTATTGGCTTGTCTTTTAAATTAGTATCATCAAGATATTGTTCGAATCCACTAACTAATATTTCCTTCTTGTTATGGTAATTTTCAACTATTTTTAGAGTTTCATAGAAACGTTTTATATTTTCTCTGCCATGCATTTTAAATACATCAACATACTTTGCTAGTTCTACCCAGTCTTCTCTCCATGGAGGAAAGTTTGCTTTCTTTAGATCTGAACTAGGGTCAGTAATATCCCATTTGGAACAACTTACTCTGCTGATAGGATCATTAAAATATTGAGGATTATCACCAACTCTGGTATTATTAAATTGAAAATGTTCTTCCATCATAGCACAACCTCCGGCACAACCTTCATTTGCTAATAAAGAAATTTTCATATCATACTTGTCCGCGGCTTTTCGTATACGAGCAAGACTATCGTGATCTCGCATTAAATCTCTATGCAAGTTTACATAATGAAATCCGTGTTTACCTAATTCAGCAACATCTTTAGCCGTTTGTACTTGTCTAAGAATTGTATTTTTTATTAAAAGTTTAGGAAACTTTTTCTGTATTTGTCCAGTTGCTACCCAATGTGTGTGAGGTATAGTTGCACTATGTACTCCTGCATTATATAACTGATCGAAGTTATGTATCCACGTATCTAAATTGTCTTGCGAAGGTCTAACTTCAATATTATTAAATGTTGCACTTATAGGTATGCCTGTTGCTTCTTGTATTTTAAGTGCTACTGATATTAATTCATTTGTGTCAGAAGCAAACACATCACCCATAGCATCTTGCTCAAAAGGAGGCATTCTACAAGTAAAGTAAATATCGTAAATCACTTCTCGATGATTAATACAAAAATCTACAAAATGTTGTAACTGGGTATTATTTAACTTTGGGTTAAGCGGTATACTGAACATTGAGCCTTACACATTAAGTTGTGCGGCAGTCGTCGTTCCTGTACTTGTTTGTAATGCTACTGGCATTGTCATTTCGAATCTTTGATGCATTAATACAAAACAGGCGCTGATGTCTGCACAATTTTTGATTTCCGTTTCTACGACTTGTTTACTTGCTAGTAAAGTTCTAACTTTTCCATCGTGATTATTGATTGCTTGTCCTATTAGCCTTGCCATGTCTGCTTTTTCGATTCCTCTACTTGTTGCTAGTGCGTCAAGTAACGGAACAGTGGCTGAATTATTTTTATTATACTTGATATAATCTGATTTTTGCTTATCCCAAGTACTACTTTCTAATACACTAACATTAATATTTAGTGCTTGTAATCTATGGTCATAAATTTCATCTAATTGTTTACGCATAACTGCTTTCATAAAAGCAGTACAATTTGTAACGTCATCAGTTGTTAATGTATATTTTTCTTTTTCGCCTGTGGGTTCTGAACTTTCGTGTAACCCCATTTGTTCATCTTCAAGTGTACCCGGTCTAATGCTTACATGACCTTTCCAGCCTTGTGTTAGTAACCATGCTTTTGCAACGGCGTCTGTCAATATCGTTGGCTCTAAATGTAAATAAGGTATGATGTCTTTGTGTGTATCAGGTATAAATCCTACACAGTAATTTAAATATCTGCCATATATTTTTACAGGACCTAATTCTTTTTGTGTTTTCATTTTAAATAAAATATACATAATTATGCTCTCCAAACACAGTGTCCTGAGCTTCCGCCTGCTACGCCTGTTCTTACTGATCCAGAACCTAGTTCAGTTCCTGAGTTAGTTGCATATGTCCACTTCCAACCTCTGTTGTTCTGTGAACCATCATAATTACCCATACTATACTGATGTGCTTGTCCCATATCTAAATTTTCTTCCCCACAGTTTGTAATTGGTTTAGTAACTGTTGTTGTAACTGTTTCCGATGAGTAACTCCATACTCTTACATTATTACCACCATTGTAACTTCCTTCGTTGCCAGCATAACCATAACCTAGTTTGTCTGCCCAACCTTTTTGCTGACTGTTAATACCCGGTTTATTAGTTGGTGTTGTCATTGTAACTTGTGTGCCTGTTGACCAAACAAATTTTCTACAATCATTTACATCTTGCCAAACATAACCATAATTTTCACCACTGTGACTTGCACAACCTGACTGCATAGCATCACCACTTAATGAATCCTGTCCTTGGTCAGAATACATAGTTCCGTTTGCTAAATTCATAACATCTACGTTTGCATTACCACCGCCTACAATCCAAGCCTTTTCGTGTTCTTTAAATAGTGTAGCACAATCGTTTCTTCCCCATTGCAGATTTGGTCCATTACCGCCAGTGTAGGTTGACATATGGAAATTTGTTGTTGCCGCACTAGTACCTGGCCAAGTGTCATCTGCACTCCAAAGATACCCATGTGTTAGTGTACATACACCGGAAGTATATGCCGCGGCATAGGTCAGTACATCACCATTATTAGTCATAACGTCAGTTGCATGAACCATTGTGTTTACGTTTTTCCACGGACTTGAACTTTGGTAACCGCCCATAACAAATCCAGTTGTAATAACTTGTCTTGTTAAGAAAGGTTGTGCTCCGCTACTTCCAGCGGCTTCGACCCAATCACTGCCATCATATAACATTAATTTTTTTGTACCACTGTTATAGTAAACTTGTCCTGCCGCTAAATTACTTGACGGATCACTCGACAATGATTTAAAATCAACCGGTCCACCAAATTGCGGTGTTGTATCTTCAATAATATTAGATATACCTGCTGACTGAATAGAACTAATAGAAGTAAATCCAAAGTTACCACTTCCATCTGTTTTTAAAACCATGTTTGCAGATCCATCACTAATACTTAAATCAGTTAATGCAGTTGGTATAGTGGGTTTGTTAGATAAATCATTATAACTAATTGTAACACCAGTTAAATTACTTGTATTTGTTTGTATTGCGTTACCCATGTATGCATGATTTTCGCATTGGTAATGAAGTACAGGTGGCGTATCATCTGTGATTGTAATTTCTGTATAGGCTCCGGCTTGACCGGCTGTTCCATTTTGTGTTACGTTTGTTGTATATGCAGAAGTTTTATCTGCTTTTAAGAAAAATCTAATTGCGTGAGTATTATTACTACTATGTGAAGTATCAAATCTATATGCTCTTCCAGGAGTAAACACAAAATATGGTGCTTGAATTCCGTCCATAAAGTATCCTTTAGACGATCCTGTACCGTTGTATCTGTGTGTTGCAGTTTTGTCTAAAGATTGTACTATAATATCAATTCTACTTCCAAAAGGTCTTGCGTGTGATCCTGCGTCAACATATGCTTTAATAGATTGTTGTGTGGCTAAATGCTCGTCCGAATCAGATGTCATAGCATCTTCGTCTTTAACAGCACTACCTGAAACAGATGTATCTAATTGTGCATTTGTTAAAATTGGGGAAGAATTTGCTGTATTTAATTGTTGCCATACAGAGTCTGTACTGTTGTAAACAAAACTTACTCCACCTACAACTACTACTGTCCCGTTTGATGGACTTGCTGGAAATGTTGCCGCCATAATTTAACTCCTCTTTAACAGTACTTCTACTGTATCTTGTTCATCGACTTTGTTATTTAACGCCAAACCGATAATACAGCCTGGTTGATAATTGCCACTAAATTTTGTTGCATATCCTTTAATTTCGCTAGATGTTAACATATCACCCTTTTCAATGTGTCCAACTACTTTAATTGGAACTCGTCCTACAAAACCTACACAAACTGGATGTTCTGCATCTATATCTTTATTCATTAAGTAAGCAGGTTTATCAGAAACAACGCCTGCTATTTGTGAACTAGCATATTTGCCACACTCTGTAACTTCGTGTGTTCCGCCTACTATAACCACTGTGCCTACTTCATAATCTTTATCACCTGCATACATCTCTGCCAAGTCAGCATACTGTGCCGATGATGCTTTACCTGAAAATGCTACTGCGTGAATCTCTTTAAACTGTTTTGCAGAAGAACCTAAATCTCTAGTATTATCTCCATCTGGTAAAATAACACCTGTTACCGCAACTGTTCCATCTAACATTGGACCACTTTGTCCAGGTGACCACTCTACCCATTGTTTAGTAGTACCGTCATTAATGTATTTGTAAAAGTTACCATTATCAGTATCGTACCATTCGTCGCCGTCTGCTGGACTACTTGGTGCTCCAGAACTTGCAACATACGTTGTTGCACTTCCGCCTGTGCCGTTAACCCATGCACTACCGTTGTATTTTAATACTTGGTCTGTTTGCAGACTTGATATTGTTACATCTGCTAGTGTACCTAAATTTGAACTTGTTAAATCTGCTAGTGCACCAATACCTGCCGCTGTTGGTGGAGAGTATGTAAACACACCTGTACTATTGTTGTATGCAATAGAACCGTCACCACTTGCACTTCCTTCTGCACCGACTGATAAATCTGTTAATGCAATTCCGCCTGCATCTGCGGCATTTACCCAAGCACTACCATTGTATTTTAATACTTGTCCGTTACTTACACTTGATATTGTTACGCCTGTTAGTTCGTTTAATTCGTTTACTTCAGCAGTATTAACCCAAGCACTTCCGTTGTATTTTAAAATTTGTCCTGTACTTGCACCAGATAGTGTTACGTCTGTTAATTCTCCAATTTCATTTGTTGAAGCAATTAATCCATCGACATAGGCTTTATTTGCCGCATCTGTATTTGCAGTAGGTGTTCCTAATTCAGTTAGTTTAATACCATTTAAATCTATTGTTGTGTTACTATCGATTTTAATATTACTATTTGTAAATCTTACATCTTCATTTTTAAATCTTACTTTTTTATCAAATACGTTATCAAAATCATCATCATCACTATCATAATCAGATATAGAACTTGCAACCATAGTTTTAGTTGCTAGTACAGAAATATTTCTTTCAATATCTTCTAATCTTCTTAAGTCTGATTTTGATCCACCAAATACAATATCGTCATCTTGTATATCACCTTCAGCAAAAGATTCAATATCACCATTCTTTTTATAACGCCAAAGTTTCGAATCAACTGATGCTCCACTTAATTCTGCTGATTTTAATGAATGTAGATCCTCGAAAGATCTCATCTGTCCATTAATTTTTATTTTTCTTCCGCCTCTAGCCATTATACTTTAAATCCTGTAACTTCTAATTGGTCATCTGTATCTATTATACCAATATTTATCGTTAATGTTGATCCCGACACACTGAACTCAGCGGGCCTTAAAAGCATTCTATTCATATAAACATTGAAATGAACCGCTGTATTTAAATCACTAAATGTATATGTAACTTGAGCTGAAACATTTGTTGATGCTTCACCTGTTGTTACTGTTTGTACTGCACTATGAAATCTTGTAAAACTGTTTGTAAGAGCAACTGTGCCTGTTGCATCAGGTAATGTAATTGTTCTGTCTGCTGTTGGATCTGTTAATGTAACTGTAGTTTCGTGTGCATTACCTGTTGGTCCTTCAAATTTTAAAGTTGCGCCTGCATTAATATATAATCCGTTTTCGTTAATTCTTACAATGTTATCTTGTGTACCATTGTTCATTACTGTAAACTCTAAAGTACCATCTTCGCTACCATCAGTAACATCACTTGATTTAGCACTAATTTTACCATAGATTACAGTTTGATCTGTAGAGTTTCTTCCTTTAAATTTTAATTGCCCTAAGTAATCTGCATTAAATGGAGAAACACTATTTCTATCTAATTCTATAATTGGTCCAGCGTCTGATCCGCTTTCTGTAGAAGTTAAACTTCCGCCATCAGTAATTGCTGTAAACAACCCTGAAGTAATTCCTGTTAAGTTAGAACCGTCACCATGAAATGCGTTTGCTTGTATATCTGTATAGCCGACAATAGTAACATCACCGTTAGTTGTTCCATCTTCAGCGGTGGTAATTGCAACAAATCTATCTGCAGATTCGTCCCACATTAATGCAACATTTGTATCGTCGCCTCGCTCTAATACTATACCTGTATCTTTATTGTTGCTTCCAGTTTGTCCACTATTAAGCCGTATTAAGGGATCGGTAAGGTTTGTTACATCGAAGTTTACCTGAGCGGCTTTAGGTCTTGTTAATGGCATCTATGTCTTCCTACTGTCAGTATATGCTATATTCTATAGTATTTATGTCTTAATGGTCCTTGACAATCTAGTCAAAAAGAAAGGCCCCGTAGGGCCTTTCTCCTATATTAGTATAAGTCTTTAGTATGGATTACATACGTCCAACAACAACTTCAATTACGCCTTCGCCTTCTGCGTGATTTTCAAGTGCTTTACCAATAACAGTACCCATTGCAGGATTTTCTTCTGCACGAGCCATTCCGTTACCAGCCGCTACAAGCATATCACCTTTAGCAACTGCACCAGTTACTTTACATGGAACTCTTCCTTGTAATGCTACTGCTACGCCGTCTGCGTCACTGTTCATTAAGTAAGCAGGATTTGTTGAAACAACACCAGCAATTTTCTTGTCTGCATCTTGCATACAAGTTGTTACTTCATGTTCTCCACCAAAACATACTACTGTTCCTGGTTCAATATCTGCATCTGCAGAGTACATCTCTGCCAAGTCAGCGTATTGTGCCGAAGTTGCAGTTCCACTAAACACACCAGTCGATAATGTAATACCTGAACTGTTGAATGTAGTGTGTGCCGCATTATCAAGTGTAACAACCGCAGTACCTGTACCACTGTCAGTGACTTCAATCTTACTGTCACCTTCTGAGATACTGTCCTGTGATAAACCAGCAAGTCCGCCGTCAACATAACCTTTAGTAGCCGCATCGCTTGAAGCAGTCGGTGTTGCTACACTAGTTAGACGTTGTGAGTTTGCATTTAAGATACCACCAAGTGTCAAAGTATATGAACCACTAATTGTCAAGTTTTCAGCAATCACATCACCTGTGAATGTTCCACCTGCCAATGGCATTTTAGTAGCAAGACTGCTTGTAACAGTTCCACTAAAGTTTGCATCGTCACCTAAAGCCGCCGCCAGTTCGTTAAGTGTATCTAACGCACCTGGAGCCGAATCAACAAGAGAATCAATTTTTGCTTGTGCTCTTGCATCTGCTCTAGCATTTGTGAAGTACAAGTTAGTTGAACCTTCTGTCATTTCATCAGTGTTGTCTTTAGTTGCGATTTGACTCGTAACATAAGCCTTGATTGATTGTTGTGTAGCCAATGCTGTTGCACTGTCAGAACCCATTGCATCTTCATCTAAGATTGCAGTAATTCTGGCACCACTTGCACCTGCTATACCACTTGAGTTGATTGTGAACATTTCAGTACCAGCCGCATCAAAACGGATTGTATCATCATCTGTACCTTCTTCAACTTGTATTTGCGTATCACCATCTTGGTCAGCAATGCCAACTATTGTAGATGTTGTAGTTAATACACGAGCGTCAATAACATCACCAGTTGCCGGAGCCTCTGTAAATGTTAATGTTGTTCCACTTACTGCGTATGCAGTAGTTGGGATCTGTACAACACCGTTTAGAGACACGATAGTAGTTGCAGTTGTACCAGTTACACTTAATGTAAATGCTACTGTACTTGCATCACCATTGAAGGCATCTGCCGCGATTGTTGTAAAGTCAGCGCCTGAGTTCCACTCACCACCAGTGTAAACTTCAAGTGTGCCAGATGTAGAGTTAAATCTATACTGACCAATACTTGGAGATGCTGGACGTTGAGCAGTTGTACCAACTGGAAGTCTTACAGAGTCTGTAGAGTCTACAACTAGGCTTGAGCCTGCTACTGTAGATGTTCCACCAACACTTAATGTTCCAGCGTTTGTACTATTACCACTTGCTGTTATTGTTGTAACTGTTGCCGCCGCTGGTGTGTTGCCACCCAATACGCCATCAACTGCACCTGTGTGTGCACCTGCTGAATCACCAGTTAAATCACCAGTAATATTACCTGCAAAGTTAGTATTTGCTGTAATAACAGTACCTGTAACAGCCGCAGGAGTATTACCACCTACAACGCCGTCTTGTGTTCCTGTTACATTACCTGCTACATTACCAGTTACGTTACCAGTAATATTACCTGCAAAGTTAGTACTTGCTGTAATTACTGTACCATTAACTGTTGTACCTGTAATCGCCGCCGCAGTGTTGGCACCAATAATCGCACCGTCAATCGCACCGCCGTTTACGTCAACTGTTGCGAACGTTGAAGTTCCAGTTGAAGTTACATCACCAGATACTGCGCCTGTGTGAACACCTGCACTGTTACCAGTTAAGTTACCTGCTACATCACCAGTTACGTCACCTGTAATATCACCAACAAAATTAGTATTTGCTGTGATTACTGTACCAGTTACCGCGGCAGGAGTATTACCACCTACTACGCCATCAACTGCACCTGTGTGTGCACCTGCACTGTTACCAGTTACGTTACCTGTTAAAGCACCTACAAAACTAGTTGCCGATAAAGCACCAGTTCCACTGTTGAACGTTAATGAAGCCGCATCTGACAATTCGCCATTTGCACCTGAAAACGTTACTCTAGTGTTTGTAAGATCTGCTACTCTCATACTACCGAAAGCCGCCGCACCTAGATCACCACTGAACACACTTGATGTGTCAGTTGCATCTGCGATGAATACGAATTCAGTTGCTGATGTATCTAAACCAAAATAGCCTTTTTTCGCAGAGCCATCGTTGTGTAGATATGTAATACCTCTATCTAAGTTATCATTACTGTCAGCACCCACTTGGAATACCGGATCAGCAATAGTAACAACTGTTGAATCAACAGTAGTAGTTGTACCTGTAACAGTTAAACTACCTTCGATAGTAACTGTTCCGCCTGATCCACCTGGATTAGGGTCAATAGTTAAATTACCTGAAGTAGTTTTGATTGTGTTTGCATCAATATTGATGTTACCCATAGTTAAACCATCTGAATTGATAGTTCCTTCTGATGCACCGTCAATGTTAAATGTTATTAAACCATTTGAACCACTATCAGTAACTGTAACATCACTGTTTAATTGGTTAATGGCGTTTGCCGCACCTGATAACTGTGAATCAACATAGGCTTTAGTAGCCGCGTGTTGGTTCGCTGTTGGATCAGTTACGTTTGTTACTTGATTAGAACCAGCATCAATAGTACCGCCTGCTGTAATAGTAGTAAATGTACCAGCCGCCGGTGTATTACCACCAACAACACCATCTTGTGTTCCTGTTACATTACCTGTTACATTACCTGCTACGTTACCAGTTACGTTACCAGTAATATTACCTGCAAAGTTAGTACTTGCTGTAATTACAGTACCAGTTACTGCCGCTGGAGTAGTTCCACCAATAATACCATCAACTGCACCTGTGTGTGCACCTGCTGAATTACCAGTTAAGTTACCTGCTACGTCACCAGTTACATCACCTGTAATATCACCTGCAAAATTTGTGTTTGCAGTAATAACAGTACCAGTTACTGCCGCCGGTGTATTACCACCAACAACACCATCTTGTGTTCCTGTTACATTACCAGTTAAGTTACCTGCTACGTTACCAGTTACGTTACCTGTTAGTGCGCCTGCAAAATTTGTGTTTGCAGTAATAACAGTACCAGTTACTGCCGCAGGAGTATTACCACCTACAACACCATCTTGTGTTCCTGTTACATTACCTACTACGTTACCAGTTACGTTACCTGTTAAGGCACCTGTTGCTGTTCCAAATCTTATGTCACCATAAGATGCAATAGTTACGTTACCTGCAGTTGTTCCTGCATCTGTTGTAAGCATCATTGCGAATTGGTCTTCGCTTTCGTCCCAAATCATTGCCGCATTGTTACCAGCACCGCCTCTGTTAATGATAATACCACCATCAACGTTTCCTGCGCCACCTGATCCCAATAGCATAAATGGATCTGCCACGGTCGTGTTTGTTGTATCAACAGTAGTGGTTGAACCATTTACTGTTAAATTACCTGTTACAGTCAGATTACTGCCATAGGTTAAGTTTGCTTCCAATTTACCGGCTGTTACGTTAACGTCTGCAATTTTTGCAGTTGTTACCGCGGAGTCGGTTATCTGATTGGTTTTAATACGAGTTACGGCCATAAGTGAATCACTCCTCTTTATTTTATGTCGTTATAAGTCTGGTCGGACCAATAGTATTTATAGGATTCACGTATTTTTTATATGCTTGTATATGGTTTAAAGGTAAATTAAATTAAATAATTTAATTAAAGTAGCACTTAATGAAAGTCTACCCAGGCACTATTTGCATAGCCCTGAAACTTATTTGTTGTGGTATTATAGATTACCATACCGTTACTTGGAGTTAGTGCATTACGTTGTGTTGTTGTCATACTTGCTAACTGTACTGCATTATTAAACGCACTTCTACTTGTTTGTATATTAACAACTTCGGTACCACCAGTATCTAATCTGATCGTATCATCGTCTGCGCCTTCTTCGACTTGTATCTTTGTATCACTATCCGAATCAACAACAGATCTAATAGTGGTTACAAGTCCTAATTTTCTTACTTCAATTCTATCACCAGTTACTGGTGCTTGTGTAAATGTTAACACTGTTCCGCTAACACTATATGCTTGTATTGGTTCTTGTACAACACCGTTTAATGTTACCATTACTGTTGCACTATCGGCTGAACTGTTAAGTGTAAATGCAGTTGTCGAACCGTCTCCAGCAAATGCTTGAGTTGATATTGCTCCTGCACTACTTCCAACTGCTACCCATTCACTGCCGTCATAAACTTCTATCTTATCACTATCGTCATTAAAACGTATCATGCCTTTAGCAGGAGTTCCGGGACGTTCTGCATTGGTTCCAACAGGAACAACAAGAGCAGTTGTGCTATCAATTATTACAGTGCCGGTGCCATCAACGTCAATAGTTAAATCGTCGCCTGAGTTCGATGGAGCAATAACATTGCCCGAGAACCCTAGTGTACCTGTGCCACCACCTGTACCGTAAGTACCTGTGTATCGGGCACCCTCAATATAAACACTAGCACCACTAAAACTTTTTCCATTAGGATAGTTACTACCAATAAAATTTAATACTCCTGATTCATAATCAAAGAACCATTCGTCATTATTACCACTACCAGTAACAAAAACTTTATTACCTACAACAGTTGCACCTGCGGCATCACCTGAAGTATGTATGTAAACATTTACAATATATGTACTTCCAAACTGTGGTGGGATCCAACCGGTTAATCCAGTTTTCCATGTTCTGTCTGCTGTTGCTGTATTATCTTCTGTACACTCTATAGCACTACTTCCAGTATAAACTGTAACAGGACTTGAACTACTACCGGGTTTAACTCCTGGTATACTAGCAGAATCTCTCCATACTCTGTCACCTCTAATTAGTAGTGGTGATGGTATTGCTTCGTTAGGAGCAAGTTTGTTAGCATTGGTGTCTGTTTTAGTTGCACCATAACCTAATTTTTTAAATAGATAATCTAGTTTCTGTGTATCTGAAATTGCCATTAGCTCGCCACTCCAATACTTAGACTAGATATACTTTGTCCACTTGTTAATGCAATCCTAACTAAAGAAACATTTCCTGTTGCGTTTGCCATATTTTCTGTTCCAAATGTCATTGTATATCCACCACTTAAACTACTGTTTGTTGGAATAACATCTCCTCCAGTAAACGCACAACCGTCACTTCCGTTACCGCCGTTGCCAGTATCAGCGCCAGGTAAACCTACTCCACTATATTGTGTTGTACAATCTAACCAACCGTTTGCTCCACTTGAACTATCGACACCTGTGCCAGGTAATGCTATCCACACACCTGCTACACCAGATGAACTTGTAATCTGTACATCGTAGTTTGCAACAATGTTTCTTCTAAATGCAAAAGTAAAATACTGTGTTCCGGTATCACCACTTCTGTTTGGTCCTGCAGGCAAAAATCCTGTACTATAATCTGATACATTATATTCTAAATCACCCCAACGCACTGTTGCTTCTTTTGTTCCTGCAACTGTTTTGTTTCCAGTAAATAAATTATTTGTATAAAAGTTTGTTGATCCAGTAAATGACGGTGTATTAGTTGTTGCACTTGCAAAGTCGAATACACGTTTGCCGTTGTCTGTATGAGCTCCGTCACCTAAACTATTAGATACACTAATATCTTCTTCAACAACTCCTGATGGACTTGCTGTGTGTACTGCAACTAATGGACTCGATACTTCAACATAACTTCCTGTACCATTCATATTCGACGCTCTTAACTTAATAGTTTCAATCGCCGCTATACTACTCGATGTTAAATTAATTGTTTGTGATCCGATAGCATAAGGAGTACCTACTCCAGTATCTGCAATAGGAATACCACTTGCTAACATTGTACTTGCACCATCTATGTTCGCATATGTTTTGTTTTGTGTATATATAACACTGCTAGAAGTTCCTTCTGCATTTGTACCACTAGCAATAGTTAATACCGAACTTGTATCTCTGTATGCTTGTCCTACTAAATTTTCTAATGTTACGCCTGTTAATGCCAGCGTAGGGCTTCCTGTATTATAATAAGGAACACCTGAAATATATCTGTAACTTCCTGCTGATGCTTCTGTTAATGCGGAACTACTAGTATTAACTGTTGGTGTACTAGTCATATCATCATACACAACTGCAACATAATTTGTGTTACCTGTTGCACTATGTTCTAAACGTTGGTCATTAACACCCACAGTATAACTCGCTAGAGATTGTGTAATCTTAGCATCAAACGTTTGATAAAATCCCGTAGGATACGTCGACGAACTTATACTATCATTTGCATCAACTTGGTTACTAACAACTAATGAAGTAAATGTTCCATCTTCATTAAGTGAATTACTAAACGTTTTATTACCTCTATCAACACCGTTTATTTTAGCAGTTAACGTGCCTGAGAGCCCGTTGTAAGCATTATCTACAACACTAGTGTCAATAGTCCCACTTGTGTAACGTCTTGCAGTAGTTGTGGTTAATACATCTCCTGCACTTAATGGATTCGAATCACTACTATCTGTAAAGTTTGCCGCTAGTTTAGGACTTGTTCCTACATAACTATCAGCCAGTGTTATACTTTTTGTACTTAAATTTGCTGGTGCACTAGGTATTGCTCTAACTTCAAACGTTAGTCCTGTGTCTGTATCTGTTTGTGCTGTTATATCCGGTGTTCCGTTTGCAGTAAATGACAAGTTTTTATTACCTACACTAACACTTGTAAAGTCATGGTCTAAAGTTCCGCCTATTGATCCTGGGCTGGAGCCATCTTCCGATACTACATTGTTTGAACTTCCATCATTCCAGTTATAAACATAATCGTCTGCGTTTTGTGAAGTGTTTGTAACTCTCACCAACGCTCTGTTTACACCGTTATAGTCAACACCATCATAAACATCATATTGATTGTCGCCACTTCTGTCACTAACTGTGATTGCTGTTCCTGAAAGGTTTGCTCTTACGTCCGGTTCAACGTGGACTGAGAATGTACTACTAATAAACGGACTACTTGAATGGTCACTAATAACTCTTAATGTGCCTGTGTAATCTTGTGCTGTGCCATTTGCTTGGTCGCTACTACTTAATGTATATGTGTGACTTAATGGAACACCTCTGTCACCTGCAGAACTTGTTCCTGCGTTAACTGTTACATTACTTGTTCCGTCACCAAACTGATATTGATACTGTATTCCGTATGTTGAATAATTACCAATACCTGCTTCTGAATTATTTGTAAGACTTACAACGTGTCCACTAGTACCTTCTTCATTAATACCAGTTACATCATCTAATGATACTGTAGGTGTGTGGTCATCATAAATTTTTATTATAGCACTATCAGGACCAACTGGTATAACAGCCGGATCCGCAGTGCTCATTGTATCTAATGTAAGTTGTGTTGTAAAACTCTGTTCCGATTCTGTTGCTGTCGGAAATGTGTGCGATAGTCTTGTACCATTACTACCACCTGTTGCAGTGTCACTAGAAATTGTTGCGTTACTAGATCCATCGCCCCATATAATTGTCCACTGAACAACTGCACCTGAAATATCTGTATTAGTACTATTATTTTGGAAGTATACAGTTGCACCATCGTCCCATTTAGTAATTGGACTACCTCCGCCAGCGGCGGCATACCATGCAAAGTCTACTGTTGGGTTTGGACTGTAAACAGCAATATAATCTGTTCTTATAAAACTTGCACTACTTCCGGTTCCACTTCCACTTGTATTACTTGCTGTAACTGTAATACTGTGTGGGCTACCTGCGTAATTAGTGTATGTGTGACTTGGACTTGTACTAGAAGTTGTTGTATTACTTGTTCCATCGCCCCAGTCGATTACATAATTATTTGCTGTACCTACTGTTGATATACTTAATATTGTGCTAAATCCTGAACCACCGGATGTTACACTTGCTGTAAATGTTACACTTTTAACAAAAGTGTTATTACGAATATTTTCTGTTACTTCGTTTAAGTCGTCAATTGCGTCAGTAACTTTAGTAGCACCTGTCCAACTTAAATACGCACCGTCAGTTGTTAAACTTCCATCAGTTGGTGTTGCTAGTGTTGTTGTCATACCTGTAACACTGCCTGCTACAGTTGAAACATCTACCCAACTTAATGTACCTGCACCATCTGTAGCAAGAACATAGTTATTTGTTCCTCCAGAGATAGTGATGCCTGATGGTGCTCCTAAGTCTAAAGGACCACTTACACTTCTAATTTGTGATGCGTTGATTGTTACGTTGTCTACTTGTAGGCTTTGTGTTGGAGAGGCTGTGTTAATACCCACCCTGTCATTCGTGACATCGATGTATAATAAATCTGTATCTACTGATAAATCCGTGCCTAATCGCTCAAGATTACTCTTAAGCATAGCACCGGAAATTCTTCCAATTGCCATGTTATTCTCCTACACCACTGTTCAATCCCGGGTGAGCCTGGGTATATAACTATTTATGCTAATGATTAAGAAAGGATATTATGCAATATCTGTAGCGTCAAAGCCTTCGATTGCATATATTCTATGTGTGTTTGGTGGTGGACTTGTAAACGTAATATCACGCCCACTAACAGTGTATGACGCTGTTGGTTCTTGTATAACATTGCCCACAACAACCATAACGTTATTTACTGTGCTAGGTGCTGTTGTAAAGAAATTAGTAAATGCAGTTGTTGAACCGTCTCCAGTTACAACTGTTGTTTTTGTAACAGTAGCATTACCAGAACGTGATAAGTTTTTCCAAGCCGCACTATCGTAGTATTCTACTTTATTAGTGTCCTCGTTAAAACGAAATTCACCAGCCGCTGGATTTGTTGGTCTACCTGCTGTAGTTCCTGAAGCAGGTTGTGTAACCTGATTTCCACGTTTAATAAAATTTGTGTTACTTTTTAAAAAGCCAGCCATTATTAAATACTCACGTAACTAACAGAGGCAGTAATCGCATTACTTGTTCCTGAAATTGCTTGTATAGTATCAGCATTTCCTAATACCATTTTTTCAGCATTCATAATGTAAGTGTCGCCGCCTGTAATTGTTAAATCTTTAACTATTTGGTTTGTTGCCGCGGCAGAACCACCACTTTGTACTACGTTAACAGATAATGTTGCATCAGATCCAGTTGTATTGCAAAAGAATATAACTGTGATTGCAGTGTTATTTGTACTTGTATACAATGTTGTTGATGTAGTGCCTATTTGTCCTTGTGCTATTGCCATCTGTTTACCTTAAAATATTAATCCAAAAACTATTGCTTTTGATTTTGTTACTAATTCGTCAGTAGTATTTATGTTAGATACAAACACCCCAGAACCGCCTGAAGCAGGAGTTTTAGCATACACTTTTGTGAATCCTGCCACACCTGTTGGATCTGAACCTTGTTCTGTTATTTTAGTAACATCTACTATGTTTATTTCACCAGTACCTGTTGTACTTAAAATTAAATTCTCACCAGTAGCAGTATTACTTACTGTATTACCACTTATCTGTACGTTGCCATGTGCTAACGCCGATGCAGTTACTTCTAAAACATCAGTGCCATCTAAGTTAACAAAGAACTTACTAGTTCCAACACCGTCGTCGAATACTTCTGCTTTACTGTCGCCTTCTACAATTTTATCTGCAGATGCGCCTCCTACTTGTGCATCAACATAACTCTTAGTTGTTAAATCGTCACTACCTACCGGTGATGCACCTCTTACTTTAGCAAAACTAGAACCTATCTTAAAATCAAATACATCATTTGCTTCATCAAAATGAATTGTAGCATTATCAACTGATCCACGATCAATTTCTAAACCAGAAGTTCCAGATGTTACACCTGCTCCTGCTTCGCCTTCGTTAAGTACAATAACATTATCTGCTATTGCAGTATTTGTTGATGACACAGTTGTACTTGTACCTGTAATTACCAAGTTTCCGTCAACTGTTAAAGTGTGGGTATCAATAGAAACATTACCAGTACTACCGGCATCTGTTGTTATCTTATAATCACCTAAAACTCTTTTTTCTGTGTTTGCCATGCATTTAAACCTTATATAGTGTATTTAGCCTTTATAAACTATTAAGAAAAGTTGCCCCGAAGGGCAACTTTAATATTTGCTTAAGATTAAGCGTCTTCTGTGAAGTCTGTATCGTCAGTACCTGCCGCAGTATCGTCGTCACCTGCTTCTTCAACTTGAACTTTTCCGTCCGATGCTGAAACAGTAGTATTCCAACCTATAGATGTGCCGTGCAATGCGTTAGATCCAGTAGCACTTGGTTGTGCTAGTGTCATTTTACGTCCTGCAATTTTAGATACACCATAAGTTTCACCATCATCGCCTTTTACAGAAATAATCATATCTGTTCCAGTTAATGCCGCTGGTAAAATACCAGTTTTTAGTGTACGAATGTATGCAGTGCCAGGTGTTCCAGTTGCTTTAACTGAAAACTTTTTACTACCTAGTTGCTTTGCGATATATCCTTCAACAACGGCTGAACCGTCATGAAAGTTTACTTTAATTTCTTTGCCGCCTGCTGTAGGCACTCCGAAAAATCTTTTGTTAATTGGTCTTCCCATTTTATTTCTCCTTGATACGTTTTATGTACTACGAGGATGGCTCCCCATAAACTCACATTAGTGTGAGCAATACTATTTATATGTTTATTTGTTATGATGTTTAACTGATAAATGCTTGAGTATTTTACCTGCATTTTCACCAGACTTAACAGTGTAGCCAGAGGTTCCTCCTGCATTAACATCTACTTCTGATCTGCTTTTTTGAAGTAATTTATCTATGCGGTTTTTCTCTGCCTGCTTACTATATGCTGTAAGCATATGTGTATGTCGGCCCATAATCACCCTCCTTATTAAAGTTAGGTGCGTTCCTTCGCTATTGCTACTTCCGGCCTCAAAGGCTGAACGTTGTAAAATTATTTAGTCATAATATCTGAGTTTTTACTCAAAAAGAAAGGCCCCGGAGGGCCTTTCTAATATTGTTTCAGTTAGTTAACAATAATATCCAAAAAGGATAATATGTATATTAACTAAATGTTGGGTTAGCAATAGTTACTCTACCAACGTAATCCGCCGCGTTTCCAAGTGAACTTGCAGTTTGTGAAAGTTCGCTGTAACCGTAACGTGTCATAAAGCCAACTAATGGCTCTAATGTTGCTGGATCAAGTACTACACCTGAACTCATTAGTGGAACGTAAGGACAATAAAATGCCGCCGCGTCCGCTTCTGATGAACCTTTGTAACCAACTAATACCGCTTCTGAATCAGCCGCATAACTGTCAACATAGATTCTCATTGCTGAGTTCAATGTACCAACGAATTTAGTATTTGTTGGTGCTTCAAAAGTACCTTCAGTTGTTCTTGCGAACGCTGAAGTAGATGCACTTTGTAGCATAGTTAATGCAGTTGGAGAAACAACAGCCCAGTTACCTGCGCCACGTCTTGTTCTCTGTGCGATTTTGTTAGATACTCTGTTGATCGCCACAGCCAAAGCCGCGTGTTCGTCACCAACGTAAGTTGCTGTACCACTAACTGCCGCTTGGTCATATGCTTCAGTGTTTGCACCGAAAGCCGTTGAACCAGCCGCCGCTAAAGTTCTTAAAGAACTTAGAACTTCTTGGTCGATCTCTGCAGTAATCTCTTGGGCTAATGCCGCCATGATTTCTGCTTCTACATCAATACCTTGTTGTGATTGAGCGTCTTGAGCCGCTTCAAAAGTCCAACGAGCTGATAGTCTTCTAGTACGAGCTTCTACAGTTTGACGTAGAATTTCGATTGAAAGAGTATTACCTGGAACACCTTCTAAGTATCCAGCCGCTGTTGTACCAGCCGCTTTTGCACCTGCCGCCGATTCAGTACCTGAATAACCAGCCGCGATGTCTTTTGGCCCTAGAGCCTCATCGTTAGCGGCTAGGTTAGTACCGTCATTAGTAGTTGCTTGAATTGCCGCACCGTTGGCACTATTAATAGTGTTTGCAGAGTTATATTTAACTCTTAAAGTGTGGATTTGTGCAATTGGACCAGTCATAGGTTGTACACCAACGATTTCATTTGCAATCACTGTTGGCATTACACGTCTAATTACGGGTAAAATTACTTTGTTTAATTGTGCTACACCACCTGCCGCTGTCGCGCCACTAGTTGCCGCCTCTGAAAGGTGGCGTTTAGTATTTTCAAGTATTGTAGACATTGTCTTGCGACGAGTACCTTGTAAACCATCTAAAAGGGCTTCTTTAGTATTGTCCCAACGACCTTCTGCTAAAATATCAGACATTTTTATAGTCTCCTAATTGTTTTTAGTTTAGTCCCGCCAGACGCTTAATTTCAATGATATTGCCCTCATCTTCTGCGTTCACGGATTCTTTTTTATTACCAGTTACTTCTTTCGACTCCATTATAGCATGAGATTTTGTCTCTGCTTTAACTTCGTTTTTAAGAACTGCTGGCAAGTACTTATTAAATGTACCTGTAAGTTTATCAGTTACGACATTTTCAAGTAAGTCTTGCATTACCGTTTTCTGATTTTTGCTTAAAGGTGCCATCATTTCGTTTAACTGTTGATCACGGACAATGCGATCATTGATTCTACGAATTTCTGCTTCTTTGCTTTCAACTAAAGTAGATTTCTCAACTGCAACTTTTTTCGATTCATCAAGTTGTTTAGTTACGTTTGCTACTGCTGTTTGCAAATCTTTAATCTCTGAATTTTCATTCAAATGTGATGTTGCAAACTCACTAGCAAATGTTTCAAACAATTTGCGTCCGAAGTTATTTTGACGTGCAGTGTCAATATCTTCTTTTAATTGAGTTAACTCGGTGTTAAGATTCTTAACGACTGAATCCTTCACTAATTTACTTGAACGTTCAATGAAAGTCTCTTTAAGTTTTGAAAGTTGTTTCTTGCCTTCTGCAACAAGTTTAACTCTAGTTTCTACAACTGCTTCTTTATCCTTATGGAATTCAGCAATCTCTTCTGCTAGTGCTTTTACAACAAACTTTTGTAACTTATCAAGAGTTTCTGCTTGAACTTTACGATCGTCGTTTAGTTCGCTTAATTCAGCACCTAGTTTACCAATCATGAATGATTTAACTTTATCAGTCTGTTCAGACATTCTAACGTTATATCTTACACGATCTTCTTCTAGTGCTTTGCGTTCTGAAACGATATTCTCAAGTTCCTTAGTTAAGTTTTCATTTACCATCTTGTCAAGACTCTCAACCATAGTAGTTTTGTCATGCTCATAACGACGAGAAAATTCTTCTCGTAACTCACCGCGGATCTCTTCCCTAGTTTCAGTTAACTTGGTTTCCCATGCTTCCTGAATTTCAGTCTTAGTTTCCTCGTTGACTATACCGCTATCAAGCAATGGTTTGAGTGCGTCAAACATTTGGTCAACTCCTTAATTTAAGTTCATTGATAAGGTTTATAACCTCATCTTTTAAAAATTTTTGCACACGAGTATCTTCTTTAGCCTCTGCCGCTAATCCTAAAATTTTATGTCCATGTTTCATGTTCATTAAACCTTCGTAAATTGCAGTTGGGTAGGCATTTGGTGCACTCGGTTGTGCAACTACGTCTACTGTGACGATTTCGAAACCACTAACTTCACCGTTAGCATCATTGACTTCGCCGCTTCCGCGACTTGAAACTCCCAATTTGACACCGCTTTCTAGCATTGTTCGTACTAGTTGACCCATCGGTGTTGGGAGAATTTTTAGTTTACCATAACCATTTGGACCATCCATCCACATTTCTGTAATCATGTGGCATACTCGATCTAGGTTAATTTTTAAATCGTCTGGATGATCTACTTCTCCTAATACAGAGTCGCCTTTTGTAATTTGATCATTTAACGTAGTAACCGCCGAAGTAATTTGGTCCACAGGGTAAAGTCTTTGGTTGTGATTTTTCACACCACCTTGAATACAAATTCCTTTAAGGTATAAATCCTTGCCGTCATTCGCACTTTCTGTGACCATCTTTGCTTGGTCATATGTTAAGTTCTCTTTTAAATACATTGAGCTCATCGTATATTTTTTCCTTTAAAAGTTATTATACTTTCTTTAGGTCCGGTTTAGTAGTACCGCCCATGTCTTGTGCTTTAGGTGCCGGCTTACTTGCGTCGGTTCCTTTTGATACTTTCATACCACCTTTTTGCTGTTTTGCAACAGGTGATGCTTTGTTATCAGCATGGTCAGCCTTATCGGCATCTGGTGCTTTTTCAAGTTTTGATTCTTCAACTACTTCGTCTTCAGTTGCTTCGTCAATCTCTGTTTCATCAGTTTCTACAACAGCGTCTTCTTCAGTTGCTACTGCTTCTTCCATTTCTGGTTCTGCAGGTGCTTCCATTTCTTCACCATCGTCTGCTTCTGAATCATCACCATCTTCTTTTGATAATAGCTCTTCAAATTCCTTTTGAAGTTCAGCAATGTTGTCTTCTAAATCTACAACACGGTCTTCTAGCTCTTCTTCATCAGATGCTTCCATGTCTGCTGGTGCCTCAGGCTCCATATCCATTTCTGCTTCTAATTCATCACTAGCACCTTCTAAATCGCCTTCAGGCTCCTCAGAAATACCTTCTTCGTCTGCTTTAATGTCTTGCTCAAAGTCTTTCACTTCGTCTTGTGATACTACTTCATCTAAATCATCTTGAGAAATAAGATTTTCATAAATCTCACGTGAATTCTCAATTACGATTTCGTGAAACAAATCACTTGCTTTTTGCTCATCTTCGTTGACTATTAAATCAACTAGTTGTTTCCATTTATCGCTCATATTCATACTCCTATTAGGATAGTTATCGGTAATATTATTTACTATAAAGGTCGGAAAAAGGGGTCTAAAAGGTGAAATATTAGTACTTTTTAGGATTATTTTTTAGATAAGCCAAAATACTTTCTCTTTTTAGGACTTATAATCCGCCGTCGTCACTGGATTCAGCACCATACTGGGCTTGTACTTTCTGTAGTTTCTCATACTGTTCAAACTTTTTCGCTTCTTTAATACGTCGAAGTTTGTTGATTTGCTCTAATGTCAACTTGACTTTTCGAGTGTCACCAATTATTAGTACACTTTTATCGTCCTCTACAGAGTAGCGGTTTTTTTCAAATAAATCATTCAAGTCCATAATACTATTTACCTTTATATTATAATGTTATTTATTAAAAAATATATTAAATGATAAACTAACCCTTGTATCATGAGATTCGTTCCGCATTATACCATGTTTTAAGTATCCGGGGAATAAAAGCAGTTTACCTACAACAGGTTTATGTTGCCAAGAACCCGTTGTTACACAAGTAGACATAGCCACTTGTACTGTAGGATTCTCGAAAACTATGTTCCCGTCTTTTTGATTTGTTTGAAAATAATATACGCCTGATATGTCTGCGTTACCGTGGTCATGAACATGACCATAATCGTTATGTTCAAATAACGATATCCATGATTCCATTCGATAGTCATTGCTATGTGTATAGCCTAACTGCTCTGAAAACTCATTTAAATTCTCATTTAAAAATAAGTTAAAGTTAGTTAAGTTATAGTTCTTTATTATATCGTCTGAGAGTTTAGATATTTTATGGGTCTTACCCCAATCTAGATTGTATTCTGTACCAGTGTCTTGTACAACAATACCAATTTCGTGTTGTATGTTTTTTAAATTTTCGTCTTTAGCAAAACTGCACCATAAAGGTGTAGGGAAGATATTTTCTATCATTCCTGTTCTCCTTATAAGTCGATATCTGCGTTAGGGTCTCCGCCTAAGTCATCTGCTACATCAACTTCGTCACCACCTACTCCTGCTTCTGCTTCTGCATCAGCGTCTAAGTCTGTGTTTAATCCACCTGGTGTAACTCCGACACTTCGTAAATCTTGTCCAACTGTTTGTTGTGCTTGTGTTTTTCCGTTTTCCTCTGCCCAAAGTTTATCATTCTCTGCAAGTTCTTCTTCGCTAATACCTAAGAAACGTTTAAGCATGAATCGTTTGCTCAAATAAGGTGTTTGTGATAAACTTGTAAACAATGAAGCACGTTGGTTGTCTAATTCTGCTTGTCTGTAAGCCGCAAAGTTTTGAGGTTCATTCAAACGCAAATCAAACATACTACTATCAATATTAAAACCTTTCCAGTTTAAAAACATTTTGAACTCATGGTCAAATGATGTTGCCACTGTGTTTTGTAAACGTTTACAATATTGATTGAATCTGTATTCTTGGATTAATGCAGTTCCTACTCTACCATCACTTGCAACCGAACTTCCGTCCTCTGCACCTGTTGGCAAATAACTACTTGGAATTCTTAATCCTCTAAACAACTTGTTAGTAAAGTATTTCAAGTCATCAATTTCACCTAAGTTTGTACCACCCGGTAATGTTTCAACTTTAGATCCTCTACCTTCAGCAGTTTGTGGAAAGAAATAATCTTCGTTAATACTCAATGGATTATATGTTGCATCCATCATACTTCCGCCGCCACCACTTTGTGTTGGAATACGTCTTTGGTGTATTTCGTTTTTAACTCTGTTAACGTAACCCATTGCCATGTGTGCTGGCATATTACCTACGTCAATATAGAACACACGTCTTTCAGGAGCACGTTGCACCCTGTAAATAATAATAGCGTCTTCTAATAATTCTTTTTGTTTGTATACTTTAAATACACTTTCTAAAACACTGAGACCAAAGGGCCAATTAGGATCTAATCCTTCAGTTAAACTAATATGCACAACATGACTGGCATCAATTGCCATTTCGTTTGTTGAGTTACTAAATCTAGAATTGTTTGTAGCAGAATTTAAATTATAAATGTTACCCTGGCCTTGATTGGCGGCAACGCCTCCTTGACTTCCCATAGTTCCACCCGACTTCATGTCACCATGTTGAGGTTGTGTTACTGTTAGGTTTTCAAAATTAGGATTAATATTTTTTAAAACGTACTGCTCAGGTTCTTTACCTTTGCTTTCGTTTACAATAACTTTAACAATGTCTGCATTGTCTACCCAATGCCATTGAAATGTTTCTGGATCTCTAACAAATATTTGATCACCATACTTTAATGTATTACGAAACATTTTAAATATTCGTTTATCAAAATCGTTTAAACTTACCCAACTATGTAGTGCTTCTTTAAGTACTTTTACTTCAGAGTCACTTGGTTGTTCTTTAAAGAATATATCGAACGGTGTTTTATTTTCAATATTTGTTTGTGTACTGAATTCTGCTAGGATATCTAGTGCCGCATTAATCTCACTGTCGCTATCCATAGTTTCATATTGAGTATATCGTTCAACACGGTTTGGATGTCCTGTATAAACTTCTGGTAGATGACTTTGATAGTTCTTGAAGCCCACGTCAGCCTGAGAATCTCTTGGCATAGTCGTAGAGCCTGTCATGCTATTAGTGTCTACTACTTTAAAATACTTTTTCCAACTCATTTGTTTTATGTCCTATATTTCGAATTCATTGCTTTATTATAACATATAGTAGTATTTATTGCAACCGTTAAGATTGAAGTTTTACTATGTGTCCAGTTTGCCTGTTCATTTTCTTTAATTCTACAAGTAATTCAGCATTATCTGAACCTGTGCCTTGTATTTGTATAAGTTTTTCAACACTTTTAGTAAGGTTTACTATAGGTCCCATGTCCATATCCACTGGTATATTTCTGCCATTCGGTAACGGAACAACTGCTTCATTAGTAGCACCTTCACCGATCATTGAAAGTGTGGGCTGTTTAATAATGCCTCCATCTTCAAAACCAAACTTATTTGCAAACCAACCGCCTATTTTCTTACCAGCGGAATCTCCGCCTATACTACCTAAAACACCACCAATAATACCACCAATAGCAGTACCAACAATTGGAACAAATGATCCTATCATGGCACCTGCCGCTACACCACCTAAAGTACCAGCAAAGTTACCAGCCGCTGAGCCAACACCTTCCATTGCTTTACCTGTAGTGGTCTCTTGCTCACTAGTTGCCGCTGTAATACCACCAGATGCTAACGCACCCAATATTGGTATCTTTTTAAGAATTCCGCTTGCCACTTTAGTAATAATACTTCCACTACCTGCCGCAACTGCTTTAGTACCCGAACCTGCAAGACTTGCCGTTGTTTTTACTGCTTCTGTTGTTGCTTTAGCACCTGCGCCTACCACAGTAGCAGTTGTTTTCGATGCCGCAACGGCAGTTTTTGTTGCAGTGTCTATTGCTGTTTTAGTGGCTTTAGTTGTTGCAACAAGTGAATTTGCCACAGTCTTAGATGCAGTTGCAAATTCGTCTGCGTGTTTAACTGCCATTTGACCTAAAGTTTTAGATGCATTGTTTGCCGCTTTTGCGAACCCACTTGCCGCACCGCCTGCCAATACAACATTGTCTTTAAAGTCGGTTAAGGCTTGTTTCTCTTCTGGTTTCATTTCAACACCGTCAACTAAATCTTTTAATTTGCCAACGATTGTTCCCATGCTTCCAATAGCCGCTTCAGCAACTTTGTTCATTCCAAGTCTTGTTGTTTTACCTAAGTCCTCGACTAACATTTGTGTATCTTTTACAGTTTTAGTTTCTGGTTCAGGTTCAGGTACTAATGACTTACTGTAAGCATCCATGTCACCTTTAAATTTTTCACTAATAACTTTGTACTGTTGGTTAACGCCTTGTAGTGCTAGTACACTTTTGTTCATTTGGTCTGCTATTGGACTAAATCCTTGTAAGTCACGCATTCCTTTGAACTGGCTATTTTGTGCATCATAAACTGCACCCATTCTCTTAACAACATCCTCTGACTTAATAGTACCTTTACGCATTGAAAGACCAAGTTTGTTAAGCTCTTCTCCCATCGGACTTTGTAATAGTAAGTTACCTTCTGCTGTTGCACCTACTGTTAGTCCTTGCATACCACGAAGAACAAGATCCATTGCTCCTGGTACATCGCCGAATTTATCTCTTAATAGCTCTAATGAATTTCTAGTATTTGTGTTTCCTGTAACAGACATTTCAGATAACATTAATTCAATGTTAGCCTCTTGTTTGTTTCTTGCCATTTTTTCTGCAAGAGCTTTTCTGTCTTGTCCAGTTAGTGTAGCAAGTTTTGTAATTTCTTCTGAATAGTTTGCCGCCGCCATTGCTTGTTGTCTAGTAGACATATTTGCAAATGCAGTATTACGTTGTTGCATCGTAATATATTCGCCGAGCATTTCAGCACTTTCTTCAGCACTGATACCTAAGTATCTTAATTTGTCACGTGATAGTTCATTCATTGCGACATTAATGTCTACAAATCGTTTAGCACCCAATCTAGCAGTACCACCAAAGACAGCCAAACTTGCTGAGTTTTCTCTAACGATTCCTGTAAAAGTTTCTAATCTTAAATAACTTGCCGCCGCGGCTTTCTCAATATCAAATAAGTTGCCGGAAAATGCCGCACCACTTCTGGATAGTTGGTCAAATGAATCTGATAAGTTGGCTGTATGAGCAATAACGGCTCCGCCTGCGGCACCTAATGCGCCTCCGGCATATGGTATTGCACTTGCTAATTTGTCAACGGCAGTACCCATGTCTCTCATGTTTAGTCCAACGCCGGCTGTACTTGCACCAAATTTAACAACGTCTTCAACTGCTCCCATGACTTTATCAGCCATGCCTCCTAGTTTTGAACCAAAACTACCAGCACTTTTTCCCGCATCGTCTAATTCTTCTGCTAAATCGTCAGCACTTTTAGTAAGACCTTTAAGCTCTACATTGAGCTTTTTGCTACTTTTCGCTTGTTCGTTGGTATTCTTAAGAGCATCTTTAAAACTCTTGGCTCCAGTAGAACCAGAAGATGATGCTTCCATTTTATCAACAAGTCTCTTTAATGTTTCTTCAGTAGCAACATTATTAAGTGTGACTGTATTATTGTCTATGTCTATTTCAACTGCCATTATATACCCAGATAAATACTTTATAAGTATTATAGTGATAACACTATTATATGTTTATTTATCGGAGTCAAAACATGGAAAACAATCAAAACCCTTTGGTAGGGTATTTTCGTAAACCAGAAGTTTACTTGTCACTACCTAGTAAGGGAAAGTACTACAAACATGGTGTTTTAGACTTGCCACCTAACGGCGAACTTGGGATTTTCCCAATGACTGCTAGGGACGAGTTAGTCCTAAAAACACCAGACGCATTACTTAACGGTGCAAGTACCGTTGAAGTGATACAAAGTTGTGTGCCTGCTATTAACAATGCTTGGGAAATTCCTAGCATTGATATGGACACATTATTAATCGGTGTGCGTATTGCCACTTATGGTGAGCAAATGGACATACAAATCGCTTGTAATAAGTGCCAAACACAAAACGAGTTTGGAATCGACTTAACTGCATTAATGGATCAGACTAAGGACTGGAAGTTCGAAGAAGATTTGGAAATTGGTGATTTAAAACTTACATTTAAACCACTAACTTACCAAGAACTAAATGCTGAAAGTTTGCGTAACTTTGAAGAATCAAAGATTATGAAAATCGTTAACAACGACAGTCTAGATGATGAAAAGAAACGTGAAATGTTTCAAGATGCATTCTTAAGACTTACTGCATTAACAGTTGACTTAATTGGTAAAACAATATGTAAAGTTGAAAGTCCAAATGGCGTAACTGAAGACAGAGCTCACATTGCTGAGTTTGTACAAAATGTCGACAGAAAAACATTTAGTGCAATACAAGATCATCTAGATGGACAAAAAGATAAGAACTCTTTCAAACAGTTTGAAGGCGAATGCACTAATTGTGAAGCACATTTAAGTACTCCAATTATGTTCGACAATTCCAATTTTTTCGCCTAAGGCTTCTGAGTCTCGCTAACGATGAGATCGGACAGTTAGTTAAAGACTATGACAAGGAAGCCCAAAATCTTAAAAAAGAATTGGTGAGAATAGTATGGTATATGAGAGGTGGAATACACTTGGATCAAGCCTATAACTTGTCACGGAATGATATGAAGGATATATCTGGTGTTATCGAAGAGAATATTAAGACAACTCAGAAAACTGGATTACCTTTAATCTAATATGTTCATGACTATACATTATAATCACTTACATCCATAAACATTTTATAAGATTACTAAAAGATATACTTCGTATATCTAATAACTTCACTATCGTTCGTTATTAATTTTCTTTTAGAGTTTTTAGTAGATAATACTATTAATTGAATAACTGAATATTAAACAATATACTTTTAATACATATTAAGTATAAGAGCGAAGCGATAGTCATCATGTAGATTGTTTCAGTCAGACGGAACCACTTACGGTTCCGTCAAATGCCTTCATGTGAGTTCGCCACAGCCCGACTATTGGAAGTAAGTATTTTATCGCAACTCTATGGGTTCTAGTCTTTCCCACACTTACACTGATCCTACTTTCGTAGTCTATTTCCTCGTTCCGATTGAAATAGTTTTTAAGAGTTATATGCGTTTGTCATACGTTAGCAATCGTACTATACTAACCGGTGAGCCCAATTTGTTTGATGGCTTCCACACTCTGGTGTGTTGATCGGTATGTTGCGTGTGTCCCTTTACGGGTACTTTTTCCACAGTGGATAGTTAAACTGGCCCACTAACCTTATGTGCTAATTGATTTGCCATAATGATTGCTGATTTTGTGCCTATGCACACAGAGTCTTAACTCTGTCTGCGTTTCTTTGAAAGAATTCTTCGAAGCCTGTGATATGCCATGTTTTGTGTTTTGGGGAATTGTATGTGAATTGCCGTGATGTGATGAGTTGATGTGCGCCTGGGGTTGCTATAAATTTGCCTTTGTTATTAAACTTCATTATTAAAATATTGAAGTCGCCATCATCTGCCGCGTCCATTAATTGGTCCAGCCAGTCCTCCAGCATACGAACCTTGTCGTGTGTGAGCAGTTGATGAAATGGAAAGTCTTTATACGATTTACATTCCGCATTAAATTTTGGAAACGATTGTCCAGGAATAATATCTCCTTTAAATCCACGTATTTGACCTTCGTGTAATACTTCTTTACGAACAGTATTTTGTCCGCCTACATAAGCGCCTGAGCCCGGAGCTCTAATAAAAGATTCGTTGTATAAATCGGATAAGAAACGTGCAACGTCTCTTTCCCAATTACTTCCTTTTGCTTTTTGCTTGTTTGGCATTCTTCTTCCTATGTATGTTTAATAGTAACACCTTTTGGTGGTACTCGTCAATCTTTTTTTCTGCATAGAAAGGAAATAATGTTGGAACAAAACCGTGTATGATGCTAATGATACCTGTAAGTATCAAATCCAATCCTGCCACGACGGCAAACTTGGTATGCTCATAATAGGTCTTTCCGGCTTCTTTTAGATGTGCCTTAATTGCCCTTTTCATAGATTCCCTTTAACTTATTGATGTTCGGCTTTCCTAGAACGTTAAGCTCGATGTGTGTAACTAATTTATCCACCGATATACCGTTGTCAGCCAACTTCTGAACTAACTGTTTTACATTCACGTCTTTATGTTGCATAACCACTACAACGTGTGTCTGAGATATGCTAAACACACAACAGTATCCTTCTAACCAATTTGGTACAAGTTGTTGTGGATTGATTAGTTGGTCGTCAATTCTTATTAAGTCGCTATTGCGTTTTTCAAAATAAAATGTATCTGCGTCAGCACTTACAATATCTTGAGTAACAAATATATCTATAGATTCATCATTAATGCTTTTGCACATATGACTACTACCTTCGATTGTAAGTATCTCATTTTCGTTAATATCGTAACTGCCTGTGTTGTCGACTATACTTCCCATTTCTTTACTATTATACAAGTCTAAGTTGTGCTTGTCAACGACTTTATGTATTAAAGGTGGTAAACATTCAGTAAGTCCATATATTACTGCAACTTTTTCTACGCCTTGATTCTTAACCAACCTTCTAATAAACGAATTGTCTATTACACTACCGCCAGTTAAAACCCATTTAACATAATCAAAGTTACGCAAGTGTATTCCTTGCTTTGCATATGATTGAAAATGCACCGGAAAAATTAACATCATATCCGGTTTGTACTTGTCTAAATCTTCTGCGTTATAAGGATTGTCTAGTCTAGGTAGTACAATCCGTTTACTTGAAAACAATGCAGGAAAAAAGTAAACACTGCTCACACCTAAGTGAACAATATTATGGAAAAACCAACTTGTGTTTGCTTCTTTCCAATAAAGTCTTATACTGTCGTCTGTTGCACTCTCTACACTTTTATGAGTGTGTTGTATGCACTTAGGTACTCCAGTACTTCCACTTGTTAATGCTTCTATTAAAACTTCCGAATGATCGATGATATAAGTTTCAACACCTTCGAACATATCTTCAGTAACACTTATGTCGTCTAAATCTAAGTGAGTACAATTATCAGCATGAATAGTACATGGGTGTATACCACGTGTTATCATTGCTTTAATATTTCTACTAGATGTGTATTCATTTGTTATTTCGTGTTCTCCACTTATAACAATAATAAGTCCATAATCAATAGCCGCAAAAACACAGGCAAGGTGATGAAAGTCTTCTTGCATTGCAAGTCCAACTCTATCGCCCTTGACTAGGTTATTGTTCAAGAACAGTTGTTGGTACCCAGAAGCAAATCGAGATAAACTCTCTTTAGTCAACTGGGTACCGTTAATTAGATCAACTATTTCAAAATTATTAGATAACTTTGTAATAGATATCACAATTTACATACCGTTCTTTTTTTCTTGGATCTCGGCACGTCTTGCTTTCGCAAGTTTGCCCATTTCACCTAAAGACTTACGAGCTCTTGCCGCCGCGGCTTTTACGCCTTTGGTTTCAAATGCTTCGTTTTCTTTAAGGTACGTTTCGTAGTGTACTACGATGTCATCATGTATTGCCATTTTTTTCTCCTATACAACGTCAATGTCGTTGTTATAACTTGTAAATCCGTTTTCTTTAATAACGGACAATATATTATTAACACGACCAGCGAGTTCGTCTCTGTGTGATACTAACCATACAGACTTTTTTCGTTCCCTACTGATTTTTTTAAGAATAGCCAGACTGTTTTCAACACCCGAACTATCCATACCAGAATCAACTAGTTCATCAATGAACAATAAGTTAATTGGCTGGTATAAGTTTTCCCAAACATCTCTGAACGCCCAACTTAACGAAAGTATAAGTCTGTTACGTTCACCTCTGCTTAGGTTGTCAAAATCTAAATCTCTACCATGTTCCTCTATTATTACTGTTAAATCGTTTTGGAATACAACACTGTGTGGTAATCCAATACGTTCTAAATAATAAGCAAGTCGTTTGTTTAGAAATGCTAGATTCTGATCAATTATACGTTTACGAATAAACGAATCTTTACTAGTTAAAAGTTTCATTAAAAAGTCTTGATGATCCTTAACCCTAGTTAACTCGTTTACTGTATCGTACTTAACCTCCTCAATGCCATGTTCTTCCATTTCTTGAATTTGTTCTAGATATGGATCTTCCTGGACTTTAAGGCTCGTTAATTCGCTTTGTAACTTGTCTAAACTAGACCTGTGGTTGTATGCATCATCTATTTTGTCATAGAATACAGTAGGTTTTGCACCTAACTCGCCCATACTTGCTAGTTCAGATAGTAGTTCTTTCTCAGTTTTTCCATTAGTTTCTAAGACAGATACTGCTTCAGTTAATAATTCTTTTTTATCTTTAAGTATGTCTTCATGTGTATTATCGTGTAATTCCTGCCCACAAGCATAACACTTGTGTTCTTCTAAAGACTTTACTTCTTTTTCTAATTTTACTTGATTGTTAGCATAACGTGTAGACTCTGTTACAAGTCTATCTAGTTTATCCTGTAAGTCTGTAAACTTTCTTGCTTTTTCTGAATACGTTGTTATTAAGTTGTGTGCTTCTATTTCTTTTTCAATATCAACATGACTTAGTGATTCAAATGCAGATTCAATTTGCTCAACGTCCTGCGTCTTCTTGTTAATCCACATTGTGCTTCTACGTTTGATAGCATCAATCTGTTCTCTAATCTTGTGGTTTGCATCACCGGTTGCTTTAATTCTGTATTCTTCTTGTGTGATTAAATCTTTATTAATACGCAACTGTTCTTTTAAGGTGTCAGCCTTATCACTTAATAATGTAATACCTAACAACTGTTCAATAATAACTCGTTGTTCATTGTGCTTTAAACTTAAGAACGGTTGTGTGTAAGTATTCAGTGCAACAATATGTTTAAACATATCGTGACTCATACCTAACAAACGTTCTACTTCTTTTTGTGTTTCTCTACTGTCGCCTTGTGCAGTGTCTGATGCTTCTTGTTCAGTACCATCTACATAAAATTTTAATAAGTTAGGCTTCCTGCCACGTTCGATACGATATGATTTACCGCCTAATTCGAAGCCAACTGTAACTAGCATACTTTTGCCGTTAGTTTTGTTTACTAAATTATCTTTACGAATGTTAGTAAGTGCATTACCGTATAATGCGAAACTTAAAGCATTGATAATAGTAGTCTTACCAGTACCATTTCTGGATCCATGGTCTCCGCCACCTGTGTCCAAGTTCTCACCTAGTACAAGTGTTAAGTCACTTCTATTAAAGTCAAGTGCTTGAGTACTGTTTCCAACACTCATGAAATTCTTAACAGTTAAGTTGTTTAGTTTAAACATTAATTAAAGGTTCCTGTATATTTCCATTAAAAGATTTGGATCATATAAATCTGATTCAACTGAAGTGAGCTGAGTCATAACAATACTGTCTACACTTTCAAAGTTTATTTCTGCTTTTTCATCAAATGCTACATCAACTTCTTTTTGTTGTATAAGTGCTATTTCTCTAACATCATATTGTTCGTAAAAAGTTTCTTTAATAAAGTTTGCTTCCTCGTAACTAATGTTAATATCTAAATTAACTCTTAGATAAGACTTAGGAAGAAGTATTCCTTGTGGGTTATCAAGTAACTGACTTAACTTTAATACTTTATACTTGGGTGCATCTTCCCACTTAACATAGTAGTGTGGAACACCCCATTCTAGTATCATTGCTCCACGATCATCATCCCAAGAGTCAGAGTAGTTATGTGGGAAAGCATTTCCGATGTATGTAATATTACCTACTTCTTGACGCTTGTGGAAGTGACCGGTAAACATTCGTTCAATACCTTGAAAGTCTGAATGTTTAATTTCTCCATGGTCTGGCATTTGTACCATTGCATTCATATAAAAGTTAGGAAGTTCAAAATGTCCTAACATATACTTTGCATTTAGTTTTTTAAGCGACTTATATTCGTCACCTACTAGCCATGGAACTATTGCGACATCACCTTCTGTAGTGATCTCGTCAAAAAGTCGTACATTTGGTATATGTTTTGCCCAAGTGATACTATTAAAATCTCGTTTGTCTTTGAAGTACTCGTCGTGGTTACCTGGTATGAAGATTACTTGATCAAATGCTTGACTCAGTAAAGTAATGGCTTCTACACTGTGATTCAGTGTGGCTACATTAATACTGGCTCGTTGGTGATGCCAATCACCTAAGAACAAACAGGTTTCACAGTTTTTCTCTTTTCCTTGTTCAATTACCCACCTCACAAAGTTAACACAATCTTCATTGTGTGTTAGACTGTTGCTTTTGTTTCCGAAGTGAATATCTGTAAAGGCAATGGCTTTCTTAAATAGATTACTCATGCTTTTCCTAGATTTAAGTTACATACATTACTATAATACTGTATTCTGAGAACAATGTCAACCTTTTTTGGCGGCTTTCACTTTAGTGTTTTCATTAAACTTATCAACACGTTTTTGTTCTGCTACTGTGTCATTGGCATTTTGTCTAGTAAAACTAGGTGCTAAGTCATTCATTTCCAATATATCATCTCTAATGTTTTGGTTACGTTTTTCAATGTTTAGTACTCTTGTAAAACTATTTGTTATTGCCGCAGTATAATATGCAAACGGATTGTCTGATTTACTTTCGTCAAACTGTAGTCCTATTTGTGCTAACTGTAATAATGCTTGTCCACGCATTTCATCTACATATGTGTAACCACGCCAGTTGTATCTGTGACTGTAACGTTCACATAACATCATATACATATGTGCTAACTTGTTTGTTACTTTACCACCTGATAAACTAAAGTTGCCGTTTTCCATTCCGCCTTCCCAATGAGACTTGCCACAAATAACTAATTCGCCAGTTGCATTAAATCGCCAATGTTGGAACGGAGGAAAATTACATTTAGTGTGATGATCTGCAACTGTCTTAGGATTCTTTTTACGTTCACTGTCTGTTGGAACGTGTTCAAAAGTCATAACTCTAAAAATCAGTTCTGTTTTTTCGAATGATTTAGGATCAACATGGAAGTCTGCCATCTTTTTTCCTTTAATAGTATTATTCTTATATCCGTTTTTTGCTATCCTATCTGCTCTATTTTGCCGAGCTTGAAGAATTGTTGCTTTTTTAATTTCCTTTTCCGAATGTAAAATAATATCGAAAATCTTTGCGTCATCATCTAAGAACGACCCAAAAGTGCTTTTAGATGTATGTATTTCTGCTAATAGGTCTCTATTGTTGAGGTAATTTCGTACTGCCATATTTTTGACTCCTTAAATTATATACTCATATTATACACTCGATAAATACTAATATCAAGAGGAAAGATTAAATAATTATGACAACTTTTAAAGACGGTATTATTTCGAGGAATGGAGTGAACTTAGGCATTCCAGACCCCACAAACACTGCTTCTGCATCAGGTACTACTCAAACTGCCCAAACCGGCAAGTTTAGTATTGCGGGTGCAACCAAGGCTTTTTCCGATAACATAGAGCAATTTGGTGCAGACTTTAAGGATATATTAGAAGATCCTAAAGGTGCACTTACAGAAATGCTTAATGGAGATCCTGTTACTGCTAGGTTAAAAGGTGCTGGTATTGACAAAGGTGCTAATCCTAATGATAAGTTGGCAGAAATTGCGGCTTCAAGTTCGACAGTTGGCAAGAATAAAGATGATCACAGAGTAAGACTGTCTTTACCACCTGCGGCTAAAATACATTATCAAAAAGCAACAGTTCCTTATTTACTACAGCCGCTAGTTAATACTAATGGCGTTATCTTTCCTTATACTCCACAACTTATATTCCAGCATAATGCTGATTATAGTCGTAGCAGTCCTACACATAGTAATTATCCTCTTAATTATTACAGTGCAAGTAATGTGAGTGACATCTCCATGTTTGGAGAGTTTGTTAGTGAGAATGGACAAGATGCAAGATATGTACTTGCAGTTATAACTTTTTTAAGAGCCGTTACTAAAATGTTTAGTAACAGTGACGACCTGGCAGGTAATCCACCACCAATCCTAAGATTAAGTGGACACGGACAATACTTACTACCAAATGTCCCAGTAGTAGTAAACACAGTTTCGATTACTATGCCTAATAATGTTGATTATATTACTATCCCATCAGGTGGATTAAATTCACAAGGCAGAGCAATGACAACAAGAGTACCTAAAAGTTTAGATATTAACGTTGGCTTAACACCAGTATACAGTAGAGCTCAAATGAGAACATTTGGTGTAGATAGGTTAACAAGCGGACAATTAATTAATAGTAAAACAGGAGGATTTATTTAATGGCTGATTACAGTGCAGATAGTCCTTACTATAAAACAGAAATGTTTGGCAATTATTTAGATGTGTTAAACCGAAGACCAATTAGTGCAAACCCACAAGACCAGCAACTAATTATAAACGCAACTTATGAATTTAGACCAGATCTGTTAGCAAGTGACTTATACGACAATCCAAAATTGTGGTGGGTATTTGCCGCACGAAATCCAAATACAATTAAAGATCCTATATGGGATATGAAAAAAGGTTTAAGAATCTTCCTTCCAAAACAAGACAGACTGTTCAACGAACTAGGAATATAATATGGCGTTTCAAGACGACTTAGATAAGTTAAAGAATTTCTCCGGTGGACTGCCAACAGGCCCGTTAAAAGATTTAGCGGCTAATGGTGTAGGCTTTGCAGAAAAACTTGGCCCAGTTGTTAAGAAGATTGAAGATAGAGGAATACAAGGTATTGGTCTTGATAGTAACTTAACAGATGTTATTGAAAAAACAAAAGAACAGTTTGCGAACTCTGACGATGCAGTTTTAAACAGCGGAGCAATAAGAGAAGAAGACGGCACGGCTATTCTCGAAGCAATAAATGAGAAAGCAACAGACACATCTGTAAACAACGCAAAATCAAAACCATTACGAATTAAAGTTACTAACGGATTTTACGAACGTAAAAATGTGATGCACAGTTTAGCATCGTATACTTACAATTTTGAATTGTATATACTAACATACGAAGATTATAATCAGTTTGTAAATGATCCAACTTTTAATATTGAAAATTCCCCACAGCGTTTATTAATTAAATCGGGTGGCGGCAATTATGCTAACAGAAATCCATTTTTTCAAACAGATTTCTTTATGGACGATTTAGAAATTGATAGTATCATTAGTCCAGGAGGCTCTAACAAAGGTGCAATTAATACAGGAGTAAGTTTTAAGATTTCAGAACCATACGGTATGACATTGTTAAACAGTTTAGTACTAGCGGCAAATCACTTTGGTGCTTACAACTATATTGAACAACCTTATTTGTTAAAAGTAATGCTAACGGGATTTGATGCCGAAGGTAGACACGTTGGTAATGCGTTTGCTGGCAAACGTACTAGATATATTCCTATTAGATTTACAGATTTTAAATTTGGTACTAGTGAACAAGGAACTACATACGACATAACAGCAATTCCTTATCACAGTATAGGATTACAATCGATTGCGTCTACTATTCCTGTTGATATGCAAATTGAAGCAAAGACAGTGCATGACTTTTTTAACGTAGCATTAACACTTGATACAGGTAAAGAAGAACGAATACCTGCAGGACCTCCGGGTCAAACTATTATGGTACCTATAAAGCAATTAGAAAAAGGCTTGACTGGATACTTGAATAAATTAGAAGACGATCATGTAAAGTCAAAACTAAAAGCAGTACCAGACATTTATAATTTTGAAATAGATCCTGACATACTAAAGTCTAAGATTGTTTTACAAGATGTAATGGATTTAAGTAAAACAGCAAATACAAAAGATGTGGCTAAACAAGCACAACAAAGGTTTACAGATTCGTTTGTATTTGACGAAACAACTAAAACATATAGTATAAGAGCAGGTACTAGTATTGTTAATACAATACATAGTATATTACGTTCGTGCGAATATATGACAAACCAAGTTGTAAGTGCTGACTTAAAAATTGAAGGTATGAGTTTCGAAGAATACCAAGAAGTTGCAAACAAACCTATTGACTTTTATAGAATTGTTCCTAGAATAACATTAGGCCCATTTGATAAAATTAGAAATCAGTATGCCAAACTTATTACATTTGTTATTAAGAAATACCAAATGCATGGTAAAGATTATGAAAACCTAGGACAAAAACCAGTTGAATATATTTCAAAATATTATGATTATTTTTACACAGGAAACAATACAGATATTTTAAGTTTTGATATCGAGTTTAATGCGGCTTACTTCCAAACGTACACTTATAATCAAATGCAAAAAGCAGGATCATTTCCAACACCGTTAGCACAAACAAAACTTGAAGCATTACACGAAGGACAAACTGCTAAAGCAGGTAACGATCCTATAACAAAATGGACACCTTATATAAGACACGTTGTTACACAATCAGGAACAAGTAACGATATTAACGATCCACAAGTAAGTCATAAAGCAACAACTATTGATAACTTTATGCAAAATGTATTTGATCAAGGTGCCGACTTACTACAAATGAATATGCGTATTGTAGGCGATCCAAGTTTTATACAAAGTAAAGATTTAAGAAGTGTGTTAGTAGGAGATAGTGACGATTATTATTTGCCAGATGGAAGTTTAAATACAGATAAAGAATGGCACATATATGTTAAGTTTAGAAACCCAACCGATGTTGACGCTAGTACAGGCTTAATGAAAGGTTTTAATGTAGACGAAACAGGTAAAACTAGTGTTAGTGTGCCCAGTATTAATGGACAATATAAAGTATACAAAGTTACTAGCAACTTTTCAGGCGGAACATTCACACAGAATTTAGAATGCGTTAGGGAACGTAAGCAAGAACTCAATGTTATTAAAAAGAAAGATGATAACACATCTAGTAACAGAGTAGATAATTTAGAAAGTAACAACACAAATACCACACGACTAATAGGTAAAGTAGATACTAAAGGCAACAAGATAACAGAAGCTCAACGTAATATGAATATGTCTGCAGATGATTTTGAATATACACCTGACAAGTATTTGTCATCTGATGCAAGGGGCCAACTTGAAAATGGAAACGTTGATGAATTCTCAAATGTTGGACCACAAGGAATTGGCACTGAAAGCCTAACTTCGAGAGTTAAAAAAATTACGCCAGACATAGTAAAACCAGGAACAGCAGATAACTTCCAAGGTGAACACCCATTCGGAATACAAGGTGGTGACATCACACAAGAAGAATTAGACTTAGGCTGGACACAAGAGGATTTAAGCGACTAGTATGCCAACATTTCAACAATATATTAATAAAATCAACCCAGACTTAGATGTCAATAAAAAAGGCTCTATAGTTGACCCCGGACCGTATGAAGCCATTATTAAAAACAACAATGACTCGAGACGTACTGGGCGTATGGATGTTTACATTGCTTCACTAGGCGGTATACCTGATGATCCGAGAAGTTGGATACCTGTAAAGTATATGAGTCCGTTTTTAGGAACAACTGATCAAGGTTTATTAGATAAGCAAGAACAAACTGCAATGTATAGTTATGGTATGTGGTTAACACTGCCTGATCCTGGAAGTAAAGTAGTTGTTGTCTTTTTAGAAGGACAGAGAAACAACGGAGTTATAATTGGTTCAGTAGTAGATGATGTTGCTAATCATATGACACCTGGATTGGCTAGTAGTAAGAAGTGGCTTAAAACAGAAGAAGTAACAACATTATTTCCTACTCTAGAACCAGATACAGACTTTTTACCAGTAACAGAATTTAATACTAAAGTTGTTAGAGATTCGAGACAAACAAATACAATTTATCGTCCTGTGAATATCGAACTTGCTAAAATTTTAAAAGCACAAGGTCTTATTGGAGATAATATCAGAGGGCAAAGTTTTAGTACTCCTCAAAGAGAAAACAATAGTCAAGTGTTCGGACTTTCAACACCGGGTAGAGGCGATAAAGATCCAGCATCAGATCCAGCATTAAAAACAAAAATGCAAAACGGAGAAGCAACTGCTGAAGATTTACAAATTAGAAAACGTTTCCCAGGACACAGTCTTGTTTTAGATGATGGTGATTCAGAGGGTGCAAGTAAATTAGTTCGCTTACGCACAAGTACTGGACATCAGATATTAATGGACGACACAAATAACTTAATTTATATTGCAACAAACAACGGTAATGCTTGGATAGAAATGTCTGAGCATGGTAAAATAGATATACATAGTGAAGATAGTATTAGTATACATACTGCAAAAAATATTAATATGACTGCGGAGAAAAGTATTAACTTAGAAGCAGGCGAGAAAGTAAACATTAAATCTATGGTTGATATAAACTTGGATACAAACAACATTAATACAATGGCACAAGGAGATACAAAAATTACTTCGGGTGCAACATCACATATTAACTCGGGCACTTCGCATTTAGAAACTGCAACTGCTATTCATATGAATGGTGGAACAGCGGCAAGTCAAGCGGCAAGGATACCAACAAACAATGTACCAACTGTTAAATTAGAAGAAAAAGAATGGATCGCAGGACCACCTAAGACTTATATTTCAAAACGTGTACCACAACACGAGCCATGGACAGTACACGAGGACACAACCCCTGGAGCAGATGACTCATGATGGGTAAATTCATCATAACAGCATTTGTTCTTGGTTTTATAATTGGGTGGATAGCCGGTGGGTTAGATACAAACATTGACCCTAATATGTTTGGTAAAGGGATAGTAGGATAATGGGTATAGCCATTCACAGACACGGTGATGACAGAAGTTGTGGAGCAACAACAGTTGTTTCAAATCAAAGTACAGTTACAGCCGATGGCTCATTAGTATCTGTACAACCAGATGAAAACTCACATGGTGGCGGTCCTTTAACTTCACAAGCAAACGGTGTGTTTATTAATGACAAGTTAGTTATTAGGAACGGAGACCCAGGAGGTGCTGATCCTGTACCTGGACACGTTGCCACACCAGCATCAAGTGGAAGCGGAACTGTATTTGTTGGCTTTCCAACTGCAAGGGCATTAAGTCCTACAACTATTGCTTTTGAAATAGAAGACCAACCAACACAAACACCTATTACTGATCAACCAGACAGAGCAGAATCAAACACACCAGGTGGCGGCGCTATTGCTCCAAGAGTAGATGGTGGTCCATTTGTTAATGCAGGTGTAGAGTTTACTCCAGGCGAACCGAGTCTTTGCACAAGAACAGATATCGGAACGTTATCTGAAAGGTATGAGAGTAATGGAGACCCTGCCGCAATAGGCAGAGATAGAACAGGTGGTTATAGTTATGGAACATATCAAATTGCAACAAAAGTAGGAACTATGAATAGTTTTATTTCTTATATGAATCAGTATCCAGATATGTATAGTCAATTACAAAGTGCAGGCGGCAACGCAGGTGCAACTAGTGGAACAACGGCATTTAAAAATACTTGGATATCGTTAGCCGCAGATCCCCAATTTAAACAAGCACAACACGACTTCATACAAGTAACACACTATGATAAATTAGTTAAAAAAATTAAAAACGACACTGGCATAGACATATGTGATGGAACGCATTGTAACGGGCTACAAGACGCAGTATGGAGTATAAGTGTACAACATGGTCCTGGTAGTAGAATATGTACAATAGGCATAGGTGCCGCTGGAGCAGATCCATCAGATGACGATATAATTAATGCAATTTATAACGAACGAGACAATGTTGGCAAGTATTTTCGAAGTTCGACAGCAAAAGTAAAACAAAGTGTGGCAAACAGATTTACATATGAGCGCCAAGGTGCTCTGCAAATGTGTGGAATTTAAAGTAGGTAAATACTAGTATGGCAATATATAAAGGTTATTCATCAGTAGGTAGGAATTTTGAAGGAACTGAAATGACAGATTCTTCACTAGTTCGTGCTGATTTGTTAAATCATCTCAATACAAGACCCGGCGAACGTCTAATGCATCCAGATTTTGGTTGTTTAGTTTGGCAGTATCTTTTCGACCCATTCACTGATGGTGCTAAATTTAACATAATTGAAAACCTTCAAGATATTGTTAAAGCAGATCCTAGAGTAGTACTCCGGGATATAGAAGTTGCTGAATTCGAACATGGTTTATCCGTATCACTAGACTTGGTATATGCAGAAACGAACGAAGTAGAGACGATGAAGGTCAATTTTGACCAACGTAACTCTTCTGCCGTTCAAGTATAATATACCCAGTTTAAAATACGAATAAATACATATAATAGAGCGTGGATATTAAATAATGAGCACCAGTAAAAGACAAAATAGCCTTTTTGTATCTGAAGATTGGACTAAGATCTATCAGACATTCCGTGACGCGGACTTCCAGTCGTATGACTATGAGACGTTGCGTTCAACGATGGTTCAGTACCTACGCAATAATTACCCAGAAGATTTTAACGATTATATTGAAAGTTCAGAGTTTGTAGCTCTTATGGACTTGATTGCTTACTTTGGACAAAGTTTGGCATTTAGAGCAGATTTAAATGCAAGAGAAAACTTCTTAGAAACAGCACAAAGAAGAGACAGTGTATTACGTTTGGCAAAACTTTTAAGTTACCAACCTAAAAGAAACCAGCCAGCAAGAGGTATGTTAAAGATTGCTAACATACAAACAACTGAAGATGTTTATGACAGTTCAGGACGTAACTTGTCAGGAAGTTTCATTGTATACAATGATAACACTAATCCAGATTATCTAGAACATTTTGCAACAATATTAAATGCAAGTATGGCAAGTGCTCAGAGTTTTGGTAATCCTGCATTATCAAAAACATTAAGCAGTATTAAAACAGAATTATACGAACTTAACACATTACCTGATACTTTACCAGTATTACCATTCACAGCAGATGTGGCAGGCGAAAGTATGACCTTTGAAGTTGTTAACGGAACATTTCAAAACAAAGAATATATTTACGAGAAAAGTCCTAAACCGGGCAACACATTTAATATGTTCTATAGACAAGACGGCAAAGGTGCAAGTTCGAGCAACACAGGTTTCTTTGTATACTTTAAACAAGGTTCACTGGAATCAGTAGAATTTAATTTAGAATCTGCATTAAGCAACCGTATTGTTAGTGTAGACAAAGATGGAATTAACAATGATGACATTTGGTTATACAATATTGATAACCTAGGAAACGTTGCTGACGAATGGACTAAAGTTCCAGCAATAACAGGTGCTAACGTAATTTACAATAGTTTAAGTGAAAACGTTCGTTCTCTTTATGCAGTTAACAGCAAACAAAATGACCAAGTAGACTTACTATTCGGTGATGGAGTATTTTCAAATATTCCAGTAGGTAACTTTAGAAGTTATCAAAGAGTTAGTAATGGTAGAACTTACAGAGTTAAGCCCAACGACATTAAAGGAATTAAACTAGATATTCCTTATGTAAGCAGAACAGGTGGCGTAGAAACTTTAACAATTGGTTTAAGTTTGCAATACACTATTGATAATGCAACTGCAAGAGATAGTATCGAAGATATTAAACTAAAAGCACCACAACAATACTACACACAAAACAGAATGGTTAACGGAGAAGATTACAATATTTTCCCTTTAACTAACTTTAATAACATTATTAAAAGTAAATCTGTTAACAGAACAAGTAGTGGTATTAGTAGATTCTTAGATATCAAAGATGTTACTGGAAAGTATTCTAGTACAAACATCTTTGCTAACGACGGTGCAATTTATAAAAACGAATTCTTAAACAACAAAACTTTTAATTGGATTAATGATAACGATATCTATAATGCAATTAGAAATACTGTTGAACCAGTTTTACGAAGTAAAGAGATGGAACACTTTTACTTTAAAAACTTCTCAAAAGTTGACTTATCTTCTCTTAACAGTTCATGGACAAGAGTAAGTGTTGGATCAAATAAAAGTACAGGTTACTTTAAAGACTCGACAGGTGATGTTGCACAAGTTGGAAGTGTAAGTAGTAACAATTTACAGTATGTAAAACATAGTGGACTTGTTACATTTACTGCTCCTACCGGAAAACACTTTATGGAAAACGGCACGTTAATGACAGGAGCCGCAAGTCATCCAGGAAGTACAGATAAAACATATGCCGGTATTATTAGTATTAATAATAACGGACTGGGTTCTAATGCAGGTAAAGTAACAGCATACACAGGTGCAGTTAGTTTAAATGAAAATATACCAACAGGTGCTATACTTAAAAATGTATTACCAAGTTTTGTATCAGATCTACCTTCAGCAATGGAAAGTGAAATATTTACAAATATTAAACAGTATAAAAACTTTGCATTAGGATTTGATCATTTACTAGGAACATGGTACATTATTGCTAATAGAGACATCAGCACATCAAATGTATTCAACAACGGTAATGCAAAAAATACAACAAATTCAAACTTAGATGCAAGTTGGTTAGTTAAATTTACAACTGACGGTGCAACTTATAATATTGCATACAGAGGTTTAGAATATTTCTTTAGTAGTGTAGAAGAAACACGTTTTTACTTTGATACTACAAGTAAAATATTTGACCCAGTAACAGGTTTAAGTAAAAAAGATAACATCGAAGTATTGGGTATTAACACAAAGCCAGATACAAATGATGCACTAGTAAAAACTATTCCGTTTAATGTTTATAACATTGTTACAGACACAGATGGTTATAGTGACAACACAAAGATTTTAGTTACGTTCGCTGACAACGACGACGACGGTGTTATTGACAATCCAAATGCGTTTGACGAAGTAGTAGGTGATGAGTCTGTTACACTAGCAAACAATTTAAGAAAGTTTGTATTCCAAAAACGTCAAGCAGACTATGACAACTTTAACAAATATGTAACAGTTGCAGGTTCACTTGTTAATCACGACTACAACACTAAAACAGATATTAATACTATTATTAACAGTTTAGTTACTAACACAGTATTATATACAACCGAAGATAAAAAGTTTTATGTAGTAAAAGAAAACAACAATGTTAAATCATTAGTTGAAAGTTTAGACTACAAAGTGTACACAGGACGAGATGGACTTAAATTCCACTATACACATAATGCACCAAACGATAGACGTATTGACCCAAGTCCAGGAAACATTATTGACATTTTTGTATTAACTAAAAATTATAGTGATGCATATGTTCAGTATATTACTGACGCAACAGGCACAGTAGTAGAACCTACTAAACCAACAGTTAATAGTTTACGTTCGCAGTTTGGTACATTAGAAGGTTACAAAACATTAAGTGATGCACTTGTTTTACATAGTGCAAAGTTTAAACCATTGTTTGGTACAAAAGCAAACTCGCAACTACAAGCAGTATTTAAAGTAGTCAAGAATCCAGGCTTTAGTATTAGTGATAGTGAAATCAAAACAAAACTAGTAACAGCATTGAATGAATACTTTGCAGTTTCTAACTGGGACTTTGGAGAAACGTTTTACTTCTCAGAGTTAAGTGCATATTTGCATACTTCTCTTACACCATACTTAAACAGTGTGGTATTAGTACCTAGCGACAGTTCACAAGGATTTGGTAGTTTATATCAAGTAAGTTGTGAACACGATGAAATATTTGCCAATGCGGCAACTGTTAATGATGTACAAATTATTGACGCAATTACAGCCGCAGGTATCAAAGCAACTGGTACAGTTAACACAGGCACATCTACAACGTCAAGTATCTCACAAAGTTCAACTAATACAACTAGCTCTGGAGGCTCCGGCTATTAATGGCAAAACGTAAAACCTCAACCTTTCTCCCCAAGTGGCTACAAACAGATAAGAACAAAAAGTTCTTACATTCAACACTTGACCAGTTACTTAATTCTAAGAGTTTAGAAAGAGTAGATGGTTATGTGGGTCGTCGCTTTGGACCAAGTTACAGTATTCAAGATCCTTACTTGTCCACTGTTGGTCAGTTTAGAAATTCGTATCAGCTCGAACCAAGTATTGTATATAAAAATATAGATGGTGAAGTACAAACACTTATAACATATGATGACTTACTTAACGGCATTAAAGACAATGGCGGAAGAAATACTAAACATAGTAGATTGTTCGAACAAGAGTATTATAATTGGGAAGGCTTTGTTGACTATGATAAGTTAATTAACTTTGGCGAGTACTATTGGTTACCAGCAGGTCCTGGTACTGCTAACATTTCAGCAAGTGAAGTTCCAACAACACAAGACTTTACTGTAAAAAGTAATGCAACAAATTATACACTAACACCTACATACGGTGTTACAAAGAATCCAACTATCTATTTGGTACGTGGCGGTAGTTATACTTTTGCAGTTGACCAAACTAATCCTCTATGGATTCAAACAGAATTAGGCACAACAGGCAAAAGTGCAATTAGTTTTAATAGAAGCACAAGAGATGTTTACGGAGTTACGAACAATGGTACTTCTGATGGAACAATTACATTCTCTATACCACGCTCAACAGACCAGGAGTTTTTTACTAAAACAGTTACTAATGTTGCTAACGTTGACTTACGTTGTACAAAATACACATACGAAAGTTTAAATGGAGCAAGTGAAGAAACAGTTAGACTAGCAGGTGGAGTTGACGGGCAGTTATATATAGAAAACAAAACTATAATATTTAATGCACCTACTACATCTTCAACTGCATGGCCCAGCACATACAGTGACGACGACAAGTTTCAAGTATTTAGAATACTTGTAAGTGGCGGAGTAATTAGTTTACAAGGTGTTACAAGTATTGCAACAAATAACAAAGTACAAGTACAAGAAGGTAGTTTGTATAGTACTATGGAATTCTACAGAACTAGTGACGGTACATCTTTAACACAAGTACCAGCCGTAACTGCACCATTAAGCACATTTTATTATGTAGATGCTAATGACAGTAGTAAGTATGGCGAGATTAAAATACTAGATGCAACTACAAAAATTATTGATGTTACTACTGACATCATTGGTAAAAAGAATTACACTGCACCAAACGGTGTTGTACTTACTAATGGTATGCACATACAAACTGACACAACAGTAAGTCCTGTAGCATATCAAAATACAAAATATATTGTCGACGGAGTTGGAGACGGTATTATTTTAATACCACAAACTGACCACGTTGCATACGAATTAAAAACAAGCACAACAAAAGATTATATCATTAGTGGTAGAGGCAGTGCTGATAAAAATGCTTGGGCAAGAAATAATAACTGGTATCATAAAGATGTTATTATGACTACTGCAAAGTACAATAAAGAAAATGCAGTAATTGATCAAAACAATAGAGCAAAACGTCCTATTATAGAATTCAAACGCAACCTAGCAATGTTTAATTCAGGAAACACAAATGCAGGTGGAGTTGACTTAATTGATACAACTATTACTGACGCATTAAGCAATATTAATAACGGACCTACATTTAGTATTGACGGTACAACGGTAACTAACGGGATGAAAGTTATTTTTACTGCCGACACAGATGTAGAAGTTAGAAATAAAATTTACACAGTTGAGATTGTTGACTTTCAAGAAGACAGTATTAACGAAGTTAGACTAGTGCCAAGCACAACAAATATTATTAGTAATGACCAAGTTGTTGCTAAAAATGGTGTTACACGCAAAGGTAAAACTTACTGGTTCGACGGTGACATATGGACTTTAGCACAACAAAAAACATTTGTCAACCAAGCACCACTATTTGATGTATTTGACAGCAACGGTAAAAGTTACGGAGCAAGTACAACTTACAAATCTTCAAACTTTGTAGGTAGTAAATTATTTGCTTACGGTTTAGGTACAGGCTCAACACTTGACACTGAACTAGGCTTTGCACTAAAGTATAAAAACTTTAGCAACATTGGTGACATTGTTTTTGATAACAATTATAGTACTGATACGTTTACACATACATTGACTACTGGAAGTGTATCTAAAGATGTAAGTACAGGATTTGCTAAACTTACTAACAGTAGTAAAACAGTGAGTTATATCGATGGATGGACAAAGGTATTAAATGCAAGTACACAATACCAAGTTATAACATACATTGCTAACGGCACTGCTAAACAATTTGAAATTGGCGTTGCTCCTAAAATAGGAACACTGCCTGGTAATATTGTTTTCACAGGTAGTACAGAAATTAAAACAGGTTGGGAATATAAATTAAAAGACGGTAGACACGTTATCGAGTTTACTACTGCTCCTACATTACAAACACAGTTAACACTTAAAGTATTATCCGATGATGCAACAGAGTTTGGTTACTACGAAGTTCCAACTAATTTAAGTAACAATGCATTTAATAAAAACTTTACTGACATTACATTAGGACAAGTTCGTAATCATGTTAGTGAAATTATTAAAACTGTTACTGACTTCACTGGTGTATATCCAGGAACAAGTAACCTAAGAGACGTGGGTAGTGTTGGCAAATTTGCAGGTAATATTTTGCACCACTCGAGTGGATTAGTACTTCCAGGATTGTTCCTACAAGAAGATCATTTAAATATTACTAGTGCAATTAAGTATTCGTCGAGTGAGTACACAAAGTTTAAACAGAAATTTGCATCAGCGGCTGAGACATTAGACTTAGATTTTAGTGATATTCCAACAGATGTTGATAAAATTTTAGCAAGTATTAATAATACAAAAAGTAGTGTGTTTGCATTTTACACCAGTGACATGGTTGGACACGGTACTAATAAAAAGAATTACACTTACACTGTAATTGATAACCGAATTAAAAGTTATCAAATGGGAACAATATTTAATCCAACGGCTAACACTAGTCGTTCGGTACTTGTTTACATTAATGGTGTACAAGCAGTACTAGGCAAAGACTATACGTTCAACGCAACAAGACCTGCGATTGAAATGGTCAACGAGCCAGCACTGAACACAATAATTAAAATTGTTGACTACACAAGCACAGTTGGAAATTATATTCCAACTACTCCAAGTAAGATGGGTATGTATCCTAAGTATGAACCAATTAAGTTCACAGACGGTACTTACGCAACTGACCAAGTTATGATACAAGGACATGATGGTAGTTTAACAAAAGCATACGGCAATGTATTAGATGATGTTATTTTAGAACTTGAAAAAAGAATATACAATAATATTAAAGCAACATACAAGCCAGATGTATTTGACGTCAATTCAGTAGTACCTGGAAAATGGCGTGATACTGGATATTCAAGAACAGAGCACCAAGTGGTGTTAAGTAGACACTTTTTACAGTGGTCAATCAAAAATAGAATTGACTGGAGTACACATACTGGTTACGACAGAGGTAACGAGTTCACGTGGAACTACAACAAGATGGCAGACAAAATAACTAAAGAAATTTTGCCAGGCGGTTGGAGAAGCATTTATAAACATTATTACGACACAGATAGACCACATACTCATCCGTGGGAGATGTTGGGCATTACTGTTAAACCAACATGGTGGGAAACATTATACGGCCCTGCTCCTTACACAAGTGGCAATACTGTATTATGGGAAGACCTACGTGACGGTAAAATTTATAACCCAACTACAAAAACATATACTGTAAACGCAACTTACAAAAGAGCAGATTTACTAGAAATGATTCCTGTTAGTGAGAACGGTGCTTTACTCAGCCCGTGGAAGTCACTAGCAACAGGAAGTACAGTTTACGAATTAAACGACAAATGGGCAGTAGGTGATGGCGGATCGGCTCAGCAGGCTTGGGAAAAGTCGAGTGAGTATCCGTTTGCATTACAAATTTCCAATGCAGTAATGAGACCCGGTAAATGGTTCAGTTTAACATATGACACTGATGTTGTAAAAAGAACAACAATTACAAACAACATTGTAAGTATTAATACTAACAAGCAATTACAACGAAGCGACTTTAAAACTCCTTTAGTAGACCGAGACATTGTTAATGGATACAGTTTTTATATTGCTAACCACTTAATATTCTTAGGTGTTGCACCAAGTGTACTACAAGATGTTATAGCAAAGGTTGATATTAATTTAGCAGTAAAGTTAAGTGGATACACAGATAAGAAATTTTTAAAGATACTTGCAGAACAAGTTAGTCCAAATGCAGTTAGTGAAAACGTTATGATCCCAGACGAGGATTATGATTTAGTTGTTACTAAAACAAGTCCAATTATTAGTGCTCCTTATAGTGGTGTAATTGTACAATCAACTGATAATGGCTTTGCAATATACGGATACAATATGAATGATCCGGTGTTTAATGTTATCCCAAGTAGACAATCTAAAAACATTAACATACACGAAGTTTTAACTGAACGCTTTATTGAATACAAAGACATCGAAGAGGAAGTACTAACTGTCCCATATGGAACAGAATTAAGTACACCACAACAAGTATTTGACTTCTTGGTAAGTTATGGCAGATACTTAACATCACAAGGTTATGACTTTGATAATAATAGTGAACAATTGGCTAGTGGTGTTGAAGTTGCTAACTGGACAATGGCTGGTAAAGAATTTGGTTATTGGGCACAACAGCAATGGGGAACAGATGCAGTTATTACATTAAGTCCTGGTGCAAACAGATTGACCTTTAACAGAGAAGATAGTATGGTTGACAGTTTAGTTAATCACTACAATGGCAAATCAGTAATGAACCAAAGTTTTGAAAACTTAACTATTGATAAGTTTAAAACAAAACGTGAAGATGGACAATTTGAACTTATACCCGAAGCAACAGTTGGTGGTATTTTCTTTGCTAATCTTAAAACAGTACAATACGAACACACACTTGTTCTTAACAACACTACTATCTTTAATGATGTTGTATACCAGCCAGAGCTTGGTAACAGACAAAACAGATTGAAACTAGTTGGTTGGAGAACAGGAGATTGGGACGGAAGTTTAACAGCACAAGGCTTTATTCTTAACCAAGGTAAAGTTGACCTTTGGATACAAAATACAGATTACGCAAAAGGCGAAATCATTAAAAACAACGATAAGTTGTATACTGCAAGTGAAAGTCACACAAGTGGACTATTATTTGAATATGAAAAGTGGACACCTACTGATAGTTTCAAATTAGGATTACTTCCTAACTGGGACACCTTAGGCGGATCATTTGAAACATTCTATGATACTGACACAGTGAACTTAGAAGGTGACCAAGACAGATTTGGCAAGAGTTTAATTGGATATCAAAGTAGAGATTATTTACAGAACCTTGGACTTGATGATACTTCACAAGTAAAATTCTATCAAGGTATGATTAAAGAAAAAGGTACAAGCAATGCTATTAATAAATTGCTTCGTGCTAAACTAGACAACACTACTTCAGATATTAATATGTACGAAGAGTGGGCAGTGCGTGTTGGTGAATACGGTGGACTTGATATTAACAAGCGGGTTGAAATGAACCTTGTTGGTGACGACATCACAGGCAATCCAACAGTAGTACACACTGTTAACAGTATTGAAGATAAAATAGAAGGCGTTAAAAACTTATTAACAACCGAGTTTCACAAAGCACCTCCGGCTATCGAAAGTACTTGGGTACCCACAAATGATGTTGTAGGTCTTCAAGGAGAAGTATTACCTTACACAGGTTATGCTAAAATAACTGATGCAGATGCTACGTTGTTTAATATTACACAGTACGCAAACTTAGACAGCAACTTAACTTCGATGAAGATTGGTTACCACTTATACGTTGCTAATGATGACAATTTAGATTGGAATTTCTATTATTTAGATATTACAAAAGATGTTGTATTAACTGCACAAGCAAGTGACAACAACACAATACTTTGGACAACTAAAGAACACCACAGTGTGTTAAAAGATGATATACTTGTTATTAAAGGCATGGGTAATGCAAACGGTGTACACAGAGTATTGAGAACAACGGGATTAAAAAGTTTTGAAACTAACGAAACAAAAGCAGATTTAGATGCAACTGGCGAAGTAAGTGTTTTAAAATTTAGAAGTATTAGATATGCAACAAGTACAGACTTGTTAGGATATACACCTGCTAATGGTTGGAAACTTAACGACAAAGTGTTTATTGATAAAATAAGCAATGCTGGTTGGAGCGTATTCCAAAAGTCAAACGAATTTAAAAATACTAGAAACTTAATACCAAATAACTATGCTTATGTAGATGGCAAGATGGGTACTAGTATTGCAGTTAACGAAACTAAAGCACTAGGTGTATTTGGATATCCAGACTACGGAACGTATGGTGCGTTTGTTGCCTACATACCAAACACTGAAGGATCATTAGCAGAAGCAAAAGTAATTGCTCCTCCACAAGATAACAGGTTTGCAGGTTTTGGACACAGCATAGATATTATTAACGAAGACTTTGCAGTTGCAAGTAAAACAAGTGTAGGTTGTCCAGAAGGTAACATACACATTTACAACCAAGACGGTGCAACGTACAATGTAATTTTTGCATGGTCACCTCCGAGTATAACAGGTACTTCAGACTTAAACGTTAAGTTTAGTGATGATGGAAATACATTAGTTGCAGGTGCTCCGGGTATCAGTAAAGTCTATGTCTTTAACAAAACAACTAATACAAGTGTACTTACAACCACAGATACATTTACAGGTGATAATAGTACAGTAGCATTTACAACAGCACTAGCACAAGATGACAGTGTTGTATCAGTTGCAGGTGTTGTAAAAATACAACACGAAGATTATACACTTGCAGGAACAACATTAACATTTGTTAATGCTCCGGCAACTGATGCAGAAATACTTGTTAAGTCAGGTCCACAATGGACATTAAAAGCGACTATAACAGGAACAGCAAGTACAGAATTTGGATTTGCACTAGATGTTGATAATACTGGATCAAACATCATTATTGGTGCTCCAGCAGAAAACACTACATATACAAACGAAGGTGCAGTATATGTTTACAGTAAATATTCAACGACAGGATATGCACAAACACAAAAGTTTACTACTACACTTGCTAACGTAGACGGACGTTACGGTGAAAGTGTTGCTTGTAGTAAAGACTTTACAAAACTATTTGCAGGTGCTCCGGGTTGTAATAGATTCGAAAGAGCAAGTGGGCTAGTTACTAAACATGGACTCTTAAGCACCCCAACAAGCTCACACACTGGGCCCGAGCATACAACTACTACAACTGGGTCCATTAGTATAAACGGAACAACTGTTAATATTAGTGGTATTACAGTAGATGCTATTGCTACACAAATTACAAATGCAAACATTACAAACATTACTGCATCTGCTACTTCTAATAGATTAACTATTAAAAGTTCAGACAAAGTTAATCAACTTATTATCGTTAATATATCAGGTAATGCATTTAGTGATGTAATTGGAGATCAATTTGGATCAGTACAAAACATTGTACAAAATGCTAAAACTGATGGACAAGAGTTTGGTAAAACTATTGCTATTAATACAACCGGTACATTACTAGTTGTAGGTGCTCCTAAGAGTATGTACAATGCGACAATGTCGTTTGATACAACGGGTACAAACTTTGATAGTAGCAGTACATTATTTGAAGATGCTACAAGCAGAGGTGGTAACGTTTATTCTTACCAAGAATTAGATAGCAGTTACATACAAACACAGAAATTTACAAATAATAACATTGATGCTGATGACCAATTTGGTACAGCAATACAAGTACTAGACTCAAACGATATCTTTATTGGTATGCCAAATGACGACAAGTCGGGCAGTGTTACTAACACAGGTAGAGTTGTAAACTATAGTTCTTCAGAAAACGTATTTACAATCCACGAGAAAGAAGATGCGTTAGTAGACACAACAAAAATTAATCGTGTGTTTAGTTACGATAAGATTAAAAACGAAGTTATTAATTACTACGATTGGATTGATCCTATTAAAGGAAAGATATCAGGAGTAGCAGATGAAAACATTGATTACAAAACATTATGGGATCCATCTACATACGCAAGTGAAAACGCAACAACTTGGGGACCGGATCAAGTAGGCAAAGTATGGTGGGATTTATCCACTGTCAAATATGTTTATGCAGAACAAGGTGACTGGGCATATAGAAGTGCGTTCTGGGGAAGTGTATTTCCTGGAAGTAGTATAGATGTTTACCAATGGATCGAAAGTGATAAACTACCAAGTGCATATGATGGCACTGGGCGAGTATATAATACTGCATTGTACACAACTGTTTCTAAAATACAAGGAACAGTAGTTAAGAATAGATACTTCTATTGGGTTAAAGGTGTACTAGATATAGCAGAAAACAAAACTAAAAGTATTAAAGATGTTACAGACATCTTAATAGACCCACAAACGTTTGGACTAAAGTATGTAGCATTCACAGGTAAATCTGATGTTGCATTATTTAACTTTGCTTCTGACATAAAGAATTCAGGAACAATTCTTGTCGTTGACTATGATAAAACTAAAAACGATAAAATCATTCATAACGAATGGGTGTTGTTAAAAGAGAATGTTGCAGATGCAACTCTTCCTCAAAACTTTAAGAGGAAGTTACTAGATAGTTTAGTCGGTGCTGATAGTCAAGGCAATGCCGTTCCTGATAACTCATTAAACGCAAGTGAAAAATATGGTATACAGTTTAGACCTAGACAAAGTTTATTCATTAACAGAATGGCGGCTTTAAAGGAATTCTTAACAACTGTTAACACAGTAATGCAAAAACAAACTGTTGCATTAACTAGAGATATTAGCGACTTGTTATTAAAAGACCCAGAACCAAAACTGGCGACTGGCGACTGGAATCAAAAAGTTGCAAATAATACAGAACTAGGATTTGTTCGTGTTAAAGAAAAACAAACAGGATATAAAGTATTAGTAAGCATAGATTCAACTGTACAAAACAGATGGGCTATCTACACTTTAAAAGCAGACAACACTTGGGTACTAGATAAGTTACAAGGCTATGACGTTAGTAACTACTGGACATATAGTGATTGGTATGCAACTAATTTTAATGCAAAAACATACATTGATTACAGTGTTGCACTTAAAAAAGATTTAGTAGACATTGTTCCGCTTACCGGGCAGACAGTCAAAATTGAAAATGGTGGTAACTGGGAGTTATTATACTGGAGCGGAACTGAATACACAACAGTGGGTATTAAGAATGCTACAATACAAATTAACGAAGGCATTTGGAATTACCAATCAACACGTTATGGTTTCTCAACAGAAGTTTATGACTTCCAACTATTTGACCAAGAGCCACAAATTGAAACTAGAAAAATTGTTGAAACAATACTAAACAAAATATTAATTGGTGATCTATCTCTAGCGTCTAACCAAACAGTGTTTGCAATGATATACTTTATATTAGATGAACAACCTTTTGTAGATTGGTTATTTAAAACTTCGTTCATCGGAGTTAATCATAAGATTAGAGCACTTGATGCCTTGCCATACTATCGTAAAGATAACCAAACGTATGTTAGTGACTTCATTGCTGAAGCAAAGCCTTACAGAACAAAAATTAGAGAGTATATCTTAAACTATAACAATACTGATCCTTGGACAGGAGATGTAACTGACTTTGATGTAAGTAGTCATTACGATACAGAACTTGGTTATTACAGGAAGCCAGATGGTAATGTAGAAGGAGATAGTGACAAGTTGTCTAAGGGATTTAACAAGCCTTGGAACGATAATCACACACATGAGATTGGTAGTATATCAGTTAACAATGGCGGATCAGGATACAACTTTGTACCAACTGTAACTATTACAGGCGGCAGTGGGTCAGGTGCTAAAGCAACTGCAACTGTTGAAAGTGGTGTTATTACTGCTATTAATGTTACTAATCAAGGTACAGGATATATTACTACACCTAATGTTAGTATTGCTACAAGCACAGGTACAACAGCAAGTGCATACGCACAATTACGAAATTTAAAAGCACGTTCGTTTGATACTACTGTAAAGTTTGATAGACTTGCATATACATCAAACATTAAAGAATGGGTAGCAAATACGGCATTTACTTCCGGAGATAAGATTACATATCAAGGAGAAGCATATACAGTCAATGAAGACTTTACAAGTAGTGCAACATTTACTAGTGACAGTTTAACTGTTATATTAGATGAAACGTTTGCAAACGCAATGGATAGAACTATTGCATTCTATATGCCTACTGACAAACAACCTGCAAAAGAATTAGAAAACATTTTCTACGGAATCGATTATCCGGGTAACAGAGTTTTAGGACCAGGCTTTAATTTAAATCCAGGAATGGATAGAGCCGGATTTGACCAAGCACCGTTTGACAACTTTGAGATAGGTGCAGAAGGTATTCCAATGGTTAGTGGAGTTGCTGACAGTCATATTAGTAGCAGGTTCGGAGATTCGTTACTAGGTACACGACCAGAAGATATTGATATTGTAGGTGGTAAGTTTGTTGACCAATACAACTCACACGCACCAGAAGAATTTATACCAGGCAGAGTATTTGATAGTTTGGATATGGAAATTTATCAAACACCTACAAGTGAGTTTGGTGGCACTGATGGATTAAGTCCAAGAATAGATGTTATTAAACATACAGCAGATGGCACAAAAACAAGATTTAGTTTCTTAACAAGTGATGGAAAACACAATGTAAACTTATTAGTGTATACGTCACAGACAGGTAAAGTACAACCAGACGAATATGCACTTGACTTTGCAACATTTGAAATTGTATTTACAAGTGCTCCAGCAAACGGAGACATCATTGATATCATTAGTATGGGTAACAGTGGTGAGAATATGATTTTAGATTATATACTAATAGGAGACGGTGTTGATGCAAAATACAATCTTCCAATTAGTGCCAGCATTGCTCAACAGGCATTAGTACTAGTTAATGGTGTTAAAAAAGCAAATCAAATTAACAATGTTAACTTAAGAGCAGAATTAGAATTCACAGGCGGCTATAAGCCGGCAGTGGGTGACCACATACATATATTTGTATTCAACTTAAACCCAAGTACAAGGATTGCTTATTCACATATAGGGCAAGAGATCTTTACTATGGATGGTAGTACTAGGACATTTACCCTAGCGAATGAGCCTTTATACGAAGGTCCTGTTGATGCTAAAATTTATGTAGAACTAGCAGAGGAACGTCTACGTCCTGCGGTATACACATACGCAACTGGTGACGGGACAAAGACAAACTTTGCTTTAACAGAGAATGCAGATATTGACCACGCATCGATATCGCAATCAGATGTTACAGTGTTCAGTAATGGAGCGGGAGTCGTTAGCGGCTGGACGCTTGTAGATAATGCAGGTGTCAAGGAAGTACAATTTTCTGTCGCTCCATTAAGTGGTTACAAATTAGCATTTGGTGATACTACAAATGCAGAGTACACAGTGTCGAGTACACAGATTACATTAGCAAGTGGATTAACTATTACAAGTGGAATTAAATTAAACGTAACAACGTTTAGTAGCCATAATGTTTTAGACATGACATCACAAACGTTTAAAGGTGCAACTGCTTCAGCAGTAGTATTAGCAAGTGGTTATGATAGTTCACCATTTGATGGCTCTGTGGCATTTGATACACCAACTACACAAATTATTAATACACCAACATATACATTATATAGAACACCTACAAATGCAAACTATCTGTGGGTTAGTAAAAATGGAATACGTTTAAGTGTAGGGCAAGACTTTGAAATTGAAAACGGACAACTTAAATTAATTGCAACGATTGCCGAAACAGATATTATTGTAATATCACAGTTTAGTGAAAATATTATTAAACAAAGAGTTTCTTGGAAGGTATGGCAAGACATACTTGGACAAGTAAGATACTACAGATTGTGCGAAGACAATACAACTTCATTAGCAATCGATTTAGCAAAAACAGATAAAGTTATTAATGTAGTAGACGGTAGCAAACTGGCAACACCAAACTTAAATGCTAATATTCCAGGCGTTATTTGGGTAGGTGGAGAACGTATTGTTTACTGGGAAATTGATGGAAACACTTTAAAGAATATCCACAGAGGTACAATGGGTACTGCGAGAGCATATAAACACTATATCACAGACCAAGTAATTGACGGCAGTGAACGTCAAGAGATACTGGATGCACATAATAAGGTATGGTACACATATGGTGATACTAACACGATACAGGATCAAACGTCTAATCAGGCTAAGTTCTTGAACGAATGCCAGGGTACAGCACCACTTGTAGCAGTAACTTTTGACCAAAGTGGAAGATATGTAGCATCTGGGTACGTTGATGAAAACTTCGTTCAAATTAACGAATAAATAAACATATAAGTAGGATAACAGAAACAAAATGGCAATAAAACTTCGTAGCAATAAAGCACTACCACTAACCTTTACAGAGTTGGATGGTAACTTTACGGATCTTGATTCGAGACTGACTACTGTAGAGACGACAAACGTTACTGCGGTTAATGGGTTATCTGGTAATATAACTATAACAACTAGTAATATTGCAGAAGGTACACACTTATATTATACTGATGCACGTTTTGATACACGACTTACTGCAAAGACAACTGACAACTTAACTGAAGGAAGTACTAACTTGTACTTCTCAAATTCATTAGTTGATACTAGACTTGCTACAAAGTCAATTGATGCATTAACAGACGTTGACACAACTACTGTGGCACCGACATCTTCTCAAGTATTAACTTGGGACGGATCACGATGGAAGCCAGCAACTCCTCCAGGAGCAAGTGGTGGAGAAGCAAACACAGTTTCAAATATTGGAACTGGTAAAAACTTATTCAAACAGAAGGTTGGTATTGACTTAGAGTTTAATACAATACGTTCTACAGATACTATTATTGGTATTTCACAAAACACAGGTAACAACACAGTTGACGTAGTATTTTTACCAACTAGTGATGTAAGTGTTAATACACAAAAAATTACAAACGTTGTTGATCCTACTGCGGCTCAACACGCGGCTACTAAAGCCTATGTTGATTCAGCAACAGCAGGTATTGTTACTACACAAGCAATCGCCGGCGACACTGGAACTGACAATGTTACATTAGGCACTGACACTTTAACGTTTACTGGAACAGCAAACGAAATTGAAACTGCCGTTACTGATAATGTAGTAACTTTTGGATTACCAAATAATGTTACTATTGGATCAAACTTAACTTTAACTGGTGCGGCTAACAATGTTAACTGGACAAATGCAAGTAACAGATTATCATTTGATGATAGTGCTCAAGCAACATTTGGTAATGCACAAGATTTATTAATTCAGCACAATGGCACACATAGTTTTATTACACACAGTGGAACAGGCAGTTTAAGAGTTCAAGCAAATACATTAACATTAGAAAATGGCACAGGCAACAATTACTTAAAAACTTACAACGGCGCACAAATTGAATTGTATCATAATGCAATTAAGAAATTTGAAACAACAGCAACAGGTGTAAAAACTGTTGGTGGAATTAATGTTAATAGTGCATACACGTTACCAACAGCAGACGGTACAGCAGGACAAGTTTTAGTAACAGACGGAGCAGGTGCAATTACTTTCGCTACTGATTCGACAACATTATCAGGCTTAGGCATATCTGCTTCTACTACAGAAGTTAATTACACAACAGGTGTAACAAGTGCAATACAAACACAACTTACAGCATTATCAACTAGTAAACTTGCATTAGCAGGTGGTACAATGACTGGTGCTATTGCAATGGGTACTAGCAAAATTACAGGCTTAGGTGATCCAACTGCGGCACAAGATAGTGCAACTAAAAGTTATGTTGATGCACAAGTTTCAGGACTTAGCACAACTTTAACAGTTAGTGATGGTTCAACAACAGACACAGTTACAGTTGGAACAGATACATTAGCATTTGTAGGCGGTACAAATATTAGTACTAATACAACTGATAATACAATTACTATGGCAGTTACAGGCACAGTAGCCAATAGTACAAATGCCGTAAATGCAACAAAGATAAATATACAAGCAAGTAGTACAAACGCTAATCATTATGTGACATTCGTTAATGCTACTAGTGGAAATTTAGATGAATACGTTGATACTAACTTAATGTATAATCCAAATTCAAATATTTTAACTGGTGGTACATTTAGTGGTACTTCAACACAGGCACAATATGCTGACTTGGCAGAGGTTTATAAACCAAATGCTATATTGTTACCTGGAACTGTAGTTGTAGTTGGCGGCGATGAAGAAGTTAGAAAATATCAACCAGGCGATGATTATATCGCAGGGGTCATTTCAACTGCTCCGGCATATTTAATGAACAAAGATGCAGATGGTCAACCAGTTGCATTAATAGGTCGTGTACCTTGTATTTGTTCAGGAACAGTTACTAAAGGCAGTCCAGTACTTGCGATTGCAGATGGCAAAGTAAGTATGAATGGATCAGGACCTGTAGTTGGTATTGCATTAGAGAGTAGTACAGACAATGGTGATTCGTTAGTAGAAATTATGTTGAAAATATAATATGACAAAAGATATAAAAAACAAAAAAGAAAATGAGAGTAAACAAATGAATAAACCAGATGAAAATAGTGGAGTTCAAGTACAAGGACATATTAAAATCTTTGATCCTGAATCAGGTGAAGTATTTGTAAACAAACGTAACGCCATTCATTATGAAAATATGAGTGAAGCATTAGCAATGAGTTTAGCGAATAAAACTAACGGTTTTGTTCACGAAATGCATTTTGGTAATGGCGGTACTAGTGTAGATCCAACAGGAGTTATAACTTATTTGCCAGCAAACAATACTGGACAAAGTGCAAATTTATATAACCCAACTTATTACAAAGTTGTGGACGATACTAGTAGTTTAAACACAGATCCAGTTAGAAACAAAATTCAAGTAAGCCATACAAGTAGTTTGGTTTACACTGATATCGTTGTAAGTTGCCTACTAGATTATGGTGAACCTAGTGGACAAGCCGCTTTCGACAACGCAAGTAACTTTGAAAGCACATATGTATTCGACGAATTAGGACTTAAATCGTGGAATGGAACAGTGGGTACGGGTAATTTATTAACCCATGTAGTATTCCACCCAGTACAGAAGTCGTTAAACAGGTTGATTCAAATTGATTATACAGTTAGAATCCAGACTTTAACCAACCTAAGCACTATTAGTTAATATGTGGATATATTAAAAATTGAATAAATACAATAAATTGGAGCAAAGATAAAATGGCCTATACAATTAATAAAACAAGCGGAACAGTACTTGCCAGCGTGGCTGACGGTACTATTGACGGCTCAACTGCTGATTTAACGCTTATTGGAAAAAATTACAGTGGCTACGGAGATGCTTTAAACGAGAACTTCGTTAAACTGTTAGAGAACTTTTCAAACACAACTGCTCCTAGTTCACCGCTGGCAGGTCAACTTTGGTGGGATTCAACAAACAACTTATTAAAAGTCTACACAGGTAGTACTTTTAAAACTGTTTCAAGTTCTACTGCAAGTGCGTCTGCTCCGGCGTCAGGTGTAGTAGGAGATTTATGGTGGGACACTGGCAACAGTCAGTTAAAAATTTACAATGGTGCAAGTTGGACTTTAGTCGGACCTGCATTTAGTTCAGGTGCTGGACAAAGTGGACCAGTAATTGAAAGCATTAATGACAGCGGTGGAGATGCACATATTATCGTAAAGATAATGATAGCAGATTCTATCGTAGCAATAGTAAATAAGGACACGGCATTTACGCCAAGTCCAAGTATTGCAGGATTTACAAGTATTGCGCCAGGATATAACCTGAGCACAGGTGTAGCAAATAATAAAATTAACGGAACAGCAACAGATTCAGATGCATTAGGTGGTCAAGCGGCTACTAGTTATCTACGTTCAGATGCTAATGATACCTCTTCGGGTACATTGGGTATTTTAAACGACAGTGGAATCAGTGTTGGTATTGACAGCGATTTAACGTTGACAGTAAGTGGAAATGATGTTACAATTAAAAATATAACTTCCGATGGAGATTTAATTCTCGGTGTTAATGATGGTGGTACGCCTAAAGCGGCTGTTACTATTGATGGCGCAACAGGAGAAGTTTTATTGTTAGCAGTTCCAACAAGTGCATTAGGAGTTGCAACTAAAGGCTATGTTGACAGTGTCCTAAGTGGCTCTGGAACATTAGCAAGTGATGGTAGTACTGCATTAGCAGGCGACTTATTACCTGATGCGAATAACACAAGAGATTTAGGTTCTTCAGGAACCAAATTTGCACAAGTACACGCAACGACCTTCCACGGAGAAAGTACATCGGCACAGTATGCGGATTTGGCGGAGCGTTTTGCTTCTGATAATTCATATGCCCCAGGTACAGTTGTCGAACTTGGAGGAGCTCAAGAGATTACACGAGTAAGTGAAGAACGCTCAAGTAAGGTGTTTGGTGTTATCTCAACAAGACCAGCGTACTTAATGAACGCAGGTGCAGGTGATGAACATACACACCCAGCAGTTGCTATTCAAGGTCGTGTGCCAGTTACTGTAATAGGTACAGTTACAAAAGGCGATAGACTAGTAAGTGCAGGAAACGGAATCGCAAGAGCAGGTTCTTCGAGTGAAATTAGTGCGTTTAATACCATTGGTAGAGCACTTGAAAATAAATATACTGAAGACGAGGGAACTGTAATGGCCTTTGTTAAAGTAAACTAATTAACTATAATTTAGGGGATATATAAATGACATATAGTTCAGGCAATACAATTTTAGCCGCAGACTACAACTCTTTCGTAAGTACAATTAATACCGTGATCGGTAACAGTGCATCTTATAAAAGTGGTTCAGGCTACGGACAAAGTTCAATTGCAACAGTAAGTGCGTCAGCAACTATTGGTGCAAGTGAATGGGGAACATTAATGACAGCGGTAACAAACGCCGCAACACACCAGGGAACATCAATTAATATTGGTAGTAACCCAAGTACAAGTGATACTATTGAAGCATTAGATGGTTCAACATCAGGTTCAGGAACACTTAATTTAAGTACAGCAGTTTCTAACGTTAGTTCAAATGCTAACAACGTAGATGCTTCACAACAAACTACAGTAGCAGGCGCGGCAGTTTCATCAAGATCAGGTACATGGGGTAACCCATCCGTTGAAACTATCAACGCAGAAGTTTATTCACAATTTTCTTCACAGGCGGCTTTAGATGCTTTCTTTAATACTGGTGGAGAAATTCACTTAACTTTCCAACACGCAACTGGATCAAGTGCTCAAGACGTTGACTGGAGAGCAATTTTCTCTACTAAAGTAGGAACATTGAAATTACAAAAAACTTCAATGGCTCGTACTGGTTCAGGTGGAACTTTTGCGGCATTTGGTTATACTTCATTAACTAGTTCTTACCAAAACATATTTACTGGTACTAACATTGGTGGCGGCGCATATGCGGCGAACGATATGACAGTAACAGCAAAATTAGACGAAACTAACCACAGAATATACTTTGTTATTACACTAGTTGACCAAGCAACAGCGGTTGCTCCAAGTAATGCAGATACAGTTCAGGCAGGAACAGCAGTTTCTATAGGTTATAGAAAGAGTACAGTATATTCTCCGGCTACTCCAACGAACGTACAAGTAGACTCATTTTAATTATTAGGTAAAAAAACTTAATAATTAGATTGACATTCGATCCCCTATCATATAAAATAGTAGAGTAGTTAGTAAAACAATTACTCTACTATTTTTTAATAGGAAACACAATGAATAATCTAGACACAATTTTCGATAAATCAAAGTATATCGCAGTTCAGCAAAACCAACTGCAACTTCTAAAAGAACTTATCAAAGAGAAGCTCACCGTTGGTCACCATGGCGGACTGTTTTATATTAACAGTGAGCTTTTAAACTTTTTAGACTTACTAGAACGTTCAGACTATGACTCAGCAGTTGTAGACGACATGAACGGCAATCCCACTGAAATTCCAAACGTAAAAGAATTTAAAGCAACCTGCATGGAAAAGTATGCTCAAGAGCAGAACAATGCACTAGCAGAAATAAGACGACTACGAAAAGCAAGGACAGTTCAAGAGTTAGTACAGTATGACTTCAACGAAGAAAACTAATGGAATTCTTCTCTTTGCAAAAAACAATAAAGACTTTAATTATATAAAACAAGCACAAGTCTCGGCTATGTTAGCCAAGCATTATCTAAATGTTCCTGTAGCAATAGTAACAAGTGTAGATGAATGTTCAGAAGACCTTTCGATGTTTGATGTCGTTATTGATTGGAAAGCAAAAGTAGAAGAAATAAACCTCAGACCAATGTACGTGGACGGTAAGTTCAAGCCCGTGCAATGGCATAATCTCGATAGACTAACTGCATATGAGTTATCTCCTTTCGACGAAACAATCCTAATAGACACAGACTACTTAATACAAAATGATGTGTTAAACGCAGTATGGGGTAATATAGAACCTATGCTAATGAATACGCATACACGGATACCTGCTAAACATCAACAACACGTTTACGAACTTGTTGTACAAGACGGTTTCCCTAAAGTACATTGGTTTACAGTTATGTACTTTCGTAAGTGTCAAGCAACTGAAGATTGGTTTAATGTTGCAAAGTATGTTAGAGAGAACTACGACTTTTATAAAAATACATTTAGAATTCCGTATCAATACTTTCGTAATGATATAACTGCCGCGATTGCAAGTCATTTAATTGGCGGCTTTAGAGATGACTATATTAAACCTTTGCCTATTAGACAGATCAATAGTTTTAATATGGAAAAGATATTGCAGGTTAAAAAAGATTCAATACTAATAGAAACAGAAACAATACCAGTACTAATGAAGAATACAAATGTACATATGCTGAATAAACAATCCATTGAAGAACACTACGATACATTTATGGAGATATATTCATGAGCAGAGGTTATTTTACATTCGCACAGTATAGTGAAAAGTTTGGGGACTATCCCCGAATGGCATATGCATTAGCATTAAGCCTTAAAGCAAGTCAAACAAAAGGGCCCAGTGACTTAACTGTCGGTATGACAGAGGACGATTTGAAAAAGTTACCTAAGCATTATCTCGATGTTTTTAACGTAGAGATTATCCCCTGGACAGACGAAGCAATAATGCACAACTGGAAGTTGCAAAATGAGTGGAAGGCTTATCATATGACCCCGTATGATGAAACTATTAAACTCGATGCAGATATGCTCTTTACTGTTGACGTGGACTACTATTGGGAAATAGCGAAAGCAAGAAACTTTCCGATAGCAGTCTGCGACACTATACATACTTTTAGAGATGTTGTAGGAGATGATTCATATTATAGACAAGGGTTTAAAGATAATCAATTCTATAATGCCTACAGTGCTTTAACTTACTTTGCTAAAAGTAACGAAGCATTAACGTTCTTTAATCAAGTAGAAGACATTTATAGACATTGGGACAAATACGCAAACAACTTTATGCGAATTAATCCCAATGAAGTTGCATACACTGATGAAGTGTATGGCATGGCTATTAGATTACTAGGGTGGCAAGACAAAGTCAGACCACCAAAGTCATTTAGTTTTGTACATATGAAAAGTAAATGTCAAGGACTATTGGATTATTCAATAAGAGATGAGAACTGGACAGATTATTTAGACGGACAATATAATGAAGAAGGTATGTGGATTAATAACTATTACCAAACAAAGCCAGTGCATTATGTAATGAAGTCTTGGTGTACAGATGAATTAATTAAAACACTAGAAAAACAAGCAGGAGTATAATGTCAGACTTTACAGATTTATCATTTAACCAGTTAATGGAAGAACACTTTGGTGCATTAAAACCGCAACAGCCTGAGACTAAGTTTTATCTATGGTTTGATTTGTTTGGTAAGATATTAACTATGTCTAATCAAACACAAGAGGAAATGAAGGACGAATCCTTTATTAACATTAGTAAAGAACAGTTTTTAGAGTTGCAAGATGTAAACTTAAATAACTTTATTGTAGATAAAGAAACAGAAACAATAGTCGATATCAGTGCCTCGTTTGCTAATAATAATTCTAAGTTAAATAAAATCGACCCTACGTTATGGAACAAAGATCGTTTAGTAACACTACAGTTTAATAAAGAAACAAGAACATTAAAAGTTAAAGTTAATACTATGTTACCTGCTAAAAGAAAATTATGGGTTGTTCCAAAAGGTAATTATATGATTATACTTGCTGAACTTGAATTGCATTCTGCAGTTGAAGAAGATATACACATTAAAGAATATAAAAACATTGATAGTATTGAGATTGTCACAGAGTCGGACTTGAATATCTTTACTGCTTTTAAGGAACTATAATATGAAACAAACTTATCCAATGAGTGACTTCGACGTTGTATACATTAGTTATGACGAACCTAACGCAGAGAAGAACTGGGCAGACTTGTTAAGCAAGTGTCCATGGGCAAAACGTGTACAAGGTGTTAAAGGCTTTGATGCGGCACATAACGAAGCAGGCAGAATTGCAACCAAACGTCGACTAGTTACAGTAGACGGTGACAATATAGTACACGCAGACTTCTTTAAACAAACTATTGAGATTGACGAAGAAGAACAAGCAGACTATATCTTTAGTTGGTGTGGACATAATATTATTAATAGTTTAGCATACGGTAACGGCGGACTTAAACTATGGCCCAAGCACATTATTGAAAACATGAACAGTCATGAGAATGATGCAAGTGAAGACGGTGCTCATAGTGTAGACTTTTGTTGGATGCTAACGTATTACCAGATGGCAGATACATTTAGTGATGTATGTATTAACGCAACGCCTGAACAAGCATACAGAGGCGGCTTTAGAGAAGGTGTCAAGATGAGTTTAGATAAAGGTATACTTCCTCCACGTAACAAATTCCTAACACAAAATCATATAAAGAACTTACAACGTTTAAGTGTTTGGTGTAGTGTTGGTGCTGATGTGGACAACGGTGATTGGGCCTTACTAGGGGCCAGAGAAGCCGTATGCTTAACGAACTTAGATGATTGGGATCATACTCACATCGCGGACTATGAATATATGCAACCGTTTGTTAAAGATAAATTAATTGCATATGCTGATACAGATAAACGTCAACAAGCATTTAAACACTTTGGTGACAGATTAAGAAATGAACTACACTTTAGAGTTGCTGACTTGGATGCAGATGCAAGTATATGGTTTAAAAGTGTTTATCAAAACCCAAAACGTTTTGGCGTAATGATAACAGAACAAGAAGCAGATAAAAAGAAATGATTCGTATAGCACACAGAGGTAACACAACAGGTCCTAATCCGTTAATGGAAAACAAACCTGAGTACTTGCTACAAGCAGTTAACGATGGGTACGACTGTGAAGTTGATGTATGGCTTATAGATAATGAGATTTGGTTAGGGCATGACAGACCGGATTACAAAGTTGACAAAGAGTTTATCAGCAATCCAAGATTTTGGAATCATGCAAAGAATTTAAATGCATTACACTATATGTTAGAAAACAACATACATTGTTTTTGGCACGAGGGCGATGAGAGAACTCTAACTAGTAAAGGATACATATGGACGTACCCTTATAAAGAAGTAACTGAGAAAAGTATTATTTGTTTACAGCACGAGTTAGATGTTGCTCCACAAGGGTGTTTAGGTATATGCTCCGATTGGCCTAACGATCAAAATGACGTTCACAACATCGAAGGATACCCTGTATGAAAATAAGATACTACAAAGATATAGATGGTTTCAGATGGATAGGGTTTCTACTTGCAATGGCAAGTGCGTTTATACTATCCGGAGGTGATGCACATTTACAATGGGCTGGCTGGGGAATTGCTTTAGTTAGTTGTAGTATATGGGTATACATTGGATACCAGGATAGAGACACACCGAGAACATTAATGGAACTCATGTATTTAATATTAGCAATACGTGGAGTTTGGAATTGGATTGGAGTATAAAATGAAAATAGCAATCTGCCTAAGCGGACAATTAAGATCAAGTTGGAGAAAATGTATTCCAACATTTAAAGATATATTTAAAGAACATGAGGTACATTATTTTGGACACACATGGAAAACTAGAAGTGCTCCTAATTTTGTTAAAGTAACAAAAGGGATTAGTGACGTCGAAGAAGTTACAAACAATGAAGTACAAGAACTTCGTAGAGAACTTCCTGGTATTAATTTACTTGTACAAAAAGATATCGAATTTGAAGCAGGGCTTGACCAAGCATTACATGATGTAAATTACCAAAGTCAATTCTATGGTGTAAAGGTAGCGGCACACTTAAAAAAGAGATACGAAATAGAAAACAATAGTAACTTTGATTTAGTTGTTAGATTACGTTGGGACACCATGTTTGATGAAGATTGGCAAGTACCTGAACCTAAGAAAGATACACTACAAGTTATACACTTAGGTTTCGAACAAGGTAATCACAGAAGTCGTTGTGGAGACTTATACTGGCAAGGACCAACAGATGTATATGATATTGCTTGTGATTTTTACAGTCACTTTCACAGACATCCTAAAGAGTTTTTTGAAATGCCAGAGATGTTACACTACGGACCTGAACACGTTTTTATGTATTACTTAAAAGAATGTAACTTAAACTTGGAACAAATATTTCCACCAATTAAGTTAGTTAGACCTAAACAAGAGCATATGACAGGCGGAGGCGATTATGAAACACTTTAATACAGATACCGAACGTACTGCAATATGTTTTAGTGGCGAACTTAGAACTTTTAAAGTTGCGATGCCACGTATACTTGATTACTTTAGAGATACACCTGCAGACATTTATTGCCACACATGGACAACTTCCGGTGATAAACTTCATAAGAAACAAGACTTTGATTTACTAGAGGAAATGATTGATAACAGTGTACATAACTTTGTTGATATGGAATATCAAACATCTATTAATCATGCAGGACCGTTTGGCAATATGCTTTACAGCATACAAAAGGCTAATTTTAATAAGTGTAAAACAGAAGTACGCAATAACTTTAGATACGACAAAGTAATTAAATGTAGGTACGATATGCTAGTGCCAAGTGGAAAAACATTCGGCAATAGACAAATAGAAGATAGAAGTATATACTACAGTATTGGCAACAGAGGATTAGTACCTAACGACTTTGGCAAGCATGGATTAAGTGATATTATATTCTGGGGCGACAGTCCTAGTATGGATATTGCTTGTGATACATATCGTTATTATAATTGGGAAACATTCCCTCTAGCACTTAAACTGCAAAGTGGTTACACAATAGATCCAGGTGATAGTATGTTAAGTCCGGGTACATTAATATACCAACAAGCATTGAAACGAAATATTAAAATGGTACAAATTGTTCCACAGTTAATGGAAACACTTTGGAGAACCAATGTAGAAGATTTAGATCCAGATATACAATTTAATGAAATAAAGGCGGCTTATTAATGCACCTATTAACAACAGGAGACAGTTGGACATTCGGAAGTGAGATACGTGACCCTGCTTTACCAGACACCGTAAGTGATTGGGATCCAGAGAATAATGAATACCGTATTCCTAAAATATGGCCTACTATGTTAAAAGATATGATTAAGGCAGATGACCTTACTAACATATCTTATCCAGCGGCAAGTAATGACAGGATCGTAAGAACAACAATGAGTTGGATTACTGAAAACTATATTAAGCCAGGATTAAAACCGGAAGGTGAACTATTTGTTGTAGTAGGATTAACAAGTCCTGAACGTAAAGACTTTTATTACAAAGATCCAGTAGATGAACATAACGGGTCTGGTTGGACTACTATATGGCCCAATCAAACTAACCACCCATATATGCAAAGAGGTATGCAACCTTTCTTTGATAACTACCGGATGTATTTGTGGAACGAAGAAGAATACATTAATCGTTATGTACAGCAAGTACTACAACTAGAAAACTTTTTTAAAGTACACAACATTGACTATATGTTCTTTCAAGCATTTTATAATGTAGACGACACGCAAATATCACAATGGGAAGATAAAAACTACGTTAATAGTGAAACAGAAAAGATGACTGTTGGTAATGCTGACCCTCGTTGGAACTTTCATTACAACGGACAAAATGATGGCTGGTTGTGGGAACAAGTAGACAGTAAGAGATTCTACGGAAAAGATACTGCTCCGCATAGTTTCCATAGTTACATCACTGCACAGGATGTAACAGAATATAATACAAAAGTTATAACTGGTATGCACCCCAATCAGTATGGGCATATGTTATGGGCTAGAGAACTTAATAGATTCATAAGAGAGAATAAAGTATGCGAAATTTAATTATAACTTGTGGAGATAGTTTTAGTAACGGCAGTGGGTTACCTGACCATGATTCATTTGAGAAGAGTTTCGGTGGACTAACTGCTGAGTATAAAAATGTAGAGCAAAAGGTATTAGGCAGAAGTGGTTGTTGTAACTTTACTATTTGGTTACAAGTTAAACACGCAGTTGAGCGAATGACTGTGGGCAACAACAAACCTTTTGTTATTATTAGCATGACTAATGCGGCTAGGACAATTTGGTTTAAGCCTGGGCAACAAAAGCCTATGGGAACAGAACCAACAATACAACATTTAAATTATGAAGACTATCCGCCATACGACAGGTACACACCTGCAGAATATAGAAGACCTATTCCTGTTACAACTGATAATAGTATGCAAAGTGAAACACTACAAAACTTAGATAGTTTTTTTGATAGAGATGTTAAGGCAAAATGGGCACAATTTGAAAGACATGAACCAGATGCACGTCTAAGAGTATTAAGGGATTGGGTAGCAGACTTTTTTAGTTTTGATGTTAAGAATGAATACGACATTGGTATACTTGCACAAGCACATTTGTTAATGCGTACTAACGGCATACCACACGTTTTTATGGGACACCAACCAGACTTCGAAAGACTTGTACCTGAAGAGAATTATGCAAACGTTGACTGGGGATATTTTAGTCAAACATACCCTGACACAAGAAACACAGGACATTGCGATTACGAAGGACATAGACAAGTATTTGAAATAATAAAACCCAAAGTAGACTTTCAATGGCATCGCTAGTATATAATAAAAATAATCCACAACTGCTAGAAGACGAAGACGCAGGACAAACTGTTAAGTATCACAGTAGTGATAGTGAGGAATTATATAACAAAAGTGTTGCAGACAATTGGCGTTGGAAAGATGTAAACATTGATTACACATTTAATAGTCTTGGTTACAGAACAAAAGAACTTGCAGAATTAGACAAAGACTTTTTACTAACCTTTGGTTGTAGTTACACTGAAGGTATTGGATTACCTAACAAAAGTATATGGCCCACCAGGCTTGCAAAAGAATTAAATTTAGATTTATACAATGCCGGTAAAGCCGGAAGTGGATTAGACATTTGTTATTATAATGCATTACTATGGAAGCAACACAAGTTACCATTACCAACACAGGTTGTATTACAGTTACCCGAGCCAACAAGAAAGAGTTGGGGTACTACTGAAGACAATGGCATTAGATTAGATGTTAGCAACGGCAGACAAGATGATTGGTGGAAACTTTATCTAACATCAAACGGAGAAATGAATATTAATAATATAGCATGGTACCTAGGCTTTAACAATATATGGCAAGCACTAGGTGTTCCTGTTTTAAATATCACTTGGTCACCTTTTCCACATTTAGAGAACTTAGAGTTTCCATTGCACTATGCCAATATTAAAAGTGATGACTCATTACTGGCTAGAGATAATATGCACAGTGGACCAGAGTGGCATATAAATATTACCAAACGATGCAAGGAACTATTATGTCAATAAAAACATTATATGCCAACGGAGATAGTTGGACATTTGGACAAGAACTTAAAGATGACATAGCAGATCATTTAGATTACAAGTTTTATAATACTTGGCCCTGGCACGTTGCACAAGAATTAAACATACCTCAGGTTGTAAATGAAGGACTAGGTGGCGGAAGTAATGACAGAATATTCCGTAAAACAATAGATTTTGTTAGAAACTATACAGGTAATCCAAAAGAACTATTAGTTATAGTTGCTTGGACAACATATGAACGTGTTGAAATTCCTATTAATGTTAAACGTAAACACGACAATGGTTATACACAATGGGAAGACGATAGCAACGAGTATGTTAGTGTACTACTGAATAGTCCTATTACAACTAAAACCGGCAACAACGACACTGACAGGTTGTTACAAGATTATCATAAGAATCTTACAGTGCTGAATTCAAGTAAGGTAAATAGTATTAAGTTCTTTAACTTACAATGGTTGTTAAAACAAGTTTGCGAAAACTTAGGTGTTCATTTACAACAAGTATATGCACTAGACAATCCTGAATTTGTAGTAGGTAGTCCCGAAGCAAATAACAAATGGTTGGATGCAATATCCCCATACCCAGTTAGTTTCAACAGACAACTGATGCAATATGAACATCTTAAGGATGTAAGAGCTCCTGGCAGACACCCCAATGAACTAGGACACAAAGAACTTGCAAACACCCTTGTTGCATATTTGCAACATCACATAAACATAAATTAACGGAATTCATAACATGAAACTTTTAAAGAAAATTAAACGATGGTTTAATGACATAGTGTATCGAATTAAACTTGAACGTGCTTATCGTAAAAAACTAAAAGAAATAAAGAAAAAAGATCCATACATATACAAGTAGGAAATCAATGAACATTATAATCGGAATGGCAGGCGCAGGTAGTAGATTTACTAAAGCCGGTTACTCAGTACCAAAGCCGTTAGTTAGAGTTGGTAGTACTACAATGATACAAAGCTCAGTAGAGAGTTTAGGTATCGATGGTAACTATACCTTTGTAGTTCAAGAAGAACACATGAACGATTATCCTTGGCTCGAAGCACATTTAAAAAGTTTAGCAAACACTGTTAACATAGTTACACTAGACCATGTTACAGAAGGAGCCGCTTGTAGTTTACTACACGCAAAAGAATTTATAGACAATGACGAACCTTTAATTAGTATCAATAGTGATCAAGTAACACATTGGGACAGTTCATTGTTCTTAGAAAAATGTCGACTCGAGCCCCACGTGAGCTGGGTAATGACCTACCCACATGACCATATCAAACATAGTTTTGTTAAAGTCAATGACGAAGGGCACATAATAAAAGCCGCAGAGAAAGTTGCAATTAGTAACGAAGCAACTGTTGGCTTATATCATTGGAGTAAAGGAAGTTTATTTGTTCAAGGTGCGGAACAAATGATAGAAAACAATGAGAGACATAATAACGAATTTTACATAGCACCAATATACAATTATACTTGTAAAGACAATGTGGTTAAACCATATAAAGTATCAGCAGAAAACTTTAGCCCTGTCGGCACTCCAGAAGACTTGACTGCCTATCATAACAAGTGGTGGAAGAAATGATTAATTGTTTATATGCAAATGGCGACAGTTGGACTGAAGGAGACGAACTAGGTTTACCTTATAGTGATAACACACCTACATACAGATTACAAAACAGTTGGCCCAAGTTACTTGCAGATAAGTTACAAGTACCAGCAGTTGTAAATGAAGCAATCCGTGGAACAAGCGGAAGTAGAATAGCAAGACGCACTACACGTTTTATGCGTGAGTGGTGTAACAAGCACCCAGGTGCTGAATTACTTGTAGTTGTTTGTTGGACTACATTTGAACGTGACGAACTACCGATTGATTGGCAAGGCGCAAAGTACATTCCCTATCATAACGTATGTTATAACATACCAGGTCATATACCAGGTAAGGACGAATTAAATGTTGATCCATTGTTAGTTGATACAATTAATAAAATGCATAAGCAGTATACAACAACACTAGGAAGCGAAAGTAGAAAGCAAATGCAATTCGAACGTATGTGGAACTTGCAACAAATTGCAAAAAGTTTAAACGTAAAGTTAGTACAAACGTTTGCATTAGACGAACCTGGTGAAGATTGGAATAAAGATGTTAATTACATTACACCAAGTTTCATTGATATGACCAAGAGTCAAGGTTGGACTTGTGGCACAGGTGGACATACATTAGAGGAAGGACATAAAGGATGGGCAAACTATCTGTATCAAACGATAAATGGTTAGGGTGGGATTACCCAATCGCACTTGTTGCCTGTAATGGTAGAACTATATTACAGAGAACACTTGAAGTGGGAAACTTCGATACTGTAATATTAGATAACGAATTAGTACTTGATTATCCTGAACTAACCGATATGTGTAAAGTTTACGTTAATGAAGTTAAGTTTATGGATGTACACGATCCCGATATGCTTATAGTTAATACACCAAAAGAGTTATATGAATATAACTTGTTAGAGGAACATAAATGAAGAAATTTAAACTAGATGATATGAAAGGTGGCTGGTTCGTAGGAGACTTTGAACCCACTGCTTTTAAGGCAAACTTTGAAGTAGGTATCCATCGCCATAAGAAAGGTGAGTTCCATCAGGATCACTTTCATAAAAAAGGTACAGAAATTAACTGTATGAGAAAAGGTAAAGTAAAAATTAACGGAGAAGTATTCAGCGAAGGGGATATTTTTATTCTGTATCCTTACGAAGTTAGTCAAGTGGAATACTTAACAGACGTGGAATTAACAGTAGTTAGAGATATTTGTGACACAGATGACAAATATATGTTTGACATTAAACAATAAAGAAGGTACAATACATTATGCTTGATATATACGTGGACGGAGTAGATCCTAAGGAATACTTCACAGTAACATACAAACTAGAAGGTAACGACTTAAACAAGGCGGCATTTGGATTAGCAGTCGGGCAAAGTGTAGGTAACCCTAGTGTGAGAAATGAATATGAAACTCCGGAATTGATTAGTCAATACTCGGCGAAGATTATTGGACAGCCGGCAGACTTCATAGGCAAGAGTGCAGGCATTGTAAAAATTGCATGGCCATATAGAATTATCGATTGGGAAACTGATGGTATATCACAATTACTGTGTGTGCTAATGGGTGGACAAATGGACATTGATTATATTCACAGATGTGAATTGTTAGACTTGGATATCGACTTTGCATTATGTGATGCAGTAGCACCACGTTACGGATTGTCAGGTATGAGAGAACTAACAGGTAATTACAACAAGCCACTGCTAGGCAGTATTGTTAAACCTAAAACAGGACTAACAGAGAAGGCATTAGTAGAAATTGTTACTGCTTTTGTTGAAGGCGGAGTTGACTTTATTAAGGAAGATGAGATAATGGCAAACCCGGCTTGTTTGCCCCTTAAGACACGCATAGACGTCATACAACGGGTTCTAGCAGGAACAAACATTGTATACTGCTATTGTATCAATAGTGATCCTTTACATTTATTAGATAGAGCTAAAATGGTTGCAGATGGCGGCGGCAATGGTGTACACGTTAACTTCTGGAGTGGACATGGATCATATAAAAGTATTAACAAGTTAAACTTACCTTTGTACATACATTATCAAAAGTCAGGCGATAAAGTAATAACTAGTACAAAGAATGCATACCGTATTAGTTGGTATGTGTTATGTAAGTTGGCAAGTATCTGTGGAGTGGATACAATCCATACAGGTATGTGGGGCGGGTATTTAAGTGATGATGAAAACGAACTAAAGAGCACAATGCATATGTTAAGTGGTAACAATGTAGTGCCTGCTTTAAGTTGCGGTATGACAGCAGAACTTATACCAGAAATAACAAGACGCTTCGGTGTCGACTATATGGCAAACGTTGGTGGAGCAATTCACGAACACCCAGATGGTATGAAAGCCGGAGCTCATAAATTAAGAAAAGCAATAGATAGTGTAACTAGATGATTATAGATAAAAAAGATAAGAAAGATTATACAGCACCGACACCAGCAGAGCTTCAACGAAAACTCGACGAGCGAATGAAAAAGTTCTTAGACAAGGGAGGCAAAGTTGAAAAACTTGACCCAATGAAACCTACAAAGGAACAAATCAAGAGTTGGACAGTGTAGTGATTAACTATGTGTTTGATGTAGACGGCACACTTTCATACAGTAGAGAAGTTATGCCTCCTCATTTTAGGATCTGGTTTTTAAACTGGATGAAAGGCAAGAATGTCTTTATTGTTACAGGTAGTGATAGACCTAAAACAATAGAACAGATTGGACACGAGATTGTAGACAACTGTGCTATGGTATTCCAATGTGCTGGTAACAGTGTATGGCGTAATGGTATCGAAGTTGCTACTAGTAGTTTAAACGCTCCTGCAGATATGGACACATGGTTAGAAGCACAAGTAGACTTTAGTAAGTATCCACACAAGTACGGACACCACATTGAAAAGAGAGCAGGGCTAATAAACTTTAGTACTGTAGGACGTAATGCAGTAGGACCTGAACGTGACCATTACTTTAATTGGGATTGTAAAGAACAAGAACGTGTTAGTATATGTGAACACTTTAATAAAACTTTCCCAGGCTTTGAAGCAGAGCTAGGTGGGAACACAAGTATCGATATACATTTAAAAGGCAAGAACAAAGCACAGGTGTATGACATTATAGGATCGCCTATGGTGTTCTTTGGAGACAGAATTCATGTTAATGGTAACGATAAACCACTAGCGGATAAAATGATACACCCACAGGATAAGTGGCATCAAGTCGATGGACCTTATACAACAGAAGACATACTTAAAAAAGATTATTCCTAATGGACTTTATTGGCGCGAACCCACATGAGATGAAAGCAAAACTGAATGCAGTAGGACCTGGATTCTGTTTAGCCAAGTGGACACAACTTACACTTAACTTACAAAATGGAACTGCACACAGTTGCCACCACCCACCAGTACATCAAGTACCTGTAAACGAAATTAAACTAGACCCTAGTTCATTACATAACTCCATTTATAAAAAACAACAACGTAAAGAAATGCTCGAAGGTGGTAGACCTAAAGAGTGTGATTACTGTTGGAGAGTTGAAGATGCAGATCCAAATGCGTTAAGTGACAGACATTTAAAGAGTGCATTTAGTTGGAGCAACAAACACTTTGATACAATTAAAAACAATGATTGGAGTACAAACTTTCAGCCTAGTTATGTAGAAGTAAGTTTTGGATATGCTTGTAATTTTAAATGTATGTATTGCAGTCCTGCTATTAGTAGTTCATGGATGAAAGAAGTAAAACAACATGGCGGCTTTGGAACATCGGACAATTACAATGATATTAAATGGACTGAACGTCAAGGCAGAATGCCTATACCAGAACGAGAACATAATCCATATGTAGAAGCATTTTGGGAATGGTGGCCCGACTTGTATCCAGCCTTACATACATTCCGTGTTACAGGTGGCGAGCCACTTATGAATAAGAACACATTCAAGATGATGGATTGGATTATTAATACTGAAACACCAAACACAAATTTGTTGTTAGGTATTAACAGTAACTTCTGTGTAGAGGATAAACTGTTTGACAGATTTATAGATAGATCAAAGCAAGTATTAGCAAGTGGCAAAGTTCGTAAACTAGAAGTGTACACAAGTGCAGAAGCATTTGGTAACAAAGCAGAATACATTAGAACTGGATTAGATTATAAAAAGTTTATGAAGAATGTAGACTTTGTTTTAAATGAATTTAAAGACGAGCCCAATTTTAGTATTACATTTATGTGTACTTACAATGCATTAAGTGTTACAACATTCAAAGACTTCTTAATAGACTTAATTGAATTAAGAAAAACATACGGTAGAGATTGTATGTATATCGATATACCTTTTCTTAGGTATCCAGAGATGATGGATGTTAAAGTGCTTGACGATAGTTTCGAAAAGTACATGACCGACACTGTAACATATATGGAACAAAATGAATCTGAAGGATTGATGCATAGTAGTGAAACAGATAAACTAAAGCGTATTATAGAATACTGGCGTAGTCAACGTACAGTAGATCACACTAATCATAGGAAGAACTTTAAAGTATACACTGCAGAACTAGATACACGCAGAAATACAGTGTTCGCTGATGTTTTCCCCGAATATATGCAGTGGTTCGATGCAATTTAACACAATTTATATAAATAACATTAGTAAAGAAATAGATCAGAGTATTGTTGATGCAATATCAACTACAAGCCTGTTAGATCAATCTAACAACTCTGACACAATCCCAGACAGAGTACATTCTCTAATCACAAACACTGGGACAAAAAATCCGTATTTTATATTAAATGGACCTTGTAAATGGTTCGCATCTTGGTCGGATACACGGATTAACTTCTCTCGTCATACAGAGGTATACTTCTTTTTATACGAAGTATTAACAGTATGGCAAAATCACTCCAGATATAATTGTCCAGTGGGTAGTATAGAAAAAGACTGTATAATCAATGAATTCGAAATGATCGATACATGGTGCAAGAAGCACAACGTTAGTAAGTATAAAATATTTACAAATGAGTATCGCATGAAAGAACAATTACAGCAAACGAAATACGCCAACTGGGCAATATATCCTTTAGACACATTCTCATTAAGTTATAGTTCTCATAAAAAGCAACCTAGTCAAGGTGCTCCTGAGGAAATCAAACACAAATTAAATTGCTTTACATACCGCTGGGATCAACATAGACATTCTGCAGTAGCAATTCTTCACGACATTATGCCTGAGGATAGTGTCATGACACACTTTCACAATACAGATGATTGTGTATTAAAATATCCTTTAGACAACAGCAAGTACTTCGAATCTTATACTAGAGGTTGTAACGACCTTATGAACCATTTACCTTTAGTAGTTGATGAACCAATTGAAACAAAAGTAGTTAGTATGAGAGATTGGCTTAACCCAAGTACAGGAACAATAAATAATATAGGTACAGTTGATCCACTAGAAAACTTATACTGGAATTCATTTGCTAGTGTAGTGTGTGAAACAAACTATGAATATCCTTGGGGTCAGATTAGTGAGAAGACTATTAACCCAATGAAACAGGGATCGCCTGTACTACTGTTAGCAGGTCCACACAGTTTAGAACTATTGCAACAATGGGGACTGAAAACATTCCACGAATTTTGGGACGAAGGTTATGACAATGAACTGGATCCTGTCAAACGTATGGATAAGGTATTTGATATCGTAACAGACATCAGTAACTTATCATACCATGAGTTAGAAGTAATAAAGAAACATATGAAACCCTTACTTGTACACAACCGTAATTTAATACGAACAGGTGAGATGCGAAATAATATTATAAAGGCACTACAATGAATATAGGTTGGTTTGGATTAGGAAAACTTGGAATGATCAGTTCCGAGATGCTAGTTAGTAAAGGACATACAGTTACAGGGTATGACACAAAAGAACGCACTAGTGAGCTTGTACGAGTGTCTAAGACACCGGAAGAAGCAGTTGTAGGACAGGACTTTGTTTTTGTTGCAGTACAAACTCCACACGATAAAGACTATGGTGGAGAGAAGCCTATAACACATTTACCAAACAAAGACTTTGGTTTAGATCCTGTTAAAGAATGCTTAAAAGAAATTAACAAATATGCAACAGAAGATACTATTGTTGTATTAATTAGTACAGTGTTACCTGGTACTACACGCAGAGAGTTTGCGAACTTGTTAGACAAAGCAAGATTAATTTATAACCCGTACTTAATTGCTATGGGTACAGTTGCATACGATATGGTAAATCCAGATATGGTTATCGTAGGAGGCAACAGACCTAACGATACTGATGCACAAGCATTAGTAAACTTTTATAAAACAGTAATGGAGAATGATCCACATTATAATATTGGAACATGGGAAGAAGCAGAAGCAACAAAGATATTTTATAACACCTTTATTAGTGCGAGGTTGAGTCTAGTTAATATGATTCAAGACGTTGCCCAAAGTGTAGGTAATATGAATGTCGATGTTGTAACTAATAGTCTGAGTAACGCAGGACAACGTATAACCAGTGCCGCTTATATGAAAGCAGGCATGGGCGATGGCGGTCCTTGTCACCCTAGAGATAATATTGCATTAAGACATCTTGCAGAAAGATTGGATCTAGGTTACGACTTGTTTGACGCCATTGCTAAAAGTAGAGAAGTACAAGCCGAACGTATGGCAAAAGATATATTAAGGTATGGAAATGAAATTGCATTTACGAGCGATACATATAAGCCAGGAGTAGAATACACTGACGGATCCTATGCTCTACTAGTACAACATTATATTAAAAACATGGGTGGGACTATTACTAATGGACCAGCAAAGGTTCTAGTAATAACTCACCCTGTTGATACAATTGAGTTACCAAGACAAACAGAAATAGTATTTGATCCATGGAGACAGTTTATGACCATTGGACACCACGGAGTGAAAGTTATTCATTATGGAAACACACGAGCTTAGTCCTCTAGAGTATCATACTATAGAACTTGATCCTGTTTGGGAGACAAGTGACTTCGATCAATTTGAATATAAACGAAATGAATACGGAGACATGGAGCAACTAGCGAAATGGAAGACTGCTGGACATACACATAATAACTTTACTGGTATGATGTTTAATGATCAGTTAGCAATTCCACAATGGGCAAAAGACATTGGTAAAATATTAGATTGGAAAGACTGCGGTTTTACATTCTACAAGATGACAACGGGCGACATACTGCCGCCACACGCAGACCATTACAACAAGTATAAAGAACTTTTTGGTATTGAGTCTAGCGATGATGTGTTACGTTGTTTAGTATTCTTGGAAGACAAAAAACAAGGGCACATATTTGAAATAGACCAGTACAGTATGAACTGGCACAAAGGAGGTGCCGTACTATGGAGAGGAAGAGTTCCACATAGTGCAGGTAACATAGGTTATGAATCAAGATACACATTACAAATTACAGGACATTATTAAACTCGACACACTAGAGTTGTTGCGTGAATATGGTGTTAGTTGGAATAGTCCATACGACATTATACTAGAATTTGAAAGACGTTTAGCAACGTTCACAGGATCACCGTATGTAGTAACAACAGACTGTTGCACTCATGCACTTGAGTTATGCATACGTTGGTACAGACAACGACATCCAAGTCGTGTTCCGTCTATTACTATACCGGATCAAACATACCTTAGTGTTCCAATGATGTTGCAAAAGGTTGGAGCATCATTTACTATATCTGATAAAGAATGGATAGGTGAATACCAACTAGGACAGTTGCCTATATATGATAGTGCAAGACGATTACAACACAATATGTATGAAGAAGATACCTTTAAATGCTTGAGTTTCGGACACGGAAAACCGTTGACAATCGGCAAAGGAGGTGCTATAATATTAGATAATAGAGAAGCCTACGACTGGATGATTCGTGCTAGATACGATGGTAGAGACCTTAACGTGTCTCCCTGGGATAAAGAGCAATATGAAACAGTAGGTTACCATTACTATATGTCGCCAGAACAAGCGGCAGTTGGTATTGTAAAATTAGATGAGTACAAAGATACTGCACCAATAAAAGTAAAGTATCCGAGTATTACAAAATGTTTTAAGATGGGGAATAATACATGATTATAGAATCGCATAATGAATGGGATCCATTAAAGAAGGTTGTACTAGGTGATGTGCATGGAGCAAGATTCCCAAAGTATGATGACGTATTTAATGAAGTTGCAAAACACAGTAAGTGGACAGAGTCGGCACAGCCACTAGGACCAATTAATCAAGACGTACTAGACTTAACAGACCATGAACTCAGAGAGTTTGAAAATGTGTTAACAGAGTTAGGTGTCGAAGTGTTACGTCCGAGGCAGTTAGACTTTCAACAAACAGTACACGGTTATAGATACTTTGCAGATGGTATGTATAATTATTGCCCACGTGACATTATACTTGTTGTAGGTAATACAGTAATTGAAACTCCTGTATTGTTTCACAGTAGGTTTCACGAAACAGAAGCATATAGAGATATTAAAAACAAGGCTATGGCTTCAGGAGTTAAATGGATTAGTGCTCCAAGACACGCACTACCAGTACACGAAGTATTTGAGAATGGAAAACTTACAGAGAAGACTCCAATCTTTGATGCGGCTAACGTAATGCGTTTTGGTAATGACTTGTTGTACTTAAAAAGTCAAACAGGTAATGCCGCGGGTGCTCAATGGTTAAGTACAGTGCTTGGTTCAGAATATACAGTTCACATATGGGAAGATGTTTATGCGTTTGCACACATTGATAGTACTATTGCGGCACTGAATGAATCGACATTATTAATTAACAAACAACGAGTTAAGCCTTCACAGTTACCAACGTTTTTGAAAAAGCACAAACGTATCTGGGTTGACAGTGTAGAGGACATGGAGTTTCATAAATATCCATATGCTAGTAACTGGATTGGAATGAATGTGTTAAGCATTGATCCTAAAACAGTTGTCGTCGATCCTAGACAAAGAAAATTAATTAAAAAGTTAGAGAAAGCAAAGTTCGAAGTAGTACCTGTACAACTTACACACAGTCGTACACTAGGCGGCGGACATCATTGCGTTACATTAGATTTGGAGAGGCGAGCATAATGTTAACACTTGGAGTAGCGGCTGGCTTCCATGATGCAGGATTGGCAGTTGTAGATGATGGTGAGATTGTTTTTGCTGGACACAGTGAACGTTACAGTAAACAAAAACACGACAAAGATTTACATATCGACATTGTTAAAAAAGGTTTAAGTTATGGAACACCAGACGTTATAGGTTATTACGAAACACCTTGGCTTAAAAAGACAAGAGAATTATATGCAGGACAAGGATTCTTTGGAGACCGAAGTAGTGCATGGACAACTAAAGGTGCTCTTAAGAATCAATTTACTTTTTTGAAAACAGGATTAGCGTCCGGACAAGAAACAAAGTTGTTACCTAACACAAAAATTGAAACATACAGACACCACCACAGTCATGCGGCGGCAGGATTTCAAACAAGTCCATTCGATGATGCAACAGTTGTTGTTATAGATGCTATAGGTGAATGGGAAACTATTACTATATGGCACGCCGAGTATGATAGTAATATGAAAGCAACGTATAAGAAGTTGTGGAGTCAAAAGTATCCACACAGTATTGGATTATATTACAGTGCTATGACACATCGACTAGGCTTACGTCCATTAGATGAAGAATATATTATGATGGGTATGGCTGGTTGGGGAGAACCTAAACACCACGACGAGATTTATGATGCACTACTGCACGATGACGCAACAGGCAGACTTGCACACAACTTACACATTGGTGTCGACGAAGACTTTCTTAAAGATGCAAATGAATATGACATAGCCGCAAGTGCTCAGTCAGTTGTAGAGAAAATGATCGACAACGTTATGGCAAGAGCAAGAGGATTTAATAAGAGTCGCAATCTAGTTTACATGGGCGGCGTTGCTCTTAACTGTTTATACAACCGTAACTTAGGTAAGTTCTTTGATGACATTTGGATTATGCCCAACCCAGGAGACTGCGGAAGTGCATTAGGTGCCGCGGCATTGGCATACGGAGGCAAACTTCGTTGGGAGACTCCATTCTTAGGTACGCCTATTGTTGGTGCGTATCCAGTTGATGACCTTATTGATGAACTACAAACTAATAAGATTGTAGGAGTAGCAAGTGGTAAAGCAGAGTTTGGCCCACGTGCATTAGGTAACAGAAGTTTATTAGCAGATCCACGTGGTCCTGAGATTAAAGATAAAGTAAATGATATTAAACGTAGACAAAAGTTTAGACCATTTGCTCCGTTAATATTAGAAGAACACGTTAATGAATATTTTGAAATGCCAGAAAACTTACCTACTAGTCCTTATATGCAAGTAGTTGCAAAGTGTAAGAGACCAGAAGACTTTCCGGCAATCATACACGTTGATGGAACTAGTCGTGTACAAACCGTAAGCAAAGACTTCCCAAGTGGTATTAGAGACCTTTTAGAAAGATGGTATGTACTTACAGGTTGTCCTATATTATTAAACACAAGTTTAAACATCAGAGGCGAGCCTATGGTAGACACTAGATTAGATGCAGACAGGTTCGAAGCAATGTACGGCGTTAAGGTGTGTAGTTAATGTTTGATATTATTTTTATGAGTTATGAAGAACCTAATGCAGATAAGCATTGGGATTTAGTTAAGAAGAAGTTTCCGTGGGCAAGACGAAGCCACGGAGTAAAAGGATTACCAACTGCACACCAGGCGTGTGCAAAGATGGCTCGTACTGAAATGTATTATGTTGTCGAAGGTGACAATCATATTACAGAAGACTTCGATCCAAGTTTTAAACCAGACAAGTACGGCAAGGATGCAGTATATGTATACCGAGCTCGTAACAGTGTTAATGACTTAGTTTATGGTTACAGTGGTATTAAATTATTCCCTACACAAAAGGTATTAGACGTTGATGTAGAAACAGTAGTAGACTTTACAACTGCTATTAGTACAAAGTTTGTACCTTACCCTGTTGTAGGAAGTATAGTACATTACGATACTGATCCTTTCAATACATGGAAGGCGGCATTTAGAGAGTGTACTAAACTAACAAGTAAGATTATACCTGGACAAAAGAACGACGAAGACGATGCCAGACTCAAGGTATGGACTACTGTTGGCAACGGACTATACGGTGACTACAGTACTGCTGGTGCAAGAGCAGGAGCAGAGTATGGTAAGAACAATAACGATTACACAAACATTAATAATTGGGAATGGTTAAAGGAAAGATTTGAACAAAAAACAAATTAACTTTGTAGACGATAATGATTTATTTGGTCGTATCGGTTTACTTACAGGCGATACATTATTCAACGACTTGCGTAAAGCGAGTGATAACTTAAACGCAGACTTTACCGATGCGTTAAGTTGGGGACAATTAAAAAGCAAACGTTGGTTAGTAGACGAGCTAGTTCGTACAGGTGAAGAATTAAGAACTGTATTTGTCTTAGGAGGATGGTACGGTACGTTAAGTGCTATGTTGTTTAATACTAATATGGTTATTCATTACATAAGAAGTTTTGATATAGACGAAGGATGTCAACCTATTGCTGATGCAGTTAATAATACCCATGTACAAAACAACTGGAGATTCAAAGCAGTTATAGAAGATATGCATAATATAAACTATGACGCACACACTTGGAGTTGTTGGAGTACTAAAAATAATCGTTTAAGTTTTCCAACTACAGATAGACCCAATACAATTATCAATACCAGTTGTGAGCATATAGAAAACTTTAGTGAATGGTATGCAAAAATGCCTAAAGGTAAATTACTTGTATTGCAAAATAATAATTACAGTGAATTAGAAGAACACATTAATTGTGTTAACAGTGTAGAAGAGTTTGCTGAACAAACACCTATGAAGAATGTTTTATTCTCAGGTGAACTAGACGTAGGCAAATACAAAAGGTATATGCGAATTGGAATTAGATAAATTATCTATTAGAGAACTACAGACAGAATCCGCTAGGGCTCTGGCTACTATGGATGCTACAAGTGTAAACATTCATCAGTTCAATAAACAAGCACATCATAATAGTTGGAACTGGTACAAAGCAGTTATCAATTGGTATGTAGAACAATACGGCGACTTGCCTAGCAAGGTTGGCCCGGGTATGAAAGTCGAACTTAAATGTCAATAAAAATAATAAAATATGCTAGTGCCTGTTTTATTTTATTAGCAATGGTATTTCATGTTGCAGGTATTACACCTTGGAACAGTATACTACAAATGATAGGAGCAAGTGGTTGGATATATGTAGGCTACAAATGGAAAGAGAAGGCTCTTATACTTAACTTCCTTCCACAATTTTTTATAATTATTCCAATGTTAATTTGGATATACTGGATAGCACAATGAAGATAACAATAGCAGGATTTGGATATGTAGGTAAAGCAGTTGATATGTTCTTAAAACAATATCATACAACTCATGTAGTAGACCCAGCATTTAGATTAGATAAGTTGACAGACATTAAACCAGATGCTATAATAATATGTGTAAGTACACCCCAAGGTGAAGATGGTAGTTGTGATGTTAGTAACGTATTAGATGTTTTAAATGACGTAAACAAACACACTCCTGTTTTAATTAAGAGTACAATTAGTCACGAAGGGTGGCTAACAATTAAAGAAGCACACCCGGACAAACAGATATGTTTTAGTCCAGAGTTTTTAAGAGCCAAGACTGCAAATCAAGACTTCGCAGGCATGGACATAATGTATCTAAGTAACGAACACTCTGTGTTCTGGTGTAACTTATTTTATGCAATAAGACCTGACTTAACTTTTAAAGTTGGAACAGTAGAAGAATTAATAATTACAAAGTATATGCGTAATAGTTTCCTAGCAACTAAGGTTAACTTCTTTAATCAAGCATTTGATTTATGCCAGGCACTAGGCATTAACTTTGAAACTGTCAGACAATTTGTAACTGACGATAGTCGTATTGGAAGTGGACACACCAAAGTAACTGAAGACAGAGGATTCGGTGGGCATTGTTTTCCTAAAGATACAAACGCAATAATCAAAACTGCACAATTCAAAGGAGTTGATTTAAGTATCATCAGAGAAGCAGTAGAGTACAACAATAGGATCAAGTAATATGCTAGTAAATATAAATGACATTGGTGGATTAGTTATTAAAGACAATGAAACTTATACACTAAAAGACAATACTACATTAAATAATTTAGTTGTTAGTTCAACTGACTTAAAGCCTTATAAAAGCACTAACGGACATAGCCATGCAGGACAAGAAGAAGTATATTACTTTGTAAAAGGTTCGGGCACTATGTTCTTAAACAATGTACCTCGCTTTGTAACTGCAGGTGACGTTGTATTAATTGAAGATGGAGTACATCACAGAGTAACTTGCGGTCCTGAAGGACTATACTTTGTTTGTGTGTTCGACGGAAAGCGAAACCACTAATGTTTAAATGGTACGACTACTTGAGCATTTACTGGCACAGTAAATTATTACACACAGGAATAGTAATGTGGATGCATGGTAGTTGGTCAGGTTTGCCTATAGTGATTAGTACATGGTGGACTTGGAGAGTATACGAAGAAGTAAGAAGGAAATCACTATTATGAAAACAGGAATAACATTTAGTACATTTGATTTACTACACGCAGGTCATGTTGCAATGCTTCGTGATGCTAAACAGCAATGCGATTATCTTATTGTAGGCTTACAAAGTGATCCAACACTTGATAGATTTACTAAAAACAAACCTACACAAACAATGTTTGAAAGATACCTACAACTTAAATCAGTTAAATATATTGACGAAGTAATTCCGTATCAAACTGAACAAGACGTAGAAGACATTCTCGAAACATTAACACCCAACATACGAATTATTGGCGAAGAGTATAAAGAAATGGACTTCACTGGTAGAGATATTTGCAAACGGTTGGACATTATGTTATACTTTAATAAACGAGAACACAGGTTCAGTACAACTGACTTGCGTGATAGAGTATGCACGGCACAACAACAACGGGAAGAATACCCTTTCGATATTAAATAGGAAACATAAGTGTATAAGATAACAGACATAGACACAGTGCATTTAGAGATTACGCAGAAGTGTCAAGCGGCTTGTCCTATGTGTGACCGTAACATGAACGGAGAAGGCATTAACCCTCATATTAATTTAGATGAGTTAACACTAGAAGATGTTAAAAAGATATTTACTATTGATTTTGTTAAGCAACTAAAGTCAATGTTTATGTGTGGCAACTTAGGTGATCCTATTGTTGCTACTGATACACTTGAAGTATTTAAATACTTTAGAGAACACAATCCAGACATTTGGTTAAGTATGAATACAAATGCAGGAGCACAAAAGGAACAATGGTGGCAGGAGTTAGCACAAGTGTTTGCTAATAAAGGTCATGTTATCTTTAGTGTGGACGGATTAAAAGACACAAACCATTTATACAGACAAGGTGTTAGTTGGAATATTGTTGAACGCAGTATGAGAAGTTTCATTAGTGCAGGCGGTAAAGCACGTTGGGACTTTTTAATATTCGAACATAACCAACATCAAGTAGACGAAGCACGGGCCATGGCAGAGAGTATTGGCTTTGAAAGTTTTGTTAGTAAGAAGACAGGACGATTTGTAACTGCAACTACTGAAAAGAAAGACGAACACCAAGCAAAGAATCGAAAGGGCGAAGACAGTACAGCACTAAAGAAACCTGACGATAAATATTTGAACAACGCATTAAAACAACAAGACGACTTAGTCAACAAACACGGTAGTATGGATCAGTATTATGATACTGCAAAGATTATTTGTAAGGTTTCAAATAAGACTACCCGAAGTTTATATATTAGTGCCGAAGGGCTGGCACTTCCTTGTTGCTGGACTGCTGGACGTATGTACAAGTGGTGGCATAAAGATCCTAAAAAGGAAGAACCTATTTGGGACTTCATTGAACGTGCAGGTGGCAAAGATAAAGTAGATGCCAGGCACGGGTTAAGCAAAGTGTTTGACACAGGTATATTCAACGACATCGCTAACAGTTGGAGTAAGCCAAGTTGCAAAGATGGGAAGTTAAAAGTTTGTGCTATGAAGTGCGGAGCAGAGTTCGATCCATTTGCGGAGCAGTTTAAGTAATGAAAAAATTTGTTTATGTAGAAGATATTAAACGTATTGAGTTTGGTATTACTAGTCTGTGTAATGCAGGTTGTCCAATGTGTGCAAGACATATTGATGGAACTAGTATTGTTAAACCAGACTTACCTATGCGAAGTATATCAATCGATGACTTTATAAAAATTACAGAAGACATAGGTCCACATACAAGAAAGATCAACTGTAACCTTTGTGGTACAATTGGTGATCCTATAGCACACCCGCAGATAGAAAAGATAATTAACTACGGTGCAGAGAACTATAAAGTTGTTACTCTTGACACTAACGGTAGTTTAAGAGATACAAAATTTTGGACTCGGTTAGGTGAAAAACATCAACAGGTTATTAAACAAGGTAATGGCAGACGAGGTATAGAAGTTAACTTTAGTATAGATGGTTTAGAAGATACTAATCAACTATATCGTATTAACACAGACTACAATAAGATTATAGAGAACGCAACAGCATTTATTAACGCAGGTGGCAAGGCTATATGGAAGTTTATTATATTTGAACACAATCAACACCAAGTTAACGAAGCAAAACAAAGAGCTGATGATATGGGCTTTACAGAATTCTCGACACTAGTAAGTAGCAGGTTTAGATTAAACACAGGCGAAGCAGTTAGTGTAGATAGTTATAAGAAGAAAGTGAATGCACCAAGTCGTGAGAAAGTAGAACAAACTCAAGACAAGCAATTCAACCTTAAAGCAAGTGATAAGTACAGTAACAAAGAAGTTGCAGACTGGTATATCAAATTTGCTAAACCAGGCAATCAAGAGAAAGAACTAGCAGAAGCAACATATGACATTAACTGTAAGAGTATTGATAAAGGTTACTTGTACATAGACGAAGTTGCTAGGCTCTGGCCTTGTTGTCACTTTCACGGTGGACTAACAGGACACACGTTTAGAAGGTTCTGGGCAGACATTGAAAAGCAGTATGGTAAAGACTTTAACAGTTTACGAACAAGCACAATAAACGAACTATTAGATCACGAGTACTTTAAAGAGTATCTTCCTAATAGTTGGACCAATCCACAAGAATACAAACTTTGTAAGAAGTGTGTTCAAGTGTGTGACAAAAACAAAGGCATGAATAAAGATGCACAACAAAAGGCATATACGGAACTAAGATGAAAAATAAATTACCAAGTAAAACATTTTGTGCTCTACCATGGATGCACTTGTCAAGTAGACCTAACGGACATATGAGAGTATGTTGTACTGCTAATGCTAGTAGTGTGCAAAGTGCAGACTCGAGTATTAAAGCAGGAGGTGGCGAAGTTGGCGTACTAAAGAACGACGATGGTAAACCAGCAAACTTTAATACCACAAGTTTAAAGGAAGCATGGAACAATAGTTATATGCGTAATGTAAGACTGCAAATGCTTGCCGGTGAAAAGCCTGCTAGTTGTTTAAAATGTTTTAAGGAAGAAGATGCCGGACACGCCAGCAAACGTATGTGGGAAACAGAGTACTGGGGTAATAGATTTAACCTAGAAGAGATTGTTGCAGAGACAACAGCAGATGGTAGTGTACCTCCTAAGATTCGTTACATTGATTTGCGTATGGGTAGCAAGTGTCAACTTGGTTGTGTTATGTGTAGTCCACATGATAGTAGTGGCTGGGTTAAGGATTGGAAGAAGATGTATCCTACACTAGAGAATGCTAAACTTAAAAACAGTATGCAATGGGATAGTAAAGGACAAGTAGACGGTGCTACATACAATTGGCATATGAAGAACCCAAAGTTTTGGGAAGAGTTGTATGAACAAATTCCACATATGTATCAGTTATACTTCGCAGGCGGTGAAAGTACTGTTATCGAAGAACACTACACACTGTTAGAAGAAGTTGTACGCAGAGGATACGCACATAAAATTGAATTACGTTACAACAGTAACGGAGTAGAGATGCCACAAAGACTATTTGACTTATGGGACAAGTTTAAACGTGTTCGTTTTCATTATAGTATTGATGCGGCAGGTGAACAAAATGATTATATTCGTTACCCTAGTGTATGGGAACACCAAGTAAAACAATTTCATTTACTAGATAACACTGGACCTAATGTAGAAGTTACTACTGCTACAACTATAATGGCATTAAACATTTATTATATTCCAGAGTTTCTTAAATGGAAACTAGCACAAAACTTTAAAAAGATTAATATATGGCCCTTAGGAGCAGGAGGTATTAATATGCACTTTGCTTATTGGCCACCACAACTAAATGTTAAAGTATTACCACTCGAGTTTAAAGCAGAAGTTACACGCAAGTATAAAGAAGAGTTTATTCCTTGGATGAAAGAAAACTGGCAACAGTTTACTGGAGTTGAACAAGCAGGTGTTGATTATGATACTTGGTTAGACAGTACATACGGAGTTAAACGTTTTGAGAATCTAGTTAACTTTATGAATGCAGAGGACTGGAGTGAACGTTTACCTGAGATGAAAGAATGGGTAGAGAAACTAGAACAGCATCGTGGACAAGACTTTGCTAAAGCATTTCCTGATATGGTTAACATATTCGACAGCATAGAACATAAGGAGTAATCTAAGTTGATAAAACAAGGATTCATTAAGGCAATAGTAGTACTAGTACCAACGTACTTAACAGCCTACATAACTGACAAAATGATATATGTTATACCAATGTTAGCCGCAGTATCTTTTATTGCCGCTGGTTTATTTCCAATTACAGATAAACGAAGAATAGACGACGACAGTTATTCAAAAGACATAGAACATAAAGAGTAATCCAACATGAAAGAAATAGATTTAATTGCAGTGGGCATTGCTATGGCAATTATAGTTATAGTACTAGTAATGGGTATAGCAAGTTTTGTACAGGATATAATATCATATTCGGATATAATGCTATGAAAACACAAGACGATATTGATGCATTTAACAAACGCAACAATCCAATAGCAGATAGACGCATACGAGATAAACGTATTAATAGATTTGAAGTAATTGATGAAACAGGTAGAGTTATAGTCAAGCATGGAGTAAGTGTTGAACTGAACTATCAAGACGATGGGCAAACATTAAAAGTGTTTCTAAAGGATATTAAACTTAGAGGTCATCATGAAAGTTAAAATAGGCACATACCCAACACACAGGTTTTATCATAACTGGTTGTACAACTTGTTTGGTTACAGTACACAACAACATATTAAAGTTAAAATAGATCCATGGGACACATGGAGTATGGATCATACCCTTGCTCCTATCATTCACCCTATGTTGGTTCAATTAAAAGAAACTAAACATGGTGCTCCAAATGTAGACACTGCTGATGTACCCAAAGAACTTCGTGCTACTAAAAAACAACTAGACGCATATGGTAAAAAGGGTGATGTTGATCCTCATTACTTTAAGCGTTGGGATTGGGTATTAGACGAAATGATCTGGGCGTTTGAACAGAAGTGTCGTGATGATTGGGCAGGTGACTATTACGAGTATAGAGAACTAGGTCCGGAAGAAGACAAAGGCGACAATCTATTTGGATTGAAACTTGTATGGGAAGACCGTGAAGGACAACAAGCACATCAACTACGAATGACCAACGGGTTTAAACTATTTGGAAAGTACTATCAGAACCTATGGGATTAAATTGGGGCGGAGTACACTGCTGGTCTGTCTGACGAAGACGTCGGTAAAGCCATTTTTAACGAATGTAATACAACCATTTAAAACACTTTAAACAAAGGAGAAAGATATGAAACTGAGAACAACAAAAATAATTGAAACTACTAGTTATGCTGTAGAGCTGTGGGAAAATGGTGTACTACTTGAAACTCGCAGTTGTACTAACCACAGTCGTGCTTATGCTGAAAGTATTGAGGAAAACTTTATTAATGGTGTAATTAATCCTGAGCAACTACAACTCCAATTTGATTAACAAGCATCAAGGGTGTAGTAAAAACCCATAAAAATTCTGTAGCAAATTTTTTAAAAAGCCCAAGTATAAATTGTATGAAAGTTTTACTAGTGTATGCAGTACTAGAGTTGTAGTGCAGTATTACATAAACATATTGAAAGTGTTGCTTATAGTATACATTGTACATTATAAGTAACATTCCAAATTATATACAATACTATATAAACACAGTATGATATATGCAATACTATATAATCATATTGTACTCGAAAGAGTGCATACTGTAGTAGTGACTACGTCTACTATAGTACAGGTTTAATACGTTACTA